TAGGAGAAAAAAAAAGAAATAGTAAAATCTAATTAGAGTATGCTAAACCACCCATACCTGAAAGAATACGGAGAACATTATAATTAGTGGCATAAACATATAATGAAGATTTAGAATATTCGTATTTGCCAGGAGTTACAGTTATATTTGCTAATGCTTCAGTTCTATCAAAAACAGTTAAATTTAATACAGCAGTATCTATGCGAGACATATTAAGAGTTCCTGATGGTTGATGTTCTTCTGGTTTAAGAGCAAATGAATAAACATTGATACCTGCATTAGCGGGTATATTTTCATGATGTTGGAATGGTTGAACAGTGTTAAAATAATTACCAGTGCGTTCAGCAAAGCGATCATTTCCATTTAACACTAATTTAGCTTTGATAACAGGATTTGAGGGATAAAGAACTTCTGCCATACCTGATGAACTGGTTAAACCATCATACATTAAATCTTTTTGTAAGGTATCAGTTCCAAAATCATCATTACTAACACTATTTATTTTAGTTGTATAATTGAACCAGTTATTGTTATTATTGACACTATTTCTTAAAAACCATACTAATTCTTTACAAGGATGATTGAAATTTAATTTTGCCTTAATATTGGTGCTAGATACTGCTTCTTCACCAGTGAATTGTAATTGTTCAATTAAATATTCATGTGATAATTGAGCAAATCGTCGACGTTCATCAGTATCAAGGAAAATATAATCAACCCATAAAGAAGCAGTAAAAGTTGGAGATTCATTAGAAGTACTACTATATTTTAAATTATCTTGAGTTTCAAAATTAATATTTATTTTTACTTCATGATATTGGAGAGCAATTAAAGGAAGAGCGAGACCAACATTGCGACAGAACCAAAATTCTAATGGAACATATAAAGTTGGTTTGATTGATGCTTTACCAGTAACAACTGAATTAACACCACCACCATAAGCACCAACCATTTCATTATAACCATCGCGTTTAGATTTAGGAAGAGAAAGTTCATTCCATATATATAACCAATGAGCATAATGTTTATCTATCTTTTGTCCTCCAATTTCAATTTCAACATAGTTAATTACACGTAAACCAAAATATTTACAATAAGCATCAGCATTTGTATTTGTTAAATTTAATTGCAAATAAACACGATTTATTAAATCACCATTTCGTGAAATTTGGCAAGTAACACGAGAACCAAATCCAACATTACCATTAAAAGTTTGTTCTATCGCTTCAATAGCAAAATTAGTATGACGACGATAAGACGCTTTGAAGAAAGTAATTTGGGGATTACCAGTTAAATAAACATCCTGAGCACCATAAGCGACAAGTTGAAGAAGACCACCACCCATTTATGCTATATTCTTTATACTATAATAGGAGAAAAAAAAAGAAATAGTAAAATCTAATTAGAGTATGCTAAACCACCCATACCTGAAAGAATACGAAGAACATTATAATTAGTGGCATAAACATTTATTGTTCCACTGACAGCAGAAGTATTAGTTACTGCTAAAACAGCAGTATCTATACGAGACATATTAAGAGTTCCTGATGGTTGATGTTCTTCTGGTTTAAGAGCAAATGAATAAACATTGATACCTTGATTAGCAGGAATATTTGTATGATGTTGAAATGGTTGAACGAGATTGAAATAACTTCCATTACGTTCAGCAAAACGATCATTTCCATTTAATTGAAGTAAACATTTATCAAATGGATTTTTGGCATTTGCTGAAAATCCAGGTTCAACATTGAAAGTTATGTATTTCGGTATTTCATCAGCAGCACCAGTAAGTGCATTATTTAATATATCATTACTGGTATTAGGATCACCTGCACTGAGTTGAGCAGTTATACTTGTTAATCCTGCTGAATATAAATTGGGGTAATCACCTGCAGCAATAAAATTGCCATCTTTTTTAACAGTATAATTATACCAATGATTAGCAGCAGTTGATGGGGCAAATTTACCAACCCATACTAATTCTTTGCAAGGATGATTGAAATTTAATTTAACACGTGTTGATGAATTGGCAGTTAATGATTCAGAACCAGTGAATTGTAATTGTTCAATTAAATATTCATGAGATAATTGAGCAAATTTGCGTCGTTCATCAGTATCAAGGAAAATATAATCAACCCATAAATTAACATTAGTTAATGAATATGATCCACTAGGATCTGATGAATTTCCTGAACTAATTTTATAAATGCAATTTTTGGCAGCTTCGAATTCTATTTTAATTTTAACTTCGTGATATTGAAGAGCGATTAAAGGAAGAGCGAGACCAATTGAACGGCAAAACCAGAATTCAAGAGGGATAAATAAACGTGGTTTTGCTTGACCAGTAGTTCTAGTTGTTACATCTTGATCAGCACCAACCATTTGCTCCCAAGCATAACGTTTGCCAACGGGAAGGGAAAGTTCATTCCATATATATAACCAATCAGAATAATGTTTATCTATTTGTTGTCCACCAATTTCTATGGTTACAGATTTTAATAAACGTAAACCAACATAATTAACAAATTTATCTCCAGAAGTTGTTAATAATGGAAGATCGCATTCTAAATATGTGCGATGAATTAAATCACCATTGCGAGATATTTGACAATAAACAGTGTTTCCAAAATCAGGGATACCTGAGAAAGTTTGTTGTATTGCCTCCATAGCAAAATTAGTATGGCGACGATAGATAACTTTGAAGAAAGTAATTTGGGGATTACCAGTTAAATAAACATCCTGAGCACCATAAGCGACAAGTTGAAGAAGACCACCACCCATTTATGCTATATTCTTTATACTATAATAGGAGAAAAAAAATAATAGTATTTTTAACTATATAAGCATATTTAAAAACATTAATTTATAGATAACATTTAATTATGTTCAAAGATAAAACTGCAAAAAAACGAGTAACATCTAATAAAGATATATCTACATTAGATGCAATGCATAATAAAATTATAAATAATTATTCGAATAAAATTATTGCGGAGAAAAAAAATTTGGAAAAAATTAAAGAATTGGAAAATACTTATAATTATATTAATGGATTGATAATTAATTATAATAATGACGGGAATGATTTAAATATCAATAATCAAAATAATAATTATAATTATAATGATTTATGGACTAGTAATATTAAAATAAAAGAGGAAATAATCAAAATTAAAGAGGAACTTAAGGACATTAAAAATTTTAACGAAATAGAATATTATGAAAAAACCAGTTATATATTATTTAATTATTATGATATGATTGAAAAACAAACAACAAATCAAATAAATAATCCTCCCACAAAAATAAAATCAGTTAAATTTAAAAATAAATCTATTATTGATTCTTTTAAGTTAAATATAGAAAATAAAGACAATGATAAAGACAATGATAAAGACAATGAGAATGATGAGTTTAATGAAAAACACAAAGATGATAATTATGATTCAGATGAATTAGTTATTGAAAAAAGTTCATTAGTTGATGAATATTTAGCAATAACCAATAATAATCATATTAAAAAAATAGATTTTGACAATAGGGAATTATGCAGAAATTGCAGAAATTATCTTACTTGTCTTCAACATGAAGCAATCATGATTTGTAATGTTTGCGGATATCAAGAACCATTATTAGTTGAACAAAATAGACCAATATTAAAACAAAATACAAAAGATACATCTCATTTTAGTTATAAAAGAATTAATCATTTTAGAGAATGGTGTAATCAAGTTCAAGGAAAAGAAAGCACAGATATACCAAATGATATATTTGAAAAAATTTTAAATGAAATTAAAAAAGAAAAAATTACAGACACAAAGAAAATAACTTATAATAAAATGCGGGAAATATTAAAAAGATTACGAATAAATAAATATTATGAACATATTAATTATATAATAAATCGTATTAATGGAATACCAACGCCTCAATTTTCTGCAGAATTAGAAGAGAAATTGTGCTCAATGTTTAGAGATATTCAAGCACCATTTTTAAAACATTGTCCAAAAGATAGAAAAAACTTCTTATCTTACAGTTATGTTTTATATAAATTTTTTCAAATATTGGAACTCAAGGAATATTTAAAATTTTTCCCTTTATTAAAAAGCAGAGAAAAATTATATGCTCAAGATCAAATATGGAAAAAAATATGTGAAGAGTTAAATTATAAGGTTATACCATCTCTCTAAACAGCAGCAGGGAAACCAACTAATCGGAAACCAGCACCTAAACCAACACCTTGACGGGCACCAGCAGATATGGATGGGGATAATAAATCGAAGATTGAGAATACACAAGCAGCAGTTAAGGCAATCATCCATATTTCATTAACTTGTAATTTATTTTTTGGTAATAAATATGCAGCAAGAGCAACAAATAAAGCTTCTATGGCATATTTTAGTAATCGAGTAAGTGCCTCCCATATATCAAAGGTATAATTCGCATTTCCGTTCATTATCTTGATAGTCTTTATACTTTATATTAAGAAAATAAAAAAGGATATAAGATTTTTATTTTATTAATTAATAGTAAATATGACCGAAGAGACTTTAGTTACAACAAAAGAAATGGATTATTTGGACGAAGATAAACCTATCAGAGGACAAAATTATTGTTTGTTGTCTTTTTTAAGTCCGGAAGACACATTACAAAATAAGGAACTTTATTATTTTTCAAAATTCACACAAAACTTTGGTCGTGATATGAAATCTTTACTTGATAATCTTGAAAATAAATATCCTGAATCGAAAGATTTAATTGATACTATCAAAACTAACAATGCGTATATGTTTGATTCAAAGGAAATGAATGAACAATACAAATTTTTTAAATCAGTAAATTCTGAAGAAATTGAAAAAGATTTTTATCGTGAAAATAATTTTGTAACAAGTGTGCGTGGTATTAAAGTTAGAGGTGTATTTGATACTGTTGAAGAAGCAAAAAATAGATGTGAATTTCTTAAAAAATTAGACAGTAAATTCGATATATTTGTTGCTCAAGTTGGTTGCTGGTGTCCATGGTCTCCAAATCCCAATGATATTCAAAATCAAGAATATTCTGAAACTCAATTAAACACATTAATGAAACAATACAAAAAGAATATGGAAGAACGTGATGAAATTTTTGATAAACGTCGAATTGAAGTTCTCAATAAAACCAAGAAAGAAGAAGATATTGCTCAATCTTTATCTGAAGAAGATCCTTGGACTAAACGCAAAAATGAAGAATCTTCGTCCCAACCAACTGAACAACCATCAGAACAACCATCAGAACAACCAACAGAACAACCAACAGAACAACCAACAGAACAACCAACTGAACAACCAACAGAACAACCAACTGAACAACCAACTGAAGAAACAACTAAAGAATAAAAATAATCTTATTATATATTAAAATAATTGTATGGAAGAAGTAAAAGAAGAAGTTAAAGAAGAAGTTAAAGAAGAAGTTAAAGAAGAAGTTAAAGAAGAAGTTAAAGAAGAAGTTAAAGAAGAAGTTAAGGAAGAAGTAAAGGAAGAAGTTAAAGAAGAAGTAAAGGAAGAAGTAAAGGAAGAAGTTAAAGAAGAAGTAAAGGAAGAAGTAAAGGAAGAAGTTAAAGAAGAAGTTAAAGAAGAAGTTAAAGAAGAAGTAAAGGAAGAAGTTACTGATGAAAAATAAATATTCTTATTTTTAATTTTTATATATAATAAATATAAAAATGAAGGCAATAGCAGTATTTTTATTATTTTTGGGAATGCTATTAATTATAAAAGGTTATTATAGTAATAAATATAAAAAACAAACACAACCTAAGGTAATTGTTAAATACATTCCAAGAAGTGAATATGAAGCACAAATGAGTGATGAAGAAAGATTATCTGAATTTTATAAAGGTATGTTTGAAGATACACAACCTAATCAATATAATGGTAAAATAAATATATCTAATAAATAAGATAATAAATAATGCTTAAAATAAATGATATTGGTTTACAGTTATTAAAATCAATAAATAAAAATGACAGTGATAATAAAAAAATATTTATTTCAAAATTAAATGAATATAATAAAAATAAAAAGAACAATGAAGATAAACTTGCTGAAGATTTTAAATTTTATTTAGAAAATTATGAAAATAAAAGAAAAATAAATGATACTTTATATGGTGAATATTTACAAAAACGTTTTCCTTTATACAAAAAATGGTTAGAATCAAAAAAAAAACCAGATTTAGAAAATTTATTTAAATTAAAAAATATAAATTATGTTCCTGTTCCAGATATATATACTAAAAATAAACCAAAATCATTGTTAAAATAATTATAACATGTCATCTTCTGCACTTACAGCAGCATTAGTTAACATTGATAAGACTGAAAAAACTGCTCCTAAAAAATACATAATATAATCAAGAGTTGTTGTTATTATTTTAGTAATAGCTTTAATAAGTTCTGGTATAAATTTTAATTGATCTGTAAGAAATAAGAAAAAACTAGACATTATTGAAATAAAATAACTGATTGCATAAATAAATGTTTTAATGAAAAAATTAATATATGAAAAAATACTAAAAATAAAGGAAAATAATGGACCAATCAAATTATATAAAAATTGCAATAAAGGGACTAATGCATTATAAGTATCATTTAAACCATTATATGTTTCAGTGAAAACTCTTCCCAATACAGAAAAAAATTCTTTCACAAAACCAAAAATGCTTTTAATTAAATCAATACTAACAATTAATATATCATAAATAAAAGTCATTAATTGCATAATCATTTTTTTATAATCTATTATTTATAGATTAGATATTTGAAATGCAAGAAAAAGTTTTTAAATTTAATTATATTATGTTTTTTTTAGCGTTTGCGATCGGTATTTTATTTGTTTATTTATCAACACCTAAACAAAAAATAATCATTAAATATCCAACCCCATATAATTCAAATAAAATAGTTTATAAAAATGAAAATGATTTTTGTTATAAATACGAAGTTTCCGAGGTAAAATGCACAGACAAAGCAATAGATCAACCAATTATTTAAACCTCTTATTATATGTAGAATAAATGGAAATAAAAGAAATTTTAAATCGTTTGCTTTACACAAGTATGGGACAAATGTTTATTAGTGCTTTATTTGGTTTATCACTTGCATTATTATTTAAAAGAGTATGTAAAGATAATTGTACTATTTATATTGCACCAAAAAAAGAAGAAATTGAAGGTAAAATTTTTAAATTGGAGGAAACATGTTATAAATATACAACAAAACAAATGAAATGTAATAAAGAAATAGACAATGATAGTAAAACAGTTATGTACTATGATGGATATGAAAAACCAGATAATCAAATTGAAGAACCAGGATTTTTAAGTAAAATATTTTCTTAATTTTTATTTTTATTTTTATGTTTATCTTTATCTTTATAAATAATTAGAATGGATAACACTGATTTATGTAGTAATATAACTGTGTTACCTCAATATGAAGGAACATGTTGGTTTAATGCAATATTTATGATTTGTTTTTATAGTCAAGGTGTTCGAAAATTATTAATTAAACATTCAAATGAATGGAATAAAAATGAAAGTTTATTTAAATATTTTAAAACCATTATTAAATATAGTCATACTAAATCTACAAAAACATTTGATTTATTTATAAAAGTTAAACCAGAAATAGTTTTGTTAAAAATAATGGAAAATTATGATAATATTTTAAAATATTATTTTAAATTTAAAAATAAAAATAAACCTATTTCTGATATTAAATGGGGACATAATGTAAGATATATTTGTGATTTTTTAAAACTTTTAAAAGTTCCATATGTATCAATCAATTTTATGAGTTCTACCAATAGATTTATATTTAATTTGCCAGAATTAACATCATTATGGGATTATTTAGAAAAAAAAGAAAAAGCATATACTTATACCGATATTTATTTAAAAGACTATATAGATGAATTAAAAAAAACTATTGAAAATACACCAGAGGTTATTATAATTAATGAAGGAGTAAATAAATATGATTCATTAAAATATCATCAAGATTTTAGTAGGTTCTTTTTAAATGAATTTAATTTTAAATTAAAATATACTGATTATGATTCTATTAAAAATTTAAATAATATAATAACATTTAATGGAACAAAATATAAATTAGATTCATGCATTTGTGTGAATTATAATAAAACAAAAGAACTTAATTATCATGCAATTGCAGGTATTACATGTAATGACAATAAATATGTTTATAATGGTTGGAATAGTTCAACAACAGATGGTGGTTTAAAAAACACATTAAATGTAAAAGATAGTCCATGTTCATTAATGAAATTTGATTGGGATATTCATAAAAATTCAGAATTTTGTTTAAATCTTGAAAAATGTAAATTAGATCCAAATATAATAAGTGATGAAGAATTGTGTTTTAATTTTGCAAATAATATAAGTGGTAGATTACTTGTTTATGTTAAAATAAATGAAGAAGATAATGAAAGTGAAGTTAAAGATTTTGAATCAATTAGTGATTTATCAGAAAAAGAAGATTTAATTGCAAAATTATATAAAATAGATATTTTGGATTTTACAGATATAATTAATTTAATTGCAAAATTTAATTTTCATTTTCATGATTTAATTAAAGAAAATTTAGTAATATTAAAAGATATAACATTACATATAATTGACTCTTTTCGAAATATTGATTATAAAAATGACGAAAAAGTAAAACAAATAATAACTAAATATAATCCAAAAATAGTTTTTAATGAGTTTATAAATATTCGTTCTTTATATCAAATATATATTGAAAATTTTTTTTATAAAGAAAAACCAGATATAATAGTAAAGGATATTAAATTATTATTATCCGAAATAAAACAATATAATTTTAAACTTCCTGAATTTTATTCATTTTTAGAATTAAATAAAATATTATTTGATTTGAAAAAAATTGAAGGAGATTCACATTATTTTCAGTTCTTTTTAGGTTTTTATGGTATTAGTTATTACGAATTTAAAGATAAAATGCACTATTTATTAAATTATTTGGAAAAGATTTCTATTTATTATCCTAATAAATTTAAATCAAGTGATAAAATATTATTAAAAAATCTTGCAAAAAAATTATTAAATGATGTTTATTTAATTAAAAATAAAATTCAATCTAAATCGGAAGTAAAAGAAGAACCTAAAGTAATTCCTAAACCTAAAGAAGAACCTAAAGTAATTCCTAAACCTAAAGAAGAACCTAAAGTAATTCCTAAACCTAAAAAAGAACCTAAAGCAATTCCTAAATCTAAAGAAGAACCTAAATCTAAAAAAGAACCTAAAGCAATTCCTAAATCTAAACAAATGACTAAACCAGAAATAATAACTAATATTAAAAAGTTAGATCCTGCTATTAAAGGATTAACAACAAAGAAAAAAGAAGAGTTATTAGTAATTTATTCCAAACTTAAGGCAAAATAAAAAAATATGATTATTAATTTATAAAATAAATTATAAATCAATTTATAACAATGAATCCTCCTATTTGGAAACTTAGAGAATGGATTAATAATAGTATTAATAGTAATTTTACACATAGATTAGATAAAACGCAAATATCAAGTAATCCACGTGCAATTAAATATTTAAATGAAAATAAGAAAAGAATTGATTGGAATTCATTATCATCAAATGAAAATGCAATGGAATTATTGATGGAAAATCAAAATAAAATTAATTGGGAATCATTGTCATCAAATAAAAATCCTGAAGCAATTAAATTATTAAAATCTAATAAAAGTAAAATTGATTGGAGTCGTTTATCTGCAAACGAATCTGCAATTGAAATACTTGAAGATAATATTGATAAAATTGATTGGGTAACTTTGTCTGGTAATAAGAATGCAATTAAAATTCTTGAAGAGAATCGCGATAAAATAGATTGGTCAAGATTGTCTGGCAACTGTAATGCAATTGATCTATTAATGAAAAATGAAAAATATATTGATTTTAGTTATTTTTCATCAAATTCTAATTACAAAGCGATTAATTATTTAAAAAAACATCCCAGTAAAATTAATTGGAAATATTTATGTTTAAATGAAAATATTGATGCCATTGAAATGTTAAAGAAAAATCAAGATAAAATTGATTGGTTTTTCTTATCTATCAATCCGAGTGCATATGAATTGTTATATTCTAATCAAAATAAGATTATATGGTTTTTATTTCAATTTAATCCATGTATATTTGAATTAGATTATAAAGAAATGCGAATCGCAAATGAAAAATTTGAAGAGGAATTAATAATGGAGGTAATGAAACCATCAAGAGTATTTAAAAATCGTGATTATGATTATATTGAGGAATTATTTGATTAGTTGCGTATTTGTTATAATTATTATTAAATTTTTATTATTTAATAAACAAAAATGAATATGACAACGAGTATTGATAATATTCCTTTAAAAACTACAAAAGTTGATAATCAAATTGATGACAGTGAAGATCCTATGGTTAAAGATATATTAAATGAATTTGAACAAGAATTAAAAGTAAATGTACAACAAACACAACAACATAAACCGCCACAAAATGATTATGTTATTAATTATCCACCACAACCTCAACAACAAATGCCACCACAACAACAATCATGCCAAATTCCTTTTAAAAAACCAAAACAAAATAATTCATATTATAATGAAGAATTATTAAGAAAATCTGCGATAATAGTTGTAATTATTGCTTTTGTTTTTTCACCAATTATTTTTACAACAGTATTAGATAAATTACCAGAATCAATGCGAGATTTAGTTGATAACAATAATTATTATATCAAATTAATTTTATCATTTATAGCAATTTATTTATTATTTCATTATAATTTAATTTAATTTTTTGGTCAATATTTATTTATAAATTTGAAAATTGGGTGTTGTTAAATCGAAACCTGGATAATGAATTGCGTCAGAATTCAATCCTTGAACACCATAAGTATTATTATCAGTTCTTATTTCATTATTATAATTATTTATATCATAAATATTTGTTTGTGCATTTTCCAATAATTGATTTGATATATATGGCATTTCAATACAATCATTTGAAAATTTAATATAATGATTTTCAATCATTTCAGTTTTATCATTTTTCACTGGTTTAACATCATCAAATTTTTCATTATTTTTTTCTAATAATGGTTCTTTCATATAATTACTATTAGATGTTTTATTATGAATTAATTTTTGATAATATTTAAAATAAATTATTAAAAATAATAAACCTATTAAAAACCCTAATATTTCATCAATGCCAATAATTATACCAAGTATTAATATTCCTATTAATAATTGATTTACAGGTGTATGTAACACCACAGGAATATCAATATCCACCATAATTGAAAAAATTATTAATATAAAAAATAAACTTCTCAAAACTACTAAAAACATATTAATTAACTTATCTAATTTATAAATATATATAAAATTAATTTGAGTTATATTTAAATGATGGTAGCAGAAACAACTTATTTATCAAATAGAGGTTATGCAATCCTTAAAACTGAAAAAAATAAAAAATTAATCAAAGATATAAAAAAAGAACTTACTGTATCTCCTAAAGTTATTCCAAATGGTAATTTTGGTACTGTTAAAGAATATCCAATTTATATGGAAAGTGATAATAAATTATATGTTCCTAAATGTTATGGTTTATCTAAATTTGGTATTCCATTAAATGATAATTTAGATAATGGATTGGATTGTCCCAATTTAGTTTTTAATGGAACTTTAAGAGATATTCAAAAGATACCAATAGATAATTTTATTAAAGCAGCAAATGATAATGAAAAATTAGGAGGAATTATAAGTGTTCCATGTGGTTTTGGTAAAACTATTATGGCAATTTATATTGCATGTCATTTTAAGAAAAAAACACTTTTTATTTCTCATAAAGATTTTTTAAACGAACAATTTATTACAAGTGTCAAAGATTTTGTTCCAAATGCAAAAATTGGAAAAATCAAACAATCAAAAATTGATGTTAATGATAAAGATATTGTTATTGCAACATTACAATCATTAGCATTAAGAGAATATGACCCTTCTATTTTCAAAGATTTTGGTTTGGTTATTATTGATGAATGTCATCATATTGCTTCAGAAGTTTTTTCAAGAGCGTTTAAAAAGATGAATATTCGTTTGACATTAGGTTTATCTGCAACATTAAATAGAAAAGATGGTTTAAGAAAAGTTTTTGAATGGTATTTGGGAAAATCAATTTATGATTTTAAAATTGATAAAAAATCTGCAGATATGATTGTTCAAATTCATCGATATTTTGCACCAGCAAGTGAATACAGTCAAATAAAAACCTTTTATAATGGACAACCTAATATTGTAGCATCTATTAATAATATTTGTAATTATAAACCAAGAACATTATTAATTATTGATATTTTAAAATCAATATTGGCAATAGATAAAAACAGAAAAATTCTTATTTTATCAGAAAGGAAAAATCAATTGAAAGATATTGAAAATTTAATTGTTGAAAATAATATTGCAGATTATGGTTATTATGTTGGTGGTATGAAAATGGTTGATTTAGACATTTCTGCAACTAAACAGATAATTCTTGCTACTTATCAAATGAGTAGTGAAGGTTTAAATATTCCAACATTAAATACATTGATATTAGCAAGTCCTATCAGTGATATTCAACAATCAGTTGGACGAATTTTAAGAGAAAAAAAGGAGGACAGAAAATATATTCCATTAACTATTGATATATTTGACGATTTATCAATAGTTAAAAATAAAGGTTATAAAAGATTAAATTATTATAAATCAAATGGTTATATAATTAAAAATTTTGTTGAAAATTTACAAATTTCAGATGATTCTAGTAATTGTTCAAATGAAAACGATGAAGATGATAAGAAAAATAAAAAAGAAGATATGAAAAATGCTTTAAAATTATTTATAAATGAAGATGATGAATAAAAATAAAAAGTTAATAATATTTAGATATGGATAGTATATTTGTTTTTATTACAATAATAATTGCAATTATTTTATTAGTTTTAATTGTTAATAGAAATGATGAAAAACCCAATAATAATCGTTACATAAAAAATAATTTACCAACTAACAAAAATAATCATAATAATGATTTAGTTGAAGGTTATGATGCAAAAACAATAAAGGAAAATTCATATTCATTGGTGGGAAATGAAGATGAATATCAAAAAAATGTAGAAGGTTATGAAAATGAATTAATTTTAGATAATAATTTAAAAACAGGTGATTATGTTAATCAATTTCAAGAGATTGATTTCAGTAAATTTCCTAAATCAAATATTCAAGTGGGATTTAATCCACAACCAAGAGAATCTACAGAAACTAAATTACCATTTGCTGATATAAATGTTAATTGTTTATAATTGATTGTTCATTTATTGTTTTTACATTAATAGAATTATTATTAATGTCAATATATTGATATTTACTTGTTCCAAACGCTCTTGAAATACCTGTATCACAATATATAATTTGATTATTTAGAACTGTTATTTCGGGTAATGCAGTATGACCTAAGAACATATATGAAACATTTAATTCATTGAATAATTTAGCAGTTTCATTAGGATCATTTATATCTCTATTCCATAAAATACCTGTTTGACCTATTATTATATAATCTAATATTTCTTTGTCTTGTATATTTATTTTCCCTGTTTTTAAATAATTTTCCCAAATTGTATTAATATAAAATATATCTTTATTATATTTTTTAAGAATTTCTAAATGTTTTATATTAAATTTTGCATGACAAAATAATAAATCTTTTATTTTAAGAACTAAAGGTCTTTTTGATAATAATAAAGCAATTGATCCCTGGGGTTTAAATAGACTTTCTCTTATTTCTTCTTTTTTATTTAAAGGTGATACATATGTAAAATCACCTATTATATTCATTAATTCATGATTACCTATCAATGATATACATCTTCCTCCTTTAACTCTCGCTATATTATCTAAATGTTCTGTAAAATATATCATTTCATAATCATTTAAAACTTCCCAATTTTCATTTGTATTTCTATTTAAACTATCTACTTGATCTCCCAATTGAACTATTATTGTATTTGGAGGTTCTGCAATCCATTCAAAATTATTATTGATTATATTTGCATCTATTAAAATTGTTTTAAATCTTTTGATATCACCATGAATATCTCCGATGACAATTAAGCGCTTTATTTCATTATTATTTAAATCAAAAATATTAGAACTATACATTATAATTATTATTATAAATAAATTTGTATTATTTAAATTTATTATGAAAAAAAAATGAATAAGAATTATAAATCAAATTTTGAACATCCAACCGATGCATACTATTGCGCGCAGTGATTTGCCTTATGACGTTTTCTTCTGTATCTCTGAGATTCAGAGGATGGGAGTTTGGAGAATCCTTGAATTAAAACCTGATCATGCTATCTTCTATCGGAAGGGTGCGTTTACGGTAATGATTGCGAGGAGGAATGACTTCCTGTTTGAGACCTTTGAGAGTCGTGAGAAGGCGTCTAACTTTGCTTTGGGTATGCTTGTCTAGGGTGTTTGTGAATTTTTAAAAGGGCAATATTTTTGTCTTTTATTACTATAAATTGTTTATGAACCAGTTTGCTGTGATGTTTGCTGTTTGAGCATTTATATCTAAAAATTTATGATAACTCAAATAATATGTTTTATTTTTAAAAATATTGTCTTCACTATTATCATTCATCAAATGAAATTTATAAATATGATCATTAATTGCTGTTAAACTATTGTCTGTATTGAATGATCTATATTTCAATTTTAGGCGTATATCACTAATACAGTCTTGATTATATAATTTAAGTCTTTCTTCAATTGTAAGTGGTCTATTCAATTTAAAAATTACCATATTTTTGTTATATTTAATAACATTAGATGGTATAAAAAGAATTAATTTGTTTATATGATATAATTTCATGATATTCTTAATTTAAAAATTTAAATTCATTTTTTATTATATTTTTTTAATAATTTTTGTTTATTATATCCTCCTTCTTGAATATGTTCAAACCCTTTTATTTTTTTAAGAGTTTCTTCATAATCATCTTTATAAGGAGGTCTAGGACAACCTGGAGATTGCAAACTTAATTTTGTTGTATAAAACTTGCAATTTTTAATTAAAGGTATAATTTCCAATTCTTCTTTATTAGTAATACTTGTTGATAATTCATCACTAAATATTATATCTTTATTTCTTTTATTTGGAACAACGCCTAAATAAAGTATTGTTGGTATTGATATAGCATCTGCTAATTTATGATCAAAATAAACTAAATGTGTATTATAATAAATATTATATTTATCATAAAAAGATTGCAATAAATGAAATTCACTTTCATCAATAACAGATTTCATACTTGGAATAATAGTAATATGTTTTGAAAAGATTAATCTTTGCAAAATATTTTCAATTTTTGTATTTATTTCGTCTTCTGATATTTTTTGTTTTTTTGAAGATTGTTCATCAGTATATCTATTACAATAATATTTATTTTTTATAATATTATCATAATAACTATATTCTTTAGATGACACTCCAGGATAACGTGTTAAATAACTTAATTTAATATAATCAATACCATCTTTAGATCCATATGGAATTAAAATATAAAATCTTAATTTATTTCCAACAGAAGAATACGTATTAATATATTTTTGTCCTAATTGATTACCTGAATAAATACAATCATCTGTAAAAATTATTATATCATCATCCTTTAAGTCAGAATTATTTTTAATATCAAAATCGCCTAAAGTTTTAATTAAAACTTCATCCTTACTAAATAACTCATTTAAAAGTTTAATTGCAATATCTGCAAACCAATTATTTGATTTATTTGAGTTACTACTTATTTTTGATTTAAAAACATATACTGGTCTTTTTTGTTGTATATGAAAATCTTTATAATTTTCATAATATTCTTTTATTATATTTTCAAATTTAGATATAAACTCTTTAAAAGACACATGTATTGTTGCATTTATTATTTTTCTACATATATCTTTAACAGATATGTCTGCACTATCAATAAATCTTTCAATTTCGTCTTTATCTAATTCATGAGATAAAGAAGGAAGTGTAAAAATACTTGATAAGATTGTTTCAATTTCAGAAGACATGTTTAATTATTTATTGCAAATTTCTATTTTAATATAATAAATTTATTATATTGAACTTCTATATTTTTTTAATATTGGTTTTGATTTTGATTTTGATTTTGATTTTGAAATATTATCTAATGATCTTGTTTGTAAACCCATTTTTCTGACAGTTTCTTCAAAATCTTTTTTATAAGGAGGTTTTGGACAATCAGGAGAACCCAAATTAAGGTTTTGTGTGTAATATGAACATTTTGATATGAAAGGAATTACAGTCAAACTACGATTCTCATTAGCAAAAGCTTCAAAATCATCTGAATTTATTATTTGTTTATTATGTTCATTTGGAACAATACCTAAATAAAAAATAGTAGGTACAGAAATAGTATCTGCTAATTTATGATCAAAATATATTAAATATGTATTATAACGAATATTTTTACTTCTGACTTTTGAATTATTATAATAACTTGATAGTATTAAAAATTCATTAATGGATATGATATTCATTAATGAAGGAATAGTAATATATGTTGAAAATATTAATCTGTGATCATAATTATCATTTTTAATATTTTTAATACTATCATCAAATATAATTGGTAATTCTAAATATTTTTTATTTTCTATTTTTGTTCCTCCTGATTTATAATTATTATCAATTATATTTATTGGAATTGTGCTAAATATATTAGACTTCTGATTTGGTTTTGTAGGTTTTGTAGGTTTTGTAGATTTTGCAGGTTTTGAAGTTGAACTATAAGATGATTGTGATGGTTGAATAATAGGATAAGATAGTTCTATACCATATTTTTCAACAAACTGATTTTTAACTACTCTAACACCTCTTGTTGAAGCATATGTAATTAAAACATAAAATCTTTGTATATTTCCTATACTTGCAAATGTACCTATATTTGTGGATAATTGATTTCCAGAATAAATACAATCATCAGGGACTATTATTATATCATCTTTAATTAATTCAGGATGATTAAATACATCATATATTGTTGATAATCCTATTATTTCAACTTTATTTTCAAATAATTCATTCATTTTTTTAAATATATAACTTGAAAACCAATAGTTTGATTTTTTTTTATAATAATCAGTATCTGGGTTAAAAATAAAAACTGGTCTTTCGTTTTTTAAATGAAATTCTCCAAATCTTTGATAATATTCATTAATTCTTTTATTTAATTCAAGTAAAGTTTTTTCAAATGAAACGTATAGTGTTGCATCAATTATTTTTTTACATATTTCTTTAACAGAATCGTCCGCACTATCAATAAATCTTTTAATTGCATTTTTATCGAAACCATGAGATAAAGGATACTTATTCATAATTATTCTATTAAAAATAAATGTATTAATTTTTAACGTTTATGAAATAAAATGATTTTTTAAGTCTGAAAATTAAAATGTCCGACATCGTGGAGTGACAAAATGTTCATTTTCAAAATTATCGATTTCTTGCTTTTTATCTACCTTAAATGGGTAATTATGCTTTGGGATTTTAGTTTAGCATATTTGATCAACTGATTGTGTAGTTTGGTTGCAAATGTCATAAGTCCTTTTTGGACTTATTTTTGTTTTTTTTTACCCGATTATTTCATGACATAGTCCCCATTCTTTCGATTGTTCTGCATTTAGAAGCAAAAATCGCCGATTTATCATACGTATATCTTCTAATTTCATTTTTGTTTTTTGTTTTAAAATTGTTTTGATTGTATTCATTAATAATTTAGTATTTTCATAATTATCATCTAATAATATACTATTATTCATATTATAAAAATAAATTAAATTACAAATTATAAATGAATGCTTATACATATAAATTTTATCAGTAAATAATAATGGAATTAAATTATCAAAACTAATGGGAGAATCAATTATACCTACTTTATAATTATTGATGTTTTGAATTCTTGGAATAATATTTAAAGTTTTAAAAATATTTTTTTCATTTAAAATTTCTGTTGAAGTTATTTTTATTTCATTTTCATCTGTATTTTCATTTCGTTTTTTTATTTCACAAATTTCATGTATTGGATAAATTAAATATGGATTACTATTATTTTTCAAATTAGAAGTTATAATAGATTTATCAATATTATTTAAATTAAAATCACAAGATAGTGGCAAATGAATGGATTTTTTATTATATAATATATCATTTATATCCTTTTCATTTTTCTTTTTTGAATCTTGAATATCAATTACTCTATCAACAACTCCTTTAGATAAACATGTTTTATAATCTAAATATAAATTATGTTGAAGAAGTTCAGTTAATTCTTTTTTTGTAAATTTAGTTTTTTCTAAATACATATCAATAATAACATTAAAAAAAGTTTCATATTCTTTTATAGAGTTTAATAAATGTGCTCGTTTATTATTGATATATCCATTTATAGAATATTCGTGTAATAAACAAAAACTATATTTATTCATAATTCTATATGGACAACTTACTGATAAAAAGGTTGCAGCACTACAACTATAATTATCAATAATTGTTGCTATAGGCATTTTACTGGATTTAAAAACTGATAAAAATCGAAATCCTGCAATAACTGATCCTCCAGAAGAGCAAATATGAATTAAAATAGGTTTTGGATTTTTTAAACTATTTGCAGTATTTATATCTTTTATTAATTGATCAACAGATTCATTTGAAACATAAGAAGTAAAATAAATATGAGTTAATTTATCAGAATAAAAATCATTATCCTTTAATGATGAAAAAAAATCAGTCATTTTTCTAATAATATCATTTTTAAAAATATTTAAAGATTAATTATAGTTATTCTAAATATCCTTTAAAGAATTATGTCAAAAGAAGATTGTGTTGGTATTGGTATTGACCTTGGTACAACAACTAGTTGTGTTGCTGTATGGATTGGTGATAGAGTTGAAGTAATTCCTGACCATCAAACAGGTTCTAGAATCATTCCATCATATGTATCATTTACAAATGAAGAAAAACTAGTAGGTGATGCATCAAAGAATGTTTCAACAATGTATCCAAAATCAACACTATATGATATCAAACGTTTAATTGGACGTAAATACGATGATACACATGTACAAGAAGATAAAAAATTATGGTCTTTTGATGTTAATGCTGATGAAAATAATAAACCAATTATTAATGTAGATTATAAAGGTGAAAATAAACGTTTTTATCCTGAAGAAATTTCAGCAATGGTTCTTACACGTCTCAAAGAAACTGCTGAAGCATATCTTGGACATCCAGTAAAAAAAGCAGTTGTAACTGTTCCTGCTTATTTCAATGATAGTCAACGTCAAGCAACAAAAGATGCATGTGCTATTAGTGGAATGGAATGTTTAAGAATTATTAATGAACCAACTGCAGCAGCAATTGCTTATGGTCTTGATAAGAAATCTGACAAGGAAACAACTATTCTAATCTTTGATGAAGGTGGTGGCACTCACGATCTTTCTGTTTTATCTCTAGATGGTGGTATTTTTGAAGTCAAGGCAACTGCAGGCGATACTCATCTTGGCGGTTCTGATATTGATAATTTGATTGTTGATTATCTTTGTGAAGATATTAAAAAGAAACACAAAAAAGATGTTAAGGAGAATCCCAAAGCACTTAAACGACTAAATATTGCTGCAGAAAGAGCAAAGAAAAATCTTTCTTCATCAACAACAACAACTATTGAAGTAGAGTCTTTAATTGATGGTATTGATTATAGCACTACTATGAGTAGAGCAAAATTCGAACAATTAGCAGATAGTTTCTTTAATAAATCAATGGAACCTATTAGCAAAGTTCTTTCAGATGCTAAAGTTTCAAAAACTGATATTGATGAAATTGTTCTTGTAGGTGGTACAACTCGTATTCCCAAAATTCAAGAACTATTGAGTAATTATTTCAATGGAAAAACTCTAAATAAGAGTTTAAATCCAGATGAAGCAGTTGCTATTGGTGCAGCAATTCAATGTGCAATTCTAACAGGACAAGGAAATTCAAAAACAAATGATCTTTTACTATTGGATGTTGCTCCATTGTCACTTGGTATTGAAACATCAGGAGGTGTAATGACTAAAATTATTGAAAGAAATACTACTATTCCTACAAAGAAATCACAAACATTCTCTACTTATTCAGATAATCAACCAGGAGTAGATATTAAGATTTATGAAGGAGAACGACATTTTGTAAAAGATAATAATCTATTGGGATCATTTCATTTGAGTGGTATTCCTCCAATGCCCAGAGGACAACCTAAGATTGTAATTGATCTTTCAGTAGATGTTAATGGTATTCTTGAAGTAACTGCTAAGGAAGAAAGCACAGGTAAAACTAATAATATCAAAATTACAAATGATAAAGGACGTCTTTCAAAAGAACAAATTGAAGAAATGGTAAAAGCAGCAGAGAAATTTAAAGAAGAAGATGAAAAACTTAAACTAGTTGTTGAAGCACGCAATGATCTTGAAAACTATCTTTATGGAGTAAGAAATAGTATGTCAACTAAAGCAGAAGGTGCACCGCCTAATTTTGATGAAATTAAGAAAGAAATTGATCCAGTTGTTGAAGAAGGTTTGAAATGGTTTGAAGAAAATCCAAAAGAAAGTGCTGAAACATATAAAAATAAACAAAAGGAATATACAGATAAAATTCAACCTCTACTAATGAAACTTCAAGGACCAACACAAATGCCCATGCCTCCTCCACCCCCATCTGAAGAAACTTCTACTAAAGAAGAAACCACAGATGATTTGGATTAATGTGTAAATTAAATACTGATCTTTTTTTATTTTATTTAATTAAATGATATATATTTTAATTATAGGAGGAGGTGGATATATTGGTTCTTTACTTTTAAAAAAATTATCAAAAAATGAAAAATATAATATTACATCAATTGATATATATCATAAATATATTTATGATAATGTTAATTATATAAATGATAGATATGAAAATTTAGACATTAAATTTTATGAAAAATTTTCAAATATTGTTTTATTGGCAGGTCAATCAAGTGTTGCAACTTCTAAAAAACTAGGAGAAGTAATAGATAATAATATTAGAAATTTTAGTTGGTTATTGGAAAATTTAAATGAAAATCAAAAATTAATTTATGCAAGTTCTTCAAGTATTTATGGTAATAATAATAATATTGAATCAACTGAAGAATTTGTAAATTATTATCCTGTAAATTATTACGATTTATCAAAATATACAATAGATAAAATTGCAGAATTATCAAATAAACATTATTATGGATTAAGATTTGGAACAGTAAATGGTTATTCTGACAATTTAAGACATGATTTAATGATAAATAGTATGATTTATAATGGAAAAATTAACAATAAATTTACAATTAAAAATAAAGAAATTTATAGACCTATATTAGGAATTAATGATTTATATAATGCTATTTTAGTTTTACTTGAAAACAATAACAAAAATAATTCAGGTATTTATAATCTTAATTCTTTTAATATATCTGTAATAGAAATTGCTGATAAAATTAAAGAAATTACAAAATATGATTATGATATATTAAATGATTCTGATAATTCAAATAATACTTACAATTTTAAAATTTCTTCAAAAAAATTTATGTCTATTTTTAATTTTAAATTCAATGATACAATTGAAACAATAATAAATGATTTAAATAATAATATAAAATTACCATTTAAAAAAACAAATATATGTAAAATTTGTAATAATACAACAAATAGTATTTTAGATTTAGGTATGCAACCTTTAGCAAACAGTTATAAAAAATCTAATAAAATAATTGATAATAAATATGAATTAAATCTCCATTTATGTTCAAATTGTTTTCATCAACAGTTAAATACAATTGTTGAACCTTCCATATTATTTGAAAATTATCTGTATATTAGTGGAACCAGTAAAACATTAAATGATTATTTTGATTTTTTTTCAAAAGAAACATTAAATAATTATATTAAAAAAAATAATTGTAAATCTATTAAAATTTTGGAAATTGCATGTAATGATGGATCACAATTGGATTTTTATAAAAAAAATAGTACAATACCTATAATAACAGTAGGTGTTGATCCTGCCATAAATATTTATAATGATATTTCATCAAAAAAAGAACATGATATTTATTGTGATTATTTTTCAGAACAAACTGTTAAAAAATTAAAAGATAAATATGGTTATTTTGATATTATTATTGCTCAAAATGTAGTTGCTCACATTAATTATCCTCATGATTTTTTAAAATTTACAAAAGAATTAATGCATGATACATCAGATTTATATATTCAAACAAGTCAAAAAAATATGATTTTAGAAAATCAATTTGATACAATATATCATGAACATTTAAGTTTTTTTACTATTAAAAGTATGAATTTATTATGTGAAATAAATAATTTATATTTAAATTATATTGATGAAAATAAAATACACGGAACTAGTTATATATTTAAAATAAATAAATATTTAGATATTAATAATAATTATGATAATGAATTAAATAAAGAAATAAATAATGGTTTATATAATTTAAATACATATGAAAATTATAAAAATAATTGCATAAAATATAAAGAAAAATTATTGGATAAATTGAATTATTATAAAAAAAATAATTTTAATATTATTGCATTTGGTTGTACTGCTAAATCTATGACAATTTTTAATTATTGTAATATAAATAATTCATTTATTAATTATATAATTGATGAAAATCCATTAAAATATAATTTATTTACTCCTTTATCTAATATTCAAATTTTACCTATTGATAAATTAAGTGAAATAAATACAAATACTTTGATTATAATAACTGCATGGAATTTTTATGAAGAAGTTAAAAATAAAATATTATCAAAAATTTTTAATAATAATAATACAATTATATTATTGCATATTAATACTCTCATTGAGGATATAATTATATAATTCTAAATCTAATATTTTTAATGGATATGATTTATTGTTTTGATTATTATCATTATAATAATTTTTCATATTATCATTTATATATTCTTCTGTCCAGAAATGATGAATACCTCTTTGAATATTTATGTCTGATTGTGGTATTTTAGATTTTATTTGCATTTTTCTTTTCATAAAATATTCATTATTTGGATAAAAATATAATGTTAATATTATAAATTCATTAAAATATTTTTCATTATTTAGTGTACCATGTCTACCAACTGTATAATTACCATTAATATGATTATGCAAATATCTACAACCTCTTTCAATATTTATTTTTGTTGTTAAATCGTTTGCAAATTTTACATCTTCATTACATAAATTTTTAAATAATTCTTCATTATTTTTAGGATAATATTTATTTAATGATATTGGTATATATGCAGGTATTTTAAGCATTATTTTTTCATTTAAATATTGATTTAAAATTTCTTTTATATTTTTTCCATATGTAACTAAAAATTCTGTGATATTTAAACATATTTTGAAACCTTCATATTTATTTTCAATATCCATAACTTCATTATCAACTAATTGTGCTTCAAAACAATTATTTCTTGTTGTAATAATTTCACAATTTGGAATAATTTCTTTACAAATATTTATACTATTATCTGTACTATGATAATTGATTATTATAATTTTATCAAAAATATTTTTATGATGATTTAACCAAAAAGGCAATAAATATTCTTCATTATAAATATGAATTATTCCAATAAAATTCATCTATAATATAAATTTAAATTTATTTTATACTTCATAAGTAACTTATGAAATATAAAATAATTAAATTTACTTGTATAAACACTATCATATATTTAATGAATGAAATTATAAATATTTTTTTTAAAAAATATTTAATATTATATACAAATATATTATGTTTTATTTTAATTATTATTTTAATTGATGCAATTGTTATTGATAATAATTATAGAATTTTACAAATTAATTATGATAATTTAGTTAAAAATAATAATATAAATAATGATATCAACATCATAAAAAATAAAATTGATTTTTTAACTTCAAAAATTAATTTATTTTGTGAAGATAAACCAAAAGTAGAAATAGATATTAAAAATAGAGAATTTGATTATAAATTAGCGAGAAAATCATTAATTTCTTCTAAAAGTTTATCATTTAAAAGATCTTCTAAAAATAAATATGATATTCCAACAAATAATAGTGCAGGTGAAATAATAACTATTTCAATATAAATTCTATATATAAATAAAAATTATAAATATAGAATTTGAAATGAAATAATGGAATTTAATATACCTCTTAGTTATTGTTTAAAAATTAATGATTTATTTATAAATGATTATGATTATAATTATTATCATAGTTATAAATATCATTTTGAAAATAATAATAAAGTTATTTCTTTTATAAATTTTAATTTATATATAAATAAACAAAATTTAATTTATAAGATTAAATCTAATATATCTCTTAATTGTCTATTAGATTTTCTTCATAATTATAATAATTTAATATTAAAAAAAATTTATTATTTTTTAATAGTTAAATATCTTATTAGTAAACATAGTAAAATTAAAAAAGAAAGTATTTATCATAACCCTTATTTATGTTATTCATACGATTATTATAATTTAATTTTAAGAACAAGAGATTATCATATTTCAAATAATAATGAAATTATTGTAACCGATTTTATTGATTATAATATTTGTTTAATTATCATGAATGCAACTATAAATAAATCATTTATAACTATAATAGATACAAATTGTTTATTAGAAAATTTAGATGAAATTATACTTAATAGTAATTTATTTATTAACAGTAGATTTGAAGATATCCATATAATTATAATAGGTGGTTCAATAGAAAATGTTGATATTATAATAAAAATTTATCAAATATTAAAAGAATTAAAAATAGTTAAATATATATGTAAAACATATCTTTTTAGAAAAAAACCAATCAAACGATTGTTATTTGACAGTTCATTAATGACAATTAGGAAAATGAGATATTATTCTCATATTTATTTAGAAGCAGAAAAAGATAATTCTGATCATATTAAAAACAAAAATTTTTTTTCAAAGTTACATAGAATATGATTTAAAGAACTCTAGTGCTTCTTCATCAGTATAAAATTATCTTTCCAATTTTTCTCAGAACAACAAGCAACAACAGTAACAGCATTTCCATAAAGAACTATTCCTGAATTTGACGAATCGAGCATTATAATTTCATCACCAATTGCATCTTTAACAATCTTAATAGGAAAATTGCCATAATGAGTTAAATCAACTGTTAAATTAAAATTTGCATGTAGATTCCAATTGATAATCTCAACCAGATTTTCGATGATAATTTCTGCTACCATTTTCAATAATTAAAAATAAAAAAGAAAAAAACAAATGCAAATTATACCATCTGATAAAAAGCAATAGCACGCATATTGCATTTGAATTTTTGAAAGTTACAATATAAAGTTTCATTGTTTGAAATATTACTATCTAATGATAATTCAAAGAATGGATCAATATGAATAAGATAATAACTGTTATTATAAAATATTAATGCCTTAGTATCAGAATTAGCAAGAACTTCTGCAACTGAAGAGAATACTATAGGTAATCGATTACTAAAGTCATTACGAATAGACTGAATATTATTGACTTCAATAGTTAACTCTGAAAATTCAGTATCCTTATTATTTTGAAAAAACTCAAATATTTGATCCATTATAACTGATGTATAATCTGATATTTATTTATAATTTCATTTTTTAAAATTTTTAGTATAAAAAAATTTTTAATTTAAAAATAATTAATAAATAAATAAATAAAAATGGATAGTTATTATAATAACAATAATGAAAACAACTATAAAGAAAAATATATATCATTTAATCATAATGATTTTAATGATCTTGGATCAGAATTATTCAAATTAGCATTAATTATGACATATGCACAGAAGACAAATAGAGTATTAGTATTATTTAATGAAGAATATATGAATTTTATAAATATATTTATCAAATGTAATTATAAATATGATAATGAAATAAAATTTAATAAAAAACAAAATTTTAATTTTAATATTGATTATGATGATGAAAATTTATTTATAGATTTTAATGAAATTGATAAACATACTAATTTTAACAATAATTTAATTTCATCAAAAACTAGAGTTCTTTTATCATTATTAATAACAAATAATTCAAATTTTATAAATTTTACTTATAATCGAATTAATGAAATTATGAATTATTTTAAGGATTATAAACTAGATAATTATGTATGTATTGATATTAAAAAGAATACATATGATAAAGATTATTATGAAAGAGCATATTACAGACATTTTTATAATAAAAAATTAATAATTAGAACAGATGATATAGAATGGGCAGAAAAAAATGTTAATTTTATTGATAAATCTTTAATAAAATTTATTGAAAATTATTGTAACAAAGATTCATGTCAAAATTTTAAAGATTTTATTTATTTATCTCATTTTAATAATTATATAATTCAAAATGATTATTTTTCATGGTGGATTGCATATCTATCAAATATGGAAAAAAAAGTGATTGTTCCAAATAATAATCAAAACCTATTTTTATTAGAATGGATTAAACAATAAAAATTTATATAAAGATTTAGTGGTTTAATTAAAATAACAAGAAAGAAATGTTCGGAGATATTCGCAAATTTATGAACTTGAATGTAAATGATTGTTCATTATTGGTTCATCCCTATTATAATTCAACACCAATTGATCTTCAAGAAAAATCAAATGATGTTGCGATTCCTGATTATTATAATGACCCTCATATTTGTTTGAGCAGTTTTTCTACTTAAAAATTAGTTATTTTTAATATAAATATGCAAAAAGATATTTATAAATATCATTATAAAAACAAAAAAGAACTTACCAATGAAGAAAAAGATGAAATAAATGAATTAATTTTATCTGAATTTAAATCATCTAGAATTGATTTTTATGAAAATATGGTTTATATTAAAAATAATAATAAAATAATAGGTTTTGCAGGACTTTATTTTATTGATAAATTTTTATCAATAAATCAATTGATTATAGATAAAAATCACAGAAATAAAAAATTGGGTTCAAAAATATTGAATATCATTTTTGATTTGTATAAGTATATAAATATTATTTTATATATAGACAAAAATAAAGAAAATACTGAATTTTTATTTAATTTTTATTCTAAACATGGATTTAAAGAAATTGATTATTTAAATACATTTAATTTAACTTACTATCCTGATATTGAATATTTAATGATAAAAGAAGGTTAATTATCCACTTGATCCAAAACCTCCTTCATTTCTTTTTGTGGATTCAAAATCAGAATTTGGAACCTCTTTCATATTTACATAAATTTGTTTTTTAAATATCAATTGACAACATTTAAATGGATATTCAATTTCAATTGCATCATCAGCAATTTTAGTTAAAGCAATTAGTAAATTACCTCTATAACTATTATCAATGATACCAATATTATTTGATAAAATATATCCAGATTTACTAATTGAACTTCTAGGAACTATTTCTGCATAATATCCAAATTCTAATAGAATTTTAATACCTGTATCATATAAAGCAGTTTTTGAATTAAAATCTTTCACTTTTTTGATAATACTTAGATCATAACCAACATCACTCCAATTTGCCTTAATTGGAACAACAGCATTTTCTTCAGTTCTGATAAATGTACATAGTGGAATAATATTGGTATAATTTGCAATATGAATACACATTTTTTCATCAATTTTATAAAGATTATTATTATAAATAAAACCTAAGAAATCAACTGAACAACAACCATATTTAAAAATAATTTTATTTGGAAGTCTGACATATGGAATATTTACAAAATCAAATAGTTTTGTTACTAAATCATCATTGAAAATTTGTGGTCTAATTAAAATTAAATCTCCACTATTACAATTATTTAAATTCATTAAATGTGAATATTCATATAAACCTCTCACAAATCCAATTTTTTGTTCATTTGTAAATGAATCCAATTTATTTAAACTATCTTTAATATCATTTACAATTTTATCATCATTTAAAGTCATTGATAATTTTAATTCTTTATCATTATTATCATCGACATCTGAATCATTTTCACTATCAGAATTATTGATACTCTTCACATCAAAAATAATATCAGCGACATTTTTAAAAATATTTAGAACTGTCTTATCTTCATCTCTATCAATATTAGTTAATTCATATGTATAATTAGCATAAGAAGATTTAGAATTTTCAATATTTAAAAAAAATCCCAAACAATATGCCTTTTCAACTGAATCAATATTTTTAAGATACGAGTTTTTAGCAGTCATTATTTATGTATATTTATGATAATAATTTAATTCTTAAATAATTATTATCAAGTCTTAAATTAACAATTAATTTAAGGGACTGTCAGTAATAGTCATTCCACAATATTCAACATTATTTAATTTAAAATCTTGTTTTTTATAAACACCTATATTTATTGCTTCTTCTAAAATCCATTTGAAATTTGTCCAAAATTCCGCAGTATGTCCAATACTTTCTGTGCATATATGTGATAATTCATGTAAAACTACAAACATCATAGTATTTAAATCCATTAATTTATTATTAGTTCTTAAACATAATACTATTTGCTCTCCTTTATTAATTGAATAACTAGTGTAATTAGGATCATCTATACCCTCTTTTATTCTATCTGGATTAAAATTTTTCTTCATTCTTAGTGTTCTTTCTTGATTTGGATAAGTTTTAATGAGATGTTTAACTAATAATTCCAATTTTTGTCGAATTTGTGCTATTAAATCTGCTGCTTCTTGTGAATCATCTCGAATTTGCACTTCATAATCTCTATTATCAATTTTAGAAACAATCTTTTCAATATTACTATAATAATGATATTGATACAGAATAAACGCAATACCTATGCCCAATAATAAAATTACTATCCCTTGAAAACCTATTTCCATTCCTATAAAAAAGGCAATAAAAACAAAAAAAACAAAAACAAAAAAAATGAATATCTTTTAAATATAAAACTTATTCAACAAACATATATATGAATCCTTTTCCTAGACTTGATATTAATGAATTATCTGATAACACTAAACCAATTGTATATCAAATAACTGATTGGTTCATTCCGGAAACTGATAAAAATAAAGGTGATTATGAATCAGATGATAATTATACTATTTACATATATGGAACAACAGAAGATAATATCACTGTTTGCACTAAAGTTGTGAATTTTAAACCCTTCTTTTATGTAAAACCTCCCGCTAAATGGCAAGATTTGAATGAAAAAGATCTTAAACAAAAAGTAAAAGATTTTCAATCAAAACTATTAAATGATAGTTATGATAGTAAATTTAAAGGAGGTAAAACATTTAAAAAAAAAATTATTGGTGATGATTATCAAAGTCATTTTCATAAAATTGAACTAGTTTCAAAAAAGGATTTTTGGGGTTTTACCAATAATACCAATTTTAAATTTCTCAAAATTGTGGTAAATTCATTGTATATGTATAATAATCTTAAATATTTCTTTCAAAGTGATGGTATCATTAAAGAAGGATTTAAATTATATGAAAGTAATATTGATCCGTTTCTTCGATTTATTCATATGAAGGAAATTAAACCATGTGGATGGATTCAAGTTTCAAATTATGATTATCAGGATAATATTCCAGATACTAAATGTAATTATAATTTAACCGCAGATTGGAATGACATTCAAGCAATGGATATTAATAAAATTGCTCCTTTGATAGTTGCATCATTTGATATTGAATGTACTAGTTCTCACGGAGATTTTCCAGTTGCAATTAAGAATTATAAGAAATTAGCGCAAGATTTATGTTATTTATCTAAAGGTGGTTTTGATAATGCAAATTTGCTTGATAATATTTATCGAGCATATTTTGAAGAAGTTAAAATTAAAGATAATTATATTATTAATCGTTTATATTCAAAAATACAAATAACAGATGATGTAAAGAAAACTCTTAAAGAAAATGAAGCAGGAATTCGATTTATTTTAAGTAAAGTAAAGTCAGTTGAAATTCCTGATGATGATTTTCAAGATGAAGATGATATTGATAAACCAGATACTGGTTCAAAGAAACTAACAAGCAAGGAATATAATGAAATCGAAGATTCTTTAAATAAACTTCTTTCAGATATATTACCTGCATTGGAAGGTGATAAAATTATTCAAATTGGTATTACAGTAAATAAATTCGGCAGTGATGAAATTATTTATAAACAAATGATATCATTAAATGATTGTGATGATATTGATGGAGTAAATGTTAAATGTTGTAAAACTGAATCAGAACTATTATTATATTGGAAAAGATTTATGGATAAATTGAATCCAGATGTAATAATTGGATATAATATTTGGGGTTTTGATATTGAATATATTTGGGATAGAAGTAAAGAATTAGGTATTAATGGTAAATTTAAAATGGGTTTAGGAAGAATTAGAAATAGAACTTGTAATTTAGTTGAACAAAAATTATCATCATCTGCTTTAGGTGATAACATCTTCAAATTAATTGAAACAGATGGTATTGTTTGTATTGATTTATTTAAAGTTATTCAAAAAGATTTCAAATTAGATAGTTATAAATTGGATAATGTGGCATCAATTTATATTGGTGAAAATAAGGATGATTTAAAACCTAATGAAATTTTTGAGAAATTTAAGGGAAATTCTGCAGATAGATGTGTAATTGCTAAATATTGTATTCAAGATTGTGTTTTAATTAATAAATTACTTCACAAATTGAAAATTGTTGAAAATAATATTGGTATGGGTAATGTTTGTTTAGTTCCATTGAATTATTTATTTAGAAGAGGTCAAGGAATTAAGATATTTTCATTAGTCGCTAATGAATGTATGAAAAAGAATTATTTAATTCCAGTTATTAAAAATTTCATTATTGATGATGATATTGAAGGTTATGAAGGCGCTATTGTCCTTGATCCTAAAGAAGGTATTTATTTAGATGAACCGATTGTTGTCTTTGATTATGGATCTTTATATCCATCTTCTATGATATGTAGAAATCTATCACATGACACATATATTTTAGATGATAAATATAAAAATATTAAAGATGATAATGTTGAAATAATTAAAGTAAGTTATGATTTATATGAAGGAAAGGGAGATAATAAAGAGAAATCTGGTGTAAAAGATTGTTATTTTGCCAGATATAAAAATGGAGAAAAAGGGGTTATTCCTGATATTCTTGAAATGCTTCTTAATCAAAGAAAGAACACAAGAAAGAAAATCGAATATACTACTGTAGAAACTAAAGATGGTTTAGTTGTTAGTGGTTTTATGGAAGAATCTGATAATGAAGTAGTAATTATTGATGTAGATTTAAATAAGAAAACTAAAATTAAGAAAACAGAAATTATAAATCAAAAGCAAACTTATAATAAATTTGAATGTGCTGTATTTGATGCACTTCAAAATGCTTATAAAGTCACTGCAAATTCATTATATGGTCAAATTGGTGCTAGAACATCACCTATCTATTTAAAAGATATTGCCGCATGTACTACTTCAACAGGTAGAGAAATGATTATGTTGGCAAAGAATTTCGTAGAATCTAATTATGATGCAGATGTTATTTATGGTGATACTGATTCAATCTTCTGCAAATTTAAAATTAAAGATGAAAATGGTTTTGAAGTAACTGGTAAAGATGCATTAGCATATGCTATTAAAATAGGTCAAGAAGTAGAGGCAAAAATTAAGAAACATTTGCCTTATCCACAGAAATTGAATTATGAAAAGAGTTTATTTCCATTTATCTTATTTTCCAAAAAGAGATATGTTGGTAATTTATATGAAAATGATCCAAATGCAAAACCCAAGCAAAAATCAATGGGTATTGTTTTAAAAAGACGTGATAATGCAAATATAGTCAAAAAGGTATTTGGTGGAATTATTGATATTATTCTAAATAAACATGATTTAAATCTTTCTATTCAGTTTTTAAGAGATGAATTGAAGGATTTAGTTGAAGGTAAAACTGATATGAAAGATTTAATTTTATCAAAGACATTAAGAGGTTTTTATAAAGATCCAACTAGAATTGCTCATAAAGTTCTTGCTGATAGAATAGCAGTAAGAGATCCTGGTAATAAACCAGCAGTAAATGATCGTGTTCAATATGTATATATTAAAAATAAGGAAGGAAAACTTCAAGGTGATAAAATAGAAACACCTGAATATATTATTGAAAATAATTTGGAACCTGATTATCTTCATTATATTACTAATCAAATTATGAAACCAGTATTACAATTATATGTCTTATGTTTACAAGAATTAGATATATATTCTCAAGAACCTGATTATTGGATGAAAATTGAAGAAGAATTGAAACAAAAAGATATGTATAAAGATGATACAAGACGTAAGAATCGTTTAGAAAATCTCAAATTGCTTAAAGTTCAAGAACTGTTATTTGATGAATTTATTTCAAAACTAAAAGAACCAAAAGTATCTAAAAGATCAACTCCTAAAACTAAAACAACAACTCCTAAAACTAAAACAACAACTCCTAAAACTAAAGCAATAACTGAATCATCTGGAGATATATTATCAGGTGAAATCAGAATTACTGAAAGTAAATCTACAAAAATGATTTCATATAAGGTTAAAATTGAAAAGGAAATGATAAATGGTGAAGTGCCAGTAAGTGAAACTAAAGAAAAAGTATTGAAAAAATTGTTGTCAGATATATATGATAAATATCCCACAAAAATAATTGAAATTAAATTGAATTATAAAGCATTTATCAAAGATTATAATTATTTCAAAGCAAGATTTAATAATTTGGCAGAATCTACAAATTTAGGTTTGAGTGAAGTTACAGAGCAAAATAAAATTATTAAAAATGACGTGTTTATTAAAATTAAAGATAATATTATATTAAAAGAGTAAAATTATTTATAAATGGGTGGCGGTGGTAGTTCAGAAAGATTGGCAAGTGCACAACCAACATCAGCACCTTATTATGTTGAAACAAACTATAATTTAATAAGACAAGGATTTGTTGATTATTATGAATATAATAATTATAATAGCAACTATAATAAAAATAATATAGCAATTTTAATTTTAATATTAATTATTTTATTATTTCATTTATATATAAAATCAAAAATTAAAAAGTATTAATATTTTATTATTTTTATTAAAAATGATTTTTTGTTATTTTTTAAATTTTGCTGTTTGACAGAAATGCTATTTCTTTCGATATTGGATGCAATGAACATGAGTGCTGAGGACTTTAGTCTGAAGGGCGACGCCAGTTATTGCACAGATTCCGTTATCGACGCGAAGGAGTTTGATCTTGCACAATTGCCGGACTTGTCTAAGTCGATATGCAGGTGTTTGGAAGATTGCTATGTCATGCAGTCTCGGAGCGATGGTTTCATTATTGCTTGGGATTGTTTCGTTGTTTATGTTACTTTTAAGGATGGCAAATGTCATTTGACTGTTGACTTGTGCGATGAGGTTCCCTTTGACTTTGATTAAGGTCGAGTGTTTGAAAAGGGCAAGAGGGTATATCCTTTTTGTTCTTTTTATTGTTTTGGTTTTTATTATACAAAAAGATGAAAACTATTTAAGGATAACTTTATATATATAAGTATCCAATTATGGGACTATAGTTCAGTGGTTAGAACATAGCTCTTATGAAGCTAAGATCTGAGTTCGATTCTCAGTAGTCCTACTTTTTTTATTATTTTTATTATATGATTTTGTTGACAAAATTATATAAAAATCAAAAAAAATGAAATAATTACTATTATCAATTGACAAATCAATATGTCAATTCATTGCAGTCTTTGTATGACATGTATTCAGGAATTTTATCATGAAAATGAGATTTATGAGAAAAAACTTAAAAGAGACAGTAAGATTAGGAAGGAAAAAACCATAAAAATAATTAATAGTTCAATTGAAATAATTGAGAATCTAAAATCCAGGTTGGAAAAAGGCAATTCAAAAATTGATCAAATTTTAAAGAAATAGTTTTATTGTTTTGGTGCCATATTATAACAATATAAATTATATTCTGGTTTTACTTTTATTATTTTTGTTGGTTCATTATAATCTTCAACAAATTGTTGTTCAACTTGTGAAACATATTTAGTGTAATAATTTGGTTTTATTGTATTATTTCCTGGTCTTTCTTGATATGATGGAATATGATGAGATGCATAAAAATTTGCACTAAAAGCAACAGCATCAGGTTCTGTTACTGTTTTTTTAAATGGTTGACGTTTATCATAAAAAGAAGCATTATCCGCAATTGATGGTTTTGGCATTTTTGCTATTTTCTATTATTTTATATAAAGATATTTATTATAATTATAGTAATAGTATTAATAGTTATAATTTTTAATGAGTGATAAAGATTTTATTCAAGATGGTTTGACAAATGAAAAAATTGTTGAAACAATTAAAGAACTCAGAAAAAGAAAAGATGAAGATGATTGTAAATCTTTAGATGAAATGACTAAATATGAAAAACTAAAAAAAGAATTTGAATTTTTCTCGGATAGATATCCTATGTTATATGATATGTGTTTAAGAGATGGTGAATTTGATTGGAGTGCATTAAATTATTTTTTAAATATGAGAACAAAAGTTATTAATAATCGTATGACAACTGAAGAAGCATCTGTAAAAGTTGGCAAAGAATGGTTTGATAAATTTGTTGATGTTGATAATCTCAATAAAGCAAAAGATGCAAAAAAACAAAGAAAATCTTAATTATCATTTATATTCAAAATCATCATAATCATCATCATAATCGTTAGCATAATTATAATCATCATAATAATCATCATATAGTAAATAATCATAATCATCATAATATTCTTCCTCTGCGACTTTCTTTAAATATTCCATTTCCTTCTTTTCTTTTTCCTTGAGTAATTCTTCTTCATAGAATTTCTTATCGATTAAATCATAATCAATTGGTGGTTCAGGAGGTTTAGTAGATGTTAAGAATTTATAATGGTCTCTTACATCTCTATCGAAATCGTGAGTAACATCCATTTGAATTTGTTCAGGAACTTTTCCAATCAATAATTCATTTTCAAGAAATGTGTCTTTATGATTACTTAAATAATAATTAATATAATCAAATTTATTTTGACCATTATAATTTTGATTATTATAAAGATAAATATCAATTAAAATATTCATTCGATGTTTAAGAATATTTTGTTGCAAATCTTTACGTGACATAAGAAAAGTAGAATAACAATTAACATAATCATTAGCACCAGATATAATAGAAGTATTATTTAAATAGCGAAAGAAATCAAACAACATTATTAATAACTCATATTAATAATAAATAATAAAAATAAATCATTTTTTATTTTAGACGTTTAATAACGTTAATAATAACATCTTGGATTTTATCTAAATCTACTTCTTTAGAATGTCTGTAATGAATACAAACATTATTATTTTTAATTATCAAAGAAATTCTATTATTGATTCTAAATTCTTGATATTTATGTTCAACTCTATTATCTATATCATTGGTACATGCAAATGAATGTGTTTGCATTTTCATTTCATTAAATGCTAAATAACAGAAATTATCATTAACTTCCATATTTTCTAATTTTCGCAAAAAAACATATTGACTATCATTACTTAAATCATATACATAAGATAAATTATTTCTATTATAATTAACTAAAGTACTTTCTTTTGTTAACTTGAACTTTTGCTTTATTCTATCAATTATTGAATCGCTAATATAAATATTAATTTTATTGGCATTATTATCCATTTTTGGATTTGTTAAATATATCTCAACAATATTAGTATCATTTGAGATAAATTTATTTATATCAATCATTTATTTATTTATATTTATAAAATCATATATCTTTTAATCATTTTTTATATAAATAAATTTTTTTGCTTTTTCAAAATTTTTAATATGTTGCTCTAATGAATCAAGAAAAATTATATCAGTACATTTTGTTTGTTCTAAACATTGTATTGGTGATTTTAATTTATATTGATTAAAAACTTTTATCAATTCAATTATTTTATATTTAATTCTAAATAAAATCTCTCTTTCTATGTGTATATGTGTTCCCTTTTGACTTTCATATGTAAAATGAACTATGATATTAAAAATTTCTTTTATTTTATTTTTTATTTGCATTATTTGCGGAGGTGTTCTAACTGATGGTCTAATACTATTATTTAAAATTATAAAATTATTTAAAAAAATTAAAAAATTTATGTAATATTTGTGAATTTTAATTGAGTCTGGTAAAGTAATAATACGATTTTTTAATTTTTCAAATGTATCAATATTTGTATATGATGCATGCGCTTGATATAATAATTTTATCATATTAGGATCATAATTTTGCATTATTTTTTTATCAGTTTGTTTTTCAATTAAATTAGTTTCCATGTTTCTTATAAGTAAATTAATACTACCTATGTTTTTTCTTATTTCATCTGAATTTAAATAACCAATAATAAACATTAAATAAAATAATAATAATTCAAATGATAAATTATTTATTTGCATTTCTGTCATTAATCCTTTTTTAATTTCACCTTTATTTTTTGCTTTAACTAATTCAACAAGTAAATCATATGGTTTTGTTCTAATATCATCACTCATGTTTCTATAAATAAATATATAAATAATTTATTTTATGAATGATGATTATTTGTTCATAAAAAATAAATTAATTAAAAAAAAACTAAACAATTAATAATGCTAAGTCTGCATTTGCTTGTTCTCTTTTCAACACAGGTATTTCAATGTCTTCATGAGAATATACATTTTTATCATTATTGTGAAAATATAAATAATAGTATTTAGTGAAAGTATTAGAAACCTTATTAAAGAATACCATCATTTTTCCTATTGATATTTTATATTATAAAAATAAAATTCATTTTTTTTATTAAGATTATTATTCATATTTATAAATAATATTCTTATTTATAAATATTATTTAACGTACTCTATACCCTTTTATCGCGATTTTTTTTGCTTGTTCCCTTGCTCTATTTCTACGTCTATCTGCTCTTGTTCCTGTAGATATCATAAGAACACCATGATGCCAATCTCCAGGTCTGGAATATTTTCTAGCTAATTCTTGTGCACTGTGTGCATAAGTTCCAGATGTTCTGTTACTACTACTACTATTTCCTTTTGAATATGTATATATGTTATCATCATTATCATGATCATTTTTAAATAATTCAATTTTTTGTGATTGTTCACCTGTTATTTCATTAACAATTTGATTGAATTCTTCTGTTGCTTTATCTTCTATCTCTTTTGTTAATATGGGTTCAGGTTTATTTGATCTTGATATTTGTTCTGCTGATAAAAATCCATTTGTTTGTTCTGGTTGTTTTTGTTCTGGTTGTTTTTGTTCTGGTTGTTTAAAAATATTACCAATAAAATCAAAACCTTTTTTAATATTTTGATCAAAATTTTTAGTACCATGTTGAACATCTAACATTGCTTGTTTAGTTCTTTTTTTTGTTTCATACATTGTATTAAACATAATTTGATCTGGGTATGGAATATTATTTAAATATTTTTGTTTAATGTCTTCAATAATATTAGGATTGTTTTGTATTAGCGATGGTTCATCTATTTGCAAATCAAAAATTTGATTACATAATTCATCAGAAAATTCTGTAAATTTTTTCATTGTTTCTATTTTTTTTTGCTATATTAGATGCAATCATAGAACGTTCTTTATTACTATTAACACCATTAGAATTTAAATATAAATCTATATATAATGAAGCATATATTTTTGCTTTATCATCATCATTAAAAAATTTTTACTATTACTTAAATTGAAAAATCCTCCCATTTTTTTTGGGTTTATTATAAGTTTTTAATTTTCTTTGTATTCCCATTAAAAATTTTTAATATTCTATTATTTATTTATAGAATATTATAAGTTTTTAATGGATGATATTTATGAGTTTATAAAAGGAAAGAAATATAAAAAATGTAAAGAAAATGAATTCAGAAATCCTATTACAATGAGATGTAATAAAATAAAAACAGAAATTAAAAAACAAATATCTAATGATTACAAAGAGTGTCCTCCAGATAAAATATATAATAAAGATACCAATAGATGCGTTTTAAAAACTGGTGCCATTGGAAAAAAAATATTACAATCACTAATTCAAAATAAAACTAAATATGAACCAAAAAAAGATGAAAATGAACTAAAAGAAAAAGAAAAAGAACTAAAGAAACTTAAAGAAACGAAAAAGAAACTTAAGGAACAAGAACTCAAAGAACTAAAGAAACTAAAAGAAAAAGAAACGAAAAAGAAACTTAAGGAACAAGAACTCAAAGAACTAAAGAAACTAAAAGAAAAAGAAAACGAACTCAAAGAACTAAAGAAACTAAAAGAAAAAGAAAACGAACTCAAAGAACTAAAGAAACTAAAAGAAAAAAAAGAAATGACACAAGATAATGCAGCAAATATAATTAAAACTAAAATGAAAAAATATTTGATACCATTTGTTAATCGTGTTAGTGCAAATATATATGATAGAATTGTTTATTATAAAAAAATAGTAAAAAATTTAAATTTTGATAAAGATAGAAATAATTATTGTGTTAAGTTTTATAAATTTGATGAAAAAACAGGAAAACCTATTTTTAGAATTGGAAATAATATTATTCTTAAAAAAGAAATTGGTTCAGGAAGCACTCATGGTGCGATTTATTTAAGTAGTTTTAGAGATAAAAATAATAAATTGCTTAAATATGTTGTCAAAGTCAGTCCCATTAGTTATAAAACACCAGTTGAAATTAAAAATAATGAAATGGTAAGTAATGCAGTAATCAAAAATTTATGTCCTCATTTTCCAATTTCATATGGATATGCATTATGTATGAAAAATAATTTAAGAAAAAGTTCATTTAAAGCATCAAAAGAAAGAGGTATTACTCATAATAAAGATAAAGAACCAAAATTTTTATTAAGTGATAAGGATTATTATGTTTATTTAAATGAACTTGCTTCTGGAGATTTAAGAACATTTAATTTAAATATTGAATTAAATGAAAATAGAAAAATTGCAGGAAATAAAATTGCTCAAATATTCATTTCGTTGATGTTTTTTTATAAAACAACAGGTTGTTATCATTGTGATGCACATGATGGAAACTTTTTATATCATAAAATAAAAGAAGGCGGATATTACCATTATAAAATATTTGGTAAGGATTATTATTTGCCTAATTTAGGTTATTTGTGGATTGTTTGGGATTATGAACACGCAAAATCATTAACAGACCCTATTAGTAATCACAAAGTAAATTTAAAAATGGGATATGATTTTATATGTATAATGCCATTTTTATTAACTTGCTGTAATAAAGATGAAACAACAATAATTAAAAAAAAATTATTTACACCTTCAGAAACATCATTATATAATCGTATATATAATAAACGTTATTTTCATCTATTTTTAAAATCAATATTAGATTGTTTATGTGAATTAAGATATATTAATACAACAATATATTCATCAAATGAATTAATTAATAAAAAACCTTATATTATTGACGATATATCTCCAATGACATAAATAAATATGCAGAAAATGAATATAAAACAAAACCCCAAATAGTATCCATGATCGCAATATTTATATTATAATTTTTAAATATTGCTATATTTGTAGCATTAATTACACCATAAATAATTAATCCCATTAATCCACCATATTTAATTGATAAAAGTAATAATGATTTATGGTTTTCTTCTTTTTTTTCTTTTGCATATTCATATTTAATCATGGGTATACTAAATATAAATAAACCAGCAATAACACACAAATAAGATAAAAATGTACCAATTAAATTTAATTGAATATCAAATCCTTGAATTTTTTTGACCAAATTATTATAATTATTTTTATTTGTATATAACCAAATACAATCAATAATCAAAATGACAACAATTGTTATTATATAATTACTTGTCATTTTTATCTATAATTATTTATCATAAAAAATGATTATAAATATTTATCATAAAAATAGATAATGATTAATACTTATATTACAAAATATATGCTTGGATATGATGGATTATTATTAAGACATTCATCTAATGAAATTAAAAATAATATAGATTTAGTAACCATTGCAATAAATAATAATCCATATGCATTTAAATTTGCATCTGATGAAATTAAAAATAACTATTCTATTGCTTTATCAGTTATAATGAATTCATGTAATCATAATCTCATGAGATATGTATCAGATAAATTAAAGGATGATTTTACATTTATTATAAATGTAATTAAATATGATACTACTTGTTTAAAATATGCATCAAATAGATTAAAAAATAATTATATAATTGGATATGAAGCAGTTATATTAAATCCATATTCAATTCAATATTTGAGCGATGATCTTAAAGATAATTATATGATTGCATTTACAGCATTTACAATAAATCATAATATATATAAATATATATCATCTAGATTGAAAAATAGCAAGGACTTTATTGCTGATATCATTAAAGAAAATAAATTTATATTTAAATACTTACCAGAAACAATAAGAAATAGATATGATATAATAAATGAAGTAATTGAGATTGATGGTAGATTATTAAGTTATTCTAATGAATTAAATAAAAAAAATAAAACACTTGTAATTAAAGCACTTAATAATAACCCCTTTGTTTATGAGGATTTGCCAAATGAAATGAAGGATGATGAAGATATACTTAAAATAGTTATCAGATTAAATCCATATATATATAAATATGCAAGTGATCGATTACATGATAATAAGGAAATAGCAATTGATGCTATTAAATTTGGAAATGGTTTTAATTTAAAATATGTATCTGAAAGACTTAAAAATGATATTGATATAGTAAAGTTGGCAATAAATAAATCAGCATTATCATTTGCATATGCATCACAATCATTAAAAGATGATAAGAAATTAATTTTAGAAACAATTAAAATTAATATTTATATAATGGAATATGTAAATTATAATCTTAGAAAAGATTATGATTTCATTAAAGAAATTATTAATGTTAGTGAAAAAGGGATTATATATACAGATAAAACAATTAAAATGGACAATTTAAAAATGCTAGAATTATATAGAATTAATTTTAAAATTTTGAAGTTTTGCAGAAATAAATTTTTAGAAGACATTCAATTATTGGAAAATGATTTTAATACAAATGATAATTTAAATTATAATGATTTAATTGAATATTATTCAGATTATATTCAATTATTATCAAATAAAAATCAAATAATTAATTATTTATTTAAAAATAAAAATTATGAATTTATAATTAATAATTCAAATATTCTAAAATTACTATGTGATAATATTAATAATGATAATAATAATTATTACGATAAATTTATTAAATATTTATTAAAAACAAAAAAATATAATATTATTTATAATAATGAAAATTTAAATATTTATCTTAAAGAAAATTATAAAATAATATTATTAAATATTAATGAAATTAATAATGATTATAATGAAATAGAATTAAAAGAATCCATTGAAAACAATTTTTATGATTATCAAATTATTTGGATATAAAAAATGATTTTTGTAATCTAATCTAGTGTTATAATGAATAATATTACAAATATCAATACTTCAATTGTTAATAATACTAATAATACTAATATTACTAATATAAATAAACTTAGTATTGAAGGAATGATTATTATTGGATTAATTCCTATATTACTTTGTTCAGTTCCTCTTTTTTATTGCATGTGTTATAGTTTGAAATATATATTTATACCTTATTGCATGTGTTATGGTAATTTTTCTGATGTATTTATAAATGATAATGAATCATTTATAATAAAAAAAACTAGACTGATATTTGATTGTTTATTTGGAACAGTTATTTCTCCAAAATTAAATCAAATAATAATTATAAAACAAATCAATAATTCAAATAATTCAGTTGCAGATATAGTTAGTTTCAATCAAACTTAAATTGTGAGTGAAAAGTTCATTACAATAAGTTCACTTAGGCGCTCATAAATCGAATGATACATTCCAATATATGCAAGAAACTGATTATAACTTAAATTTTTATCTATAATATTAAGTTTTTTGTATTTTCTTTGATATAAGTCACATATATAATAAGTGCCACCATAATGAGTTATTATTTCATTTATATTTTCATCATCATTATAAAGAACTAATTCATATACAACTTGTTGTAATTCATGTTCCCAATCATGTTTAATTTCACAATAGGAATCATAAATTTGAGAAATAATATCATTTTCATCATAATTATAACTCATATTTGATGATTATGTTTATATCTATATTTATATTTATAATCATAATCATTTTTTAATACTTCTAAGATAAAAATTTATTTTTCTTGTTGTTACAAATGATCGGAATTTATCAGTCCAAATAATATCCCATTTACCATCCTTTTTATAATTACTCATTTTCAACAAATAATTTGAAGATGATAAATAAGGTCTTTTCATACCAATAGAACTAAAATATCCCATACTATAAATATTAGGAATCATAACCCAATCATATGCATCTATACTTACTACTTCCATAAACCATTTATAAATATCTGTTGGTTTTACTTCAGATAATAATAAGAAATTTAAAAATACCATTAATCTTATTATATGATGTGCATATCCAAAATCAATTGCTTTTTTAATTTCATTATCCAATAAATATAATCCAGTTGTTGCAGTATACCATGATTTATCAATTGACAAATTATTATTATGATTATTCGATTTGATTAAATCATCATATTTATATGTATATAAATATCTCATATATTCGCGCCAACCAATTAATTGTCTAATAAAACCTTCATAAGATTCAATAGGTATATGTGATTGATAATTTTTATAAATTTCAATTAATTTTAATGGATTTAATAATCCAATATTTAACATAGGACTTATAATTGCATGATAATTAAATGGATTATTATCTCTTATAACATCTTGAAATAAACCAAATTTATTTAAATTATTATTTAAGAAATATTTAAATGCCAAATAAGCATCTTTAGAATTAATTGGATAAAATTTAATTGTTTCTAATGTGGGATTTCCTACATGAGATTTAAAAAAAGGCAATTTTGAATATTCAATACCGTCTTTATAATAATTAATATTGCCTTTATTTATATATGATAATGTTTGATTAAAAATAATGGGTTCTTTTGGATTTGAACGATTATATACATCTTGATTTTTAACTCCTTCCAATATCCTCAATTTTTTTTTACTGAATTCATAAAAACTTGCATGAGTAGGTGTTTTCTTATCATAACTATCTAAATCTTTTTTGGTCATTAAAAACATGGGCGTTTCTAATTCATATAAGTTTCCTAAAATACCCAATTTTTTATATTTATCTCTTAATTTAAAATCATTAATATCATAACAAATAAATTTATTTTTTTTTAAAAATAAATAATCTTTATCATTTATTAAATCTTTAAATTCAATATAAGTTATTTTTGAATTTTTTATTTGAGATTTAAGATAATCATAATAATAACGCATACATGATCTCATATATGCAATTTTTATTTTATTTGGTTTTATTTCTGTTGTTGAAAAATAATAAGGTTCTTCTATTATAAAAATTTCCTTAAATCCTTTTAATAATTCTATGTCCTCAAATAATTGATTGGGAAGAATTAAAAAATGATTGTTACTAGTCATTATATTATTATAACTGATAATAATTATGACTGAATATATATATTTATTACAAGAAAGTGAATTGATCAGATTAAATGAACCAATATATAAAATTGGCAAGACAAAACAAGAAAATTTGAAAAGAATTCAAAATTATCCAAACGGAACAAGATTATTATTACAAATTATTTGTAATGATTGTGATAATTCAGAAAAAGAACTAATACAATTATTTAAAAATAAATATTGGTAAAGAATATTTTAAAGGCATTTTTTTACACATGATTCAAGACATTTATTGTCAAATATTTCATACCAATGATACCAATGATATCAATGATACCAATGATACTAATGATACCAATGATACTAATGATACTAATGATACCAATGATACCAATGATACCAATGATATCAATGATACCAATGATACTAATGATACCAATGATACTAATGATACCAATGATACTAATGATACCAATGATACCAATGATACCAATGATACTAATGATACTAATGATTATAAAAATGAAAGAAATCTAAAAAATATTTAATAAAAAATTTCTTTATGAAAATAAATTAAAGTTTAAATATTATTTAAAAAATGAATTAAATATTAAAATTAAAAATAATATTACTATTAGTGATATAGAATCTATAACACTAGATTTATGTTTCATAGATTATAAATCTGAAAAATATTTTAATATTGGTTTTGCAGACTATTTATTAAATATATTTAATATTATAAAAATAACTAATATTAAAATTTATAATTATAATTATAATTATAATCAACATATTGAATATTTAAAAGATTTATCATTATTTATTTATATACGCAAATATGAAATTTATTTAAATATATTTAATAATAAATTGTTAAGATAATAAATTCTTCTATTTTATTTAATCTAAATTTCATTAAAGAATAATTAAATGATATTATTTTATATAAAGTTAAAAATATTTAAAATTATATGAATGTTTTATGCAATTGATAAAAGAAATAATGAAATAATTTTAGCTTATAATATAAGAGAAAATAATTATAAGGATACTTATAATAATAAATTAAAATTTAAATGTGCTGATTGCAATGATGATAGTGTAGTTTATGTAAATTCATTAAATAAAATTGCTCATTTTCGTCATTCCAATGTAAAAAATAGTTGTTTTGTTTCCAAACAATTTATTGAATATAATAAACATTTTTACAATAATTGGTTTAAATTATTTAAATATGAATACAGAAAACCATATTGGTTTAATATTAAATTAGAAGAAATTAGTAATAATAATACAACAATACTTATTAAATATTCTTTTCAAAAACCTGAAACAATAAAAGCTATTGAAAAATATACTAAAAATAAAATTATATGGATTTTGTCATTAAAAAAAAGAAAATATAATAAAATATATCATTATAATGGAAATATATATATAGATTTTATAGGGAAGAAAAATGATATACCATTATATAATTCTGATAAATCAATTATATATTTAGATACTGGTACAGATATTTTGATAAAAGTATTATTAAATAATTACAATTTTAATGGTCAAGAAATAGAATTAATTAATATTTATGATTTTTGTATTTATAATGATGACTTATTAATTGCATATCCCTATAGAAAAAAAGATATTTATTTACATAAAATATTAAATGAAAAAAATAATTATATAAATGATATAATTTATGAAAAATATTTAATAGATAATATTATAATAAAATATTATGAAAGTTATAACTATCATATAATTGATAATAATCCTGATATTATTTTAAAATATGATGAAAATAATACAAATTTATATTTAAATATAATATTACATTTATATTATGAAATCAATAGTAAATCAAATATCAGAAAATATAAAAGAATATCAAAATATTTTATTACACCAACCGAAAAGATAAATGGGACAAGATTTATTTATTTTTGTATATCTTAAAACTATGTTTTAGGTAATTGGTTAAATGTTCTTTCTTTATTTTTGTTGTTATTATATCTTTTATTACTTTATCAATATCTTCATATGTATTTGGACTTTCTTTCTTAATGTAATGTTTTAATTGACTAAAAAACTCTTCTATTGCATTTGTTTCTGGATGATATGGAACACTATATAATAAATAATTATTAGTTCTTTCTATTACTTCTCTTATTTGTTTAGAACGATGTATAACAGCATTATCCATTATAATAAGGTAGTTTTTATATTTATCCTTAATATAGTCATTATAAAAGTCTAATATATTTTGCGTTTTTAATCCACCTTTTAGGTCTTTATATAATACATATCCTATTATTTTATTAGCACTAATTGCAAATAATAAGTTATATCTTTTATAAGGATATTTATATGTTTTATCTATTACTCTTGTTCCGCTTTTACTTCTACCATAAGACGGTTTCATATTTAGATAAATAGATGTTTCATCTAAACAAATTGTTTTATCATAACTAAACTTTTTTAACTTTTTGTAAAATATTTCTAAATCTTCTTTTTCTTGCCCTTCTTTCTTTTCAGGATAATATTTACTTCTTAATTTCTTTCTTGTAATTTTATTTTGATGTAATATATTATATATAGAATGGTCTGATAATTTTACTTTATATTTTTTATTAATCATTTTAGAAAATTCCCATAAAGTAGTTGTAGGATATAATTTTACATAATCTTTAACAAATAAAATAATTTCTGGTGTAATTTTTGTATTTTTATATTCTCTATTCTTTCTTTTTATATTACCTTCTTTATTATATTTTATTTTCCATCTTGATAGAGATTGTATTTTACAATTAAATATTTTATTACATACATCTCTCATTGTCTTATTATGTGTTAAATAATATTTAACAGCAGTTAATTTATAATCTTTACTATGTTGTTCTACCATTCTCTTACTATATAAATGTACTTAAAAATATATTACATAATAATATATAACATTATGGATATTACTAAACTGGTAGAAGAAAATGAAAAACTTAAAAATGAAATATTAGAATTAAAAGAACAATTAAAAAAATATACTTATGGTAATACTCATAGACGATATTATGAAAAAAATAAGGAAAAGGTAAAAGAAGGTGGTGCAAATTATTTAAAAAAATTAAAAGAAGAGAACCCAGAGAAGTTAAAAGAGTATAGAAGAACAGCATATTTGAATAAAAAAAATAAATTACAAGAGAAAAAATAAAAAAATGATTATTTTTATTTTTTATTTATCTCATAAAATGTCAAATAACAAAGGTATTCCAACTATTGGTGTAAGAGGTATTCAATACAGAAGTAGAATTGAAGCACAATGGGCTTATATTTTTGAAAAGTTAGAATGGAATTGGGAATATGAACCAATAGATTTAGATGGATATATTCCAGACTTTATTATTAAATTTGACGAGGAAGAAATACTAATAGAAATTAAAGGAGATACAAATATTTGGAAAGAAGAAGTATATAAACCTCATAAAGATAAAATAATTAAATCAGGATGGAAAGGACAATTTGGAATTTTAGGAAGTGTATATAAAATAACTTATGACTATAGCTTTATTGAAAGAATAAATATTGGTAAATTATATCAAAATAAATGGAAACTATATGATGAAAATCATCATATATTAGAAAACAATGACATAAAATTTGATGATTTAATTATAGTTTTCAGCAATAAAGTAAATAATTACTATATTGATGGTCTTGAATGGAAAGAAATTTTAGATTGCCCTTTATATAATAGAAAAGATACATATAATGATATTAGTGAATATTTTCAAAAAATATGGGTAGAAGCAAAGAATAGTGTGCAGTGGAAAGGAATGCAAAATACAAAACAAATAAAAGATAAAATATTAGATGTTGAAAAAAATACGAGAAAACAAATCAACGATAAAATATTAGATATTGAAAAAGATATGAGAAAGGGATATGTTGATAATCACGATGGAAATCTTATTAAACCATTAAAAGATTGTGATGTTTGTAATGGTAGTGGAATATCATATTGGAGTGATGGTATTTACAATAGTTGTATGGAATGTTGTTTTCTTTGTAATGATAAAAAAAGATTATTTAAAGTTACATAATCAAAAACTATATAAAGATAATTAAATATATACTATATAGTATTATACTTAATGAAGAAACCTCCTGATAAATATAAGTGTATTAAATTACCTATTACTTCTATTCTTTATAAAAATGAAGATAGTTCTAATATTTTTAACACTATCCAAGATGCAGTTTATAGAACGAATTATATTACAACAAAAACAAGTTTGTTATTGAGATTATGGTGTTTAGATAAATATCATAATGATATTGATATTCCTTTAATTGATGAAAATACTATTAAAATGTGTATGAAGTCTTTACTTTTACCATCACGTGGTCCTAAACCTAAAAATAATAATCTGTTATTATTTAATGAGTTTAAAAAATTACATACTTTCAATTTAGAAGATGGTAATAATTTATCTGCTATTTTAGATTATTACGCTATTACTATTCTTACCTCTATTGAAAATAATATTAAAATGCATTTTTTTGATTATGTAAATCGTTTTATTAACAGTTATTTTAAGGTTTTATATAAAAAAGAAATTGAAAATAAAGAGTTTAAAAAACAATTATTCAAAGATTTACATGTTGTTAAAAATGATATAATTAATTGTACATTAAATGCTAATGAAAAGTTTCACAATTGGATTAAAGAATATCGCTATAAAATTGTTCCTGGAAATTTTGAAATCAATTATTATTATGATGTTAAGACTACACCTCAAAAGTATCTTAAATATATGATATTTATGAATATTGAATTAGAAAAAATAGAAGGAAAAATGTATCAATTCTTTCCTATACAAACTTCTATTATACCAAATCATATACAGATAGATACGAAATCAGTAATAGAACTTTTAGTAAATAAAGAAAAGAAGAAGTATTTAGATAATATAGAATTAAATAAAGAGTTTTTATGGGACATATTCTTTAATATAACTCAAAAAATAAAAGATTATATATTTGATAATACTATTATTACAGATGGTTATGCTACTTCTTTAAGATTTATTCATAAAGATTATATTGAAGGTGAAAAAATCAAAAAAGAAAAGATGAAGAAAGGACGAAGAGATGCTAAAGAAATGACAAAAGAAGAAAAAGAAAAGAAGAAACTTGCTAAAAAGAAATTAGATAAAGAAAAACCTAAAAAGGTTGAAAAAACATATGAGTTTCCTTATATTGATGATGTAAATAAAGAAGAATTAAAAGGAAATCATATTTTTATTGACCCTGGTAAAAGAAGTTTATTTACTATGATGAATGATGATGGTAAGTTTTATTCTTATACAAATAAACAAAGGTGTAATGAAACTAAAAGATTAAAATATCAGAAAATTCTTAAAAAGTATAAAGATGAATTAAATATTACATCAAAAGAAAAAGAATTATCATCATTCAATAGTAAAAGTTGCAATATAAATAAATTTAATGATTTTATGAATAAAAAAATAAGTACTAATGAAGTCTTATATAAACTTTATCAAAAAACAAAATTTAGACAATATAAATGGTATTCATTTATTAACAAAAAACGAACAGAAGATAATATGCTTAATAAGATTGAAAAAACTTATACAAAAGATAGTATTGTAATAATTGGTGATTGGAGTATTGGTAAGCAAATGAAAAACTTTATTTCAACACCAAATTTATCATTAAAGAGAAAATTACAAGAACGATTTAGAGTTTATGATATAGATGAGTATAGAACATCTTGTTTAAACTATAAAACAGAAGAACTATGTAAAAATCTTTATCTACCAGATAAGAAAAATACAGAACGAAAAATGCATTCTATCCTAACATATAAAATGGAAAATAAACGGAATGGTTGCATTAATCGCGATAAAAATGGTTGTAAAAATATCCAAAAAATTTTTAACTATTATATGGAATATAATGAACGACCAAAAAAATATAAAAGAGGTGTGGATTTACAAAAACTACAAACCGCTTTAACAGAGCCGTCAAATTGTAGTTAGTCGCTTTAATGCGATCATTTACATCAATAAAAGAGATGAATGATAAATTATTATATTTTTATAATAATCTTGTCCCATTTATCTTTTCGGTTGGTGTAATTTAAATGAATATATAAATATAAAAAAAAAGATAATAAATATTATTGAAGAAATATGTTTAAATAATCATACTATAATAAATGAAATTATTGAATTATTTTTTGATGTATGTATTCAAATAGATTATAATAATATTTATATTATTGATTCAATAGTAAATTACATTGTTAAAACTTTTTACAATGAATTTATTAAGATAATAAATCCTTAAATTCTTCTTCTGTTATAATAATAACTCCTTTTTCTTCTGCTTTTTTGACTTTTTCTGTTATTTTTGTTTTATCTTTGATGACTAAATAATTGGTAGTTTTAGTTACAGTTGAGTCGACATAACCATTATTATCTTTTATTTCTTTTTCAAAATCTTTGTTTCTAAATCCAGTAAAAACGAAATGTTTATTTTCAAGTTTTTTATTTATCTTTGACATTGGTTTTTTATTTTCAGTTTGTTTTTTTTCAGGTTCTTTTATATTCATACCTAAATCTTCATAAAAATCATAAAAATTATTTAAGTTTTCAATGAATTGTTGTGCACCTACATCACCCATACCATTTATAGATTTTATTTCCAATATAGTTAATTCCTTTGCTTTTGATTTATCAGTACAAATAAATGGAAATTTAGATAAGATTAAATCTAATTTTTTTCCACCCATACCTCTTCCCAAAAGATTAGATGCAATCATTATTTCCATACAACTCTTCTTTTTAATTTCACTTAATCCATTTAATACATTATCAGCACTTTTATCTTTAAAACCTTCAATTTCAATTAATTCATCTTTTGTGATATTAATAATTTTTTTTAATGTATCATATGAATTATCATATAATTTAGTTATAATTCCTTCACCCACTCCCTTTATTTCAAGAGATTTCATAAAGAAGGTATATGATTTAATATCATGTTCTCTATTTTTTTCTTCTGTATCTGCTATTATGTCAATTTTTGTTTTATTCCATTTATATGGAATATTGGGCATTATTGCATTTCCATTATCAGATTCTTTAAGAATTTCAACTATATCTGGTATTACTCCTCCTGATCTTTGAATAGTTATTATTGAACCAAATCCTATTTTATTTTTGACTATGAAATCAGCATTAAAACCAGTTGCTTTTCTAATTACGACTCCATCAAGTTTAACTGGATCAAATTTAACAATTGGTTTTAAATATTTATCCTTACTTATATTCCATTCAACATCTGTAACAATTACTTCTGCTTTATCAACTAATGAATTTGATTTAAAGGCAAATGAAAATTCTGGATTTTTACCATTTGAAACAGGATAACCTTTATTATGTGTAATTACTATACCATCAATTTCATAATTACTTTTAGTTTTAAAATCTTTTAATAATTCAAGTAAAAGTTCATTATCCAATTGTTTTTTAATTAATGTATGTTTTACAACATCAAAACCCATTTTTTTAATTTTCTTTAAACTTTCAAAATTTGAAATACGTTCACTTAATAAGTCATATGCAACAAAATCTATTAAAGGTAACACTAATTTATTAGGAGTTTTGCTATTAATAACACCTGCAACTAAATTTCGCGCATTTACTCCTTCATTCTTAACTTTTTCCCAATTACTTTTAGATAATAATAATTCTCCTCTTATAGCGACACCTTTAGGCAATTTCTTTGGAATAGATTTTATAAAATCTTTAAATTTTGATATATCTTGTCCATTAATACCATCACCACGTGTATATAATTTTATTTCATCTTTATCATTTGAACTAACTATTAAACATGAAATACCATCTAATTTTTCAGAAATAACGTATTCAAGTGGATTAAAAAATTTAGAAATCCATGAATTGAGTTCTTTCTTATTTTCATATTTAATTTTATCTTGACTTCCCAAAAAATAAGGCAGTTTTACTTTTAATTTATCAAGTGGTTTAAAACCTATTTCTTTTAAATATGGATTTTTAGGATATTTTTCTTTGAAATAATCTTTAATTTCATCATATTGATAATCTGTTAATATTGCTTGTCCAGAATTAAAATAAGCATTATCCGCATCTTTGAGAATTTTAACTAATTCACTCGCTTTTAAGTTTTTGTAATCTTTAAAATCTGGAGTTTTATTTTGAGTCATTTTTGCTTTTGATTTAAAATAAGCATTTTTAGGTGCAATTTTTAATAATTGTGATTCCAATAATTCAATTTGTCCCTTGGTTAAAGTTTTATCATTTTTTAACATTTTAACTAATTCAGGTGCTTTAAGTTTAGTTATATTAATCATCTATTTATTTATAATTTATAATTTATTTTTATGTATCATTTTTTTAATAAATATATATATAGGAATATTGATAAATGGAACCAAAACCATTATCTTTTGAATTAAATATTAATGCATGTAAAAAATTTATTGATGCTGCAGATGAAGAAGTTAAAGATATTTGTAGAAAAATAATTGATAATACACAACATATTTCATATGAAAGATTTATATTATCAGTAAATAAAATAATTGATGAATATTTTGAAACTTTTGAAACTTTACATTTTGATTTAAATAGACCTATTTTTATTTTTATAACAATTGATGAAAGTAAAAAACATCATAAATATAAATATAAATCAAATTATTGGATTATGGAATATGTTATAAAAAGAATGAAAAAAATTTTAAAATCAGAAAATTCCGATTGTAAAATCATAATAGTAAATTATCCAGTTGATACACCTGAAATTCAAGAAGGGGATACTATTATATTTATAGATGATTGTATTTATTCTGGTTCACAACTTGGTTCAAGTATAAAAAAATTTAAACGATATGAATATTTATATAATTTATTTATAATGGTTCCTTATGGTTCTCGTAAAGCAATTGACTATATTATACATAATTATCAATATCATTTTGTAGAGGATGATAATGAAGTTAAAAATACATCATCAATGCCATATAATCTTAGAAAAAAAAGATATTTGAAAAGTAGTTCATTTTCTATTTCAAGAAAAAAACAAAAAACTCAAGAAAAACAAAAAAAACACATATTTTTTTCTCAAACAATGACAATTATTAAGAGTGTAATGTCTATTCTTACACCAAATGAATGTAAATTATTGGATGGATATTATAATGGAGATAATTCTAAGGCAGATAAATTTTTCAGTATCAATAGTTATATGATTTATTTTGATCATAAATTAGCAGATCCTGTATCTATACCTACATTATTTTATTTAGGTATTGTTCCAAATAAAAGAAATAAAAGAATTCTTTCAAAAACATTAAATATTTTAACAGTTTCGGATCAATTACAAATAATTCCTATAATAAATAATTGTGAAAGTTATACAACAATAATAGATCCATATTCTCCCAAATGTCCATATCCTCCTTATAAAGAAGGATATAAATATTGGTTGGAAGACATGAAAGATTTCAAATTACTAGAAACAAAAGATGATATGGAAATAAATAAAAAATTATCAAAATCAAAAACAAAATCTATTTAAATGACATCATTCATATCTAATGTGCTTAATGTTGAAGGAGATATAATACCATTGACTCCTCTATATTTATCTAATTTTTTGATACCATTTATAAATAAAGGTAATGTTCGTTTTTGTGCATATTCACTTCTTATTTTAATTAATATTTTTTGAGGAAAAGTAAAACTAATATTTTCAATTATATTATCATAGTTAGTAATAACAATATCTATAAAATCAACAGATATATCTTCAGTATATTTTCTTTTTTCTATTAAATTATATAATTTAATAAACTTATCTCTTGTTAATTTAAGTATTTCACATTTTTCTGTTATTTTAAAATAATTACTTAAGGAAACAAGAAGCATAGTTGTTACATTAAGAAAAATATTTGCATTTTTTATTATATATATATCAGTAATTGTTGAATTTATAATTGTCATTATAACATTAATGAAAATAATTGGAAATTCAAAAAAAAATTTTAAATTATAATAATAATTATATGTTTCATTACATATAACTTCATATATGTAAATCATGTCAATATAATCATCTAGTATAATCTTAATGTCTAATTTTGTCATTATACTAATTCATATATACATATATTTAAAATAAGACTTATTGGCGGATTCCATGGATTTCCTGAAAGAGTAGCAACATTAACAACAATACCTAATGAATTTTTTCGCGATATACTTGAAATAAAAACTTCAGATGATCCTGTTCCTTCTTCAGGTGTCACAAATATAAGTAATTTTGAAATATCAGGATAAGATCTATTTATTGATGCAAATGTTATTGAGTATGATACTTGATTTAAACCACTGGAACCTGCAAAATATGCAAAAGTTGTTATTGATGCATAAGGTGTGCCTCTATTTCCTAATTTTACAGTTCCTACACAATCTATTGCATAAATTGGATTTGTTGTTCCTATTCCAACATTACCAGTTAATTTTATGACATTATTATTGGAATTTAACCATGGTCGATTATTTAAATTATTATAATTATTAAAACTAGTTGTTATTATATTTGAAACATTATTTGATGTTGTATAACCTATTAAATTTATATTACTATAAACTCTATTACTTGTATTAGATGTTTGCTGATTTGTGTAATTAACGAGAGAATTACTATTTATCAATAAATTATTTGACAATAAATTATCAAATATATTTGATGATACATATATACTATTAGCAGTATTTGATGTTAAAAATGTAGATAAATCAGTAATAGTTTCAGTTATTACACCTGTACCGGCATTTACTGATGTATAAAATGGTTGTTGCATATTATTATCCCAGTTAAGACGTAATATTGAAACATCACTAAACAATAGATTACTCATATCTACATTTAAATATTTAAAATTATATAAGGATTATATATTTATATTTATATAAGTCCTGTTAGCTCAGGAGGCAGAGCGCTAGGCTTTTAACCTAGTGGTCGTGGGTTCGATCCCCACACAGGATGAAATTGTTTTTGTTATGATAATCATTACTAAAAAATGATTATGATTTTTTGAAATTATTTTCGTGGATTATTTCGAAAATGTCTGATTGTTATGAAGAGCGCATTGATTTCTATATTCGTCTTATTGCTGTGAATAAAATCAAAGCAAGTGTAAGAGCAAAATTTGTGAAAGTTTTTCCAGAATATGATGCTGAAGTTGATAAATACATTTCATTGGGCAAACAGAGATGGATTGACGAGAATGTTGGTGTTTGGGTTTGATTGTTTATTATTATTAGTGGTTATAAATAACAATTACTTAGGTTTTTGTTATTTTGAACGTTAATTAAGGAAATGACTAATATTATTATTATGTCTGTTTTAATTATTATTGATAATAGGGAAACAAAATTATATTCTGGTATTATTGACAGAGATTTAGATAAATATAAAGATAAAATTGAAATCAAAAAAGAACAATTAGATATTGGTGATATTCATATTAAATTTAATGACAGTCTTTTTATTTATGAAAGAAAAACTGTTAAAGATTTATTATCATCAATTAAAGATGGTAGATATAAAGAACAAAAATCAAGATTGTTGTCATTATTATCATTATCACCATTGACAAACATTAATTATATAATTGAAGGTGATACAATAACTTCAATTAAAAATCAAAATAATCAAAAAATATTAACTAGTGTTTATTTAAATTCATTTTATAGGGATAAAATTAATGTTATATTTACAAGTGATACTAATGATACCATAACCTTTTTATTATTATTGGCAACAAAAATAATTGATAAACCTGAAAATTTTAATATAAATATAAATTCTGAAATTACTCCTTTAAATACAAATAATGATTATATTGATGTATGTAAAATCAAAACAAAGAAAAATGCAAATATTGATAAAGAAACATGTTATTTACTTCAATTATCGCAAATACCATCAATTTCAAAAGAAATTGCTAAAAAAATTAAGGATAAATATCCTAATTTGAAGACATTAATTAAAGTTCTTAATGAAGAAGAAACAAAAGAAAAACAAATTAAATTATTGTCAAATATAGATGGTATAGGAAATAAAAAAGCATCTATTATTATAGATTATTTATTATTTGTTGAATAATAATGAATATTTTTTAATTAATGTATCTATATCTATTCTTTTTATGACATCTGGTTCTAACATTTGTGTAATTATTTCAAAAATTTCAATAGGTATTTTTAAAATTTCTTTTGCATAATCTGAAACAATGATTAGAAAAATAACTTCAATTAATACTATACCTAATTGATATATATCAAGTTTTTCACCAAAAATTTTATTTGCATTTCTTCTATAATCTTTTTTATTAAATTTTTCACAATAAATATTATTTTCTGTTATTATAAAATTATATAAATTCATTAAATGTTTAAAATAAATATCATAATTAGGATCATATGCATTAGTTAAATAATTTTTTAAATTATCTAATAAATCATTGCTATTTAAATTATAATTGTAATTTTTATTTTTAGAATCTTTTAATAAATATAATTTTAAATCATTTGGATAATGCAAAAGTGTTCTATATTTTAAATTAGTTATATGTGTTTTAAAAATATCATTAAAATTTAATAATAATCCAAAATCTATTAATATTAATTTATCACCATTAAATAATATATTATTTAATTTAATATCACTATGTGACAAATTATTTTTAATTAATAATTTTATACCATTGAATAATTGTATAAATTTTTTGAAAAATTCATAAGCATCAAAATTTGATTTTAAATTATAAAAAAATACTTCCAAATCTTCTCCACCATCTTCATAAATAATTTGATAAATTTTATTTGCATCAATAATTAAGTCACAATCACTCATATCTTTCACATGTGAATTAATAAAAGATAAATCTATTTCACAATTGCTAATCATTTTAATTGTGAAATCATTATTTTTATCAATTTTAGATATTTGATGATGTCTTTTTAATTCAAGTTTATAATTATTTTTATCTTCAAAAATTTTAGCAATAGTATTATCTATTAATAACTCTTTTTTAATATCACAATGATAAGCAGGTTTAACAACACATCCATATTGTCCACTTGTCAAATATTTACTATGACTCATATGTTATCTATTTATTATTTTTATTATTTTAATGTTTTCATAAAATCTTCCATATTTTTAGTGTTCATACTTGAATTGCAATTTTGACAAATTGGTCTTAAATTACTTACAATAGTTTCACCACCATTTGCTTCTGAAATCATATGACCACAATGAAAAGATAATTGAGTAATATATGTGCATTTACAACAAAGACACTTAGATTTTCCAATTTCTTCACCTATAAACATATTCCACACTAATTTTTTCATTGTTGCTGAAATCTGTGTTTTCTTTTTTTTGATTTCTTCATTGCTTGATATTGAAGAATTGTCAATTTCTTCTTTAGGTTCTTCTTTAGTCTTCTTTTCCTTTTTAACTGTTTTAGTTTTAGTATTTAAGGATTCTTCTAATGGAACTGCTGAAACTATTTCAATTTCTTCTTTAGGTTCTTCTTTAGTCTTCTTTTCCTTTTTAACTGTTTTAGTTTTAGTATTTAAGGATTCTTCTAATGGAACTGCTGAAGCTATTTCAATTTCTTCTTTAGGTTCTTCCTTAGTCTTCTTTTCCTTTTTAATTGTTTTAGTTTTAGTATTTAAGGATTCTTCTAATGGAACTGCTGAAGCTATTTCAATTTCTTCTTTAGGTTCTTCCTTAGTCTTCTTTTCCTTTTTAACTGTTTTAGTTTTAGTATTTAAGGATTCGTTATTTTGCAATGGTTCATTAGTTAAAATTAATAAATTTTTAACTAATTCATTTATAGCATTAATTTTTGCTGCCATTTATAAAATTAATTATTAATAATTTTTATATAAAAATCATTTTTTCTTTAACTTTATTTCTTATTTAATTATAAAATGGATTTAAAAAATATATATGATTCTTATAACTTTTCCAAAGTTAACATAGAAAAATTTGTAAATAAATGTGAAAATGTTGCTCATGCTTTTGTTGATATTAAACCTATGATTAGAAAAATTTTAGAAAATACTGATTATATAAGTTATAATATTTTTATTACAAAATTAAATGAAATTATAGAAGAATATATTGAATATCATAGAAAAACTTACAATGAAACTGGTAATAATAGACCAATTTTTATTTTAAATTATTTAGAAAGTGACAGTGAATCACAATATTATAAAAATAAATCTAATGTTTGGATTTATAATTATGTTTTAAATTATTTAAATGATAAATATTCACGAGAATTTGAAATAAAATCGATTAATGGATTATTTCATTTGCGTTTTGATGTTATTATAAATGAATTTGGTAAAACATTTAATGAAAATGATACTATTATTGTAGTAGATGATTGTATTTATACTGGAAATCAAATGGGAAGACAATTAAGATCATTAAAAAATGAAATTAAAAAATATTTTAAATTTTATTTATTAATTCCATATGGTTCAGAATATGCCAAGAAACATATTGAATTTGATTTTAATTTTAATTTTAATCAAGAATATGAAATTAGCAAAAGAAGAAAGTTAGATCATGAAGAAAAACATGTACAAAGATTATATTTTTCTCCAAATATGCAAATAATTAAAACTATTTCTGATATATTAGATGATGATAGAATTGAATTATCAGAATATTATCCATATAATATGTTAGATGTTGATAGATCATGTTTAATTTACTTTGATCATAAATTACCAGACATATATTCAGTTCCATCAATAATTTATTCAGGTGTTGTTGCAAATCCAAAAAATGCAGAAATATTATCTAGTTTACGTAGCGTAATTGAAATTAATAAAGAATATATACAAAAATTAGACATTGTACCAATTATAAATAATTGTGATAATTATAATATACAAAATGGAATTGGTTTAATGTCTCCTAAATGTCCATATCCACCTTATAAAGAAGGGTTTGATGATTTTATAAGAAAAATACAGGAATTTAATACTCAACGTCAACAATCAATTCCATCAACTGGTGGAATGGGTAAAATATTAAGTAAGAAACGAGTATTAAAATCTTCAAAAAAATAAAAATTGATAATTATCATTATCATAATAATAATTATAATGAATCGTCCAATATATAAATTTAAAAAATGGATTGATTTAGATAAACTTGATTATAAATTTTTATCTAAGAATCCAAATGCAATTGATTATTTAAATGAAAATATTCATAAAATTAATTGGTGTTGTTTATGTGTAAATCCAAATCCATTGGCAATTGAAATATTGGAAAAAAATCAAGATAAAATTAATTGGCATTATTTATCAAGAAATCCGAATGCTATTTCTTTATTGAAAAGAAATCCAAATAAAATTAATTTTGAAGAATTATCATTGAATCCAAATGCAATTGATATTCTTGAAAAAAATCAAGATAAAATTAATTGGTATTTATTATCTAAAAATCCAGGTGCAATTAAAATTCTTGAAAAAAATCAAGATAAAATTTATTGGTCACAATTATCATGTAATCCTAATGCAATTGATTTACTTGAAAAAAATCAAGATAAAATTGATTGGTATCGATTATCTAATAATCATAATGCAATTGATTTAATTGAAAAAAATTTAAATAAAATTAATTCTGAAATAATGTTGGGATTAAATACAAATCCGAAAGCACTTAAATTATTAAAAATAAATAAATTTCTTTATTGGGATATACTTTGTTATAATCAAAATGCAATTGAATTAATAAAAAAAAATCAAAATAAAATTAATTGGTCTATTTTATCACTTAATCCAAATGCTATTGAAATTCTTGAAAAAAATATAGATAAAGTTAATTGGAGTGAAATATCATCAAATCCATCAATATTTGAATTGGATTACATAAAAATGAGAAAAAACTTTGAAAATTTAGAAGAAGAAATCATTAAAGAGGTTATGAAACCTTCCAGAATAATTAAAAACTTGGAATTATATAATTATGATATTGATGATATGTTCGATTAACTATTTAAAAAGAAATATAATACCAAATATCTTTTGTAAAAACCATTCATATCCATATTATTATAAATATTATGTTCAATCCAATTTTTAACATAATAACCAATAATTGCTAATGTTTTTGTTGCTGAATAATCTTTTACAAGTGCAGAAATTTCCCATGATGTTTCATAATTATCAATTGGTTTTGCATTAATATTAAAATAATATTTATATCGATGATTATTATAATCAAATGTATATCTCATAACATATTCATTTTTAGATTTAATTAAATATAAATATTTTGAATTAATATTATTTCTATCTTTTTTATTAATAATAATTAAAGGTTTTTTATTATTTTTTATTGTTTCATATACATTGAAAAATGAATTATTTTGATCTTGTTCAACAAATTCAACACCACTAATTGATTCATCTTTTCCATTATCATTTTTAATAAAATTAATTACTTTATTATCATCATCTTTTACATAAATCGATCCTCTAAATAATCTATTGTCAATTTTATCTATAAATTTCTTTTTTGGATCATCTAAATAATTTAAAACTAAATAATTACTGCTATTTCTAATTTTTAAATTATGAATATAAGGTAATTTAATAAAACCAATCAATGATTCTTCTAATGATTTTTTGATAATTAAATTGATATTCACAATATTAAATGCCAATGTTGAAATAATAGTTAAGTTAAAAAGTAGACTTTTTAAGAATAATTTCATGTTTATTATATGGTGTCATTTTCTTAAATAAAAATGAAAATAAAAAAAAGGCGCTTCTAGAAGGACTCGAACCTCCGACCTAACGGTTAACAGCCGTTCGCTCTAACCAACTGAGCTATAGAAGCATGTTTATATTTATAAACTTATCCTTATATCATTTTTAATATTAAGTTTCTTTAGGTTCCTTAGTTTCTTTCAACTCCTGTAGTTCCTTACTTTCTTTGGGTTTTTTGGATTGATTAAAGTAAAAAAAGGACTTATATGGTTGAATATAGTAAGTTCTATACATTATTATTGTTATAATAATATAATAATTAAAAAATGATTTTATATACAAATATAAATTTTATCTATCACTATGAAATCTAAGATTATTAACATCAACACAACTCGTGAAAAGAGATCTTTGTTCAATCGTGTAAAAACTATTGCAATGAATTCCAATGGAATCTTATTTGGAGGAGTTGTTAGAGATGATATTATTGGCAAACATTTCAGGAGCAAATTTATCAGGAAAGATTTGGATATTGACAAGTATTGGGATCCAACATATGATGTGGAAACCAAGCATCGCTTAATTATTCCGAGCGATATTGATGTTTTCTTTCGCACTGAAAACCACTCAAACGCATTTCAAAATCGTTTGAGAGAGTTTGTCAGAGATTTTAATGGTCATATCAATATTACAGATGATCTCAATTTTAGACAATTTGATTATTCAACAACAAATCCATATCTGAAACATAAGATTATCACTCTTAGTATTAGAATTGGAAGAACATTATTTGAATCTGGTATGGTTATTAATCTTAAGGTTGATCTAATTGAAATATGCAATGCTCATGCCAGTAGTGCTAATAATCGGAGTTTTATCAGTTTTACGTCGACTATTGAACCACCATTCAATAATTTGGATTTTCTATCGAATGTCTTTATTATGGAGAGATCTTCTTCTGGAGAATTTTCAGTTAGGTTGTCTAACTCCACTGGAACTCCTATTGATAGAATGTCTTTCAGTGAAAAGACTCATGTTTCAGCAATGATTATAGATGATATGATTAACTTTCGCACTCAGTTTGTTAGAAATGTTGATGGATATAGTTCGGAGTTTATTAATTGTTTTCGAATTCTTAAAATGATCTCAAAACCTATTCCATGGAATATTACTAATCTACCTTTCAAAATGATGCCCATTAGTGAAGTTACTGATGATATTGATGAGAACTGTTGTATATGTTTACAGGAAATTAAAACTGATGATGAGTCTGCTGAAGTTACTCAAGTTAATACTTATAAGGAAAAAAGCAGATATTTGCATCGTAATTGTTTCATTGAATATTTGCACAAGGAGCAAATGCAAAAATATGTTGATTCTGAATCAAATACTATTCAATGTAGATGCCCTTTTAGAGGATTATTTAAATTTGGCGATTGTCACGCAAATGTTAATTATATATAAAAAGTAAATAAATATTCTATTTATGGAATTTTTGTTTATTAAAAAAATTATTGATAAAAAACTTTTCGATAATTCAAGTGATATTATTATTGATGAAATTTTTAATTATTATGATAACAAAGAAAAATTAATTGATTTTAATAATTTATTGAATAAAGATGAATCAAATGATTATGAATTTATTATTGACGTTGATACAACTCCTTTGAATGAAAATGAAACAGAAGAAATGAATATTTATATATCAGCAATCAAAGAAGAAATTAATAGAATACAAAAAGTTGTTGAATATTTGATAGCAAATGTAGATATAAATAAAATAAAATTGCTTAATTATAAAATTTATAATTATGATAATACATCAAAATTTATTAAATCTAAAGTTAAGAATAATAATCATAATTTTGATTTGAAAAAATTTATTTTAAAAAATAAAATTGATAAAAATGAAATTATTGAGAAAATGAAAAAAATGACCATAAAGGATGTAGGACAACAAGTATCTGAAAATAAGTTAATGATTTACTTTTTATTAATTAAGATAATTGATTTTTATAATTATTATAATAAATGTTTAACATATTCATTGAAATTATTGGAAGAATATCCTTATATTTATAAAAACAAGAATGATTATTTAATTGAAATAAATAATAAGTATATGAATGTTACAAATGATGAAATCAATTTTTATCATTATAATTTAATTAAAAATGCATATGTATCTACAAATAAATTAGGTGATACAATTAACTTAAAGAGGGGTTCGGACAAAAATTTTGAAATATCATTTAAATAATAGAGGATGACTAATAAAAAATTTTTAATCAAACGTTTAATGGAATATCCACAATTATCTCAATCAGATTATATTTCATTAATACAAGAAAAAAATAATTTAATTCAAAATAATGATTTAATAATAGATGTAGATATTAAGATCGATAATTTAGATAAACAAATAAATTTATATAATGAAAAACAAATGTTAATAGATTTAATTAAAAATACTTCTCCAGTAATTAGTCCAGTTACTTCTATTATTCCAGTCAGTTCTTTTTTTCGACCTCCTTCATTTTAACGAACATAAATTTCATATGCAATAGTATCACTGCAACCTTGTACCTCGGTTCCACCCCATCTATTATCATCGCGACATGAAAAATCTCTCATTCCAATACCACAAGCACTATCACAAGTAACTATTTCATGTCCTTCATTATTCCATACAAATCCCCATCTTACTTTGAAACCATTACCAGTTGAAGGATGTTCCCAATTTATACCATAGAAATTAAATCCATATTGACCACTCCATAATGAAGTTCCTGTATCTGTATTTTTTCTTCTCCATTTATTTAAACCAGTTGCATGTGATAAACCATATTTTGCCAAAAAATCTAAATTATTATTTGTATTATCAAGTCCACCTGTTCTAGTTCTTCTATTGAAGAAAAGTTCTCGCATTGGTTCTGGTTCACCATCAACACGACTTGATCTTGCTAATTCGCGCCATATCCAACCCCTTGTATTTTTATTTTCAGTTGATATTTCAATATCATCTTCGGTTTTTCCACCTTCATTTTTTGATATATAATCACCTCCTCTACTAATTGAACCATTACTATTTTTATAATAAAAAATTGCCATCCATTCACGTGCGTTATAACTATTAAAAGCATCAGTTTTAATATCAAAAACATCAGGGTTCAAATCAGAACTATAAATTGCATTACCTATGCTACTTATATTTTGGAGTTCTTTATTAGTTTTAATACTAGATTGAGTTAAAGATTGTATACCTAACGCTGTTTGTAATGTTTTTTTTATTGTTTCATAATCACTATTTAAAACTCTTTCATCAGTCCAATATGTTGAATCATAATTAAAAGTTTTACTATTTTTTACACCTCGCATTGCTAACATCCAACCACCTCCATAATATGCCTCATTCATAATGCAATAAATATATTGTGTTGCTTTGTCATTAAATTTGATCCAATAATAACCATCTGGAAAATCAACATGTTGAATACTAGTAGAACCTCCTTTATATCGTTTAAAAGTTCTTACTAGTTGTGGTATAATGGCACTAGGATAAGCATTTGAATCCGTATTGCCATCTAATTTATTACTTACAGCGACTTGATAATCAGATTTATCAAAAGTTGCTGTATTTTTTAAATAATCTGATTTTACTGTTGAATCAACTATTGTATCTTCATTTGCAATTATAACTGTTGCTTGTGAATCAGAATCAGCAAAATTTTCATAAGTGCAATTAATATACATATACAAATAAATCAAAAAAATTATAAAAATTAATATTGTTATATTAAATAAAATTATTTCAAATTTCATTTTACTTATTATAATGAAAAAAAAACAAATTATTTATTTATTTATCGTACATATATTTCAAACGCAATAGACTCATTACAACCTTTTGTTTGTGTTCCGTTCCATCTCCATTCGTCCCTACATGAATGATCTGCCATACCAATACCACATGCAGCATCACTTGTTTGATTATTAATATCAACTTCATTATTCCATATAAATCCCCATCTTACTTTAAATTCACGTCCAACACCCCACATTCTACCTGATAATGGATATTGCCAATTAACACCATAAAAATTAAAACCTTCTTGAGCACTCCATAAAGTTATACCTGTATCTGTAGTTTGTTTTCTCCATTTATTTAATCCACGAGCATTTGATATACCGTATTTAGATAAAAAGTCCCAATAATTATTACTTGAATCAAATCCACTATTATCACCTGCTCGTCTATTATAGAATAATTCTCTCATTGGTTCTGGATCTCCATTTGCCTTTGTAGTTCTTGCAACTTCGCGCCATATCCAACCACGAGTATTTTTATTTTTTGATGATATAGGTTGTGGATTTGTGCCCTCAGTTTTTCCACCTTCGCTTGCTAAAATAACGTCACCACCTCTTGTTATCATTTCACCAGTCTTATGATAAAAGATTGCCATCCATTCACGTGAATCATGAAAATTAAATGCGTCTGTTTTAATATCATAAATACTTTGATTTAAATCAGTTTTGAAAATTAAATTACCAATACTACTAATAGATTTTAAATCATCATTTTTTCTGATTATATCTATGTCCATGTCACCAGTTCCAATTTTTAATATATCTACTAGTGTATTTTTAATATTTGCTTCGGTATCATTCAAAGTTTCTGTTGAAGTCCAATATGATGAATCATATTTAAATGTGGTGCTATTTTTTACACCTCGCATTGCTAACATCCATCCTCCACCAAAATATGCTTCATTCATAATACAATAGATTAATTTTCGACTTTCATTTTTAAATTTAATCCAATAATAACCATCAGGAAATTTTAAACCTTGTAATGAAGTATTACTTGGAAATAATAATTTAAATTTTTCAAAATTTTTCTTTATTTGAGGTATTATTTGACTTGGATAAGCAAATTCAGATGAATTACCGTCAAATTTATTTTTATCTATAGAATCATACTCTGCTTTACTAAATACATCATTAATTCTTAAAAAATCTTGATCTATTGTTGAATTTACAACATCATCTTGTGATTTTATTGATACAGCAATAGCATTAGAAGTTCCTAAATCTGTATCTTTTGTATAATTATTTGCATCAGCAAAACCTTCATATCTATAGTTTATATATATATATAAATAAATTAAATATATGAGTAATATTAATACTAATATGTTAAAAATTATTATTTCTAATTTCATTTTACTTATTATAATGAAAAAAAAACCAAATTATTTTTATTTAAAACTTTATTAATATTATATAATATACCACAAATAATTAAATGAACAAATCAATTACTAAGCGCGATGGTTCAATTGAAGTTTTTAACATTGATAAAATTAAAAACGCGCTTATTAAGGCATTTGATAATACTAATGTAAATATTCAAAATATGGATGAAATTTTAGATTATATCAGTGTTGAATTGAATAAAAAAGATAATTGTGATAACTATAATATTGAAGAAATTCAAGATTTGGTGGAAAAAACTTTAATGTTATTTAAATATTTTGATACCGCTAAACATTACATTAATTATAGAAATGAACATAATAAAAACCGTGACAATACCTCATATTTATCCAAAATTCCTGATAATATTAATACACCTTGGGGAATGTTAGGTTATATTACTTATAAAAGAACTTATGCTCGTCGTTTAAATGAACATGATGAAAATGATGAAACAACTGAAGAATTCAGAGATACTATTTTAAGAATTTTAGTTGGTTGTCAAAAACAATTGAAAGTTAATTTTACAAATAATGAACTTGAACGTGCTTATAGATATTTAATGGGACTTAAATGTTCAGTTGCTGGAAGATTTCTTTGGCAATTAGGAACTGAAACAGTTAGTAAATTAGGTATTATGAGTCTTCAAAATTGCGCATTTGTTAAAATTGATGATCCTGTAAAACCTTTTCTTTGGATTTTTGATGTTTTAATGTTAGGAACAGGTGTAGGTTTTAATATTCAACGAGAAAATATTAAAAAATTACCTCCAGTTCTTGATGTTGATATCACAATTACACGCAAAGACACTAAAGATGCTGATTTTATTGTTCCTGATTCTAGAGAAGGTTGGGTTTCATTACTTGAAAAGGTATTTGAAACTTATTTTTATAAAGGTAAATCATTTACATATTCGACTGTTCTTATTAGAAGTGCTGGAACAAAAATTAAAGGTTTCGGTGGTGTTGCATCTGGACCCGAAGATTTAGTAAAAGGAATCAATTATATTCAAGGAATTTTAAATAAACGCAAAGGAAAACAATTGACAAGTGTTGATTGTCTTGATATCGTCAATATTATTGCTTCTGTTGTTGTTGCTGGAAATGTTCGTCGTTGTCTTCCTGCTGGTTCTAAAGTTCATACAGATAAAGGTTTAATTAATATTGAAGATATTATTATTGGAGATAATGTAATGACTACCAAAGGTTATAAGAGAGTAAAAGCATTTTTTAATCAAGGTAGTCAAGAAATTTGCGAAATTCCAACTGTAAATGGATCATTTAAATGTACTGCAAATCATAAAATGGCATGTTATAATAAAGAAAATAATAATTATATTTGGAAAACAGCAGATGAATTAGTTAAAGGTGATAATTTAATTATTTCATGTACTGCAATTGAAGGTAATTTAAATATGAAACTACCGTCATTTCCATCAGAAACACGTAAAGATAGAATTATTGCACCAGATTTGACATATGAAATTGCTTATTTATTTGGATTTTTAAGCACATCTAATACAACTTTTGACAAAGAAAAAAATTCAATTGTTATTAATTGTATGTCAAATGAAGTATTGATTAAACTTTTAAGAATTTTGGATAAATTTGGAAATACATTAAGAATTATTACTGATATTGATTCTGTAAATAACAATTATTTGATTACTATTATTTCAAAAAATTTCTATTATTATATCAATACTTATTTTAGCAATAATATTCCTTATTTTATCAATGAATCAAGTGTTTCAATTCGAACTGGTTATATTATAGGTATTTTAGATTCTCAAATGACTAAGATGTATGATACCAGTGAGTTTAGAGCAATTACAATGGATTTTTCAACACCATTTTTTGCAACTCATGTATCAAATCTTTTATATTCATGTGGTATTATTAATAAAATTGAAAAAGCACATATTATTATTGATGACAGTTATTCAATTCATCAATTGAGTATTAATAAACTATTGAATAATACTTATCCTACAGTTATTCAAAAAGAAGAACCCATTTATTTGAATAATGTTAAAATTAAATTAAGTGAAGTTGTTGATTATATTAAAGTTGGTTTAAAACAAAATACTTATGATATTGAAGTTGAAGATGTGCATGAATTCTTTTGTAATGGTTATTTAACTCATAATTCAGCACTTATCTGTCTTGGTGATTATGATGATATTGATTATTTGAATGCTAAACGTTGGGATCTTGGTAATATTCCAAATTGGAGATGTATGAGTAATAATTCAGTTGTATGTGATGATATTGATAAATTACCAGAAGAATTTTGGAATGGTTATAATGGAAATGGTGAACCATATGGACTTATTAATCTTGAATTATCAAGAAAGATTGGTAGAATTAAAGATGATGATAAATATCCTGATCCTGATGTTGAGGGTTATAATCCTTGTGCTGAACAAAGTCTCGCCAATTATGAAACATGTTGTTTATCTGAAATTTATTTGTGTAATATTAATTCATTTGAAGAATTGAAAGATATTGCAACTATTGTTTATAGAATTTGTAAACATTCATTATTATTGAATTGTCATCAAAAAGAAACTGAAAAGATTGTTCATAAAAATCTAAGAATGGGTATTGGTATCACTGGATACTTGCAATCATCGAATGAACAAAAGGGATGGTTAAGTGATTTATATGAATATCTTAGAAATTATGATGTTGAATATTCAAAGAAAATTGGTGCTCCTATTTCAGTAAAATTAACAACTGTTAAACCTTCAGGAACATTATCATTACTTGCAGGTGTAACATCTGGAGCACATCCTGCAATTTATCAATATTTCATTCGTAGAATCAGAATTTCAAGTTCAAATACCTCTCTTATTGATCTTGCTAAAAAACATCATTATCATATTGAATATCAAAAGAATTTTGATGGAACTGATGATAAAAATACTATGATTATTGAATTCCCTTGTTGTTATCCGGAAGGAACTATTCTTGCAAAGGATATGAGTGCAGTTGATCAATTAAATACAATTAAAGAACTTCAAACTAATTGGAGTGATAATTCAGTTTCAGTAACTGTTTATTATAAACTTCAAGAATTAGATGAAATTAAACAATGGTTGCGTGAAAATTTCAGATTTAATGTTAAAACTTGTAGTTTCTTACTTCATAATGACCACGGATTTAAACAAGCACCTTTTGAAGAAATTTCAAAAGAACAATATGACGAACTAATTAAGAAAGTAATTCCAATTACCAGTGGAAAAATAAATGTAATTAGTGATAGTGAACTATCGTCTGATTGTGCAGGAGGTGCTTGTCCAATTAGATAATTGTTAAGTTTTTATTTTTATAATTATAAATAATTAAGTAGAGATTATTTATGAATTTAGATGAACATTCAAGAAAATTATTAGAAGATATAGTAAAACATAATGAAACTGTTAAAAAAGAACTTGATGCTTTTATCATGGATTATACTGATTTAAAAAATAAAAATTTTAAATTTATTCAATCTTATCAAACATTTATCAAAGCAATAATCAAAATTAAAAAGGACAATAAAATTAGTTTTATTTTATTAAAAAATATAAGTATTTTTTACAGAAATTTAAGAAGTTTTTATTATATAAATTTAAATAAAGATTTATCAAACAAAGATCAAGATTATATTAAAATTCTATTATTTCCATATTTTATGTTATCAGAATTTTCATATTTAATATATATTTTCATAGAATATATTTTATTTATCTATAAAGATATAATAACAGATATTAATCATTCTACTATTTCAAATATAATATCATCAGTTATAAATGAAAAAGGTAAAGAAATTATATTATTAGGAAATAAAGATAAAGATACTGGTTTATGTTCAAAAACAGATAATATATCTTCATTACAATTAAATGATGGTTTAAGTTTTTGTTTAAAGAATCATATATTTTTAAATTTTAATTTAGAATTTATTATAAATGATGTTGATATTGATGAAAAAAAACATAATATAAGTAATTATTTCAATAAAGATTTAATTGATTTAATAAATCAAATTAGAGATAACTTAAGCAAAGATGTTACTGATATTAAAGAATTAAAAATAAAAATAGAAGAATATTATAAAAAAATTGGAGACAAAAATGAAACATTGAGCAAACCATTTAATGAACTTATTAAATATGATAAATTAGAAACTTTAAGAAATAAAATTATGGTAATTATTAATTTATTTGAAAAAATAAAAAAAGAAAATCATCATAATAATAACTTATCACAATTAATGATATCTTCAATAAATATATTTAAAATTGTAATTGGCAAACTCAATTTTAATTTTTTTGAGTTAAATTTAATATTTATAAGATTATTAAAGGCGAAATATGGAATAATAGAATTATATAATAAATCTTTATTTCATGATAACAATTTAGATTTTTTCATAAATCCAATTGATGAATTTATAACATTTATCAAAGATGAATATTCATTAATAGTTACACACAAATTTTTACTCTAATAACTTATTAAGATTAAATATATCAATAATGGAATTAGACACTTATTCAAAACGATTATTTGAAGATATAAATAAAAATAATGAATTATTTTCAATGTCATTTAAATCATATATTCAAGATAGAGAAGAATTAAGAAATAAAAATGGTATTATTATTGAATCTTATCAAAAATTTAAACAAGCAATTAATAAGATAAATAAAAATAATAAAATAAATTTTATTTTGCTTAAAACTATTCTTATCTTTTATAAAAGTTTAAGAAGTTTTTATTATAGAAATATTAATCATGATTTTTCAAAAGAAAATAGTAATCATTCTTTAAAATTCCTTTTGTTTTATTATTTTGAATTTTCTAAATTTTCATATATGATTTATTTATTTGCTACTTATATTATTTCTTTATATACAAATAAAATATCAAAAACAAATCATCTTTATTTACAAAAATTACTTGTTACTGTATATAATGAAAATGATGAAGAAGTTAATTTAAATAAAAATAAGGATTTGTGTTATACTAATCCAAATAATATTAGTGATTTACAATCAAATAGTGGTTTAAATTTTTGCTTGAATAATCACTTGTTTTTACAAATAAATATCGAATTTAATTATAATGATGATTTGAATATTGATGAAAAAAAACAAAAATTATTATCATTTTTTAATGATGATTTCCTTAAATCAATTATTGATATAAGGGATTATTTAAATGTTAGTAAAAATATAAATTCTGAGGAATTAATGAAAAAGATAAATGATTATTATGATTTATCAAGAGATAAAAAAAGAGATTTATTTTATACATCACAAGAATTAAAGAAATATATTGATTTTAAAAATTTAAAAAATAAAATAAATTTTATGATTGAAATATTTGAAAAAATAATTAAAAATTCTAATAATAAAGATTTATTAAATTTTATTATATACAGTATAAATATATTAAAAATTATTACAGGAAAACTTAAATTTAAGTTTTTTGATTTAAATTACATTTATATTCAATTATTAAATATAAAATACGGTATTATACGAATATATAATAATCATTTATTTGATAATAAAGAATTGGATTTTTTTACAATTCCTATAGATGAATTCATTGACTTTATAACAAGTGAATATATTGCAATTATTACAAATAATTATAATAATAATTATTAAAGAAAAAATAAATGAAACTTAATAAAATTTCAATTATGTTATTGGAAGATATAATTATTCTTAATATTTTTGTTTTACCTATAAAAAAGATATTACAATTTAAATCACCTGAATTTATATCATCACATGATAAATTTACTGAAATAATAAAACTTATAAAAGAAAATAATTTTACATATACTTATGAATCTTTAGAAATTATTTCATCATTTTATAAAGAATTACGATTATTATATTATAATTTTTTTAATATAAATCATAATGATTATTTAAATCAAAATATTCTATTGATACATTATGTAAATGTTGCTAAATTTACTTATACAGTTGGTTTATTTTTAAGATATACTAATAAAAAATATTTAACACCTTTAATTTATTTTTTAAATGATCAATGCTTAACTAGTATAAATATAGAAATGGATAATTATGATGAATTTTGTAGCAAATATAATTTACCATTTAAAGAAAAATTAAAAATAGATTTTTCTATTACTAATTATGATATTGATATAATTAAAAAAGATTTGATTAAATATTTTAATTCAGAATTAAATAAATTAACTACAGATATAACGATTGTAATAGATAATAAAGATATAGACTTATTTGATTTAGAGAAAAATTTGAAAGAATTCGATAAATTGATTTATGATGAAACATTTAAAACTTCTTTGAATAAATTAACAAGATATAATGAACTAATAAAAATAAAAGAACAATTCAGAAAAATAATTTTAATTTTGAAAAATAAAAAACACATAAAATTATTAAATTTTGCACTTGATAATTTAAATATTCAAAATTGTGATATGTTTGATTTATTATATATAATTTTTAAATTTTTAGAACTTAGATATATTATAATAAAAAATCAAAAATTAAAAGTCTTTATAAGTTCAATAGATGATTTTGTTGATTGGATTCAAATTGAATTTATGCAAGTAATTTCAAAAACTACTGTTCAAGTTTACTAATCTCAAATGTTTTCCATGAAAGATCGCCAGATAATTTCCTATTAATTTCATATAACTCACCCTTGAACTTAACAGTAAAATCATTCCAACCAATATTACCTTCAATAGAAGAATCTTCCTGTAATTCCCAAATAACCTGATGTGCAATAACTTTCAAATTATCCCAATCACTAAAATAGAATGACTTGCGAGCAGGATAATTCTTGATGGCATAAACAATCTTCTTTGCACTATTCAAATCTAAATAAGGATCATGAGGAGGATATTGAATGATCTTATGAGGATATCTAAAAATGGTATTTCTTTTTTGATGAACATAGGTGTAACTGTATATAGATGATTGAGAAGTCATTGGTTACTTTATACTTTCTAAAGTAACATTAAAATCATTTTTTTTTGAATTTATTTTTTCTATATTACAAATAAATAATAATGGGGATTGTTGTACTTCATTTTTTTGCTGGTTGGTGTCAACCGTGTAATATTCTCGAAACTAAATTTCAAGAGTTAAAAGTAACTTATCCCAATATTGAATTTAGAAAAATAACTATTGAAAAAGATAATGATTTATTTCAAGAATATACAATTCGAAAAATACCAACAGTTATTATAATGAATAACGAAACAAAAGAAATAATAGCAAGAATAGATGGTTTCAATTTACCATTGCTTTTAGAAGAATTAAGTAAACTAACTTAATCTTTATTTATTTTCATTTATTACTGTTAAAATAGCACTTTTTTTATAAATATTTTCTGATTCATTTTTCATATATGTGTCATATCTTGCCAATGTAAATAAATAATCACTTAATCGATTTAAGAAAATTAAACAATTATCATCAATATGAGTAATTTCAGTGTTTTGAGATTTTAGTTTAACCAATTTTCTTTCACATCTTCTGGCAATTGCTCTTGATAAATGAATATTACCTGAAGGTAAAATAAAATTTGATAATTTAGGTAATTGTGCTGTCATCATATCAATTTCTTTTTCCAAGATCTTAGTGAATTCTTGACTAATATCAAAAATATACTTTTTTTTAGGATTTGCAATAATAGTTCCTAAGTCAAATAACCATGTTTGAATATCTTTCAATAAAAATTTACTGTCAATAATACCAATAAAACTATTTAATTCATCAATATCACCCAAAAGATTTATCAATAAAGATGATTTAGATACTCTTGAACAATCATATAACGATGTCATACCATTATCACCTGTTTTTGTGTAAATTTTCATTAATTAGTTACGAATATTAATTAATAATTATAAAAATAATCTTATATATATATATTTATGGGAAAAATACGTTATTAACCATTAATGCCATTAAACCACCAAGAACTTGAGCAGATATATATAATATTGCTAAATCGCCTGCAATCTTGCCTTTAACGAACATCATTACACTGACAGCAGGATTATAATGACCACCTGAAACTTTACCACCGAAATAAATTGCTGCTAAAAGACCAATTGCTATGGCAATGGGAGCAAAATCACCTAAAAATACTGAATTTAAAATAATTGAAAGGAAAAAGAATGTTCCTAGAAATTCTGCTAATAATGCCTTAAAATCCATTTATTTTATATACAATATACTATTATATGAATATAAATTTATTTTATTTTTTAAGAAGTTTTGTTTAAAAATTTTGGAAAATTATTATATTTATCTATACATTTAAAGTAAACATCCAAATCATCACCAATAACGGTTGATTTATCTTTATTTGTATCATAATTATTTTTACATTTGATATATGAAACACAATTTTCAGTATTTTTATTGGTATCATTACATAAACACCATTTATAACTTAAATCTTTATCATTTTCCTTTTCAGTATAAGTTTTAAAAATTGGAGTTGGCATTTGTTTTGTATTTACACAAAACTGATCAATTTTATCTTCATTGATTTTATTTATATTTTTTCCAATAACTTCTAATTTTTTTTGTATATCAATTATATCTTGATTACATTTAATTTCACTTAATTTAGGAATTTCAGACAACTTTTTATTTAGAGTTTCTTCTTTGATTAATAATTCATTTTCTTTTTTAGTAGTATCATCGACTCTATCTTTTAATGCTTTAAATGCAATCATAACATCTGTTTTTTGTTTTTCTATTTCATTTAAATCATTTTCTATCTTTATTTTTTCTTCTTTTTTTTGATCAATTGTAAATTTTAAATCTCTTATTTTATTTTCAAGATCATTTTTAATTATTTCCAAATTTTTTGTTACTTTTTCCATATTTTCATTTTCATCTTTTAATATTTGAAGTCTACTGTGTTCTTTTGCAATTTCAACAATAGGATTTATTTTATTTTCGGAAACATCTTGAAAATTTTCACAATTATTATATTTTTTTTTTAAAAATAAAGATATTATTATAACTATAATTATAATAACTGATATAATTATCAAAAATAAAAACATTATGAATATCTATATTACTATTATTTAATATATTATTTAGATAGGTACATTAACATTATTAATTAATTTAATTGCAGATAAATAATCATTCATTTGTTTTTTATTTTCATCTATTTCTTTTTCCAATTTATTTTTTTCATTTTGCTTTTTAGAAATTATTTTTTTAAGATTATTAATTTTATTTGATAAATCTTGCTTTAATAATTTTAAATTCTTTTTTAATGTTTCTAATTTATTTTTTAATTTTTTAATATCTTCTTCTGTGGGTTTAGTTTCTTTCTTTTCTTTAGTTTCTTTCTTTTCCTTATTTTCTTTCTTTTCTAATCTATTTTTTGCTTCTTTAATTGTTTCAAAATATTCCATTCCTTCCAATCCCTCCAAACCTTCTAATCCTTCTAAACCGTCTATTAAAGTATCTAAACCATCTAAATTTTCAAAATTTTCAAAATTTTCAAAATTTTCAATTTTTTTATTATTATTTTTATTTATATAATATTCAGTTACGAATAATGCTGCAAATAATAAAATTATTAAAAAAATTATAATTATTCCATTCATTTTTATTTATTTTTGATATATTCTATTATATAATTATTTAATAAATAATCTTGATGCTCTTTCATTGTTAATTTTAATTCTCATGTTTTCAATATTAATTCTCTCTTGACGTTCTTGCTCTTCTTTTTCTTCTTGAAGTTTTTTCTTTTCAATTAATTTCTTTTCACGTTCGCTTAGTTCTCGTTTAGTTTTTGTTTCTCTATAAGATTGAAATTCTTCTACAGATGAAAAACTTTTAGGTTTTTTTACCAATTCTTCATTGATTAATTTAGTATTTGTATATGCTTTTTTATAATCACAATATACTAAACTATTTTTACCCTCTTTTTCTATACTACTACTATAATCGTCTGGTCTTTTACCACCTATTTCAGTATAATCCATTTTTTTTGCAAGAACCATTGGTTCTGGTTCTTTATATTTAATCATTTCTTTTGAAGGTGCTTGAACATGTTTATTGAAAATTGAATTAAAGTTTTGATTATTAAATTTTTGTGATTTAAAGAGATTTTCTTGTGAAAAATCTTCTCGTTTATTATTGCTTTTTTCCATTAAATCTCCATAACCAAAATCTGCTTCTTCATTTTCAACTTTGCACATTTCAAATGTTCTGTTAAATCTTTCATGAAAATTTTCATTTATTGGTGGTGGTCCAGGATTCTTTTCTTTTTCTGTTGAATAATATTCATCAACTTGTTTCTTTAAATCAATAAATGTTTTATCTGATTGTCTTGCTTTATATTCATATGCAAGTTTTTTAAAACAATCAGTTACAAAATTAAAAACAATTTCATTACCTCCTTCTTTATCAGGATGTGTTATTAATGCTGTATATTTATAAGCATCTTTTAATTCATCCCATGTATAATTTTTGCGAACTTCAAGAACTTCATAAGGATCCAATAAATCATAATTAATTTTATTAAAATCAAATTTTTTATCTTTTTTAATAACATTATAATATTGATGATAAGTATATTGTCTTGATCCAGTATTACCCATATTATTAATAGTATAGTTATATTTTTTAAATATTTATTTAATATCAAATCTATTTCCTTTAATAAAAACTACTTCATCCAATGTCCATGCAACATTTAAATATTCAGGAAACATTATATCATCCGCATTCATACTATTCAATCTAAAATATTCAAATGGAAAATTATCCTTTTTTCTAAAATCAATACCATTGTAAAATTTATATAAACAACCAATATTGCCACCATTATCAATAACAATTCTAGACATTTTAATTTCTTTATTGTTTATTACATCATCATGATATAAATAATGATCTTTAATATTTAATGAAAATATATTATTTTTAATTAATAATTTTAATGTATCTTTTTTCATTGAAAATAAATAACTCTGAACATGACTATCTGTTAAAAATTTAATTTTTGTATTTATTGTGCAACCAAATAATTTAATATCATTTGTTAATCTATTTATAAATATATCTGTCCATTTACCTTGAAATTGATTATTTATAAATGGTCCATATACTGTCGAATTTACAAAAATAAAATTTTCATAATTTTCATATTTATTATTTATTAATAATCCATAACTCCATGCACTAAAATCATAACCCTCATTTTTTTCTTTATATAAAATTGAAACATATCTAGGTAAATTTAATTTTTCCTTAAATCCATGTGCAATAAATAAGAAATCAACAATGGGTGATTGAAACAAACATTTATCAATAAAATTCTGAACTAATGAGGTATATTCATGAAATACATATAATACTAATGTCTTTTGTGTCATTATTATATAAAAATAATTTATTATAAATAAATAAAAATAATGCAAATATTTGTTAAGACTTTAACGGGTAAAACTATTACATTGGAAGTTGAAAGTTCTGACACTATTGATATGATCAAAAATAAAATCCAAGACAAGGAAGGAATACCACCAGATCAACAGCGTCTAATTTTTGCTGGAAAACAATTAGAAGATGGTAGAACACTTGCAGATTATAATATTCAAAAAGAAAGCACACTTCATTTAGTTCTCAGATTACGAGGAGGTTTTTAATTTAAAGATTATTTTTATTATCTATAGTAATAAATGACTCATAAACTATATGATTGTTTAGGAATTGATAGAAATGCTTCTCAAGATGATATTAAAAGAGCATATAAAAAACTAGCATTTCAATATCATCCTGATAAAAACCCTAATAATCCCGAAGCAGATGCTAAATTTAAAGAAATTTCAAATGCTTATTCTATTTTAGGAAATGAAGAAAGTAAGCAAAAATATGATCATTTAGGGGATGAAAGATATAATGGTAATGATGGTGGCGGAGGTATGGATCAAACAAATATTCATGAAATGTTTGAGAGAATGTTTGGAAGAGGTGGAGGTGATCCATTCGGTGGAGATCCCTTTTTCAGTGGTTTTAGAAATGGAAGAGGTAATCATTCAAATAAATGTAGTGATATTTTAAGAGGTTATAATGTTACTTTAGATGATGTATATAATGGAATTAATAAAAATTTTACAGTTAAAGTAACACATTATTGTAAGAAATGTAATAAAACTTGTGAAAATTGTAATGGAAATGGTATAAAACAACAAATGATACAAATGGGTCCATTTACACAAATTATTCAAGGACATTGCGGTGCTTGTCAGGGATCAGGTGTAACAATTAATCCCACTAAAGGATGTTCTGAATGTAAAGGTAATGGTAATTATGAAGTAGAAAATTTGTGTAATTTATGTATTCCAAAAGGTTTTGAAGATGGTATGAAGACTGTTTTCAATAATTTTGGTGAACAACCTAAGAAAAATAATCAAACACCTGGAAATTTAATTTTAGAATTAAAAATTCAAGATCATCCTCATTTCATTAGAAAAGGTAATGATTTACAATATAAACTTAATATTACACTCACAGAAAGTATTTTAGGTAAAGAAATAACAATTCCTTATTTTGATGATGTAATTAAATTAAATATTAAACAATTTGGTGTTATTAATCCAAATAAACAATATATAATTAAAAATCGAGGTTTACCTATTATGAACACTGATAAAAAAGGTCATATGATTCTTGAATTTACAATCACATATCCTAAATTGGATAGTGATGAAATAGCAAATTTATCAATTGCACTAGAAAAAGCATTTAAATATAATTAAAATTATCTATTAAAATCAATTGGATAATAATTAGTTTTTCCAGAATCATATGCATCTAATAAACCATTATAATAATCAATTAAAAATGCATCTCCGTCTAATTTAATTTTATCTTTACTAATTGCATTATTTGTTGGATTTACTATAGGTGTTTGATAATTTTTATCACAATAACAAAATTTACTTTGTTCTTTAATTTTTTTATCAGTATCATCCCATACTGGAATTTTAAAATCATTAGGTATATTACCTGAAGGACAAGCACAATCAATTTTAGAATTATGTTCTTCAGAATTATCATATGAAATATTAATTATATTTGCATTATTAGTATCTTTATCATTAGTTTTACTAAAGATACTCAAATTATAAGTAATATCACTGTCATTGATATTAATTTTACATCTTCCATTTGAAATAATAGATCTATTTATACTATCCCAATATAAAATCACAAGAATAATAAATATAATTAAAACAAATGTTAAATTTAAAATAAATTCAAAAAAGGTTTGTTTTTTTGCAATGATAAAATATACATCATCAAATAACTGTTTTATATTTAACATTTTATTTCTATAATTATTAAGATTTAATAATTTATCCGAACATATTTAGTTATCGCTTTAGATTCACAATTAACTTTTTCAAAATTATTTTTAATATTTATATTTATTTTTTCATTAGCACTCATATTAGGTGTTATTATTTTAGTATTTTGTGCAACACATATTTCTTTGTCTTCTTGAATTTTTCTATGAACTTCACTGTTTTCTAAATTAATTAAACCTTGATTATTTTTATTATTTTCATTAAAACTTTCTTCAACCTTTTTAGCATAATCATTTATTTGAGGTTCTAAACTTGGTGCCAACATAATAAGAACATCTTTTATATTATCTTTTGTAAAATCAGTTAATGCACCCATAAATTTAGTTAAAAATGTAATTAATGATGCTTTTAATCCAAATAATTCCAATATTCTATCAAATAATCTAAAAACCCCTTTTTCAATTAATGCTGGTAATGGATAGATTTTTAATAGTAATTCTCTAATTGGTATAAATAAAGTTGGAAATCCTGTTGGAGGTATAACATAAATTATAACTAAATATATAATATACATCACAATAAATAATGCTAAAATTAATATAAAAACAGGTATTGATTTTGCCGAAACTTGATCTAATATTCCTTTACCTATATTTTTAATTTCATAAGTTGAAAAACCAGAATCACTATTGGTTGTTGCTGGTCTATATACACCATCATAAATTGAATATATGAATGTTATTATATGCAACAATATTATTGCTATTGCAATATTAATAAGTAAATCCATAAAATCCATTATTATTTAGTTTTATTGTTCTTATTAACTATTATTACTATAATTTATTATCTAAATAAGATTTAACACTTTTTGCATAACATTCTGAATAATTTTTCATATCTTGAGCACTTTTTAATGCTCCCGTTTTAGAATTGGGTAATGTAAATGCTTGTTTTGATTTAATACATAATTCTAATTCTTCATTTATTAAATCCATAACCTTTTTATTTCTTCCTGAATTATCATTATTTATTTCTTTTTTTGCCAATTCTTTATTATCTGTTCCTTCATCTACATTAGGAACTTTATTAACATCATTTTCATTATAAGTAACACTCATATTTGGTTTTCCTAAAATATCTCCTATTATATTTCTAATATCATCATAAAATACACCATAAGTTGTTGAAAATGCTTGACTAAATTTAGATTTAATTGAATCAGCAGAAATAAATATTAATACTAAACGTAAAACCCATGGTAATATACCCCTTTCTGTTAATGTTCTAAAAGGAGGTATAAATGCTAACATTAAAAATTTTAATGGAATAGGAATAAAAAATGGAATAAAAGGTATTGGTATTATAATTAAAAATGGAACAAATATTATAATAATCATCCATAATACAAAAATCCACCATAAAAATGATAACATTACACATAAAAATATATTACTTAAAGTTACTAAAACTCTAAAACCATAACCTATATAATCACTTGGAAAAAATTCCCAATCAAATAAAATACCTTTGATACCAAATGAATTAAAAATGAATATAATAAATATATATATATTTGATAATACCCAGAAAACAAAAACCAGTATTACTAGATTAATTAAAAAATCTAATCCAGACATTTATTTTTTAATTATATTATATTTATTATAAAACTCATTAATTAAATTCTCTGGTATTTCTCTAAGATCCACTAATTGTTTATTTAATTGGTATTTATCAATTAAACCATTATCAAATAAATATTTATTTTTATCACTATCACACATATTCGCCAATTTAAATGCTTTATCTTTATTAATACTAGCATCTATTTTTGGAATATTATCACTTTTATCTCCAAATATAATTTTAAATTCTAATTCAATAACTGGATTTCCCTTGATTCTCAAAGATATATCTTTAAATTGCATATTGATAATTGTTGTATTTTTATCATACATTTGCAAATAATCATTATCATTTGTAACAATTATAATTTCAGTATTTTTAAAATCATCTTTAATTTTTCGTTGAACTAGATATGTTATATCATCTCCTTCAAGTTTATCATATTCACATGAATGATATTCATGGTTTGATACATAATTTTTAAATAAATTAAAAATATTTCCGTTGAAATTTTGTTTTTTTGTTCTATTAATTTTATAATCTTTATAAATATCATTACGCCAAATATCAGTTCTACAACAATCACAACAGAAAACTATATTCGATTTAATTGTTTTATATTTCTTAATTAACTTATTCATATCATTTTCAAAATGACGAAAGAATGAAATTATAAAATCGCTATTTTCTGTAATAGTTTCACTATTTAATTCATCTTCATATCTTCGATGATACCAACTATAAGTTGCATAATATCTGTGAAATACATAATAACTTTGATCAATTAATATGATCGGTTTAGTAGTTGTTAAGTTAACAATTGACATTTTTATTTGATAAGATATGTATAATAATAATAAATCATTTTTTAAAATAAAAATTGATTCTTAATTTATTCATATTTATATATATTAACATGAATGAAAAGCAATTTGAAGCGTTAAATGTCGTTAAATCTGGTAAAAATTTATTTTTAACAGGATCTGCAGGAACAGGTAAATCATATACATTAAAAGCAATAATAGATTATTTAAGTTCAAATAACATTAATTATGGTGTAACTGCTTTAACTGGTTGTGCAGCAGTATTAATTAATGGTCAAACAATTCATTCATTTCTTTCATTAGGTATATCACGTAACCTGAGAGATATTTATAATAATTTATGTAAATTTAAAAGTTCATTAATGAAAATAAAAAATTTGCAAACATTAATTATTGATGAAATTTCTATGATGGATGATGAATTATTTAATTTGATAAATAATTTATTGATGATGGTTAAAAATACTGATAATTATTTTGGTGGTGTTCAAATGATTTTAGTAGGAGATTTTCATCAATTACCTCCAATTAAGGGTGAATATTGCTTTTTATCAGAAGCATGGGAAAAAATAAATTTAACAACTGTTATATTAACTGAACTTATAAGACAGAAAGATGACAATAAATTACAATTAATTTTAGAAGAAATTAGAAATGGTCAACCATGTGATGAAACAATTGAAATATTGAAAAATTTAAAAGATACTAAGTTTAAAAGTAAGGATATTAAACCAACGCGATTATATCCTATTAATATTAATGTTGATAAAATTAATAATAGAGAGTTTCAAAAATTATTGAAAAAAAACGGTAATATTACTGTTGAATATAAGGCATTTTCAAACAAAGCAGAAAAAACAGATACTTATGATGTAATTTTGACTATTGGTGCACAAATAATGGTTATTAGAAATATTTCAATTATTGATAAATTATTTAATGGAACCCGTGGTGTTGTTGTTGAATTAAATAAAGATAATGTAATAATTAAAGATATTTATGACAATTTACATACAATTGAATATTATACTGATTTAAGTCAAGATAAAAAACGAAGCATTTCGTTTATACCCCTTAAACTCGCGTATGCCATGTCTATTCATAAATCTCAAGGTGCGTCTATTGACTATTTAGAAATTGATTTAGGAGATGATATATTTATAAGTGGACAATTATATACTGCTTTATCTAGAGCGACAAATATTAATAATATTCGTATAATTAATATTTCGAAAGATTCCTTTATACAAAATAAAAAAGTTAAAAATTTTTATGAATTAAAAAAATAAATATTTTCTTAATATAGAATTAAAAAAATAATGAACAGTGTTAATCCACTCAATCCTTTTACTAAATATGGCGGAAGATATTATGGAGGTTATGCCGATTTTAATGGAGAACCTGAACCAGGTGCTCCTGTTGGTAGTAAAACTGAAATTCCATCTCAACAAGATATGGATATGTTCGGCGGCGCTTTACGCGAAGGTTATGACTCTTATGGTATTTACAATCCAGATACCAAAAAAACTACTGGACGATATGTCTCCAAAACTCCTTCCAATGCTGCCATGAAAGCTGCCCGACGCCTTTTTGCTAAATTAGGATCCAGTGGCAAAACTGCTGCTAAAGCGAAAAAAGGCAAAACTGCTGCCAAAAAACCCGCTGCTAAAGCGCCTAAAGCGCCTAAAGCGCCTAAAGCAAAAGGCGGTTATTACTATTATGGAGGAGGTCAAGATCCTGAAATGGAAGATGAATTTGATTTAGAAGATCAAATGCCAATGGATGGTGGTGCTCGCAAAAAAAAATCAGTAAATGAAGATGAAGATGTTTTTGAAGATGGTGGTGATACCATTACCTTTTTCTTACGTAAAACCACTCGCGGTTCATCTGTAAGCACTTATTTATTCCAATATTCTGCTATGTTACGTAATTACAAAGAACCCCTTGTAATTCCTCGCGGCACTGAACAAGTAACCATAAAACACAAAGTTTTTGTTACTCGCATGCCCTTACCTGCTCAAATGCAAGAAGAAATGCAACAAAAAATAGCTTCCAGCAAAGCTAAAACTCCTGAAGCGAAAGAAAAAGCTGCCGCCAAGAAAGCGCTTGACAAAGAAAAAGCTGCCGCCAAGAAAGAACTCGCCAAGGAAAAAGCTGCCGCCAAAAAAGCTGCCGCTAAGGAAAAAGCTGCTGCCAAAAAAACTGCCGCTAAAGAGAAAAAAGTTGCCAAAAAAACCAAAGTAGCTAAAGAACCCAAAGAAAAAGTTGCCAAGAAACCTGCCGCCAAGAAACCTGCTGCCAAGAAACCCGCTGCCAAGAAACCAAAAGCGCCTAAAGTAAAAGGTGGTGCTTGCGGATCATGCAGTATGTTTTATTAAACAAATACTTAAACATTTATAGTTATTTTTATTTATGAATATTAAATATTTTTGGATTAATATTGATAAATCAACTCAAAGAAGTTTTTTTATGGAAGAACAATTTAAAATGAATAATATACCTAATCAAAGAGTTAGTGCAATTACACCAGAAACTCTTAGTGAGTATATTGAAGATAAACCACCTTATTATTGCGGTAATAGTATTTGTGATTATAATGATCACAAAGAATGTCCTTTGGAATATTCATGTACAACTTCGCATTTAAATGCAATAAAAGAAGGTTATAAATCAGGTGATGATTATTTTGTTGTTTGCGAAGATGATATATTTTTTCCTTTTAAAATAGATTATGACAAAATAATAGAAACATTACCTGATGATTTTGATATTTTTCAAATGATGGTATTAGATCAAGAAGGTAATCAATATATTTATAATGATTGTTTAAAAAAAAATGGTGATATATTTATTAAATTTGATCATGAAAAAAGATTGTTTTCAACTGGTATGTATTTGATTTCACGAAAAGGCGCTGAAAAAATATTGGATATATTTACTAACAAATCATCTTTAAAATTTGATTTTACTAATATAAATTCAATAAAACAAGCAGATTTTATTTTATATATGTATGTAAATACATATACATCAACATTTCCATTATGTTTTCCAACCTTATTTTTTATTTCAGAAATTCATCCTTATCATTATTATTTTCATAAAAATGCTATTGAAACAATAATAAATAATATTAATGATAATATTAACAACAATAATAATAGTTGCAATCATCCTTTTGTAATTGGTTCATATGATGCAAACAGTTTTTTTAATCATTATAAAGAATTGGTTAATAAATAATAACAAAAATAATGAATGATTTAAATTATTATTGGATTAATCTTGATAAAGCAAAAGATAGACGAATATTTATGGAAAATCAATTTGAAAAAATAGGTGTTGTAAATAATCATAGAATAAGCGCTTATACACCAGATGATTTAAGTTCTATATTAATTGATAATCCTCCATATAATTGTGGTTATCCTGAATGTATTCAAAATGGTTGTAAAAATTGTCCAATTGAATTTGCAGTTTTATGTTCACATATGAAAGCAATACAAGAAGGATATAAATCAAATGCACCTTATTTTATTGTTTGCGAAGATGACATTGGGTTTCCTTTTGAAATTGATTTTAATAAAATGATTAGTGTTATTCCTGATGAAATAGATATAATACAAATGATGGTTATAACAGAAGGGCATACTAATCATTTTTATTATAATTTTTATAAAAATGGTCATTTATTTATTAGATATAGTCCTATTACTCCTTCAGCAGCATTTTATTTAATAAGTAGAAATGGTGCAAAAAAATTATTAGATAAATATTTGGATTCAAACACAAATAAATTTAATTTTCAAAATTGTAATTTTCTTAAATTGGCAGATGTCTTAATTTTTCAATCAGTCAATACTATTGTCTCAACTATGCCATTTGTAATTCCTAATATTGATTTTGATTCTCAAATTCATCAAGATTATTATGATAGTATTATAAAACCAGCATATTTTAAAATAATTGAAGTAATAAAAGATGATAATGCTTCAAATCCATTTATAAAAAAAGTTAATTATCCACTTGATGATGTTGAAAAATTATTTAAATCATAATTATCATTAAAGAAATAAATTGCTATTAGTTTTTTTCTATTGATTCTTAATTTATCTGCAACTATTAAATTCATTTGTTCACTATCTTTATTTTTAATCCAATCTTTAAACAATTGATTGTATAATTCTACATTTTCATTCATTAATGGATATTTATCTCCTTTATCTGTTGCTAACATTTGTGCTTCTTCTGCCAATCCTATTATATGTAAAAAGTGTTTAGTAATACAATCTCTACATCTTTTATTTTTATTTGTAATATGTTCTTCTAATAATATAGATTGTTTTACTATTTGTTGCATATTATATGCAGGATTACTTACTGGATCAAGAGCACCACACGTTTTTATATTACAACTTCCACCAGATGATTTAGCTTTATTTTGTTTTTTTGAATTTAATTGTACATAAATAATGAAATAGCATAATACTAAAATTATCATGAATAGAACGAATAATAATACAAACTCAGAAACTTCCATAATTCTTCTAATATTAAAGAAGCAATAAAATTAAATTTGTATTAAAATTAATCCTTTATTTCAATAAAAATGATTTATCTATTTAATTTTAAAATTGCCCAACTAAGCAATGGCAAATACTGACAGCAAAGTTTGCAAGTTCAACTGTATCTGTAACCGTGATGATTGTTCATTCCGTCATTATATTACTAGTGCTGATGATCGCAAGGCATTCAAGGTTGTTATTGACTCTGTTTATGACAAGTCCTCTCACAATGAGACTGACCCGGAAGGTATCAGACGTCGCGTCTGCTTCTATGGTCATCTTTGCGGGAAGAAGGATTGTGGGTTTCAGCATTTCTGCAATTTCGAGGGTCGTGTTTTGATCCAGAAGGTGTGGTATAGGCAAAACAAGCGCAGTGAGGCACTCGCCTTTATTGACGAACTCAATGAGAAGTATTCCCTTGAGGATGATGAAATTGAGCGTCTCAAGGCGTTTGTTGGTGGCAAGAAGTAGATGTTGGTAATAAAAAGAGCAATTAGTTTATATAACTTTTTGTTCTTTTTTATTTATAGTTAATACTATGATTATAATTGAGGCATTTATCATTGGTTGTTTTTTTCTTATCTTATACTTATTTTTCAGTTTGATTCTTGACAATTTTATTATTGCATTTTTTTTAGCAGGTTTTTTTAAGCATTATTTAGGTTATTTATTAGGTATTCAAACTTTTTATTGTAATAATTATCACAATAATTATCACAATAATTATCACAATAATGATTATTATGTATCACAACCTCATAATATATATTTAGAATCTATAATGGAAGGATTATTATTTGCATATTTAGCATTATTATTTACAAAAATTATCAGTAATAATTATATACTTGCATTTATCATAGGTTTTATAGTTCATATAATAGCAGATTACATTGGATTACATGCATTATTTTTCAAATATAATTGCATTATTAAAAAATAAAAAATGATTTTTGTTTTAAAAATAAAAATAAACATGAACAATCTTAACTTGCCCGTAAATCATCGTAAACAATGGTCTGATACTGAAAATAAGCATTTGCTTAATGAGGTAAAAAATAAAACTCCTATTCATCTTATTGCAGAAATGCATAAGAGAACCATCGGTGCCATTAAATATAAGTTAATTAGAAATGTAATTAACGATATTGAAGAATTAAGGGAATGTGAGTTAAATTTCGTTTATTCTGATCCACCAATTGAATATTTATCAGAAATTACTAATTTATCTAAGCGTGATCTGTTAGAAGGATTTGCTAAAATCAAATTTGATTATTATTGTGAAGATCAAATTGAAAATAAAAATAATGATGAAAATTCTAATCAAAAAAATTATGATTATATCAACAAGTTTATTAAATATGGTTGTTTTACATTGTTGGCATGCAATTTAGCATTTGGAATTAAATATCTCTATAATTGACCAAGTGTAACTTCAGATGGATTTGTATTAGACCAATAATTTTTGTTTGCTTTCATTCTAGTGGGTTGTATTAGTGCAAATATGAATACGAACATTACTAATAATAATGAAATTACTGCAAATATAATTATAAATTCTATGCTTATTGATCCAAGATTATATAATAATAAACAAGTTACTAAAATCATTGATACAAAACATATTATTAATATTAAATTATACATAAATGTTATTTGTTTTTTAATTGCTTCAATTACACTACCATATTTTGTTTTTCGTAATTTATTCATTTCATTTAATCGTGATTTTTCAACATAAAGTTTATATAAATAATCATTTGTTCCTTTTGAAAAGGATTTATTATTAGTCACATGTATTGATGTACTGACTTCAGTACTCAATACTAAATAAGCACCATTATAATTAAACAATTCAGTACCAAAGAAACCATTACTAAATTCTCTGTGATAATTATTATTTCTCATGATTCTTGCATTTTCATCCAAACGAGTAACAGTATTTAAATTTGTTGTGTTTTTTCCTTTTCCAGTTGTTTCTTCAAATAATTTTGGATCTATTCTCATAAATGTATTTGGACTATAACCAAAAGGAGAACCAGTATTTGATAATAATGAAGATGTTTCTCCATCTGCTGTGGCAAATTTTTCATATAATCCAATATGTCTAAAATTATAATAATACAAAACTGTTGTTATTACCAATAATACCAATATGAATAGATAATATGAATTTTTAGCATTATAATCAAAACTTGGTAAAACAGTAACTACTATTGAAGAAATTATTAAAATTACTAAAAATACAATTATTGCACTTGTATAACCTTTAATTTTAGAATAATAACTTAAATATTGATTATAATCAAAAGTTACACTATTTAAAATTTCTAAAGTTTCATTAAAATTAGTTTTTACATCATTTAATAATGTGATTCTATCAATATAAAAATCTTTATCATTTACAAAGTCTTTTGCTGCAACACTTGTTATACCTCGTAATGCTTGTAAATTTCCTGACATTCTACCGACATATTGAGTCAAATTAGTTGTTATGGTTGTTATAGTAGGACTTTGACCTTCTACTTCTAATTTTAAATTTGGATTATTTATATATAATTCTCTCATTAATATTTGTATACTTGTGTTGCAAACAATGCAATTATAATAAATTTTTTGATATACTAAATAACCATACATATTTTGAGTTTTAGTTGACAATATTTCCCACATTGTATTTCTAAATCGTTTTTTTCTAACGGGTCCATTTGTCATTTGATATAAATTCACACCTTTTGATATAAATTCATTTAAATTATATACAGTTTCACCTGTTAAAACTGAATATGTTATTACACCACTACTATTACTAGATGCAACTGTTGTATCTATTATATTAGTAGTATCATATGTAAAACTAGAAGGTAACAATAAAATATCTTTTATTTGTGGTTTATATATATCAATATCATTACCAACATTAGGTTTTAAATTAATTTGAGGAGTTGTACCTCTCAATGTTGTCATAGGTTCTATTTTTGTAATTCTGCCTTTATTTACTGTGAATCGTAAATCACCAATCGAATCTAAAAATGCATTTTTAAAAATTCCGGATCCACGAGTTAAATCAACTAAAGGAGGATTCATTTCACTGTTGTAAAATGTATAATCACCGCCAGCACTAGATGAACTAAAATATTTATCACCTCCTTCATTTATTTCAAAATAAATAGCAGATGGTGTATTAAAATCGCCACTATATGCAACAAAATTACCATTAGATAATTTAATTCTTATTGTTGCTTTTGCTTCTGTTCCAGATTGTGCATTTATATCATTTTTTGGTAATGATATTGAAAATGGATATGCTATTTGTACAGTAATATCTCTTGTTATTTCTGCTACTCTTGTATTATAATATGCATATGCATCAATATTGTGATAATATTTTTCAAACATTTTTGTATAAAAAGTAAATGTGGGTAATATAACAGGTGAAGCAGTTGGATTGCCTTGTTCTAAAACACCCATTCTCATTTCACTTCTAGGTGTAACAGTAGCTACAGTATTTATTACTATTCGCATGTTATTAAGAACTCTATTTAATACTTCAACATCATATCCTAATGTCATATCCAACAAATAAACTTCAAGATATAATGTGTTGAAAAAATGTAAATAAAATAATGAATCTGTATAAAATGCTCGCAATTCATCTAATGGTATTAATCTTTCATTATTAATCGTTTCATATGTGTCTTCAGGGATTGATTTTTTTAGTTGTGAACGCATAACTAAAATATTATATCTGTCTGAATCATCTGATGACATTTATTTTTTCTCTATTCTATTATATATAAATTAAAGTTTTTCTTCAAGTTTTTTTATTCTTAAATTTATTTCTTTAATAGATTCTATAAGTAATGCAATCATATTACCATATGCAATTGATTTAGTATCATCAGTATTTGTATATACAACTTCAGGAATAATTCTTTCAACTTCTTGGGCAATTAATCCAATTGATCTTTTTTCATCATTTAGTAAGTTATAGTAAACACCTTTTAGTTTTTCTAATTTATCCAAAGGATTTGATATATCAGTTATATTTGTTTTATAACGAATATCCGATAATCCAGTTATATATCCTGAAACAAATACATTTCCATTTACTTTTAATCCATAATTGTCATTATTACTATAACCAACAAATAATTGTTGTTTTGTATATATTATATTTCTTGTATCATCACTATAATTAAAACTAACAATAGACGGTATTACATCATTATTACTTAACAACTTTCCCGAAAAGTTTATGTCTCCTTTAACATCTAAAGGTTTTATAGGTGTACTTATACCAATTCCCAATCTATTATTTATTATATCCCATGTTAAATTTGATGTTTGATAAAATGGATTTCCATTTCCTGCACCCACAAACAATTGATTATTACTCAAATTTTTTAGTCCTGTTCCACCGTAATTTGTATCTAATACACCACTTGTAACTGTTGATATATTTCCTATACTATTTTCAATAGTTCCTGAAGGGGTTATGAATGTATTTCCTACTTGTAATAAATCACATATTATTTTACCTTTGACATGTAATGGTGCCTCAGGATTATTATTATTAATACCTATTTTAGATTCAAATGTTTTAAGAACATTTGCTCCAGTTGTAACAACACTTGTTCCTATACTTATATCATCTGTATTTATTAATCCTAAAACATCCAAATTTGCAACAGGTATTTTGCCAACACCAATTTTATTTTCATTAGTTATGACTGTTGTTCCTACTTGAAATGAATTAGTTTTCAATAAACCATTTATATCTAATTGATTTGTTATATTATTCCATTGTAAATTAGCACTACTATTTAAATTATTTGTTTCACTAAAAATAATTCTTCCCGATGGAATTGATGTTATTCCTGTTCCACCTCTATTAATACCTAAAACACCTATTATATTATTTGCATTAATATTTCTAATATTAAAACCATTGCCATAATAATTATTTATACCTATATCAATATCACCATTTACTTGAAAACTTTTTGACTCATTTAACCATTTTATATTACTAGTTTCACTTAATTTATTATTATCACTTGCATATATAAAACTATTTTTTGTTATAGATGAAAATCCTAAACCTCCTTTTGAAATGGGCATAACTCCGCCAATTTTTGCAATATCTAAATTACTTATATTAAAACCATTTCCAACATAATTTGAACAATTAATATTTGATGAAAATAGATTTGTATTTATTACAATTGTTTTTAAATTTTCATTCCATAAAACATTTGATGTGCTTGAAACTCTATTTTCATTAAATCCAAATATAAATTCATTTGGACTTATATTTGATATACCTAAACCTCCATTTTTTAGCGAAATAACATTTATTATTTTATTTGCATCAATATTTGATGTATTTGAACCATTTATAAATAAATTATTTATTATATTTAAATTACTTACATTTAATGTATTTGTTTCATTATTCCAATTTAAATTACTAGTTAATATTATATTACTTAAACCATTTCCTATCAATAAATTGCCTGTATCTATATTTGACAATCCCGTTCCACCTTTAATTACTGGAACTGTTTCTATGATATTTAAAGGATTTAGATTACTTATATTACTACCATTACCATAAATATTACCATTAACATATAAACTATTTGAATCATTTAACCATAATAATTTTGAAGATGATGTTATTGTATTTGTTGTAATTGAATAATAAGGAATACTATTATTTACAAATGAATTTGTTCCTGTTCCTCCATTGGTAACAGTTACTGTTTCTGAAAAATGACTATTATTAATAAATGGAATTTTAATTATTGGTGCAATATTACTTATAATCAATGTTGAATTCAAAAAAATTAATTGTTGTTTTGAATCTTCCCATAATAAATTACTCGTAACTATTAATGAATTTGTTCCATTTCCTATTAAAACACCTTTTGAATTTAAATTACTTCTACCAGTTCCTCCAAATTGAACTAAACCATATCCAATAACATTACTCATTAATATATTACTTAAATTTGATCCACTTCCGTAAAAATCTAAACCATAAATATTTGATGCACATCTTATTATTCCTGTTGTTGTTATTATGTTTGATGTTATTATTAAATTGGATTTGCCTATTATATTTAAATCTGAAATTAAGTCACCATTTAATGTTTGTATATTAGATTTACTTATTAAACCACCTTCTAATATTGAAATGTTTGAAGAAATTATTAAATTAGAATATCCTATTATATTTGAAATAGCAATTATATCATTGCCTGATTTAATTATACCATTACTTGTAATAATATCTCTTTGTGAATAAATATCTAATCCAGATATAATAGATCCATTTGAAGTTATAATGTTTGAATTTACATAAATATCATTACTTGATATTATTGATCCCAATATAGATGTTATATTTGAAGCAGATATAATTGATCCATTAATAGTTATTATATCATTTTCTGCATAAATATCTGAACCTGAACTAATATAACCATAAAGAGAACTTATATTATCATTTGCAGAAATACTTTTATTAATATACAATTCATTGTTTCCATAGATATTAGATTGTACCTCAATAAAAGACTGAACAAATAAATTTGAATTTACATAAATATTTGAATTTACATAAATATTTGAATTTACAAATAAATTTGAATGTATATTTATATTTGATAATGCATTAATATCTCCTTGACTTATTTCTAAATTTGATGTCAACGTTATTGTTCCATTAATTATTAAATTATTCTTCAAATTATCCCATTTAAAATTTGAAGAATTTTCTATATTATCAGTATTATTTATAAATAATACTTGATTCTTACCATTTTGACCTATCAAATTATTAATTTGAATATTTGAAATATTGAATCCATCACCATAAATTTTATTTACAAATAAATTAGAATTTATATATGTGTCTGTATTAATATTTAAATTTGAATTATAAATATATAAAGATGTTTGTTCACGATAAACATTAACAAAATTATTTTTTAATTTAATTCTGTCACTGATACTTGTATCAATAAGTTTATAAATATAACTTATTGATAAATTATGACCTTTATAATCAATATCAAAATAATAATTGTTTATATTTGTTTGTGTATTTATATTCGATATTACTTCATTGAAAATCCATTGATTTGTGACATTATCTAATTTATAATTAATAATTCTTCTATAATTTGATAAATAAATATTATTTCCAGATTTTGATAATTTACCTCTATAAGTTTTAGTTGTTGAATCAAAATCAACATCATTATCTTTTAGATTTATAATATAGGTTGGTTGAATATTAAAATAACGTACATCATTATTGACATTTAAAATTCGAGTTATTTCGTAATCGATATTTGTAAAATTATTATCATAAATAAAATGTATTCCTAATTGTGTTGTTATTAAAATTCGATTACCAGAAGCATTTATATTTACTGATGTAACATAAGAATTTTGATATTCAATTGGAAATTTAAGAAGATATATTTCATAATTTCTAATAATATAAAAATTAAAAAATCCAAAATCAGTTATTGGTATTTCTGATTTAACTGGATCATATATAAAGTTTGCAACAATTATATTACCCGTTCTTGTAGTATCTATATATACAATTTTGGGATTAAACTGATTTTGATTTATGGTATAAATAAATGAATTGTGATAAAAATCAAAATCATTGAAATTTAAAATTTTAACTTCTCCATTAGATTTATTGTTCACAAATAACAATTCATTAAAATTATTTATTGTTGATATTATAATATTACCATCACCTGAACAACTTATATTTCTACCAATATGATAATAATTTCCAGATAATGAAAAGGGAACTCTAAAAGTTATTAATTGTTGTTGAATAAGTTGATTATTGTTATTAAATGAATATTGATAAATACCACCTGTAACTACAGTTGATTGTGAAGATAATTTTTGATTATAAGCACCTATAAAAATAGTTGAACCGGATTCAGAAATTGCAAATGATTGACCAAAGAAATTATTAATTGTGGGAATATCAGTTATTTTATAAGTATTCCATTGATTAGTATTTGATATATATTTATAAATTTCTATTGTATTATAATTATAACTTGGATCATTATTATAATAAGAATTTATAATTACATTTCCATTAGAATTCATAATTATTGGATTTATATAAGGTGTATTTGTGCTATTATTTATTAAATCTATATTAACTTCATTATTTAATGTTATACTTCCAGATGTAGATAATATATTAGTTATTTTAAAATCACTATCATATAAATCTAAAATAGATGTTGGTAAATCTATATTTATGCCGATTTTGCCATTATAATATATATCTTTTTCTTTATTAATTGCAAAAGGTTTATAATCATTAGTAATTAAATTTCCTTTTATTGTTAAATTTTTATTAATAATTGTATTTCCATTTATATGTAATAATTCTTTGGGAAATCTTGTACCAATACCAACATTACCACCAGTATAATTAATATCATTTCCTATTTTATTCCAAAGTTCACTTATTCCTGTTATTTGTGTATTAATTGAATTATTTCCAAATGAAAAAGGTTCTCCATTTGAAAAAATATTTCCATTTTGAATATTTATATTACCAGAAACAATTAATGAATATTTAGAATTACCTGTTATATTAGAACCTATACCTACAAAGTTTTCAACTAATAAACTATTTCTAGGAAGATATAATTGTTGATTATTTTGATTACTATAAAAATTATTACCACCTATAACAATACTACCTCGTGATTTAATAGCAGTTCCATAAAAATAATCAGGTAATACAAATATTTTACTGTTATTATTATTTAATTCATTTATAACAAATAAATCATTGAAATATGATAATAAATATACATCATTATTATTACAAACACAATCTGCCAAATTATTTAATCCATTTACTTTAAAAATCATTATAGATTGAAAAAGACGATTAATGAAACCGAATATATATGCAAAACCATCATTATCAATAACAATTGAACTATTTTTATATGCTCTACATTTAGTTATTTTGATATTATTTAAATTTTGTATCATTAATGCTTGGGTTGTTGTTAATGATAGACCTATAAGTGAATAACCACGATAAAATTTGGAATTATTTGGATCATTTGAACCAAATGAAAATACACCTGTTGATGTTAAAACAATTGTGTGAGCATCACCACATGAAAAATCAAGAATAGTTCCTGTGATACCAGTCACTAATAAAAAACTAGCACCAGTAAAAACATAAAGATTATTTTGATCTGTTAAAATAACCGATTTATTTAATGTAAATGAATTAGTATATGCTTCTATTTTAACTATTTTCTGATTTGAAGGTAATATTCTTGGATCAGTCGCTATATATGAATTATTTAGTAATTGATATACAACTAAATTTTTATCACTATTTACGACATAAATTAAAGTGTTTGTATCACTTATTGCAAAATCAACAATTGTATTTAAAGAACTTATAATTAAATTATTATTAAAATAAATATTTGAATTTAAATAATAAGCAAAGTTGACACCTTTTGTTTTAATTATTGCATTATTTAAATTTAAATTTTGATTTGAAAATGTTTTAGTAGTTAAATTATAAGTGATTAAATTAGAAAGAGTTAATATATATAAATTTATATCATTCATAAAAAGTTTTGTGATTATAAAAGGTGAATCATTAAATAATCTTATTTTTCCTTTAATATCAATAACACTTTCACTAAAAGGATTTGATGTTAATGAATCATAATTTAAAAGTTTAATATTAGATGTTATTAAATTGTTTATTATAACATTATTACTATTATCTATAATTAATTGATTTCTATTATTTGTTAAAATTAATTGATTACTATTTGAAGTAGTTGGTGTTATTATATTATTTGAAAATTGTATTTTTTGTCTTACATCTATCAAATTATCCAATGATGATTTTAATGAATTGTTATTAAAAATAATATCTATATTACTGTCAATAAGTATTTTATTTGTTGAATCAATCGATGTTATATTTGAAACACATAAAACATTATTTATAATTGTTTTTTCTTTTGATGAAATAAAAGAATTATCAGATATAATTAAGGAGTCTGTTTTTGTTCGTCCATTTATATTCAATTTTATATCTGGATCTATTATCATATCATTATTGCTATTATTAATTACAACAGTTCTTTTTTCTGAATATATATCAAAAAAATTTTTATTATTACTAGTTATAACAAAAGCAGGGAAACTTGTTTGTGCATCATTTTTTTCCAAATGAAAATGATATGCAGGTTTTATATTAATACCTAATCGACCATTTTCCATATATGCATCTCCATTTGCAATATGAAGTTTTGCTTGTGGATTAGTAGTTCCCAATGTTATTGTATCAAGATTATAAACATAACCAGTGGTTATATCAGGTAAATATGAAATAGGAATTTTATTGTTACTATCTAAAAATAGAATTTTTGCTGGAAACTCCTTTGCATTTATTGAACCATTAATATAAACATTTCCTGTAAATAAATTACTTGGTGAATTATAAATTATTGCATTATTACTGGTTTTAAAACCAAAATTTGAATCCAAAAAATTAAATTCAACAGAATTTAATTTAACAAAAGATGTGTTTGAATTTGAAGAAAATTCAAAAATTTTTTGATTATTAGGAGAATATGAATAATTTAATTTATCATTATTAATAGATAAAGTATAATTTTCATAAATACTCATTTCTATATATTTATGTTTTATTATTAATTAATAATAATAATTCAGATAATTCCTCCTTATTTTTCTTAATTCTATTCCATTCACTATAAGTTTCTTCTTGAATTTCTTTTGGTTTTTTATTTAATCCCTTTTCCTTATTTTCATCTTTCAATTTATTACTGTAGTATTTATAAAATATATTGAAGTCTGTTTTCTTTGAATCTTCTTTAGTTTCACTATTGTTTTTTGCTGTTTCTTTAATAGCAACCTTACTAGTTGCTTTAGTACTAATTTTAGTATTTGATTTAGGTGCAATAATAGGTGTCATAGAAGTAATTGCAGTGATAGAAATATTAAGATTTTCAGAATCTTTTTCTGATAATTCATTATCAATATTTTGTTTATCTGATGAACTATCATTATTTACTTCATTAATTGTAATTAAAGGTTCTTCATGTGTTACTTTGGGCATCCCACTTTTACGAAACCAAACTTTTTTATTATTTTTCATTTGAACAACCCATAATTGTTTATCTACACCTTCCTTTTCAAAACCAATATCAAATCCAATTGCACTGAATCCAACCCCTTTAGGTGATTGTTCCTTACCTGTATAAGTTTCAGTTGTAACATTTATACATTGATAATTATTGTTAACACGTTTCATTTTGTTTATGATATTTAAATATTAATATTCAATTTTTAAATATCATTTTTTTAAAAAAATGATTTCATATAATTGTGAAATTGAAATTAATATATATATATTTTCATGACTAATTTTCACATTCAAATTGATAGTAAATTTGATGAAATGATCATGAAAATGAAAAAAAATAAAATTGGCATAAATGATATACTTGCCCTTAAAGAGTTTATTTTACATACATATGACAATGAAAATTATATTGAAGATAAACTCATTACTAACGGTTTTAGAATGATTGATATTAGTCATCTTCTGTGAGATCCTCAAAATCATCTAAATCATCATCTAAAACATCCTCTTCTACTATGAAATCATCATCTTCTTCTTCTTCTTCCTCTTCCTCTGATTCTGTATCTCCGTGAACCGTTTTTTTTGGTTCTTCTTCATCTTCTTCTTCAATTGCTTCTTCTTCATCATATATCTCAATATCATCTTCAATTATAACATCATCTTTAATAATAGTATCATCATCATTATCTTCAATTATGGCAGTTTTTATAAATTCTGCTTTATCTTTAATAACTTTACCAATAATAGAAATATGTTTATCAAATAATTGATATTTTTTGCCACAAACTTCAATCTTAATTTCTTGACCAATTGAAATTTTATCTAAATCAACTTCAGATTGTATTCCAGCAGAAATTTTTGGAATTATAATTTCTAAAATAGGAACTTTGTCATAATACCCTTCTGCTAATAAACCAAGTGAATTTTTTGCTTTTACTTTACATTTGATAATTGAACCTTGAATAGGATTACATATTTCAGCAATACAAACAACATCAAAACAGGTATTACCATTAAAATGTTGTGTTTTAATTATTCCAATTGAACGTTTAAGAATTTTGATTGAGTTTTTTTTAATATAACCATATTTAGAACAAACATTTTCATATATTTTCTTTAATTTATCCAAAATAATTGTATTAAAATCTTCATTTATTTCATTAGGTTTTAAAATAACATTAGTTTTAAACTTAATTGGAATAAATAATTCTGCCATTCCCCTATAATTAATATCTATTTATTAAATAATTATATCATTTTTTTTAATTTTAAAAAATGATATAATTATTTATTATTTGTAATAAGTAGGGAAATATTAAAAATTATGGAATTATCAAAGGATGAACCTTTATTTAAAACAATTGAAATGATAAAAAAAGAAATTGGTGTTCTAAATAAGGTTATTTTGAAAGTTCATAATAATACTAATTGGTCTGAAAGTGAATTTAATAATTTCACATCATTCTTAAGAAGTAATAATTATAAAGAAACTATTGATGATGAAATTTTAGAAGTTACTAACAATTCCAATCAATTAACTATTTATAAAATTGGGGGAATTATGAATTATTTATCTACTAATAATCATAAAGGAACTAATCATAAATGGGAAACTAAAGTAATAGTCAAAAATGAAAAAATAGAAAATTTATTTGATGTGGATTTAGAAGCAGAAGTTTATAATTCTAAAGAAATTGAAGAAATTCCTAATTGGGAATTATTAGAGAAAAAGTTTAAATTTTTAAAGAAATTTAATTATGATCTTGGTAATGGTATAATTGCATCAGTATCTATTGTTAAAACTAATGATAAACCATCTGAATCATTGAAAAAATCAAAGATTTTGATGGGTTCTCAGCAATATGAATTTTCATTATCTATTAATGAAATTAAAAATTTAAAAGATAACAAGCAAATATTAGAATCAATTATCACAGTAATTAAAGCATTATTTTTAAGTAATATTATTCTTACAAAAAAACAACAAAAAGAAATTTTAGATGAATATTCATCATTGGTTAGAAAAGATATGCAAATACCTAAATTTTATAAAGATATCCCTTTATTAACACCAAAACCTATGACATTAGAAAGAGTTAATCTTATTAATCCTGATGAATATGGTGCTGTTAGTATTTTAAGAGGATATGTAGTGACTGAAAAAGCAGATGGTGAAAGAATTCTATTATATATCAATAATTTAGGGAAAGTTTATTTAATAAATAGTTCTTTTAAAGTTGAAGATACTGGTATTATAGCAAAAAAAGAATTATTTAATTCACTTATTGATGGTGAATATATTCAATGTAATAAAAGAATTGATGCAACAAAGAAGAATATTTATGCTGCATTTGATATTTATTATATGAATAATAATTCATTGACATCTTTACCATTAATTGGAGGTAGATATACTGAATTACAAAAAGTTAGCAAATATTTAGATGTATCCAAAAGTGAATTTGAATTCATTGTTAAAGTTCATCATAATAGTTCAAATATTTTATCTGATTGTAAAACAATTTTAACTAATCCTAAGAAATATCCTTATGAAATAGATGGTTTAATTTTTACACCTGCTAAACTTGCAGTTTATTCATTTTATCCATCAGTGCCAGTTCCAATTACTCAAAATATGAGTTGGGAACGTCTTTTTAAATGGAAACCACCTGAACAAAACACAATCGATTTCTTAATTAAATTTATGGGAGAAATTAAAAAAGATGGTATCAAATATAAGAAGGTTGGTTTATATGTTGGTTTTAATCCTATTAGTTCAAAAGATATTACAATTGAAGAAGGATTGAAACTCAGATATGATAAAAATTACAGTAAACAACAATTTATTGAAATGAAGGAAAAAATTAAAAATAAGGAGGATTTTATTCCAGTATTATTTAAACCTATTATTTATTATACACCTGATGTCGAATTTGCTTTTATTCAAATTGACACTAAAGGTGATATCAGAACAGAAGATAATGATAAAATTGAAAATGATACAATTATTGAATTTAGATATGATTTAGATAATAAATGTTGGATTCCAATGAGAATACGTGAAGATAAAACCAGAATTTATAAAGGAGGTAGTTTTAGTAAAACTGCAAACTCATTACCAGTCGCTATTAATGTATGGCGTTCAATTCATAATCCAATATCTAGAGAATTAATTATGGGTTCTGCTAGATTACTTGAAAGAGATATTTCTAGTGAAATTCAAGGTAAATCATTGGAAGCAGATGATATTTATTATAGTAGAGGTATTCCTAGAAGATCATTATTATCTTATAATATGACTACTTTTCATAATATTGGAATTAAAGAAAAGTTATATTTAATGCCCGAAAAAAGAAATAGTTTATTAGAACTTGCATGTGGTCAAGCAGGAGATTTGTCAAGATGGTTAAAAGGTAGATATAATTTCATATTTGGTATTGATTACGCTAAAGATAATATTTATAAAGCAAATGATGGTGCTTATGCACGTGTATTAAAAGAATTTAATCGTTTTAATAAGGAAAAAAAAGATGATAAGGTATTTTTTCCAAATATAGTTCTTGCGGCAGGTGACTGTGGATTAGATATTAAATCAGGTGCATCTGGTGTAGATGATGAAAGTAAGGAATTAATGAAAATTGTTATGAATTCTAATGTGAAAACAAGTAAATCTCATTATAAATATATAGTAGGTAAAGGTGCACTCAAATTTGATGTTGTTACATGTATGTACGCTATTCATTATTTCTTTGAAAATGAAGAAAAATTAAATGGATTTTTACATAATGTTGCTTCTAATTTAAAAATTGGAGGTAAATTTGTCACAACTTTTATGGATGGTGGAAGTGTCGAAAGGGCATTGAAAGGAAGTAAAACAGGTGTTGTTGAAGGTCGAAGAAAATTAGATGATGCAAATGTATTAGTATGGGCAATTATAAAAAGATATTCTGATGAAGAGTTTTATAATAGAAAAATAGATGTGTTTATTGAAAATACTCAAAGATTAATTCCTGAATATTTAGTGAACTTTGATTTCTTAATTAAAAAAGCAAAGGAATTTGGATTAGAAATGGAAGACACTGAATTATATTCAGAAACTTTTCAAAAACTTAAGGATAAGATTAATCCTAATGAAGAAAAACAAAATGATTTAGATAAAGCAATCATTGAATTAGATAAACAAGATATTCATAAAAAATTCAGTTTCTTAAACCGATGGGTAATTTTTAAGAAGATAGATTAGTTAATAGTTGTTTAAATAATTCTAATGTGTCTTTGGGCATATCATGATTATTAATAATTGCGAAATAATAAATCAACTTTTTAATATTCTTAATATTATTTGAATGACATAGATAATTTAATACTTCTTTTTGTGTTATAATCGCTTTTGAATGTAATGTTGTTTGTTGATGTCTTAATTGTGCAAGATGAAATCTAATTACTGGATTGAGAGTTCTATCAATATCAAGATCAGTTTTGAATCTTTTATATTTAGGATAATAATTAGTGGTTGCTACATATAAATTATAAATAATATCTGTCATTACTGCAAACACTTGATTAACTACAATTTCCGCTGGAACTACATTTGACAATTCTGGGTAAAACTCTTGCATATAATTATTGATTGTATAGTTTGGTTTTTGAAGCATATACACATAAATGAAATTATACCATTGATTATAATTATTTGAATGAACTTCTTCTTTGTGAAGAATAATATCATTAGAAATCTTATAAATTTTCTTATTTGTTTTCTTAACAATTAATGAATTTTCAGTTGTTGAGGCATATTCAATTGCTTGATTTAAATCACTGAAATAATGTGGATATTTAATTCCAAGTGGTTCAAGTGGTTTAGTTCGAATATCTTCCTCATCTAATGTGATACGATTTTTAGTATTAATATGAAATAGATATTTATAACCTTCACCTAGAATAGTTGTATAATCAACTATGTGTTTATTTTCATGGTGAATTAAAACAAATTCATATGAATTCAAACGACTCAGATTCGCAGTAAAGAGATTTCTGAGAACAGATGAAATATTTGGATCGTTAATATCTACCTTATTTTTATAAATTTCAAATAAGGTTTCATCAAACATAAATCCATGTGACTTATTAGGATTTGAAAATTTTGAACTATTGATATCAGGACAACAACTGGAACCGAAATACCAATTATTATCATGAAAATAGACAGTGATAAGAGTTCCATCAAGAGCACCATAACATAAATCTGTTGCATCAAAATGGTTTTTTACATAATTTTCAATTGATAATCGAACAGGAATTGAATTAGCATAACTAATTACAACATTATTTCCAATACTTCTCGAAAAATCTAATACAACACTACGACATTCATCATATAACTCCTTAAAATCTTTAATATCATCTCTTTTGTATGAATTATGAAGAAGACATAAATAAGGATTGCTTTTAAATTTCTTAATTTTAATTGCTGGCCAATAATGCTTCTCTTTGAGAATTGATAATAAGATTGCAGGATAATCAATAAATTCACTTGAATTTACTTTAAGTGAACGTTCATAAGTATCCTGAATAAGAGTTTGAAGTGACATTTTCCAAAAGAAATAAATATATTATACTTATTTATTATTTTAAAATTTTAAATCATTTTTTATTTTGTCACAAGAAATATCGAATCATTATTTTTAATACCATATTTACCTACTCTATCTAAATTATTTAGTTTTTTTCCATTATAAATAAACATACTTTTTTCAACATCAATTGTAATGATATCACTAACTTTGATTAATAAATCATATATAACATCAGATTCATCTACAATAAGAGGAATTCTGTCCTTATTGAAGGTAAGAATAAAAACCTCCATATTACCTAAAAATAAATAAACAAAAAAAATGCCAAAAAATATCAGCATTTTTAAACAACCACACTACTCCGCAAGAATCATCTCGCGAACATCCATAATTGCCTTTCCAAGCAAGTTAGTTCCTTCCCACATAGCTTCAGGGGTCTGCAGTGTCTGAGTGATATTCAAACCATTACCCCAAATCTTATCATAAGGAGCACACTCAACAAACTTCCTGCTACCAGAGTCAATGAGAAACTGCCTCAACTCAGGATTCTGGGAATATTTAGCATAATTTGCCTCGACAACAACCTGATATGCTTTCGCAGACCAAGTGTCAACATCGAAGTTCTTCACACTACGCCCAATCTCCTTATGACGCTTCGGATCTTCAGTTAACATGACTTCGCGCATTGCCTCCTCATCACCGAAAACCTTACCTTTCATGTACATCATCCTCTGCTCACAATTAACGAAGCGAACACCGTCAATAGTGAATGGAGAAGGATACCACTGAGATGGAATACCGGATTTAAAGAGAACAAACTCGTCATTCATGAAAAACTTTTCATCAGCGTTAGGAGTAGTCATTTTCAGACAAATTTAAGTTTGATTAATATAATCATTTTTTGAATGATAAAGATAAAAATAAATACATTTTTAAATTAAATGTATATTTTGGTTATTTTTTATTCCATAATATTCTATAGTATTTTCAGGATTTAATAAAATACCACTATAAACTAATTTGGATTTTTCAATATCTATGTTAATTAGATCTTTTAATTTTACAAGAATTACCATTACAAGATCTGATTCTTCAACATTTATAATAAATTTATTTTTATCAAATGTATGAATAATAACATTCATATTGATTTCTATTTTAATTAAAATAAAATTTTTGTTACATATATCACATTATTTTTATAATTTATATTATAATCACTTATTTTATTATTGGGATTTAAATAAATACCATCATGTAATAATCTTATTTTATTGATATCAATACCTGTTAAATGTTTTAATTTTATCATGACACTTATTATTGTTTCATTATCATCTTCTATGATTATATAATTAGGTTCTTTTTTCATTGAATAAATAAGCAATTCCATTATTTAATATTTAGTTAAGAGAATAATGATATTTAATAATTAAATATAAAATAGTTATTATGTATAATAAAGAACTATATGATTTTATCAGTAAAGGAAATATCGAAAAAAGTTTGTATGCAACTTGTATTTTTTTAATTGAAAACTCTAAAATTGAAATTTTAGAAGAAACTTTAATATCTATTTGTTCTCATATTGGATCTTTTATTATGATAAGAGACATTTCTAAATTAAATGATATTGTTTTATCTACAAAATATTTAATTGAAAATGAAAAAGTAAGTTCAAGTGATTATTTAATTTTAGTTACTAAAATGTGTATTTTATGTAATATTTATAATTCAAATCCTGTTTCAAAAACTGGTATATTACCAATAGGTAAACTTAGAGAAAAAATTTTAGATGTTTTTAGTGAAGATTCTAAATTAACATCAAATGGTGTTATGAGATTTGAACAAATTATTCCACCTACAAATAGTGATGCATATTTACTTTCATTAAAAATAATATCATCATTTATTCGTTTAATTAAAATAGTTGAAAATCAAGCAACTGAAAGTAATATTGATTTATATGCAATTAAATTTAAAAATTGTTTTGATTACATCATAAGAAAGAAATATGCAATCGATACTAAATTAAATCCAAATGAATGTGACCCAATTTACTTCTTATGGGGATTTATAGAAATTTTATTTCAACATGAAGACTTTATTCATGCATATTATTGGTTATTTAGTTATGATTATAAAAAATCTCTTAAAAATCAACGATTAGGATTGATATTTGCATGTTCAATTGCGATTATTTATAGTTTTAAACGTCAAGTTTCATCTGATTGGAATCAAAATGAACTTAATGTTATTTTTAAAACAAAAGAAATGACATTTGAGTTTATGAAACAAGTTAAAAAAGATTTGAAATCAAGAGATATTCATATTCCAAATGATGAACCAGAAAAAAAAGAAAAATCAAAAATTGATGCTCTTGAATATTTGAATAATTATGTTCCAAAAATAATAGACAAAAGAGATTTTATTGCACAACCTATATTTCTTGATGAATTTAAAACAATCGAGAGGTAACAACCTTTATTATTTTAAAAGATACATCCATATCATCACCATTTTTTTGAAGAATTTCATATTTAATTACATATTGTTGTTTGCTATATTCAATTACAAGTGTGTAATTTAATTGCTCAACAACTTCACCATCTTTGAGTATTTCAATTATCTTTTTTCCACCATTTAAATTATAATCATCTAATTCATCATTATTCATACTAAATATTACATCAATTCTATTAAAATTATGTTTGATAATTTGATTAATTCCGTTTACAATTGCTAGTTCCATTATAAACTTACTTATAATAGACAAAATCATTTTTTAATATAAATCCAAAAATTGGACTTTTTGAATGATGAATTACCTAATAGGCAGACAAGGCGAGTCTAAACTCAAACCTATCAACCATCTCAGTAAAAGACGGATCTTCAAACTCATCCCCAAAATCATCATCATCATCATCACCATCAAAATGATAGTCGAAGATCTTCTCACCATAGATGTCTTCATCATCACAAACGTCACCATTGGGCATAATAACGGGCATCTTATATGACTGTGTGTCGAAATTTTAAATTACAATTAAAATCATTTTTTTTATTTTTAGGATTAAAAATTATACATTTATCATAGATAAAGAATGGAATTACAATTTATGATAGATACCGTAGATAATATAAATAAATTAAATATATGGGCAGAATCTGTAAATTATAATTCAAATATATATAATAATAATTTTCAAACTGTTTATGATAGATTATCTAATATAGAAGTCAAAATAAATAATTTGGAAAAAAAAATAAATCAATATCCATACATTTCCTCTAAATAATCATAATTTTCCATTTCTAAATATTTAACAATTCTTTTTGGATTCATTGCTTCAATTATTATTTCTTCTTTTATTTTATCAAAATATTCATTCATTTTTACATAATCTAATTCAAATATTATTGGATTTGCTGAAAATTCAAACCAATATATCTTATCTTTATTTTCTTTTAATATCTCTATAACATTTGGATTTGTATTTGAACATAAAAACGTCCAATTTATTTTATTTTTATTTTTCTTTAAAAATTCTATTGCTTTATCATTTATATTTAAAGAAAAGAGACACCATTTTTCAACTTTATCTGAATTTTTAATTACTAATTCAACTGCTCTATCATTATGATTTAATGTTAGATTATACCAATTTATTTTATCTTGGTTATTAAGCAATAAATCTATTGCTTTATTATTAATATTTAAAGATAAATTAGACCAATCAATTTTATTTTGATTTTTAATTAACAATTCTACTGCCTTATTATTTGAATTTTTTGATAATAAATGCCAATCTATTAAATCCTGATTTTTACTTAAATATTCAATAGCAATATCATTATTATTTAATGATAATAAATTATGGTTTATTTTATTTGGATAATTTTTAATCATAAATTCAATTATTTCTGAATTTGTATTTTCACATAATTTATGCCAAACTATTTTATCTGGATGTTTAAGAAATAATTTAATTATTTTCGGATTTGTATTTTTTGACAAATAAACCCAATCAATTAAATGTTCATTTGATGTTAAATAATCAACTGCATAAGGATTTGCTGATAAATTAAATAGATTATATGTATTATATAAATTTTTATTTAAATGATTAATTATTAAATTAAATCCATTATAATCAGTTCTATATGATATATTATACCATGAAATATCATTTAAATTATTTTCAATTAAATCCATTCCATTTTTATTAATAGTAATACCTGACCAATTTACGTCATCAATAGAAATCCAATCTCTTAATTTATATACAGGTCTATTCATTATTATTAAAAAATGATTTTAAATACTCATTTTTTATAATTATCGAAATATGAATAGTCCTGAATATAAATTAGTATCATGGATTGATGAAAACTATTTAGATTTTGGGGAATTATGTGAAAATCCTAATGCAATGTCAATTATTATCAAAAATTATAATTTAATTTCATGGAAAAGATTGTCTTTAAATACTAATCCACTTGCTATTAAAATGCTTGAAGAAAACCCAGAAAAAATTAATTGGGTTAACTTGTCGTCTAATCGCAGTTATGAAGCAATGAAATTATTGGAAAAGTATCCCCATAAAGCGGATTGGGATTATGTATCATTAAATCCTTATGGTATTCCTTTATTAGAGAAGTTTCCTGAAAATATTTCATGGTATTGTATTTGTAAAAATGAAAATGCTATTGATATCATTAGAAAAAATCCTGATAAAATTCATTATTCAACTCTTTCGTGTAATAAAAATGCATGTGATTTAATATTTGCTAATCTTGATAAAATTCATTGGGATTTAATATCTGTAAATGAAAATCCTAAAATTGTTAAATTTTTAATTAATGACAGTAATAAGATTAATTGGGAGTTCTTTTCTGTTAATTCATGTGACGATGCAGTAAAATTTTTAATTAAAAATCCAGATAAGATATGTTGGACGTATTTTTCTGAAAATAGCAATCCTCTTGCTGTTGATTTTATGAGTGCAAATATTGATAAAATTGATTGGTATTTTGCATCAATGAATCCTAGTGCAATAGAACTCTTAAGGAAAAATAAAAATCATATTAATAGATGGTGTTTATCTGCAAACCCTTCTGTTTTTACACTTGATTATAATAAGATGAGAATCAAGATTATGGATTTGGAAGAAGAGATATTGAAGGTTGTTTTACATCCCGATAAGATTGCTTATTATCGTGATAAATATAATTATGATGTTGATGATATGTTTGATTAGTATCCATATAACTCTTCAAGATAATCATAATTTTCGATTTCTAAGTATTTAACAATCCTTTTTGGATTCATTGCTTCAAGTATTATTTCTTCTTTTAATTGTGTAAAATTTTTACTCATCTTTTCGTAATCTAATTTAAAAATTATTGGATTTAATGAAAAAAAACTCCATTCTATTTCACCCATTTTATCCATATTTTTTTTGATTATATCTAATATTCTTGGATTTGTATTTTCAGCAAGTAAAATATAACTTATTTTATCTGGATTTTTAATTAGTAATTCAATTGCTTTATCATTACTATTTAACGATAATCTATTCCAATCAATTTTATCTTGATTTTGAATTAATAAATCAATTATTCTGGAATTTGAATTTTTAGATAAATGATTCCAATTAATTTTATCTTGATTTTCAAGTAATAAATCTATTGCTTTATCATTTGAATTACTTGATAATAATGTCCAAATAATATAATCTGGATTATTTTTTAATATTTCTATTGCTTTATCATTTGTATTTAAAGCGATATTATACCAACAAATTTTATTTAAATTTTCAGATAATAAATCAAGTGCTTCATCACTAGTATTTAATGAAAGAATATTCCAATTTATTAAATCAGGATTTTCTCTTAAAATTGATATTGTATTTTTATTTGCAGATAATTGATATCCAGAAATTTTATTTAAGTTAGGTTTTATAATTTTATTTATTATTTCTTTATTTTCATTTTTACCTATATTGCTATATGATATCTTATTTGGATTAGATAAAAGTAATTCATAAGCATTTTTATTTGCAGATAAATAATGCCAATCTATACTATTTGGATTTTGCTTTAAAAAATCTATGGCATGTTCATTTTGAGAAATTGAATCTAAGTCCAGATAAGATTTATAATTTTCTATCCAATCATGTAATTTATATACAGGTTTATTCATGATAAAAAATAAAAAATGATTATAAATATTAATCTAATAATTATATACTATCATTTATATCAATAATGAGTTATATTTATGTTCTTGCTCTTGAAAATGACAAATACTTCATTGGAAAAACTGATTCTTTGAATTTTACTGTAAATGATCATATAAACTTTTATGATTGTAACTGGACTAAAAAATATAAACCATTAGAACTTAAAAAGATATTTCCTGCTTCTTCAATTTTCGATGAAGATATGTATACATTAATGTATATGAATACTCATGGAATTGCATTTGTCAGAGGTGGTTCATTTAAATCAGTTATATTAGATCATATGAATACTACCATCATTAGAAAAATGATTTATACAGCAACTAATAAATGTTATAAGTGTGGTTCTGATAATCATAAGTGTGACGATTGTGATTATCAAGAATATGATGAAGAAACAGAAGATTCAAGTGAAGCAGACGATGATGATGATTCTGAAGCTTCATTTGATTCACAAAATGAAGAAACTGATGAATCTGATGATGAATCTGATGATGAATCTGATGATGAATCTGATGATGAATCTTAAAATTAATAATCAAATAATTCTTCAATATAATCATAATTAGGATCTTTAAATACTCTTCTGGGATGCATAACCTCTTTTATTAAATCTTCTTTTAATTCTGAAATTTTATCAGACATTTTTTCATAATCCAATTTAAATATTATTGGATTTGCTGAAAAGATATACCATGAAATTTTATTTTTGTTTTCTTTAAGAATTTGAAGAATTTTTGGATTAGTATTATGACATAAACTTAAATAATCGATTTTGCTGGGGTTTGCCATTAGTAAATCAATCGCTTTATCATTAGTATTTGAAGACAAACCTAAATAATCAATTTTATCAGGATTAGCAATAAGCAAATTAATTGCCCTAGTGTTTGAGTTCATTGATAATCTTTCCCAAATAATTTCATGTTGATTTTCAAGCAATAAATCAAAAGCGTTATCATTATTATTACCTGACAAATAAAACCAATTAATTTTACTTTTGTTTTTCTTGAGAAGTTCAATAGCACCATCGTTAGTATTATTAGACAATTGAATCCAATCAATTTTGTCTTGATGTTCTTTTAAAAATTCAATTGCTTTATCGGAATTATTTGCAGATAATTGACAATAATTAATTTTATCAGGATAATTAAAAAGAAATTCAAGAATAGCAGGGTTTTTATTTGATGCCAAATTTGCCCAGCATATCAAATCTTTAAATCTTTCATTCGTTAAAAAATACAAGGTTTTTGAATTAACATTATGAGATAAATAATACCAATTAATAAGATGTTCATTTTTCATTAAATAGTCAATAGCATAATAGTTTTTGGATAAGTAAAATAATTGATTTGGATTAATATTCTTATTTGCAATTATTAATTCAAAACCAAGATAATCATTTCTAAAACCAATATTAAAATAATTTACAGATTTGATATTTTCTCTGATTAAATCTTCACCATATTGATTCATACTAATTCCTGTCCAGTTAACATCATTAATTGATACCCAATCAATCAATTTATATACAGGCGAATTCATTTATAAATGTAATGTTTATTATTATAAAAATAAACAAAAATAATCATTTTTTTTTTAGTCTCCAAATAACTCTTCAATATAATCATAATTAGGATCCTTAAATACACGTTTAGGATGCATAACCTCCTTAATTATATCTTCTTTTAAATTTGAAAAATTATCAGACATTTTATTATATTCAAGTTTAAAAATTAAAGGGTTTGATGAAAATGTATACCAAGAAATCTTATCAATATTATTTTTTAATATCTCAAGTATTCTTGGATTTTTATTATCACACAAATTTAAAAAATCTATTCTATTATAATTTTTTAATATTAAATCAATTGCTATATCATTATCATTTAAACATAATCCAGACCAATTTGTTATTTTATATTTATATTTCATTAATAATTTTAATGCTTTAGTATTTGTATTATAAACTATACTATACCAATTCACCAAATCAATATTATCAATAAATAATTCAAAAGCGTTGTCATTATTATTCATTGAAAAATAATACCAATTAATTTTATTTTGATTATTTTTCAATAGTTCAATAGCACCATCATTTACATTCTTTGATAATTGAATCCAATCAATTTTGTCTTGATGTTCTTTTAAATATTCTAATGCTTTATTTGTATTATTTCCCGATAATCGACAATAATTAATTTTATCTGGATGTTCAAATAAAAATTCTAAAATTTCAGGATTTGTATTTGATGATAAATTATCCCAATTGATTTTATTTTTATATTTATCATTTCTTAATAAAAATAAAATTTTTGAATTAGTATTATAAGATAAATAATACCAATTAATAAGATCCTCATTTTTCATCAAATAATTAAGAGCATATGGATTTTTAGACAAATAAAATAATTGAACTTTTAAAATTTGAGTTTTTTTTGATGTTAATAATTCAAAACTTAAATAATCATTTCTAAAACCAATATTAAAATAATTTAATAATTTTAAATTATTTCTTAATAAGTCTTCACCGTGTTCATTTAAACTCATACCAGACCAATTGATATCATTAATTGATACCCAATCAATCAATTTATATACAGGTGAATTCATTTATAAAATACTTTTTATAAATTACAAAAATAATCATTTTTTTTAGTCTCCAAATAATTCTTCAATATAATCATAATTAGGATTCTTAAATACACGTTTAGGATGCATAACCTCCTTAATTATATCTTCTTTTAACTCGGATGAAATATAATTATTTTTAATTTTGTCATAATCTAATTCAAATATAGATGGGTTCCAACATAATATTTGATAATCTAAATTACTTAGTCTATTTTTGGAAGTTTGAAGTAAATCTATTATTTTAGGATTTGTATTTTTACATAAAGCATGAATATCTAATAAGTAACTTCTGTTTTCAAAATATAAATCTATGATTTTATCATCTGGATTACTTGCAAGATAATACCAATAAATTTTATTTTTATTTTCATTTAATAATTTAAATGTTTTAGGATTTGCATTTTGAGAAAATTCACGCCAATCAATTTTACTGCTATTTTGTTCTAAATAAGCAATTGCTCTGTCATTTGAATTTTTTGAAAATTCACGCCAACAAATTTTAGAAGGTCTTCTCAATAATAAATCAACTGCTTTATCATTATTATTTCTTGATAATAAATGATATTTAATTTTTTTTTTATTTTTAAATAATAATTCAATTGCGTCATCACTGTTATTCACACATAAACAATCAAAATTAATATGATCTTGATTTTCCTTCAAAATAAAATCAGCGCTTGGATTTAAAGATAATTGTCCCCAATCTGCTTTATCTAAATTGGGAACAACTAATCTTTTTAATATTTCTTTATTTTGATTATAACATAAATTTATATTATATAATTCATCAGGATTTTGAATTAATAATTCTAATGCATTTGGATTTGATGATAAATATGACCATCTAATATATTTGGGATTTTCCTTTAAAAATTCAATAGCATTTGGATTTGCAGATAGATAACTCCAATCTATTTCAATTTTATTCATATCAATCCAATCTAATAATTTATAAAACATTTAAAAATTGATTAATAATAATAATAATAATAACAATAAAAATAATCAATTTTTAAATGTTTTATAAAAAATTGGGTGTAACAGTAATATTTATTGGTTTTACTGGTATCATTGGATATTTTTCAAATAAAACAGCAAAAGAGATATATAAAGCACGTATGCAATGTAATTCTAAATTAAAAAATGATTATTATAAAGATAATTAATAATAATTAAAAATGAATAATTCAATGATAATAAATAATACTTATTATTCAGGTAAGGGATTACCACCTCAGTTAAATACCCCTTCAGCACTTAAAAAAGAAAAAAAGATTAAAATTTTTTAAATAAAAAATTAAATTATTATAAAAATAAATGAATTCAAAAATAATAGGTGTTGTTAACTCTAGTATAATTCTTTTGTATTCTTATGGTGGTTATAAATTAGTTCAAGATTTTTTTAATACAAAAATAGAATTAAAGGATTTGGATTTTAGATTATTGTCTAATATAATTTCAAAATAATCAGTTTTTAAAGTTCAATGTGTTTATTTATATAATTATCATATTTACAAAGAAGTTTGTAACCTTTAATTACAGTTACTTCACTTACACTGCAAACTTCTGCAAATTGTTTTTTTACATATCCCAATTTCTTTTTTTCAGAATAATAATAGAGTATTGATGCACAACTTGATGTTGGTGAATTATCACTCATTATTTCACTATCCTCTAAAAACTTGACCAATTTTTTACATTTATCTATATCTTCCATTTTCATATCAAGAATCGAACAATAACGTGATATGAAATCTAAAGGCGATGATGTGACTATATTAATTTGCAATAATGTTTGAAAACGTGAATTTCCCTTATTTAAAATAACAGGATCTATATCAAACATTTTTGCTATTTCTTTTGAACTTCTGGGAAAATTATTCATTGAACATGCATGATAAATACAAGACGCAATCAACCCTTCTTTATTATCACCTCTGCTTATTTTCTTTTCAGATGCTCTCTTATATAAAACTTTAGCATCATCTACTATCTTTTGTGGTATTCCATTACTTAATGCAACACATGTAAGTTTATCAAATACATTCCATAAGGTTCTTTCATTATAGGGCATTGCATTCCACATTTGATACTGTCTTATCCGTCTGATATCAAAGTTATTACCAAATCTATTTCCACCAATCATTGATCCCAATGATGATTTTGGTAATAATGAATTGGTTGGCAATCCACATCTAGAAGGATCATCACTTTTGCTATCAGATCCATAATAACGCCATTCAGCAGTGTTATCAATTACTTTTCCAATAATAGAACTACATTCTCCACATATTTGCATACTGTCTTCAACTATAAAAACCTTAGAACCACAAACACATATTATATCATCATCTTCAAGTTTAGTATCCTTCAACCCATCCATTATATCCCAAATATCATCTTCTGTATTGAAAGTCATCACTTAAAGATAATTTTTAATCCTTAAATCAAAATAATCAATTTTTATATTTAACATAAGTATAAATGGATTCTACAAAAATAGTTCTTTCGGTATTATCGCTTTATTTATTGATTTTTTGTAATTTTACAAAAGAATTAGTAGGATGTAAATTAACACATATATTAGATACAAATATTTATTGTAAACATTTAATTGCTTTTATTTTGTTATTATTTTTAATTATTTTAATTGATGAAGAAAATACAAAAAACAACGTTTTAAGCAATATTTTTATTGCAATAACTATTTACATTTTATTCATAATATCTACTCGCTTAAATATAATTTATATTACTATAATTTTAATATTATTACTTGTCATATTTGTGATAGATAAAATATCCAAAAATGAAAAAGAAACAAATAATGAAAGATATGAAAATTATAAAAAACTTGAGATTATTTTAATTATATTAACTATTTTAATCATAATTATTGGTTTTACATCATATGCAATAACTAAATACCATGAATATGATAAAAATTTTTCAATATTGACATTTATATTTGGCACACTAACATGCAAACTAACATAAAAAAAGACAAAAACTTTGCCTTTATATCCACCAAACCAATCTATAGCGCGCTACGCAGAAACTCAATCATTGCCTCAATCTCTTCGCGATCGTATTCAGGGTCACCATGAATTTGCTGCCACCTTAAATTACTGAAAAGGGAAGCATACTCTTCATCGCGTGCACCAAATGACAGAGGACCACACTTATAAAGCAAGTTGATAAAGTCACAAATCCAATCGTCATCAAAATTGAGGACATTATTGATATTATCGCTATACGAGGACATTGTGACCTAATAATAATTAAGAAAAAATTATATCATTTTTACATAAAATAATTAAAAAATAATACAAAATATTATTTTATATAAAAAATAATTATATTTTATTATTTAAATGACAAGTATTCATGAAATGAATGATACTAATGATACTAATGAATTGTGTAATAAAATTAAAAATAATTTAAATAATTTAAATCAAAATGAATTAGAAGAAGTTTTTAAAATAATTTATAAAAATAATACCAATTATACTAAAAATAATACTGGAATTATAATTAATCTATCAAGTATGAGTTATGAATTATTGGAGCAAATTGATAATTATATTAGTTTTTGCATAAAATCACATAATGAAATTAATAAATATGAGGTATTATGTAATAATTTCAGTGATGTAATTAATAATAAGGATAAAATTGAAGAAACTGAACTTGAATTAGCAAATAAAAATAAACAAAAAATATCTTCTTATATGAAATTTTATCTTCTCAAAAAGAAATATGCAAAACAAACTAATAATAATAATACAAAAATTGATAAAACTTTAACACATGAAGAATTTCTTATCAATGATTTCTAATTCATAACAATAATTTCTTTTGTTACCTTATCTTTATTATAAATATAAGGTTTTTCTTTATAAACAATACTCGAATCCAATAAAAATGAAATGAAAAGGGCAGTTGATTGATTCCAACTATCACGGGTTATTGCACTTATAATTTCTGCTGATTTTTTTACACCAAATGCTTTTGAAAATTCAGGTAATGAAATTAATTCTATTAACTTTTCTTTTATTTCCCTTTTCATATTTTCACTGGAAGATGTATATTCTATAATTAATTCCAATGGTGTATTTTTCTTATTATTTTTACCTATTTTAGTGATTTTTTCCTGTTTTTTTGGTTGTTCAACAATAATGGGTGTTTCCTGATTCATTGCAATTTGCGAATATTTATCAAAGATTTCTTTATTATCTTTATAAACCCACATTCTTTCTTTAGAATCATGTTCATCAGGAATTTCGCTTTTAATCAGTTCCATTATTTTGACTACTATTTGTATTAATAATAAAATAAGATTTCATTTTTTTATATCTATTATCAAAAAAATTTTTTAGATTGCAACTGAATAATTGTCATTTTTAGGAATTTGACCATTTATATATATATAATCTTGGATTGCATTATATATATCATATTGATTTATATTATCTATTGAATTTATTTCTTTATACATGATTTTATAAATATGAAATGTTTGCCCTTTAACATATTCCGTAATATTCATTTTTGTATTTATATCAACATAACTTATAATAATACGTGTTGGATTACTACCTAAACTTATATGAATATCACAATTACACATTGAATTCAAACCATTTATATATGAATCATTTAGATTATTTTCATTACCATAAAATACTTGATAAGGTTTATAATTACCAATAGTAGATATATGTGTTTTTCTTTTTTTATATTCATCTCTGATTTGATTTTCTATGAATTTATTTTTTGAATATAAACAACCCATTTTTGCATATCCATTGAAAATATTATAATTATCATTTTTTTTAAATTAAAAAAAAATATAAATTTGTATTCAAATATTTATATTTAATTAAAAAATGATTATTATTTTAATTTTAGAATTTGTCGGAAGACGTTAAATTCAAAGTCGATTGTGAAATGAGTAATCAAATCAATTTGTCGAACTTGTATTTGGTCAAGTATGATACGAGGTATTTCTCTGCAAATTCTCTTGTGCGCCTTTCAGCGTTTATCGGTCCCCAATGTTTGGCGATTGATTTGGATGATGATCGCAAGCGTGAGTGGATTGCTAAGTATGATCTGTATCCAGTCTCTGTTGATGAATATGAATTATCGGGGTCTTGGAAGTATAATGCTAAACTGAGTGCAGTGGCGATGTCTATGGCGAGTGCTCGTGGATTCTAGTCGTGTGTGTTTTTAGATAGACCAGTGGTTTTGGTCTTGCGGCGGTTTTCATTTTTTTTGTGTTTAAAATAAAAAATGATTTTTTTATTTTTAATATTAGTCATATAATAATTTGAAATGAGTAAGTTTTATATAGTTAAACATAACTCTAAAGTTTTCGAACCTAATACGCTTGTTAAATGTGATGTTTGTTCAGATTCTGGCAATTGTTATTTAGTTGTTGATTTGAAAGATGATTTAAAGCGTGAATGGATTATGTATTATGATTTATATCCTTTAAGTTTGAAGAAAAATGATTATTCGAGGAGATGGTATTATAATGACGAATATCATTCAATTGGTTTAGAGTTGCTAAAAAATCATCTAACCTAGAAATATTATTTTTTGTTTTTAAATTTAATTTATTTATATCATTATAAAAAGTGAGTTCATTCATATTTATAAAAAATGATTTTATTTTTATATTAACATTAATAATTGACGTCAATGAGTCTAAATCGTCCAATTTGGAAATTAAAAGATTGGATTGATAAAAATAAATTATGTTCTTATAATTTATCAAAAAATTCAAAAGCAATAGATTTTTTAAGGGAAAATCAAAATTATATTAATTGGTATAGTTTATCATCTTTACCTGAAGCAATTGAATTAATCATTGAAAACTATGATAAAGTTGAATGGACACAACTTTTATTAAATTCACATCCTGAAGCAATTATTATTTTTGAAAAATATTATAATAATAAATGTCATAAATTTGAATTTTCTCGTAACAGTGGCGAAAATGCTGTTAAACTTGTAATTAAAAATTTTTACAATTATTATCATAGCAATCCAGATAATTATGCTAATCGTGATAGTAATTCTGATATAAGTAAACCATGGTTTTTATGGTATTATTTATCAAGTAATGAATATGCAATCGATTTTCTTAAATTAAATTATGGTCAAATTAGATGGGATGAATTATCAAGAAATCCAAGTGATGAAGCATTTAAATTATTGGAAGCAAATCAACATTTAATTAATTGGGGGATTTTATGTAAAAATAAAAATCCAAAAACTCTTGAACTTTTGAAAAATAATCTGGATAAGATTGATTGGTTTATATTATCATACAATACAAATGATATTGCTGTTGAAATTTTACTTGACAATTATGATAAAATTGATTGGTATGCAGCATCTGGTAATTCACATAATAAAATAGTTGATATTTTAGATAAAAATAGAGATTTAATTAAATGGCGATCATTTTCTAGTAATTCAAACTCAAGAGCAATTGAAATTTTAAGAGAAAATCAAGATAAAATTGTTTATCGAATGTTTTCGAAAAATCCAGGTATATTTGAATTAGATTATGAAAAAATGAAACACAAAAATCAGAGTCTTTATGAAGAATTAATTAAGGAGGTTATGAAACCATCGAGAGTTTTTAAAGATCCCAATTATGATTATATTGAAGAGTTATTTGGTGAATAATAATTTTATTTTTTTATTTAATAATTAAAATAATAAAAATAATTAAATGAATGATACTATTATTTATGAAAATAAAAAAATTAGAAAAGAAAGAAAGGCACTTGCAATTTTCGATGTTGATTGGACTTTAATCAAACCTAAAAATGGTAATATATTTCCTAAAGATAGAAATGATTGGCAATGGTTACGCGATTCAGTTCCTTCTATATTAAGAAAATTTCATCGTGATAATTATAGAATTGTATTTGTTACCGATCAAACTAAACATTGGAAAATAGATATGATCAAAGATTTTATTGATAAATTAAATATTCCAGTTATAGCACTTATTGCTGTTAAAAAGGAATTAAATAAACCAAATCCTACATTTTTTCTTGAAACTTTTAAAAATAATTTTAATAAAAATGATAGTTTTTTTGTGGGAGATGCTGCTGGTAATGAAGGTGATTGGTCTGATAAAGATAAGGTATTTGCAAATAATATAAATGTGAAATTTTATACACCCGAGGAAATATTTCCATTAAAAAAAGGAATTGTTAAAGAAGCAAAAATAACTAAAATTTCAAAAAAAGAAAAAGAGATTATAATTATGATCGGATATCCTGGGTCTGGTAAATCTACAATTGCAAAAAACTTATTTGAAAATAAAGGTTATATTCGTATTGATGGAGATACTTTCAAAACACCTGCTAAAATGTTAAAAGAAGCAGATAAACATATTTCTAAGAATTCAATTATATTTGATGCTACAAATGGAACAAAAGAAAAAAGAGCATATTTTATAAATTATGCTAAAAATAAAGGGTTGTCAGTTAGATGTGTATGGATAACAACATCTATTGACAAAGCAATTGAACAAAATAAGGAAAGAGCAAAAAATGGTGGACCAAATATACCTAAAATTGCTTTTTATGTATATAGAAAAAATTTTCAAGAACCATCATCAGATGAATGTGAAATAATTAAAATTGAACCAAAGTAATGAAAATAAAAATAAAAATGATATATTTATTATATTAAAAATTAATCATATACGATGAATATTCTAGAACTTTCAATTGATTCTATCAATGATTTATTGGATGAGAGATCTACCAATGGCGACACCTCATTTGATTCCTTTATTATCGATGTATTTGATTATAAAACTGAATTTAAACCACTTATTTTGAATCTTTGCAATCATTTTCGTGGTGAGTTTGTTTGCGGTTTTGATGATGATATTCCTAATATTGGGTTTGCTGTTATTTGGATTGATGGATTATATTTCGAAATTTGTTCTGAACCTCGTTTTAATATGTCAACTTTATTTAGCATTAGCACCTTTATATCAATTAAAGATGTCATTGATTTTGATGAAGTTCTTGAAAATGAACCTGTTGGTGCTACTGAAGATTCATAATTTTTGTATTAAAATTTTTCAATTATGATTACATCATCAAATTCTTGATAAAGATTATAAGTATAACAATTATTCATAAATATGTTATAACCATTCTTTTTATAATTTGAAAAATAAGTTATATTATAATTATTTTCGATTAAAATATTTGATATTTTTGCAATTAAATAATAAATATCCTGCATTTTATAATTATCATAATATAAATCATTAAATACTAATTTATATTTTTCATTTTCATTTTTAAGTTTTTCCATAAAAATAATTGAAATAATTTTTGCATCAAAATTTATTTTTATTTGTCTAATATAATCATCTGGTAAATCTTCAATAACTTCATTTAATATCTTAAACTTGTCATTTATACTGATATTACTTGTATTCATTATTTATTTAATTTATTTTATTTAATCACCAAATAATTCTTCAATATAATCATAATCAGGATTTTTAAAAACTCTTGATGGTTTCATAACCTCTTTAATTAATTCTTCATAAAGATTTTGATTATTATGTTTCATGGTTTCATAATCTAATTCAAAAATAACTGGATTTTCAGATAAATGATACCAATCTCCTTCATTAAAATCTTTTAAATATTCTTTAATTAAATATAAATTATCTGGATTATTATTATAACTTAAAAATGTTGTATTAATCTCATAATTATTTTTCAATAAAACATCAATACAATTTTGATTTCTTGAAAATTGAATTATATCTATTTTATCTAAATTTTTTTCAATGATATCAATTGCATTTGGATTATGACATAAACATCTCCAATTAATTCTTTTTTTATATTTTTTTATTATTGGAATAGTTGCGGGATTTTTATTTAAGCAAAACCATGCCCATTCAATTCTATCTGGATATTGTTCCAACATTTTTATTGCTTCAATATTAGTATTTAATGAAAACCAAAACCAATTAATTTTATCTGGATTTTTTTTTAATAATTCAATTGCTTTATCTGATGGATTTTTTGATAAAAAACACCAATTAATTTTACTTGAATTTTTTATTAATAAATCAATAGCATCAGGATTTGCAGATAATGTATCCCAATTTATATAATCATGATTTTTTCTTAAAATTTCATAAGAATTTGGATTATAATAATTCAGAGAATGTATATGTATTTTATCAAGATTCTTTTCAAGAAGTTCAATTGCGTTTGGATTTACAGATAATGCTGTCCAACAAATTTTATCTTGATTCTTTTCAAGAAGTTGAATTGCATTGGGATTTCTAGATAGATAATACCAATTTATTTTTTCAATTGGGATCCAATCTCTTAATTTCCATACTGGTTTATTTAAACTCATTATTTTATAAATTAAAAATTATAAATTATTATATATATTTAATAGATTCTATTTATATAATGGTTACCAAAAAAAAAGGAGGTTTAACTAGTGAATATATATTAGGTATTGAAAATATCAAAATTAATGATTTATTAGAAAAATTTGAACAATTATATAATGATGTTGATGATAATAATGATGATGAATATAATATATTACAAGAATGTTTAAAGTCATATATCAATAAATTTAACTATAATTATGCTGTGCCAATATATACAAATAATTTTATTGAAATGCTTAAGATTTTAGATAAATTATTTATTTCATTTAGTTACACTAAATATAATGATTATTCAATTAAACAAATTAATAATAAATTAAAATGCAGTTCAGTATTTTTTTTAAAATTATTAAATTTTTATTCAAATTTTTATTATAATAAAAATTTACAAAGAAATAAAAATGGTGATCCATTTGCAAATTATAAAATTTTTATATTTGATCCTAATATAGACATAAAAAATTTTAATGATAAAAGTTTTATTGCAAATAAATTAATGATGATGGAAACATATGACAATAAATATAATAAATTAGATGATTTAAATAAAAAAGAATCACATGAAACTTGTTTTAAGAAGAAAAATAAAAAAAAACTTGCTGAAATTAGCATTGCACAAAAACAAATAGTAGACGAAGAAATAAGATTAGAACGAAAAAAAATAAATGAAGAAGAAGCAGAAAGAAAAAAAGCAATAGAGGAAGATATTGAAATAAAAAAAGGAAGAAAAGATGAATTATTAAGAAATATAAATATAATTAGAGATACTTTACAATTAAAAACAGTTTTAAAATTAATTAAAGATTCTCAAATTTATAATCATACACAAGAAATAACTGATTATATAATATATGATGATGTATCTAAAACAATCATTGAAAAATTAAACATAAAATCAGTAGTATTATTAAATCCTGATTTGATATTTACAACATTAAATATAGATGAATCCATGAATTTTATAAAAAACATCATTAAAAATATTAAATTTGTAGATACATATATAAGAAATATAAGTCCTGAATATTTTTTTAATGATCCTAATTCAAAAGATCATAAAGAAAAATATATGTATAAAGAAAATGATAAAATTAAAACTATTAGATCTCAAATAGGTATTGTTGATAAATATTTAATATCATTAAGACAATCACATACTGAATATTATAAAAATAAGGGATATCAAACATTTTATAATGAAACTAAAGATAATATTAATTTTATTTTTGGAACGATAAAAAAAAATGTTGATATGTTATTAAGTATAAATGAACATGAAAAAATTATGTATCAAATAAATATAATTAATACAATTATTGATACACAATTTATACCTACATTAAAAACACTTATAGGTTTTAATAATGAAATTTATATTGATTATGTTCGATCATTGTATTCGAAACCAGAAATTAGAGGTGGAATTAAAAAGAAAAGAAAGGTAAAGAAAATGAAAAAATATGTTTAATGAAATATCCATTTTCATTTAAGAAAATAAGTTTGATTGATATTTATATGGATATAGCAGTTATTAATATTCCTCCGCATGGAAGATTTGGAGATAAATTAATATCAGTAATAAGTTTTTTAGTTATTTGCAAATATTTAAATTTAAAACCAAATATAATTACATTTTTTACAAATATTGAAGGTAATTGGGATTTTTATGATCCAAAATTATTAGAATTTAATCAAAATGAATTCATTTTTGATAGTAATATTAGAAACAGTAAATATATATTTCTTCATTTATTTTATCCAATTAAAATTTATGATTATTTACTTAAATATCATCCAAATCTAACATTTGAAGAATTATCCAATAATTATATGACAATTGCAAAACATGTAATTAAACCATCTCAAATAATATTAGATAAAATACCTTCAGGTCTTGAGGATACATATGGAATCCATCTTAGAAAATCAGATAGAGTAAATGATGGTGATGATAAACGTCTATCAACATTAACTAAAGAATTACCATTAATTATAGAAAATCTCTTAAAAGATGTTAAAAATATTATAGATACTGAAAATAACCCTAAATTTTTAATTTTAAGTGAAGACAATGATTGGAAAAATCATATAACATCTCTAATTCAAAATTATGCAAATGAAAATAACAAAAATATTTATATATATAAAATTGAATATAATAATGAATATAATTTAAATAATTATGAAGCAGTTTTAGATTTTTTCTGTTTGAGCAAATGCAAAGAAATTCTAATGGGTGTAAAATCTACAATGTTTTCATATGCTGCTGCATTATTGGGAAACAATAAATTAAGAAATTATTTTACATATGATACTGAAAATTATAAAGAATGTATTGTTCATGCATATTCATCAGTAATAAAAATAAATGGAATAAATAATTATGATGTTAATTATCATAGACAAGTAACAAATTGGATTGATGATATAGTGGTTACAAAGAATAATATTTAATTATAAATTTAAATTAAAAAAGGTTAAAAAATGAATTTGAAGTTTCCGCAACTGATGACATATTATTATCACCCATTTTAAAAGTTGTATCTTGAGATTGAAAAGTTGCAATAAAATCATTTAAATTCTTTGTTTGTATATATATAATAGTTGGTCCAGTAAATTTCATACCAAATCCTTCACCATTTATAAAAGATCCTATCATAGTTTTTCCAAGTTTGACAATTTCATAATCAGTACTCACATGAGACGCCAAAAAAGTTCCATTATTTATAATAATATGTTCTCCTTGAGGTATTATCATTTTTTCAAATATACCAAATGCAGCAATCCAGACATATCCATGATCACCTGATATACATGTTGCTGTTGGTAAAATAAAACCTTCTTCTTGACCTATTCCAATTATCCCTTTCATATTTGTAGTAGCATCAATTTTAATATTATCAGTAGATGCTATAAAAGAATTGCGTGATAATTTAAGAGGAAAATTATTTTTAACCTTTAATCTAACAACACTGTCTATTGTATTTGTTCCAACAGCAACAACACCTTCTTTTTCTGGATTTATTCCTTTATATCCATTGTAAAAAAAATCTTCTCCACTAAAAAGATTTTTAAATCCAGACATAAAACCATCAAATTGAATTGCGCCTTTATCAATATTACTATCCATATAAATTAAAGATGATAAAGAAGTGATTATCATTTCATTTTCACGTAATTTAAATTTAATGTATTGAGATCCATGATGTCCCATAATTTCAGCACGTTCTGCAATATTATCATAATAATCTAAAACAACTGCTTCTTTTTGTTCATTATTACCTCCCTTTTTAATATTATTCTTATTTTTTAAAAATCTTTTTGACATCTAATTTAATTAAATAAACAAAAAAAATAAAAACAAAAATGACAAAAACCTAAGTAATCGCCATTTTTTTTGCCCAATAACAACACCGACACCTACTCGTCGCCGAAAAGCAACTCAATCCGATCAACAGAAGGATCAGCGAATATTCTCCGCGGATGCATCACCTCTGCTATAAACTCAGACTCAAGTCGCTCCCCATTTCGACGCATAGCATCATAATCGAGAACGAAAACCCCTTCATTACACGCGAGTTTTTCAAGATTGAACAACGACGAATCCACACCCCTAAACAGCGATGCTGCATCGGGATTAGGATTGCTGCACAATAACTCAAACGCGATCTTATCAGGATTCTCCCTCAACATTTGAATTGCTAAAGGACTGGGATTGAGTGCCAACGACCTCCAATTAATCAAGTGAGGCATCCTCGTCAAATGAGGAACCGCATTTGGATTCATTGAAAATGTAAACCCTTTAATTTTCCTAGGAAACTGCAGGACATAATCGATGGCATTCGGATTGCTGCAAAGCGCATCAAAATTTAACTTCCCAGGGGAAATCCAATCACGAAGTTGCATCTTACCATCAACTTTCACAAAGATAGCGGGGTTCTCAGAAAACATATACCACTTAATCTTATCGGGATTTTCTCTCAACAGATCAATAGCATAGTCTCGCTTACACAACGTACACCAGTCATTTGCAGTAAGTTGATGCAGACGCTCCCTAATGAGAGGCAAGCACTCCGCAGAGGGATTGTGGACTAACCAAGAGACCACGATCCGCTGAGGGAATGCACGCAAATATTCAATTGCATCACAGGAGGGATTAGCAGAGAGACGACGCCAGTCAATTTCCTCTGGATGTTCCATGAGGTAACTAAAAGCACGAGGATTCTGGGACAAACAACCAACATCAAGTTCGCTAATGGGAAACCAATCACACACCTTCCAAATAGGACGATTGAGACTCATGATAACAGACAAACAAACAGATAAACTTTCGCTTTTCCAAGAATAAACTTCACTAATCCACCAATTAATAATTGGATTGGTAAAAAATCATTTTTATATAATTTAAATAAAAAATAATACAATTTATTTAGGTTTAAATTCAGGTAATAATGTCATTCTATTAATTTTAACTAACTCAATAGCGATTGAATTACAATAAGTAAATTTTGTATTTTTTCCACCAGTATCTAAAGGTAAATTTAATTGTTTTAATATAGTTATATGATCACCTTTTTTGAGAGATGAACAAACAATACCTGTTTTTTTTCCATAAATCACACCTGGTGTTAATAATTTAAATGTATTCATTTTTATTTTTGTTTCTTTTTCAACCATTGGTATTATTAATCCCCATGGTTTAACCTCTTTCATAAAATCAACTGGTTTTTGAATATATTTTCTATTTGATTTTAATTGTGTTAATTGTTTTTGATTTAAAGACATATGATTACCTTCTTTATCATATAAAAGTGGTTCAAAGTCTTCATTAAATATATTTACAAAACCAATATATTTATCATGAACATTTGAAGTAACTAATGGTATTTCTTTATTTTTAATGAGAACTCCTTCTTTGGCAAAACAATTTTCAATAAAACTATCTATTTTATTTAAATCTTTTGTTTTAAATATTTTATTTATTAATAATTTGAAAGTAGTTTCATCTAATGAGGTATATAATGAAATTATTGCATTATAATAGTTATCATTATTTATTCCATGAATTTTTTCATAAAAATCATTTTTGACATCAACAACATCTGTATTATCAATTGTGTTTGAAATTATTTGTAATTTTAATGGTGTGTCTTCGATAACATCTATAATATGTAATCCATCTTGATGAGGTATTAAAATTAAATTATCAATCAATGTATTTGGATAAATACTGATTTTAATTGAATGCATCAATATTTTGAAATCAACATAATTAAAAACTTCTTTTAAATATTTATAAGAAACAAATCTTTTATTATTATGAATTAAATCAAGTATTAAATTTTTAATTTTTGTTTGAATATTTATTGCCAAATGTTTATAAGTTTCTTCTCTAAAACCTTTAGAATTTTCTTTTAATTTATCCATATCAATTTTGCACACAGGTTTATATTTATCATCATCACCTAATTTATATTTAATTTTTTTGCCTTGTGATGTTATTATATCAATATTTCCTAATTTAAACATAGATGAAGGAAAATAATTTATGCTTTTAAATAAACTACAATCAATTGCATTATTTTTAATAATTTCGTCAATAATAAAACTTTGATATAATTTACGAGTTGCAATTCTATATGCAGATATATCTATTGTTTCTCTATTTAAATCTACAATACTTGCATGTAAAAATACAGTTACATTTCTTTGTTGAACTGGCAAATTTTTATGACTGCAATTTCGAATACCTCTTCCTATAATTTGATCAACTTTATTAAAATGATACCATGGATCAGTTACATGAAGTTCTCTTATATTAAAAAAATTGAGACCTTCGCCAGCAACAGGTGTCATTAAAATAACTTTTACCAATTCTCCATTTATATTACCGGGATTATTAATTTTACTCATAAGATTATCAATAGTCGTATTTCCCATTACTTCTGGATCAGTACTAGACAAAATACAGTATTTGGGTGTTTTAATTCCTTCATATTCAACTTTTTCACTTACATTAGGTTCTGCTAATAAATTAGTTGTTCCTTCTCGTGAAAATCCGAGATGTTCAAGAGCAATAGCGAGAGGTATTACACCTGCCCATTTGAATCTAGAATAAACAACAACAATTCCTTTAGATTTTTTAATTAAATTAATTATATTTAAAAATTTACCTGAATATAATCCCAAATGTTTATCATCGGGCATTAAAGCATTTTTATATTTAGTTGCATATTTTACTATTATCTGTTCACCCTCACCTTGTCTAATAAAAAAATTATTAAATCCTTCTTTTCCTGAAGTATTATCATAAATAATATTCATTATTTGATCACTATTAAAATTATTACCTACATTTGTATCTTCATATAACATCTTTTTTGCTTTTAAATAATTTATTTGAAGATTACTCAATTTTGAAATTACGATGTCATTATCCATTTTTTTCAACCAATCTTTATCAGTTTCTTCAATTGGTTTTCCATTTCCCATTAAAGGAAGTGTATTTTCTAAAACAGGAATACCACTTAATTTTGGTGATAATTTAAAGGCAAAATTAAATGGATTTTTACCTCTTAAATATGATATATAATTTGATGACATTAAACTTATAAATTCTTTTGCATTTTGAGTTAATTTATTTTCATTATCAAAAATTTTAAGATTATCATTATAAAGTTCTTCTCTTTTATCATTTATAAGTAATAAATAAAAGAGATTGTATATATCAGTTGGTTCATTATACATAGGGGTTGCAGTTAATAAGATTAAACGATTATTTATACCTGGTTTACATACATCTATTAATGCATCATAAACACGTTTATTTTCATCATTATTACCACCACTTCTTATATTATGTGCTTCATCAACAATAATGACTTTATCTTTTACTATTTTATTTTTTTGAGTATAGTTAGTTTCAATAAAATTGGCAAATCCTTCATAAGTGAAAAATAAATAACGAGATTTAATTAATTTCTTTATTCTTTTTTCAATTATTTTACTGTCAGTTTCTTTTGAAATTTGACTTAATTTAACATAAGTATCACCTGTGCATTGATTTCCAATTGTTGAAAAATCAGCAGTTTTCATTATATCAAATATTTGATTTTTAAAACCACCTTCAATAGCACCAGGAAGAATAACCCATATTTTTGGTTCTTCATATGTATTATGATTAATTAATAGACTTTCTGCAATTGTAATTGCAGAACATGTTTTTCCAATACCAACTGAATAATATAACAATAAACTTCTATATGGAGTTCTATATGATAAGTAATGTGCCATTAAATATTGAAATGAACTTTTATCAAAACCACTACATAATTCATTTGCTTTTTGTTCAAAATCAGTAATTGTTTTAATGTCCGGATAATCATTTATTTTATGAACTCTTATTTCTTTTAATTCCAATAATTTTTTATTAAAATCTATATCATTTAAATCGGGATAATAAAGATCATTATTATTGTCATTATTGTCATTAAAAATGACATTTCTTTTGGGTTTTTTAATATTAACAACAACCTTAGGTTTAATAATTGGTTTAATTATATTTGTTCTTATTTTATTATTTTCTGTAATTTTTGTTTGTTTCTTTGGTTCCTGATGAGCATCTTTAATATCATTCTTATTAACAATAATTTTAAATTTTTTACATTCTTCTTCTAATTCTTTATAAATTGGTCCACCTTCTTGTATTTTTTGTTTACCATCTTTAGATTGAGGATTTTTTAATGGTTCTTTTTTCCATTTGAGACAATCTTCTTTTGTTATTTTTTTTTTAAGTTTATAAATTGGATTTTTAATTTTGGCAATATCTATTTGTTTTTGTTTTATTTCAACTTGATTTGAAATCTTCACTAATGGTTCTTTTGTTTTAGGATCTATTATTTTTAATTTAATACATGCATCCTCCAATTTTTTATATAAACTATTTGATTTTTCACTTTGTTTAATTGGTTTATCTGTTACTGGATTTATTTTTTTATTGCTTTTTAACCATTTATAACATGCTTCAGATGTTATTACTTCTTTTTGATTTGGAATTTCAACTGCTTTTACTATTGGTTGCACAGGTGTTGCAACTTCTTTACATGCTTTAGCAAATTTTTTATATATAGCACTTTTTTCTTTTGCTTTAAAATGATAATCAGTATGTGGATTGACTAGTTTATTTTTCTTCCATTTTATACAATCATCGTTTGTTATTGGTTTTTCAGTCATAATTCTATTAGTTATATTGAAAAGAAAAAAATAAAATCATTATTTATCATTGTGAATTTTTTCATAATCCATAATTTTTTTGTTTGCAAATTTAAATAATTCAATTCTTTCTGTGTTATATAGTTTTATATGTGAAATGACTTCATTATAATTATACCATTTAATTGCTCTTATTTCTCTAATTTGTTCCATACAATCATTATCTACTTTGATATTAATATCATTATTATCTAATTTAGCAATATAATAAAGATGTTTATACATAATTCCATTAGTTCCAAAAAATATTTCTTCGAATGGAATTATATCAGATATTAAACTTAAATCATCTTTCTTAATTCTTGTTTCTTCATAAAACTCCCTAACAGCACAATCAACATCACTTTCTCTCATTTTTCTTCTGCCTTTTGGAAATCCCCATTCTTGTTCATTATAAATATTTTTAATGGATATAATATAATTTTTCAAAAAATTATTTTCATTTAATGTATAAAATTTAATTTTAGAATTAATAAATTCTTTATTATTTTTATTTATTGAATTATCATTTGATAACCATACATAATTCCAAATATCCTCAAATTTATTATTTAAAATCATATTCCTTTCAGGTATTGTCATATTCAATAACAATTTTTTAATGTAATCAATATTATTTGTATCATATTTACCTCGTATAAATTCCATAAATGATAAACTATCTTTTCTTTGAATCATTAAATATTTGATTTCATTTCCTTCTATTTTATAACAAATAATACCAAAACTTATTATTGGATGAGGGCAATTTTTATAAATATGACCATTTAATCCACAATTTCTACAACATTGAATTTTATAAGGGGTTTTATCATTATTTTTACTTTTCATAAATATTTCCCATTATTTATACTAATAATTTAATTTCTTAAATAATTAAAAAAATAATTAAAATAATTCAATTATCAGAATAATGAATATTTAGATTCATCCATATTGGTGAATGCTTCAACATTTCCAAATCCTTCGTCTAATTGGAAATTACCTATGAATTTCGCTAAAGTTCCATCATCTTTAGATACATATGGGGGATTAGTATCAACAGTCTCTGGTTGTTTATTTTTGGTTTCTTTTTCTTCTTTAGGAGTTCCGATATTTCCATGTACAGATTCAAATCCTTCACGAGGAACTGGTAATTTTTGTTTTTGGTCTTCTGTTAATGGTCCAGGATATTCATTCGCATATTGATTCGCGAAATTGCTTATTAAATTCATTTTTGGTTCTTCGCTAGCATTAGTGGGTTGTAATAAGTTTAATCCAGTTGAATTAGCAAGTTGTTTTTGTATATCATTAATATTTATGAATTTATCTATTTTCTTTTTATCAGCTTTTTCAGTATTTTCATTGGTTGGTTTTACATTCGCAATTTTGCCTGAATCATTTATATTTAAATTACTTGGTTCTTGATATTCATTATTTGCAAAATTTTCAACCATTACTTTTTTAGCGTAAGCATTTGAAACTTCAGGAGAAACTTTATTAGTGGCATCTTGAACTTCTACTTTACTCATAGCATTAGTATAAGTAAATAAGGAAGAGAAAGATATTATTATTACAAATACACAATAGATAATTACAAAGGCAGAAACTATCCAGGCATATAACCAACACCACCAGCGAGTATCTTTAGTTCCACCAGTAACCATACAAGTTATTTGGAATAAAACTAAAAATACTGAAGGTAAAAGCATTAGAATAGTTAAAAAGATAAATAAGAATCGATTGGCAAATGGTATTTCAGTTCCAGTAAGCATTATTGTTATACATATAGTTATAATGGCAGCAATAATAGCATAAGAGGCATAAAGAGATTGGGGGGTTCCAAAGAAAACATCTAAAAATTCACCCATCTTTAATTTTATTATTATTCTATTAAGAAAATAAGAGAATAAAAAAACTTATTTAAAAAATGATTGTTAATTTAATTTAATTTAACTTAACTAAAATTAAATTATGGGTATTCCTTATTATTTCTTTCATTTAACTAAGAAATACAAAAATATTATTCTTAGTAAATTGCCAACTGATATTTATATATATGCAATTGATTTCAATGGTATTATTCATCCTGAAGCACATAAATTACTTAAATCAGGAACCATTAATAAGCAATTGTTATTTAAAAATCTATGGAATAAAATTTTAAATTATAGTGAAACATATAAACCTACTAAAACTCTTATTTGTATTGATGGTGTTGCACCTCTTGCTAAAATTATTCAGCAAAGAAAGCGACGTTATTTATCTGTCTTCAAAAATAAAATTGATTCTCTAGAGGTCAAATGGGATACAAATGCCATTTCTACTGGAACCGAATTTATGAATGATTTAGATGAATATTTACAAACCAAAATCATAGAAGAAAAGAAAGAAACTTTCATTTTTGATGGAAGTAAAAATAAAGGTGAAGGGGAACATAAAATATTCACTCATTTTAATAATCTTATTTCAAATCATCATAAGAATGAACCAAATTTAATTATTAATGGTCTTGATGCAGATTTAATCATCCTTTCATTAATCTCCGGTATTCCTAATATTTATCTTATGCGCGAAAATAATGATGATATTACATATGTATCCATTAATAATCTCAAACAAGCATTATTGAATGAATTAAAACACCGATGGACTTTTATTGACAATGATAAAGATATTATTGAAAGTTATTGTGTAATGTGTTCTATTCTTGGTAACGATTTTATACCCCATATTTTAAGTTTGAATATTAAGACAGGTGGTGTAAATACATTAATAGATATCACGACAAATGCACTTAAAGAACATCAAACATTGGTATCTAATGGTAAAATTAATAAGGATTGTTTGACCGCTATTTTCAGTGAAATTGGATTATCAGAAGAAACAGAAATTATTAAAGAGGTTTTTAAATTTATTCATAAAAAACCTTCAGATTTTACATTAAAATCACAGGAATATGGTATTAAAAATAAAGATGAATTATTGCACGAAATTTATATTAATAATAAGAAATGGCGTTATAATTATTATAAATCCTTATTTGATATCAATATTAATTTTGACAGTTCATTAATATCAGTATTAGTTGCCAGTTATATCAAGGGAATTTATTGGACTTATAATTATTATAAGAAATTTGATTTAGATTATGAATGGTTTTATCCTTATAATTATCCACCAACTGCTCGCGATATTAGTAATTATTTAAAAGTTAATGATATACCCAAAATTGAGAAAAATGGTGACTATTTGAAACCTGAAATGCAATTACTATTAATCTTACCGATTCAAAGTAATCATCTCTTAGATTTCAATAAAAAACTAAAAAACTTAACTATAGATGACAAAAAAGGACTTACCTATTTATATCCAATTGATTTTAAAATTCAAACTTTCCTAAAAACTCAATTGCATGAATGTTGTCCAGTATTACCAATGATTAATCTTCGGAAAATTCAGTCGCTTGAATATTTTGAATAATCAAACCTTGTTTTTTTAATATTTCACTCATATTATTAAAAATGTCATTCAATTCATTTATATTTTTGTGAATAATATCAATATTATTATTTATTTCTTTAAAATCATTACTGAGTTCTTTAAAATCATTTATGAGTTTTTTAAAATCATTTACTGTTTCTTCCATTTATATTTTATATTAGTGGTTTATTTTTATATTTAATATTTTAATTTATTAGATATGTCAAAAAAAATAAAAACAATAGAAGAATTATTAAAAAAAATAAAAGATTTTAAAACAGCAAAGGATATAGTTGAAAAATTAAATTATGATTATTATCAACAAAATAATGATAAATCAAAACAAGGATATATTTATGAAAGATTATGGGATATATGTATTAAATTTGGATTAGTTAAATCTATAATATCTTTTGATAATAACAATAATAAATTATTACATATAATTGGTAATATTAATTTACAACAAAAATTAGTAATTAATAATTTTAAAGAATTTAAAGATTTTTTTAAGGATTATTTAAAAACAAATATTCAAAGTGGTAATTCAGGTGGTTATTCTGATATAACATTTAGAAATGAAGAAGGTGATATAATTATTTCATCTTCAAAATACTATGATGATGATGAAAAATTCATTAAAGATTATGATATTCAAAATTTATGTCCTTTTTTTACAATTAATCCAGATTTAAATATTAAAACAATATTATTCATTAATGATAAAGAAAAATTTATAAAAAAAAGAAAAAGTGAAAATAAATCAAGTTTAATATTGACTAAATATATAAATCCTTATGGAAACTATGAAAATGTATATGATTTAAAGGATTTAGAATTTTATTTTATTGAATTGAAAAAAATACTTAAATATTATAATAATTTTGAAACTACTGAAGATTTAAATAATTTTAAAAAAGGATATTTATTAGAATTTAAAAGTGTTTTCATTCCTAAATTTCATCAATCATTATATATAAATCAAATTGACAAAATAATTTCAAAACAAGTAAATAGACGACACGAAAAAAATATTCTTATTGGTGCTATTCCAAGAACAGGAAAATCATATATAATGGCAGGCATTATTAAAAAATTTTTAATTGCACATAAAAAAACCAATAATAATTTTTTAATAATTACACCAGCACCAACAGAAACTATACCTCAGTATAAAGAAATTTTCAATAATTATTTAGATTTTAACAATTTAAATGTTATTGATAAAACAGAAATTAATAATAGTAAATCTAGTAAACATAGTAAAGATAATAACGGTAACAATCTCTATATATTTTCAAAACAAACATTAGATTATGATAATAATGATAAAGAAAATAAAAAAGAAATTGATAAAATTATAAAAATTTTACAAGATATTGAATTTGATATTATTTTTATAGATGAAGCACATTATGGTATGACAACTGATAAATCAGAAAATTTATTAAATAAATTATTGGATGTTAATAGTTATAGAATATTTATAACAGCAACTTATAATAAACCATTGAATACATTTAGTATACTAGATAAAAATAAATTAATATGGAGTTTAGAAAATGTAATTGATTTAGAACAAATAGCAAATTATAATGGTGATGATAAAATAAAATTTACAATAACAAAATTTAAAGATTTTTATGATAAATTTATTAAACTAAAAGGGAATACATTTAATGTGAATATTATTAATGATATTTTATATAATGATTATAATATTGATATCAAAAAATTTAATGAAACTGAAGAAAATTATGATAAATTAAGATTATTATTAAATCAATATAAAGATTTTCCTGAACCATTTTTAATTACAACTGTTTGGAAAAATGTTGACAAAATTTATAATGAAATAAGATTAGCAAATGGTTTATCTGAATATACCTTTAATATGGATACGTTATTTGATTTAAAAAATCAAAAATTTGAAAATGAAGATGAATTAATTGAATTATTTCATTATTTCTTGGGATATAAACGAAAAACTTTGGAATGCAAAAATTCAGATAATGTAAAAATAGATGTAGATTATGAATTTAGAAATGAATATGCAAAATATGGTATATTACCAAGAATTAATAATATATGTCAAAATAATTGCAGAACATTACAACAACCTGTAAATAAAACTACTACTACAAGTCAATTATGGTTTTTACCAACAAATCAAGATAAACTCTCAAATAAAATTCCAGCATTATTAAAATTACTTTCTGAAAATTTTAAACCTTTTTTTAAAAAGACTTTATTTTTAGTTGCTATAAGTAGTAATTCTGATATTAAAAAACAACAATATGAAAATTTAAATAATGTTATATATGATATTAAAAATAAAGATGATATAAATGCTGCTAAAAATAATAATATTACTGATAAAAATGAAAATAATTATAAAAATATTGTTATTTTAACAGGTTTTAAATTTAATTTGGGTATATCATTACATGATGTAGATATTGTTGTTTTATTTAATAATAGTATGTCTTCTGATTTAATTTACCAAATGATGTTTCGTTCAATGACTGAAGTAATTGATAATGAAATATGTCTTCCAAATAGTTATTGTCATAAAAAGAAATATGGTTTTATAGTTGATTTAAATCCACAAAGAACATTATTTTTAATTAATGGTGTAAAAAAACATTTAATTAAAAATGATTTAAATAAAGAAGAAAATGAAGAGGAAGTTGAATACAAAACTTGTAAATTATTAAATATTGATGCAGATTATTATAAATCTAATTATGAGAATGAAAATGATAATAATATAAAAATAAAAGATTTTTCATTACAATTTTTTAAAAAATTAAATGAAAATGCTAAAGAAAATTCAAATAATATTTTTAAACAATTAAAAGCAATAAATATAACAATAAATCCTGATTTTATAATAAATGTAAGTAAATATATAAGAAATTTTAAATTTGAAAATAAAAAGAAAGAAGAAATTTATAAAGAAGGTTTAGATATAACTTTTAAAACAAAAATTAAACAAGAAATAGAAAAAAAATATCCCAAAATAGATGAAAAAAAACAAGAAGATATATTCAATGATTATATAAGAATTCTTGGTATTATTAGTGAATTTTTACCTATTTTATCAATTTTAACTGAAATAGATGCTAAATGTATATTTAAATATAATAATCAATATTATAAGAAAGATCTAAAATCTAACTTAGATAAAATTAATAAAAATAAAGAATTACAAGAAATTTTCATTGAATTTATTGAAGATAGGTGTAAGTTATATTTTGAAGATAAATCTTTTAAGAATTATTATGATTTTTTTGTTAAATTAATTGATAATATAAATAAAACTGATACTAAAACCATTCGTGATAAACCTAAACTTGATAAAAAAGAGTGTCCTCCTGATAAAATATTAAATCCAAAAACAAATAAATGTGTATTAAAAAAAGGTATAATAGGTAAGAAATTATTAAAAAAAGGTGGTGCAAGTGAAGGAATTCAAATAATGGAAGAAAATATACGCAGTATAAAAAGTGAATTTGATAAAACAATTAAAAGTAAAAATCCTGATAAATTATTAGAATTTATTGATAGACATTTAAAACCTACTGAAAAAAAGAAAAAAGAAAATGGTGAAGTATTTACACCAATGAAATTAGTAAATGAAATGCTTGATAAATTAGAGGAAGCAGATTCATCAGTTTTTAGTAATCCAAATTTAAAATGGTTAGATCCTGCTGCAGGTATGGGTAATTTCCCTGTTGCTGTTTATTTAAGATTAATGAAAGGTCTTGCTCTTATTAAGGGATTAGAAAATGAAGAAAAAAGAAGAAAATGGATTTTGGAAGAAATGCTTTATATGGTCGAATATGATAAAACCAATGTATTTATGATGAAAAAAATATTATGTGGAGATAAATATAAATTAAATATCTTTCATGGTTCTTTTATTGATGGTAAAGATTATTCAACTGTTTATAAAACAAATATAAAATTTAATATAATAATAGGTAATCCTCCTTATAATGATCGTAATGAATCACCAATTTATAATGAGTTTATAGAATCATCAATTAATATGAATCCTAATTATTTAATGTTTATAGTTCCTAGTCGTTGGTTTTCAGGAGGAAAAGGGTTGGATAAATTTAGAAAAATGATGTTAAATAGAAGTGATATTGAATTTATAAATCATTTTGAAAATGCTTCTGAATTATTTGGAAAAGATGTAGATATTAAAGGTGGTGTAAATTATTTTTTAATAAATAATAGTTATAATGGTTTATGTAAATTTAATGGCATTATGATAAAATTAAATAGATATGATACATTAGTTACTAATCCTAAATTTTATTCAATAATAGATAAATTAAATAAATTTTCAAAAAAAATAAATAATATTTATAAAGGACAAGGAAATTTTAATATAAAATCAAATGACAATAGGTTAAAAGATAAAATTATTAATAAAAATTATATTAAATGTTATGTTTCCCAACGAAAAGGAAATTATAAATACATAGATAAAGGTTTCATTAATAAAAATATGAATAAATGGAAGGTTATAACATCACGTTCTTATGGAGCTTCAAAATATTTTGGAAATATATTTATAGGAAAACCAAATGAGGTTTATTCACAATCTTATATATCATTTGAGGTAAATAATGAAAGAGAAGCAAAATCTTTATTGAGTTATTTAAAATGTAAATTACCTAATTTTATGTTAAGTTTAAGAAAAAATACTCAAGAGATAAGTGAAAAAACATTAATATGGATACCTTTACCACCATTAGATAGACAATGGAATAATATTCAAGTATATAATTTCATTAAATTATCAAAAGAAGAAATTAAATTAATAGAAGAAAATATTTAATTTATTTTTTAAAATTAATTATTGTGCCATTTTTAAGTTCAATTTTAATATTGATATTATATTTATTAACATTTAACATTTTAATTAATTCCTTACTGCAACCATTAGCGTCCTTATTTTGAAATGACATATTAATTTTTGGACACCAATTATATCCTAATTTTCCTTTCATATTTTCCAATTTAAAGTTAAAAGTTGTATTTTGCAATATTTTACTAGTAGGCATTGATGCCCAAGTATCTCTTAAAATACCCCTTAAACTACGTGTATTAGATGAAATAATATTTTCACCATTAGAAATAATACATTCCTTAATTTTTGCATCTGTAAGATCTATTGCTAAAAAGTTTTCCTCAGTTAAAAATAAATTTATTATTTTTGGCGTTGCTATAAGTTTTCCATCTATAATTTCAATAGTATAATTTTCAATATTTGGAATACTAATTATATCAGTCATGATAATAATATAATTATATTGTTATCATTAAAATCATTTTTTCATTAAAAATATAAAAATAATAATACATATGTTTTCTTTAAAATATTTCTTCGAGGTCGATGCCTGCTTCGATTAATTTGCAAATTCTTTTTGGGTGATATGCTTCTTTGATTAAGTCTTCTTCAAAGTTTTGAAAATTTGTTTTCATTTTTTCAAAATCCATTTTATACATGAAATAACAGTTGCAATTTAACCAATTGTAATATAAGAATTCATTTTCTTCGTTTTGAAACATCATGAAATATATATATTCATCTATTGATATATTATCTTCTGCTATTTTAATTTTTCTTTTATTAGTCATATGTTTACATATATAACTTTTAATATAATTATTAGTATTCATTGATAAATAATACCAACTTATTTTGTTTTGATTATTTTCAAATAATTTTATTATTTTTTGATTTGGATTTGTAATTAAATAATCCCAATCTATTTTATCTAAATTTTTATTGATTAATTCAAAAGCATTATCATTATGATTTAATGCCAGAAATTCCCAATCAATTTTATCCTGATTTTCTTTTAATAATTCAATCGCTTTATCTGTAGTATTTTTACTTAAAATATTCCATGAAATTGGTTTATCAAGATTGGTGCTTATGATATCAGTCACTATTTTAGGATTATCATTATAACAAATATTAGACCAATCTATTTTATCCTGATTTTCCATCAATAATTTATAAGCACAATTATTCATCGATAAATTTTTCCAATTTATTTTATCTCGATTTTCATTTAAGAGTTTGATTGCATTTGGATTACTACTTATAAAATTCCAATTTATCTTATTTGGATGCTTTCTTAAATAATCTATTACTATTGGATTTGTATTTAAAGAAATACCATCATTATTGATAATATCAGGATATTTATCAATTAAAACTGTGATTGCAAAAGGACATTTAGATAATGTATAATTATCCATTTCATAAATTTCTTTTTCAGTTATTTCATTGATGAATTTGTAAATTGGAAAATTCATAATTATTAAAAATTAATAATTATTATCAATAATTATTTATCATTTTTTGTTTAATTATATTAGAATATGAATAGTGGTAATTGTCCTGAAGGTAAAATTTACAATGCAAAAACAAAAAGATGTGTTTTAATTACTGGCAAAATTGGTCAACAAATATTAAAAGAACTTCAACAATCCAAAAAAACAAAAGTCCCTAAGGTTCCTGCCAAGCAACCAAAACAAGAAAAACAAAAAAAAGAAAAAGTTCTGAAAGTTGATTATAACAAAGACGCCAAGAAAGTTGCAAATAAAATTAAAACAATGATTAAAAATAAAGTCAAGGTAAATAAATTTTATGTTAAGGATTTCAATTTAGATGATAATGAGATATTTGATGAAGATTTAGTTAAATTGATAGGAAAAACCGCAACTTTAGAAAATAGCACTATGTCATATGAATTAAATGCATATAAACTTAAAATTAAAGACAATAAAAATCATATAATAGTTACTTATTTCGGAGACAATAATGAATCTGACACAGATAGTACTAAATTTAAAGTTGCTATATTTGGAAATAAGAAAAAAGCAGATGAATATTATGATAATGATGAAGATGATGATGAATAAACTTAAATAAACTTAAAGTTAGTTTGAGTTTGTAATTTATGATATAATAAAATGATAACACTGAAAAATTTAAATGAAATAATAAAAACAAGAAAATTTTTGATAACTGCACAACAAGTAATCAAAGAAAAATTAAATGAAAATTTAGTTGATATCATAATAGGTTACACAGGATTTTTAACAATACCAAAAGAAGAAATTAAAAAGATGTTTGGATTAATTACATTGATTTGTAATCGTATTTATTATATGTATAATAATGATATATCTGATTGGATGTATTACTATAATCATAATAATTATCAAGTAATTATTTGGAATAATAAAAATTTTAATATAAATAAACTTAATGAATTATATATTATAATTTCTGAATTATTGAAGTCATATTTTGATTTCAATGTTTCAATAATAAAAAATTTTAATACACATGAATTAAAATTAAAAATAAATGAAGAATTCTTTATGATATGTCTAGATAACTATAATAGTAATGAAATCAATAGCATTTTTGAAATAATAAAAACTCATTAATCAAAAACAAAAAGTTTTTTTAATAGGTGACAAATACAATTCTTACATGATCAGGATAAGTAACAGTTCGCATGAAATAATTTAATAAAATCTCAGCAGAATCATTAAAGTCATCATCATCAGAATCATAGTAATCATCATTAGATTTGATTCCCTTAACCTTCTGATACATGTCACGCAATTTGTTTGCCCTGGTCAGATATTCACCATCACTAATCCTTTCTTTTTCATCGTCTAATGCTTCCATTAGACAATTAATTTCTTCAATCGTGGTCATATGTATAACACGAAATGTAATTAATAATAGTGAATAATCTAATCATTTTTTTATTAGAAATATAAAAATAATAATACAAATATCTTGAATCAAAAAAATGACTATTCTAATTTAAAAATAAAAATTTAATAATAATGGTATTTATTTACATATTACAACTAGAACAAGGTAAATATTATATTTGCAAAAGAAATTCTATATCAAAATTTCAAAATAATTTCAGAATCAATGGTTGTGAATGGACTAATATATATAAACCTATAAGAATTTTACAAATAATACCGAATTGCAATAACTATCATGTTGATATATACACTAAATTGTATATGTATATATATGGAATTGATAATGTTAGAGGTGGTATATATTCATCTGTAAACTTAGATAGTATAACTAAAATTAATTTGATGCAAGCAAATAATAGTAATAAAAGATGTTTCAAATGTGGTTTACAAGGTCATTTTGCTAAAGATTGTTATATTCAATCTGGTTATTATCATAATTATGATAAATTTAAATATTTAAGTGTTTGGTGTTGCGAATATTGTGATAAGGAATTTGAAACAGAGGAAAAATGCATAAATCATGAATATCTATGTCAAAAATAATTATTTAAGGATATCAATCAAAAAATAAATAAATCATGAATGAAAGTATTGCAATTACCATTATGAATGATATCATATCACATAATTCAACTGATAAATATAAAAATGAAAATAATATTGAAACTGATGTATTAAACAGATTAAATAAATGGATTTCTATGTTACGCATAGATGAAATAATAAAACTTTCATATTTATATTTGTCATTTATATATGAAGAACTTTTGTCTTTTAATGATTCAAAAAGTGACACTTATAAAATCATAAATGAAGTCAAAAATAACATGAAAGAAATGCTATTTGTAAAAGAAGTTGACATTGATATTAGTAGATATAAAGCGGTAATTTATATTTACATGAAATATAAAAAAGAAAATAAAAATCTTATAAATTTATAAATTCATAAATACTTTTTTACAGTCATCATATTTTTTAATTTGATTTTGAATTATTGATCTTTCAGTAATCCATATTTCATTTTCCTTTAATAACTCCCTATTTTTCACTTTAATTTCATTAAGTTTCATTAAAATATGTCTCTTAAAATTTACACTGATTTTAGCATATAAATATTTGATTTGGATTGCATTAATTAATTCATATTTTAACTTTTCAATTGATGAATTAAACCAATCATCGAGATGTTCACATTCTTTATTGAATATATTAATCCACTTAACATAAATAAACTCTTTTAAAATTGCAAATCTTTCCAACTTATAACCACAATTCATATTATAAACACTATCTAACTTACGTTTAATATTGTCTTTAATTTGATTTTTAAATATTGCATAATTTTCCACAACTTCTTGCAAATCATTATTACAATTGAAATAACCATTATCATTATAATATTCTAATTCATTACCAACTACATAACCATTGGGTTCATCATAAAAATTATCTATTATTTCATTAATAATAGTTTCACTAAAAATTTCATTTAATTTAATTTGTTCCTTAATAAAATTATAAACTTCGGTGATATCTAAATTTTCATCTCCCAGTTCCTTATATTGGTTTTTTAATAATTTAATTTTATCTTGAGCAGTTGCTATTGCTTTTTCTTTCCAATTAAGTTTAATATAATTATCATACATCATATCAACTGATTTAATTAAATTTTCCAATGTTATTTTAGCAATTATCTGTTTTTTAATGTCATTATCAGTGACATATGCCAATATATTTTCAGAAAACCATTTTTTCTCATCAATACTGACATTATTACTTAATCCAATAATATTATAAATATCCAACTCATTGACTTCATCACTTTTCATTAGAATTCTATTGATGAATACTTCAATATCATCATCATGTAGCAAATCAATCATTGATAATGCAATAATACAATCTTTAGTTTTTTTTGCATCAATAATCAATCCTAATGCTTGATTTGATGTAAGTCGAGGTGTACTTGCAGGAATTACACAAATAATAAGAGTATTTTCCCGAATTATATATTTATTCACAATTTCTTTGCTTTTCAATCGCAAATTATCTGGATATTCAATGATTCCAGGCAAGTCATAATAAGTGCTAGTAATGACATTTGGATTTTGAAATAGAATATGTAATTCGTCTTCAATAATATCATTGATATCACTCATAAGTTTAGTAACCATTTCAAGTATTTCCTCTTTTTTCTGAACTTTAAATGAATTTCCTTTGAATGAAATTAAATAAAGTTCTTCAGCACTATTAATCAATTCAATTTTAATTGGACATTTCGTACATCTGTTTCTATTAATTGGAAATATGTCACATTTAAGGATATTTGAAATTAATGATGATTTACCACTACTTTCATTACCTATAATAGTAATAATAGGCAATTTAAAGTCATCAGTTGGAATATCCATTTTTTTGATATTATTATGAAATATTCCAAATGTTGAATTATTTAATTTTTGAAATAAATTATTTTCTCCAAAGAATTCAACACTTTTAATAGCATTTACTGTCTTTTTGAAAAACTGCATTTAATTACTGTTATTTTTGTAGTTATTATTATTAAAATTTAAAAATCATTTTTTTATAAAAAATGAATATCATTATAGTGAAGTAAATATATGACAACAATTGCTTTAATTAATCCAAATGATCCAGATGTTTATAGAAAAATTAGTGAAAATATAAATATATTATTCAGTTCAAATGAAATAGTTAATAGTATGATTGATACTAAGATTGAAATAGTAAAAGATTTTTTGATAACTATGAATATTAATATAAATAAGATTAAATTAAAAAATTATATAATTAAGATTTTCAATTTATTCTTTTTCAATAATCTAAATTCTATTTATGAAAGATATGAAAAATATGTTTATGATTATATTACAGATGAATTGATTACTAATATTAATAAAAGATTACTATCATTTTATATAGATATTGATTATGATTTGAAAATATATGATGTTAATATAAATCATTATGTACATACATTTGATAAATTTTATGCAATGATTAATGTGAATATTAATAAAAATATGTGTATGTTAAATAATTTTTATAATACTTATTTATATCAAAGTGGATATGGTTATAATAAATGTATTGAACTTGATTATTTAATGGTAAATAATTCAATAGATACATTAAATAATGATTATAAATTTTTGAATGATTCATATAAAGAAACCAAAAATTTAGTTAAAATATTAACTAAAAGTGATGAAAATAATAAGAAAATAATATTGCTTCTTAAAAATAAAAATGAAGAACTTGAATCGAATATAAAAAAATTGAGTAAATTTATTATATTTGGTTTCGGTTTAACATTAGGCATGTCAGTTGCATTGCTAATATTAAACTAAAGTCCTCATGAACTCATGCATATTTTTTGTTCCCATACTTGAATTGCAATTCTGACATATTGGTCGTAAATTACTAACGATTGTTTCCCCGCCTCTCGCTTCTGCAATCACATGACCACAATTAAAAGATAATTGTGTAATATCCGTTACTCTACAACAAAGACATTTAGATTTTCCAATTTCCTCTCCAATGTATGCATTCCAAACTAAACGTTTCATAGTTGAAGAAATTTTAACTTTACTTCCACTAGAACCAGACCCATTACATCTTGGAGGAGGCAATTTTGAACAGTTATCATTATTGCTACAAATAATATTCCTTGCTATATCAATAGATTCCGCTGCTAAAATTTTTTCGAGAATTGAGTGCTTCTTCATTGAAACATTCTTTAAATTAGGAAACTTTCGCTTAATTTCAGCAATGAGTTGCATACGATTCATTGGTTTACCTAAAAACTTCTTTACATCACTGACTTTATCAAGGTTTATCAATTTAATTAATACATTCAATGATTCCTTTTCATAATATTCTGCCTTCAAGGTTTTGAATTTTTTTCTAATCTTCATACAAATAAAATCACGGTCAAGTTCTTCAACCAAAATCTTGATATCATCCAAATCGCTAATAATTTGACTAGATAACATTGTCAATTATCATTAAAAATCACACAAATCATTTTTTATGGTTATTTATAGTTATTTATAGTTATTTTTATAATTTCTATATTTTCTATATTTTTTACCACCTTTATAATTTAATAAAGAAGATTCTAATTTTAATATAAAATCTTGTTTTTTATCTTCATGATGTTTAAAATAATTTTTTAAATTAGGATAATATGGTGTTGTATATAATTCAATATCAATATAATATTGAATTATCTTTTTTTTTCACATTTCTTCACTATAATCGGAATCAGAACCAAAATATTTATTAAAAATAATGCGATGTATTTGCGTAGAAAATGTAATATCTTTTGAAAATTGAAATATGATATTTTCAATATTGCTATATTTTTTATTATGATTTAATTTGATATTTTCAAATAATTCAAGATATTTTTTTGTAACATATGTAATTAATAATAATTCTTCATCTTGACTATCACTATCACCATATTCATCTCTTATATATTTTTCAGAATTTTCAATATTTTTTTATTTGTAATTGGTTTAAAATTTTTAAAATATGACATAACAATTCTATATAAAAGAATTTATAATTATATAATCTTAAAAAAATGATTTATTTTTTATTAAATTTCAATAACTTAATATTAATTTATGGCAGCACAATTAATGAGTTTAATTGATAAGAATAAAAAGAAATTTAATGATGGTGATTATTTGAATATGTGTAATATACTCAAGGAAATTAAAAATGAGGAAGATGATAAAGTCAAGAAGAATAAAAATAAATTTATAATTAAATATTGGAAAATTTCATTACAAAATTCATTTCATTCAACTGAAATTAAAATGAATAAGAAAATTAAAACTAAAGTTGTTATTGTAAATGATAATGATATTGAAACATTATTAAGTTTTAATGATAATTTTTATAATAGTGATTGTGAAGATTTAAATATCAATTTTATTAAAGATAAAAATGGAGACATTACTCTTGTTTTAAATGATGAAGACGAAAGTTTTGATGATATTTATACAGTTGATAATGACGATAATAAATATGACGTTGATATTCTATATTATCAAAATTTATTTATTAGTTGTAAAAAATTATAGGTATTTTAAACTAAATACGATATAAAAATAAATAATATATGTTACAAAAAAGTGTTTTTCCGTATATTTACATCATTTCAACCTATTATTATGTAATAACTTGAATTCATATATATATGCAAAAACAACACCCTAACATATATAATTTTTTTAAATAGACATAGTGGATATATTTTGAAGTTTAATGAACTTTTTAAAAATCATTATTTATTCATTATACTTATTTAAATAATTATTATTATTCTTTAAATTGTTTTTTTATATAAATAATTGCTGTGATAATTAATTTAAAAATGGCAATAATCACAATGAACACTGAAAAATTTTATGATTTAATGGCAGATGAATTTGATAAAACAAGAGTTCGATTATGGCCCGGAGTAACTTCTTTTTTAGATTTATTTCCATCAAATTCTATTATTTTAGATATTGGTTGTGGTAATGGTAAATATATGAATTATAGAAATGATATTTATATGAAAGGTATTGATATTTCACAAGAATTAGTAAAAATTTGTATGAATAAGGGTTTTGATGTGATCAAAGGGAATATGACAGAACTTCCTTTTAATGACAACGAGTTTGATGGTATTATTTCAATAGCATCATATCATCATTTAGATAATGATGAAGATAGAAAAAAAAGTTTAAATGAAATTTACAGGGTTCTTAAAAATGGTGGTATTTGTTTTTTAGAAGTTTGGGCAAAAGAACAACCTGATAATAAAAATAAAAATTCAAAAGATTTTAAAAGTAAATCAAATTTGGTAAAATGGACTTCAGTAAAAACTGGCAAAATTTACTATCGCTATTATAATATTTATGATAAAGGCGAATTAGAATTAGAAATACAAAAATTTGAACCAAAATTACATATCATGAATAATGGTTATGAAAAAGGAAATTATTATGTTATTTTACAAAAAAATGTTTAAAGTAGTTTATTAATAAGATTTTCAACAATTGTATTTGCAGTAAATGCTGAATAATTTCGTGTTGTTAAACATTTAATTACATCATCGTCACGATTATCAATAAATAATTTCATATCATTTTCTTTAGTTATTTTTTGAGAATATTTATTTAATATTGCATTTAAATATTTATTTTGTAATTCAAAATAAAGCATATCTGGAACATATGTATATTTCATGGACTTAGGAGGAACAAAATTTTTTATGAATGGTTTAGCATAAATATTTGATATGGCTTGTTCTTCAATTCGGGTTAATATAACACTTAATATATGTCTCATATCATCATTTATAACAAAATCTCTTTCAGATACAAGTTTTAAAACACATAGTAAAAATTTAAAATGTTTAAAATTTGTACGTTCACTGACTTCTTTTTTAAAAGTATCTAAATCTAAATATGTTTTTGATGATCTTCCAGGGTTTTTAACAGATAAAAATAATTCTTTAATTAAATTACTTCTGATACTTTCTATTGAATTTGGATCATCATCAGGAGTATCAATTTCAATTGATCTTAATGACTCTTTTAAAAAATCTGTATTTTTTGATATTTCTTGATCCAATTTTTGAAGTGTTTCCTCATTAACTCCTTTAGAAATTTTAAATTCATGTTCTTCTGGTGCTCTACTAATTTTCGAATGTTTACAGGTTGAATGTAATGATGGACTACTTTCTTCTGCTCTACGTTTACCTCCACCATAAGTTTTAAGAATTCGTTTACTCATTCTATATAAATAATAATAAAAATAAAATTGATAATATTAATATTGTCATTAATGATTTACATGAGATAAATGATTATTTTTATAATAATTATAAATTAACAATAATTCTTTTATATAAATAATCTACCATATTCTCCCATTTATAATTAGTCAATATATGTTGTCTTCCTCTATATCCGTGTTTTTCCATTAAATCAGGACTACTTAAATATTTCCAAAATGCTTCAGCATAATCGTGAGGATCTGTTAATTCCGCTACACCGCCAATACCATTACTTTTACAATCAAGATAAATATTAATTTTCGGTTTAACTAACAATGCAATATTTTCATTAAAAAAATCACGCATACCACCTACATATGCTGATATTTGTGGTTTTCCTAATGCCAAACCTTCAAAACCGCATAAACCAAATCCTTCTCCATCTGCTGTATTTAATCCAACATCACAAGCATTATATAAAATATTAATATCACGATCAGTTAACGCTTGAGGTGTGGGAATTGTAATAATTGTATTTTTGACATAATCAAGAGGAACATCTCTGAATTTAACTTCATTTTCAATAACATTTGCCAAATCCCAAAATCCATCGACATTAGTTCCAATAACCAACTTAACAGGTTTTGATGTATATTTATTAATTTTACAATCATTTTTACCAAGTTTTTTAGTTACATTAACATGATAATGACGTTCTACGAATTCAACCCATGCAATTATAGTAATGTCCCATCGTTTTCTGGGTTGATTTCTATTTAAATTAAGAACAATAAAATCTTCTTCATTATAATTATAATAAATACGTGCAATTTTTTGATCAATAGGATAATATAATTTATGATCAAATCCGTGAGGAAATACATAAATAGGCATAGTTTTTTTAATGCCCAATTTTAGAGCAACTTCTTTCCAATAAGGTGTGAAAGCAATAATACCATCATAAAAATTATTTAAAAGTTGTATATATTCATTTTTTTGATATCTATATACTTGATCCATATATGATATTAATTTAAAACGATGTCGTTGATTACCACATTCGTTTATAATAGTTGCAGTTAACCCAGTTGTAATAATTGCATCATTAAAAATAATGATGACATCTTGTGGATGTTGTTTTAAATAATTGCCAATTTCTTTTTCGCCAAATCCTGATCTTTTTGGGTCTTCATGTGCATAAGCATCATGAATAATTACATTTTTAGGTATATCACCGCGAATGACATTTTGACCTCCAATATTATTAAAGTTTTGAAAACCATAAACAGTTAATTCAATATCACTATATTTACCTAAATATTTTGAAATGTAATACATAACTCTGCTATATCCATTTGATTGAATTGGATGAGTTCCACACCACATTATTCGTTTTTTTCCATTTGGTGATGGATGCCACCAATTTAAATTTTCCATTATTAATTATAAAACTTTTAAATCCTTTAAATCGTTTGAATCTTTGAAAAAGATGCAAAATAAAAATAATTATCGTGGGTTATATGAAATAAAATTATCTAAAAAATAATTCATTCGTGAAGCACTTGATGATACTAATGGTCTTGAAGTAGTTCTTGTAATTACAATAGGCACTGAATCATTAGTTTTGTTCATATTTCCCAGGGTTGTTGATGTTGAATTTACAGTTAAATTTTCTAGTGATAATGTTTGAACAATAAATAGACATGCAATCATATATTTTAGATAATTCATTATTTGTTTATTTATTATAAATAAATATAATAAAATATCCTTAAGTATTTTGAATTATATATACAATTAATATCCAATTTATAAAAATCAAAAGATAGATGTAGATTCTATATAGAATTAAATAAACATCCTTATCATTATTTTCTAAATCATCGTTATTGAAATTTATTTTAAATATTTTTGATCTATTCTTATTATTATTATCATTATTATTATCATTTTTATTTGTCATACTTAAAGTTAATAATGGTTTTGGTTTATAAGAATTATAATTTTTATAATTACTACAACTATTAAGATCTTTTTTAATTAAATTAAAATTATTTACCGGAATAAATAATGAAGAACTTGTATGTAATAATAAAAGAAATAAATATTTATTCATTTAATTATTTAATTAAATAATTTTAGTTATATTTATATTGATTTAAGATTTTAATTATAAATATAATAAACAAATATTAATTAATATTTATGATCAATTTAAGAAACAATTTAATTATTATTTTATTTTCATTTATAAATGCTTTTGATTTAGGTTTATGGAAAGGAACAACTCATTATTATATCAGAAGTTACAGTAATAATTTTGATTTACATAAACCAATGATTACTACTTATAATCATTCAAATTTTTTTAATAAATCAATCATTCATAATAATCATATGAACACACGTTTTTTTAAAGTAAAACTACAATCATATGATAAATTAGGTGGTGTTAGTGCAAAGATTGACAAAAAAACAGATAATACCTATTTTTTTACAAATCAAATAAATTTTTATTATAATTCTGTTCGCTCAATTATAACAATTAATTATACTTATAATAATGATTTGAAATTACAATTAAATTCAATAATTGTATCTGGATTGGAATGTATTTTATCAAAACCATTATCAAGATCTTTAAAATCAACAATGAAAATAAATAATTTAAATGATTTGAAAGATAATTTAAAAAATTGGAGATATTGCAAATCAACAATTTTAAATCCTAAAAACCCTTATAAAATTATTCAAAAAGAATCAGATTGTTATGACTATGAATATATGTTAATTAATGAAAATCGTTTATCTCATGTTTTTCTTAATAATATAGTCATATCAGTGCCTGAAATCATTGATGATAATAAACCATTTTCACTTTTATTTGGATGTTTACATACACCTGATTGTTATAAACAATTAAATTTAAATTATAATTTTAATGGTTATTTAACTTCAGTTGAATTTAATGAATATGAACCATATAATTTTACAAATAAACTTATAAATTATATCAATCTCATGAAAAATAAAATGTTGTATCTAAAATAATTTTTTGTCATTTTCAATTAAAACTCCTTTTTTTATTTCTTCATTATTTAAATCATTTAATGAATTAATATTTACAGTTTTATATATTTCTATTGGTTTTGATAAAAAATTATCGATATATGCAATATCACACCATGCAAATTTTTGAGATTTGAAAGGGTTTGCTTCAATCATTTTAGTTATATAATTTTGTTTATCATTTAAAACCAAATTATTAAAAACAATCAATAGAAATGTTTTATCTTTGAAATTTTCTCTAATTTTATTTATATAATCATAATCATCATATTCAATAAATATGATTATATTTGCATTTATTTTTGATAAAGGATTATTATTATAATCATAACTATTTTTATAATATATTGTTAAAATAGTTAAATTTTGATTATCGTTATTATTCATAATAATTCTATTTATTTGTATAATTATTTTTATTTTTTTAAACTAATTATTTATATAGATATAGATTAATTATAATTAATAATGGAATCATCTATTGATTATGACCATAAAATAATTGTTATTGATAGTGATACTGCTATTTTTCCCGATTCTTCTGTATGTGATTTTTATATAGATTTAGATGAACCATTTAGAAATGTTTATAAAATTAAAATTATTACAATTTTATTAAATACATTTAATTCAAATACAGATCCTGTTAACAAAAATTTAGAATCTGTATATATTGATCTAAATAATTATACCAGATTAATTTCAAAAAGCAGTAATAAAAAAGATAATATATATTATTTTGATTCATTAATTATAGAAACTGCAAACATTAATAATAATGGAACTTCAACTATTAAAAATGATTATAATAATGCCGACATTGAATATTTATTAAATCCAATAGAACTTCAACTTAAACGTTTTAGAATACGATTATTAGACAGTTCCAATAATTTAATTGCTAAAACTGCAGATGGATTTTTTAGACGTTTTGTTATGAAAATAAGTGTATATTATAATAACAAAAAAACAAATCGATTATAATCATAATTATTATTTTAATTTTCCTTTGTCTTTTTTTGACACAGAAATATTAATTCTTTTAATATTCTCATCAATTATTTTATCGGAATCATCAGAATCGTCATCCGATGATGTTGTTTCATCATCGCTTATCATACTTGACATTTTATTTTTTTTTGATATACCTTTGAAATTTGTGGGATCAATAAAATCATTATCTTCATCATCACTACTCATTAATAAATTATTGACAATTGTTTCATTTTCTTTTGTTTCTATTATTGGTTCAATTGTTTGTTTTTCTTCTTTTAGTTCAACTATTGGTTCTATTACTGGTTCTACTATTGGTTCTACTATTGGTTCTATTACTGGTTCTACTATTGGTTCTACTATTGGTTCAACTACTGGTTCAACTACTGGTTCAACTACTGGTTCAACTATTGGTTCAACTACTGGTTCAACTACTGGTTCAACTACTGGTTCTTCTTTATTATTAATTGCTTGTTCTGCCAAAGGTATTTCTTCTTCACATTCGTCTTCTTCTTCGTCTTCTTCTTCGTCTTCTTCGTCTTTTTCGTCTTCTTCTTCGTCTTCTTCTTCGTCTTCTTCGTCTTCTTCTTCGTCTTCATCATCTTCGTCTTCATCATCTTCATCATCTTCATCATCTTCATCCTCTTCATCGTCTTCTTCTTCGTCTTCATCCTCATATTCTTCTTCTTGTTTAGTTATTACTGGTGTTGCTGATTTTTGAGATTTAACTTTTGGTATAATTGATGGTGGTTCGGGATCTGGTTGAGATTTTATTTCAGATAATTCGAGTATTTTTTCAAAAGGTATGATATCTCTTATGGTATTTTTAATTATTTTTCTTATATTTTTTTCTATTAAATTTAAATGATATTGTTTTTCTGAAGGTTTTAAATTTTTTGTTGCAAATAAATAAACATTTTTCCAACAATAAATACTTATATTAATTAAACATTTATGAATAAAATCATATGGTTTAATAATATCTAATTCATTTCGAGATATTTTGACATTAGTTAAATCAATTTTAAGTTTGATATCAATAATAACAATTTTTTCAAGCAATTTATCCAAATATTTACAATTTGTTTTTTTTACCAATTCATTATATTCATCTTTAATTTTATTATTATTCCAACTTTTGATATTTACAAGTTCTTTTTGAAATTGACTTATATTCATATTAACATCATTATAAATCTTGTAAATTTTTTTTGCCAATGGTGTTGAAAAAGTGTCTAATAAATGTTCAATATATTCTTTTTTAGTATCCAATAATACTTGCATTTATTTTAAAAAGTTGTTTATATTTAACTATCAATATATATTTTTATATTAATTTATTATAATAGAAGATTATCAAAATGAAAAAATATTATTATTTTATAGAAGATTTGGATGTAACAGATGATAATATTCCTGATGGTGTTTTAGTGCGTCAATTTTTAATTGATCGAAAAAATAACTTCTTTATTTATACTAAAAATAATTATTTATCCAAAGAAATGCTTGAAAAAATATTAGAAGATATAATTAACTCATCACATAAATCATCAGTAAAACCGATTTTAGTACCAAAAAAAACAATAAATGCTATTAAAAATAAAATGGTAGATATTGATGAAATTCCCAGAGTTATTTTAAGTAAAACATCTGTTTTTGCACATCTTATTCATAATAAACAAATTGATATGAAAATTTTAATAAGGGATTTAAATAAAATATTTTCATAATTGATATTAGGAGATATGAAACAACACAAATTTTATTATATAATTGAAGAAATAGATATTAATGGAGATAAACAATCTGATGGATTTTTAATTAGTCAATATAAATTAGATAAACAAAACAATAAAATTTTTACTAAAAATAAATATGTCACATATGAAAAGTTTAGATCAGTTATGAATAAATATAAAAAAGGGGGTTTTGCAAAACAAATATATAGCAATAATAATGAATTAGTTCATATTACAAAAGAACAATACAATGAATTTATGAATATGAAACAATTTAATAATGGATATCCAAATCATCCGAATCATAGATATTATCCACCTCAATATTATCCTCAACAATCTCATCCACCTCATGTAGCAGTTCAAGGAAGTGGTGGTTTTATGTCAAATTTTGTTGCAGGTGCCGGAATTGGTGCAGGTGCAAGTGTTGCTGATCATGCAATTGATGGACTTCTCAGTTTTTTTGGTGCATAACAAAAATAATGAAAAATTAGTTTATACAAACAAACTTATAATAATTCATCGCTTGAATAATTTCATTACCATTAAAACATTCAACATAAAAATCATCATATGTATGAATAATCACATAATAAACATCATATAAACTCATAATTATTTTTTTACTGTAATTAGATTTATCTTCACTAATTATATAATCACTATTAATTAAATAAATCCATACTGAATTAAATTCATATACACATAAAAAATAACTGCCTTCAAAGAAAAATAAACAGTAGTCATATGATAAATGAATTTTATTGACATGTTCAAATAAGTCATTCATATCAGTGTAAGATTTCAAAAACTTTGTATCAATATTATTATCAATCATATTTCTAAGAATAGAATCCATTTATTATAAGTTAATTATTTATATAAATTTTAATCATTTTTTTTATTATTTTAGTTTAAATAGAATAAATAATGGATATTCAAAATAGAATAGACATTATCAAAAAAAATGCATATGACAGAAAAATAAAACTTTTTTCATTTTTAGAAAACTACCCTTTTTATTTTAATGATGATGATACCCAATTATCATTAAATGATTATATTACAAATGAAATTTTAACTTTAGAAAATAATGAAGATAAACAAAATAACTATACATATTGGGTTAATGGTGGTTTATCATGGTATTATTGGTATAATAATATGTTAACCGTGCCAGATTTAAATATAGATGTTAAAAATTTTGACAATACAATGAGTATGTCAATATCTAATTTAAAATTTAATTACATATTTAATCACATGAATTTATGGAATCAAAAAATCATAAGATTATATGAATTTGTTTATTATATAAATAGAATATTGGACAGTTATGGGTTTAATTGTTCTATAGAATGTTCTAATTTTGATTATCATGTAAACCCAGATGGAACACAAGAATTTAAATCTAAACAATTAGATATTAAAAAACCGCCTTTTTATAATATAAAATTAGTGTTTAATTCATATCAATCTAATGAAATGGATATTAGTGGAGGTGCCACAAGTCCAAAAACAAAAAAAAGAGGTTTTACTCGTTCTGAATTAAAAAAAAGAGTTTTAATTGCTACAAGAAAATTAAAAGAACAGAATAAAAAAAATCAATCAATAATTGATCGAGAAATGTTAATTCTTGAAAATTTTAAAGATAAACTTAAAGGAGCAAATGAATTTAATATTAAAACTGATGAAGATATGTTAAAAGGGAAAATATTATTAGAATTTAATTTAGAATTATATATCCCTAAAAATAACATTAGTTTTGATATTCAAAAATTTAGAAATGCTTATTTAGCAGTTAATAATAATAATCCTGATATAAAATTAATTGCAATAAAAGGTTATAAAAATTTACCTTCAATATATACACGACAATTTTTAAACAGATTAAATATGGTTGGTTTAATGACAACCACTATTTTAAATTTAAGCAAAGCAGAAACAAAAATAGAACCAGAATCAGAATTAAGTGTTGATAATATAAGACAAAAAATATTTATAAATCAATTAGAAAATTTAACTGAAAAACAATTTGATGAAATCAAAAAAGAAATAATATCAATGAATTTAAAATTAGGAGGATTATTATATAATAGTCAACCAACACCATTTGATAAAAATTATGAAGATTATCAACAAAATAAATCTATTATACTTATCGAAATATTAGAAATAATGATAATTTTATATAATTATACATATTCAAAAATTAAAAATTTTAATATATTTTTTACCGATCGTGTAAATAATATTAAACATGAATATACATGTAAATATTATGTAAATTTCATTGATTTTATAGATAGATATTTTATGACATTATTTAGACCATCTGTTAATGCTTTTGTTAGAGAAATAAATAAAGAATTATATGCAACACATAAAGTGAAATTATTTATTGCTGGTGGTGATTCAATGCGTAGATATGTATATGATTCATCTAAAACTGCTGACATAGATACTAAACTACATTTTAAAAATGCACAATCAGCACCTGGCAAACAACAATCAAAAGAAGAAATTGTTAAAAGTATAAATGATATTGTAATTAAACATACAGTTAATTTGAGAAATTATTTTGAGGAATATAAAAAGAATAATCGTGTTTTAGGTACAATTATATCGGAAGAAAATAAAGGTATTAAAGTTTTTACAGTAAATGATAGCACTTTACCAACAGGACATCCATGTAACTCATATTTAGATGTATCAGTTGATGTTCTTATTAATGTTGAAAAAAATTATCAATTCAGAAACAGAAAAATTGATGCAAATAAAACATTGCCTGTAAATTTATATTCAATTGATTTTAGATATCCAGTTGATTTAACTGAAAATAAAACGATAACTAGAAGAAATGAACAACATTATAAGCGTCAAGTTGCATTATTAGACATTGTTTTAAGTGATGATAAAGATTTTGATGAATCTGATTTTGTTGAAGTTGATGGTATTGCATATGCTAGCAAAAAGTTTTTAATAAAAGATTTGGAAACAACATATAATAATGATGAAATGGCATTAGGACGTCTTTCAAATGGAAAGGTAGAAAAAGATAAAATTCGATATACTGAACTTACTAATGATACTGACGTATTACATATGTTTACACATGATGCAAGAAGATTATATTCTGATGCAATTAAAAATTTTGAAGAATATGCAATTTTACGTTCTGATGTAAAAGAAGCATATGATAAATTTATAAATAATACTAATGACAGATTGAAAGAAATATATAATAAAATTAAATTAAAAAATCATTTATCAAAACATGACATATCATACATATGTAGTTTAGATAAAAGAGTTATTGATAGTATACCTGATGAATTAAGATATATAAAAACACTGTTTTTAAGTATATGGAATAATGATATAATACCCAGACAAGCAGGATTATTATTAGAATCTGGAATTAAGGAACAATCTAATGAAATTATACCAGTATTAATAAAAATTAAAGAAAAACAAGAATTAACTATATTTGATTTTTTTATTATTAAAGATAATTTTCATAAAATTAAATCTAATATTAGAACTCTTGGTTATAATGATTTAGGTTTTTTATTTGAACAAATTATAAATTTTAAAATCAATCTTCCATTTGAAAAATTAGATAAATATGATCCACATTATCAACAGTTTTCTGAAGCAAATGTTAATGATAAAGAAAATTCTATATATAAGGTTTTTTCATATTTATGTAACACAGATTTAAATAATGATGAAGATGAAAATAATTTTAAACATATTATATCATATGCAGCATCATCTATAGAAAAAATATTAAAATCAATAGATCCAAATGCAGATTTTAAAACAAGTGTCGGAAATTTAGGAATTGTAAATACATGTATTGTCCCACCACAACCTATATTAAGTGAAGCAGAGAAAAAAGCAGAAAGAGCAGCAAAAGCAAAGGCAACACGAGAAGCAAATAAAAAAGCAGCAGAAAAAGCAGCGGCAGAAAGAGCAGCAGCAGAAGCGCAAAAAGCAGCAACAGCAAGTGCAGCAAGAGCATTAAGAGCAACAAAAAGACAATAAATATAATAATAATAATAAAACAACTTTTTTATTTTTGTATTTTTTTTTAATTTAAAAAAATGATTTTAAAATTATATAAATCGAATATCATTTATATTTATTAATGGATCCTCAACAACTACTCAAGGATGATTTTTGCTGGGATATTCTAGATACCTATTATACTAAAGGAAATAGTCCCCTAGTCAAACATCAAATTGATAGTTATAATAAATTCATTAATACAACATTACCGCAAATTATATCTGGTTTTAATCCTATTAAGATTAATACTAACACTAAAACCAGTGAAGTTGATAATAATAATATTCAAAAAATTTATATCAATGTTTTGCAACCATCATTAACTAAACCTATATATCAATTACCTGATGGAACACAAACTGTAATGACACCTTATATTGCACGAATGAATAATTTGACTTATTCTAGTTCATTATATGTAAATGTTCATATCATTATTGAAGTGATCAATGACGAAGGAGTATTGCAAAAGTTAGATAAATATGTAAATAATGTTTATATAGGCAAAATTCCTATTATGGTTCGTTCTAATTCATGTGTTCTTTATCAAATTCCAGCATTGGGTGATAATAACAATCAAGAATGTAGATATGACTTTGGTGGTTATTTTATTGTAAATGGTAATGAAAAAGTTTTGATTATGCAAGATAGAATTAATGAAAATGATACATTAGTATTTGCACCTAATAATAATAATGATGGTGTTTATGCTGAAATCCGTTCAATGAGTGATTCTTCATATTTACCATCAAAAACTACTAGTTTAAATATGGTAGGTAAAATGAATCATATGGGGCGAAATATTCGCCTTAATACATCATTTTTAAGAACAGAAATTCCCGTATTTATCATGTTTAGAGCACTTGGAATTATCAGTGATAAAGAAATTATTGAACATATCGTATATGATATGGACAATAAAGATAATCAAAGAATTATTTCTCAATTAATGGCATGTTGTGAAGATGCATCAGATATTCACACACAAGAACAAGCAGAAGAATTTCTGATTAAAAATATGACAGGTATTAATAAAAATTCAACTAATTCAATCAAATTACTTAAAGATAATTTAATTAATGACTTCTTGCCACATGTTGGTAAGAATTATAGAAGAAAAGGTTTATATTTGGGTTATATGATTTTTAAAATGATTCGTATTTATCTTAAATATGATGATTATGATAATAGAGATTCATATATGAATAAGAGAATTGATACTCCAGGTGTTTTGATGAGTAATTTATTTCGCCAATGTTATGGAAAAATGACAAAGGAAATTAAAGGACTCATTGAACGTGAATTAAATTTATGGAGAGCGAATCACACTTGCTTATCCACAGATATAATCAGTGATAATAATATTCATCGTTTCTTTAAACATTCATTATTAGAATCATGGTTAAAATATTCACTTTCAACAGGAAATTGGGGAATCAAGAGTATTGGAAGTTTCCAAAATATTCGTCAAGGTGTTTCTCAAGTTCTTAATCGTATGTCTTATGCATCTACATTATCTCATTTGCGTCGTATTAGCACTGCAATGGAGAAAAATGGAAAATTAGTTCAACCTAGAAAATTGGACAATTCACAAATGAATATGATTTGTCCAGCAGAAACTCCAGAAGGGGCATCTGTTGGTCTTGTTAAAAATATTGCTTTAAGCACAAATATTTCAATTGCTATGAATAGTACACATATTAGAACACTTTTAATTGAATTAGGAGTTAATATATATGATGATAGTTACAGTTATATTATTGAAAATAATGATAAATGGTTTCAAGAAACTGAAACCATTAAAAATACAAGAACTAAGATTAGCAATTTTCTCAAAGAAATGGGAAATCCTGCAAATGTTTATGTTCAAATCAATGGTGATATCATTGGTTATCATACAAATCCAAATGAATTATATAAAACTCTTAAAAATTATAAAAGAAGTGGGGTTATTTATCCTATGACTTCTATTATTTGGAATATTCTTAAAAGAGGTATTATCATTAGCACTGAAGCAGGTCGTATGTATAGACCTGTATTAATTGTTGATTATGATGATACAACTCAAACATCTGAATTGAGAATTATTAAAGTTCTCAAAGAAAAAGGTATTACATGGAATGAATTTATTAAAGATAAGTCATTTAATGAACTAATTTCTCCTAATAATGGAGAAGAAGGAGTTATTGAATATCTTGATTGTAATGAAATCAATCATTCAATGTTGGCAATAAATTATTTAGAATTATATAAACCACCTAAAGGAAATACTTTACCTATTCATTATACTAATTGTGAAATTCATGCTAGTTTAATGAATGGTATTTTAGGTGTTAATATTCCTTTTAGTGATCATAATCAATCACCTAGAAATTGTTATCAATGTTTAAATGAAAATGAAAAAGTTATGTTAAGCAATGGTTCAATGGTTCTAATTAAAGATGTTAAGGAAGGTGATGAAGTTGTATGTTTTAATCCTAAAACAATGCAAAAAGATATATCAAAAGTTATTTATAGATATCATAGAATTACTTCAAAAACAGTATTCAATGTTAAAGTTATATCTGGAAGAAGTATCACAGCAACATATGATCATAAATTTATGACTAATCAAGGATGGATGGAAGTTAAAAATTTGGAAAAAAATGTAAAATTGGGAGTTATTATTAGTCCCGATTATGTTGATAATATGAATGGTTTGAAGAAATTAATGACTCAAAACATTGATTCAAATCTTAATAATTATTTGAAAACTTTAAATTTATCAGTGCTTTATAATAATCATTATTATGCACCAATTATTGCCAGAATGTCTGGTTATTATTTTAATAATAAATTAAATTTTCAAAATGATATTGATAAAAATGAATTTGAAAATGATGCGACCACTATTGGTTTTAATGATGGTATTCATGATATTCACTTAACTTTATTATTAAATAATATCAGTAATAATTGTAAAAAATGGTTACCATATTCAAGTTCATTAGTTAAGCGCGAATTTATCGCTGGTTATTATGCAAATAATAATAATAATAATGATAATAATGATATCAATGAAATCATTAAAGTTATATTAAATGATTTCAATGTTACATATGATAATGTTAAATTTATCAATTTAATTGGAATTCGTTATAATTATAAAAAGATGCAAGAATTATTGATTAAATACGAATATTCGCAATATATATTGGAAAGTTATAGAAGTGATAAAGTAAGTAAAAATTATACTTTAGATGAATTTTCACAAATAGTTGAATTTAAAGGTTCGTTTATGTTTATTCCATTTGAATCAAAAATTATAAATACTAATAATATTATTGCTGATATTACTATTGAAAAATCAGATTACCATAGTTTTATCGGTGGTAATGGATTTGCGGTAAGTAATTGTGCAATGGGTAAGCAAGCACTTGGTGTATATGCTAGTAACTTTAATTATAGAACAGATACAATGGGAAATATTATTAATTATCCGCAAAAACCAATTATTGCAACAAGATTATCAAAATATACTTATAATAATGAATTGCCTTCAGGTGTTAATGCCATAGTTGCTATTATGACACATACAGGTTTTAATCAAGAAGATAGTGTTATGATTAATAAATCGGCATTAGATAGAGGTCTATTTACAAGTACTTATTATAAAATCTTTCGTGATCAATGCACTAAAAATCATAGTTCAGGAGAAGAAGAAATATTTACAAATCCTAAAAGTTTATGTGAAGTTAAACCATATTCATATGATAAATTAGAGGAAGATGGATTTGTTCCAAAAAATACTTATGTTGAAAATGGAGATATAATTGTTGGTAAAGTGATGCCCCGAAAAGTTAGTGGTAAAATTACTTATCAAGATAATAGTATTTATATGAAATCAAATGATGATGGTTATGTTGATATGAATTATACTGGAACTAATAGTGATGGATATAAATTCTGTAAAATTAGAATCAGAAAAAATAGAAAACCAGAAGTTGGTGATAAAGTTGCTTCTAGAAGTGCTCAAAAAGGCAGTTGTGGAATGATTTATGATCATAAAGATATGCCCTTTACTAAGGATGGTATTGTTCCGGATATTATTATCAATCCACATGCTATTCCTTCTAGAATGACAATGGCACAATTAATGGAATGTATTATGGGTAAAGTTGGTTGTTTCGTAGGTGCATATGGTGATGCAACCCCTTTTACAGATTGCAGTGTTGAAAGTATTGCGAAAAATTTAGAAAAGACTGGTCTTGAACGTTATGGTAATGAAATTATGTATAATGGAAGAACTGGAGAACAAATTAAAACTGAAATCTTCATTGGTCCAACTTATTATCAAAGATTGAAACATATGGTTACTGATAAAATTCATTCGAGAGGTAGTAATGGTCCAATTGTAATGTTAACACGTCAATGTAGTGAAGGTAGAGCGAGAGGCGGTGGATTACGATTAGGAGAAATGGAAAGAGATTGTTTCATTGGTCATGGTTCTGCATTATTCTTAAAAGAGAAGATGTTAGATTGTGCTGATAATTATCGTGTATTTATTTGTAAAGAATGTGGTATGATTGCAAATGTAAATCCTGAGAAAAATATATTCAAATGTATTCATTGTAAAAATGCAACAGATATAGTTCAAATAAGAATTCCATATGCATTTAAGTTATTGACACAAGAATTAAGAACAATGAATGTTATTATGAGATATATATGTGAATAAGTCGTTATTATTTATAATTATGATAAAAACATTTATTTTTTTTAATGGTTTATATGATATTTGTTGTGGTTTATCAATTTTAATTACTGATAAATATTTATCAAGATTACATTTACAATTATTTATCAAAGAACCCAATGAAATAACAAAAAGATTTTTGTCATATTGGATAATGACATATGGAATTATCAGAACTGCTATTGGTTTTTATCCAGAATCAATTGAAATACAAACATTAACAATTATTTCATATATAATAGAATTTGTTTTTTTTGAATATGAAAGTTATATCAGTAATAACTTATATAAAAATAAAATAACTTCCATGAATATTTTTATAATTGTTATAATAATAGTGATTATTTATATGGTGGTTTTGGACAAATAGGTTTATGAACATTTATTTTCAATTTAGTATAATCACAATTATTTATTAAAGGTATTATTTGTAATTTAGGAACATCAGTTGGTTTTCTACTTTTCAATATCTTTTTATTATGTTTATTGGGAACAACTCCCATATAAAATAAGGTAATGGTGGATGCAAAATCAGCGAGTTTATGATTAAAATAAATTAAAAATATACCACTGAAATCAGATAAATATCTATCTTCACTCAATTTTTTTATTTTATCTAAACTAATATTTGGATAATAACTTTCCATTTTTCTTATTTCATCAACAGTTAAATATTTATTTATCAAATATTTATCTATTGAAACATGTTTACATATTATTAATTTATAATTTAATTTTTGATTTTTTTCAATATTTACGTTCATAAGACGTATTCCTGATGATGAAATAAATGGTGACAATATATATAAATATATAAGATTTTTATTAGTTTTATTACCTTCTTTATATAAATTATCATATGATTCCATAAAATCTCTTATATTATTACGCATTTGACTACCTGAATATATACAATCATCTGGAAATAAAACTATATCATTATTTTTTATTTTTTTTAAATAACTTTTATCTGATGAAATAAGTTTAAATGTTATTTTTGATTTTAAATGTTTAAACATATATCTTACATAATCAAAAATCCATTTATTGGATTTTATTTCAAAATTTTTGGTTTTATAAACATAAACATTACTTATTTTATGTTTATCTAAAAATTCAATTAATTTTTTAACAGATTTATATAAATAATTTATAAATTGCATATGATTTATATATTTAGTTTTATTTAAAATTTTGGTTACTATATTTTTGACTTCGTTATCTGATGCATCAATAAAATGTTTCTTATTAATCATTGAATGATCTTTTAATTTTTCAATAGGTTTCATATTCTTCTATAAAAACAAAATAAAAATAAAAACTTATATGTATTTGAACATATCATAATAATCAATTTTATTTGGAGTAAAAAGTTGACATCCATAATCTTTAGGATTTTCTTTCATTAATTTAATATGAATAAAATCAATAAATTTCGGTATTTTAATAAATCCAATACAAAACGATCCAAGTGACATAAAAACTCTTTCTGATACCAATATATTTGTTTCTTTTTTTCCTCTGATAATTTTTGTGTTATTCATATTATAATTAAATAATAATGTGTTCATAATACCACTACTAATTGTAGCAACTTGAATATATTTATTCATTTAATTATTCTAAATAATTAATATTTAAATCAAATTTAAATTTGGCATTAAATCTAATGTATTATTATTGTTATATTTAATTATATTTCTAATTTCATCTAATTGTTGTTCATTATTAAATTTTATTTGATTAATCCATATTGATTTTAATTTCGATTTTTTTGCTTGATTTTTCATTTGGTTTTTATCTTGCAATAAAATCAATTGTCCCGCTATTTCCATTATTTTTTTTTCAATGTCTGATTTCCAAAAATTATGACTAAGTGTAATAAACCATCTTGTTTTGTCATTTGATAAAGGTAAAAAACTAAAACAAGTATAAAATTTTTCTTTTTTATTCAAATTAATTCCATTCCAAATATCATATGGATATTCATAAATATTAAAATTTCTATTGGGTATTTTTAATTCATTTTTAATATGTTTAAGATTTGTGTTTGATTTATAATTAAAAGATAATCCAAGTTTTTTATTATTTTTATAATTATAAATTTTTAGATTTGATATTGGATTATTACTGTTACCAAATCCAAACATATTATTATGAATAAATTCTGCATGATTAATATCCATTGTATTATAAATACAATCAAATACATTTGCATTCATGTCTATAACTAATTCAGATTTCATGAAATTTTTATTGTTATAAAATGGAATTGATGGTGGTTTTTTATGATTATCATAAGACCACCATAATTTACCTTGATGAATCATAGTTTTTCCAAATGTTAATTTTTCATCATGATTTAAACCATGATAAGGACAAACTAAACAACCATTTTTATTTATCTTTCCTGAATCTAATGTTGAACCATGATGAGAACAAATATTAATTGTTGATAAAGGTAAAGAATCATTTTTAAACCACACAACTAAGGGTAAATCACCAATTGAATATTTTTGAGGTTTTGTTTTATCAATATTTTTCACAAAATCTAAACAAAACCAATTATTATAAATATTAGGAACTGTCATAAATGATGAAGTTAATTCAATTATACTGATTATTGCAATTGTTGTTATTATTTTGATATTTTTAAATATCATTTTATAAATAATTAGTATTATAAATTCAATAATCTTTATATATATAAGTAAGAGTAATTATTGAAAAATTCAAATATTTATTTGTATTAAATCCAAATTTCATCAAGATATGAAACAAAGCAAATAAATTTATTGAATTTTTATTATTATAAATACCTTTTGAATTTATAAAATAAGGTAATAATAATGATAATGTATAAATATAATGCCATTGATTATTATTAATAATACGTTTTCTAACTAAAGTCATTAAAAATGCAGATAATTGTATTGGAAACATTATTAAATATCCAGTTTCATAATTTTTAGATAAAAGAAGTGTCGTTGTTGCTATTATTTGAGAAATACTATAAAAATATTTATTTGCTTTTATAATAATTTTATTTATAAAACTATCTTTTGTATTATAAATTATGTCTCTTGTTGTTGTGAGATTATTATTTTGATATTTATTTGTCATTAAATCTGCTACATAATGATGTCCTAATATCAATGCTAATCTTGATAAATAATAATAATGATTATAATAATAACTATCTTTATTTATATAATTAAATAACATTGAATGATATATCATAAAAACAGATCGTGATGTAAAAATAATATTATGTAATTGTAATTCTTTCCAAATTATTGTGCTATTTTGATATCTAATGGTAGGAACTTTAAATATAAATGATGATAATGATAAACCTAAATGAACTGCTGGCAAATAATAATTGTCACTATTAAACATTTGTCCATATTTATATTTTAACCAAAATCTATATCCATAATGAATTAAACAACCAACTCCTAATATTTTATGTATATGTAAATAATCATGATGTGTTATTAATGATGTCATTTATTTATAATTATAATTATAATTTTTTAATTTTAAATATATATATTAGAAATAAATTATGTTACCGCCAAGAAAATTGAAAACATATATAAAAATAAAGGGAGGACAAAGTAAAGAGTTTTCTTATAATATATATAATAATATATATGATACAAAACTTAAATAATTGTTTCTAAATCATAAACATTTGTGGCAAGTTTCAATGCAGTTTTTTTATGTGCTATAATTATAATTGTTGTGTTTTGAATTATATCTAAACAATTATTTATAGCAGATTGCACTATTTCTTCACAATAAGGATCTAATGCAGATGTTGCTTCATCAAAAATAATAATTTTGGGGTTTTTTATAAGTGCTCTTGCAATTGCTATTCTCTGTTTTTGTCCTCCTGATAAAGAATTTAGTTCAGTTCCTTCAAGATTTGTTTGATAATTATCTTTTAATTTCATTATAAATTCATCTGCATTAGCAATTTTAGCAGCATTTTTTATTTTTTCATTATCATTGTCATTATCATTGTCATTATCAATTCCAATACTAATATTATTAGCAATAGTATCAGTAAATAAAATAGTTTCTTGTGATACATAACCTATTTTACTTTTTAACCATTTTGGATTATAGATATCTAAATTTAAATTATTAATTTTAATTGTTCCAGAATCTATTTTTACAATTCCCATTAAAATTTTGGCAAGTGTGCTTTTACCACAACCAGAACGACCTATTAGTGCTATTTTTTCATTTTCTTTAATTTTCAAATTAAAATTTTTAAATATAGGTGTTTCAGCATTTTGATATTTAAATGTTATATTTTCAAATGAAATTGATGGAATTAAACAATCATTATTTGGAATAAAATAACCTTCATTTAATTCATTTGAATTTAAAATTAAATTAACCCTTTTATAAGATTCAATACTTTTGAGCATGTCATTTTTAATATTTATTAAATCAGTAACAATTCCAAATAAAGATTTATAATGATAAATAAAAGTTAATAAATTTTTAGTAAAATTATAATATTTAGCAATCATTATAATTATAATCATTGAAACAACCGGTAAATTATAATTAATGAAAGCATTACAACTATAAAGAAAACTTTCTGTTATTATATAATTATTTATATCATTATTATAATTATAAAATTTTGATATATATTTATTTTCAATTCCAAATGATTTTATTACACTTATATGTGATAATGATTCTAGTAAAAAATTATTTATTTTTTTCTGTAAGTCATCATAACCAATCATTTTATATTTATAAATTTTATCGTATAAATTACTGAGCAATATATTGAATATTATTATTATTGACATAAATATAATATATTGATATTGTGCAATTTCATATAATAAATAAAAGGTAATTATTATTGTAAATAAAGATCTGGTAGTTACATTTAAATATAAAGAAATGATATCACTTACAATTCGGGAGTCATTATTAACAAGATCATTTATATATGAAATTGCGGTTGTTTCATAAAATTTAGGTGTTTGATTAAATATTTTTTTATATATTTCATATTTAATTTTATTATTTAATTTTTTTTGGGTATAAGTAAAAATTCCACCTCTTAATGATGTAAAAATAATACAAAATAAACTTGATTTAAACAAACTATATAATAAATCATCATTAAAATTTCCCTGAATAATTTCACTAGTATATTGATTATTATAAACACCAAAATAAGATGATAAAAATCCAAAAATAAGACCAATTGAAGTTAATTTTTTATAACTAAAAATAAAATTAAGTATTTTCATTTTTAGTTATAAATATGAATTTTAATTTTATATTTAATAAATTAAAGGTATGTCTTATAATTCTGATTTAACAACATTAATAAATATATATAATAAACAAATTAAACCACATGAAAACAATTATACTAAAATACGCACTTATTTACAAGAAGTAATTTCAATTTTAAACAAAGAATTATCTTCAACTTCTCATGATTTAAATTTAAAAACATCGTTATTTCAAAATTTTTATTTTTTGAAAGCATTTTTAACATTAATATTACCATATAAAGATTTTATTACAGATGATGATGGTTTATTAATTACAAAATCTTCAAATTGTAAGTTTTCAATTAGTGATGTTAATGTTTATGATGATTCAACAGATGTTTCATTTCATCAAGAAAGATTATTTAATAAGGTAATAGAATATTCAAAGCAATCATTAAATAAAGGAATTGATTTATTAATAGTTGATATATTATCTGCAATTATTTTTGAGTATATTTTTAGAAATGATTCATATTCGCAATATAAAGATTTGATATCACAATACAAAGGTAGTGTATTGTCTTATTCTACTATCATAAGTAAAGACAATGAAAAATGGAATTTTAATGAATTAAAACATACTAATAATGTTTCACCTTTTTATATTACAAATATTAAACAAATTAATAAAAATGCTGATGGATCTGCTATAAATTTTACAAAACAAGTAACTATCAGAAATACTGCTGAAACATATTCTCCTCCTAATTCTTCTCCTCCTGTAGAAGTTTTTCAAACACCTCCATCTAATACAGATGATTTATTAAATGAAATGAAATATGAAAATAAGGTTGTTATTGTTTTTTATGATGCAATTTCCAAACCTTTAACAATTACAGAATGTTTCAGAAATTATGTTTCTCATAGTAATGATGCATATATAAATCAAATATTTCTTTGTTCTTTAGATATATATAATTTTCTAATAAAAATTGGTATAGAATATGGTTTCATGCACAATGATCTTCATATGAGTAATATTGTTTTAAATTCTGATACCAATAAATTAGTTATAATTGATTTTGGTCGTTCTACTTTTGGAAAATTTAAAGACATTAGTTATCATGATAATATTGAAATTAATCAACAATTACAAACATCTTTTCAAAAACTAAATTATGAAAAATTATTTGAAATGTCTCCAGAACAAATCACAACAGAGTTTTTTTATGATACTGCTAATGGATATATTAAAACACATGTATCAACTAAATTTAAAATAGGTAAATATTTTGGAATAATATTTGATTTAATTACATTTGGAGTGAATCTTTATCTTAAAATGTTATATTTTAATAAACAAAAATTATCTGAACAATTATTTAATCAATTTAAAAATAATTTTGATAAAATAGTGTTTTTTAGACCAGATGGTAATAATTTTGACAATATATTAAAATGCAATCTCATTTATAATATTGATCATCTCAAAAATAATTTAGATGTTTTAATAGATAATTATAAAGATGTGAAAGATAATTATATAAAATCATTGAATAGTAGTCAACATAATAATGGAATAGAAAACATACAAATTATTTATAATATGTTATTAGATTGTTTATTTTATTTTGCATTATTTCTCCTTTTTATAAAAATAAATTATTCAAGTATTAATCCAAGTATATTAATTTTTCAGTATTTTCAAATTATATATAATTATAATACACTATATGAAGATATATTAGATTCTTTTAAGGAATATGTAGATGATAATTTTGAAAAATTAGAAGATTTAAATGATTCATTTTTAACTAATTTTAAACAACAAAGCGGTGGACGTGGTGAAATATTAGAATTACCATTATCATCAAAATTATCATCAATAGACTCTTCATTTAAATCAAAATTACCATTAGAAAAGTCATCATTAAAAATAACAACAGATGGATACAAAAATATTTTTAAAGATATAAATGAAAATAATATGTCACCATATAATGAAGTAATATCAATAAAAGGTGGAAAAAAAATTGACAGAAAATTAAAAAAATATAAATAAATATAAATGCAAAGTGAAGAAAATTATAATCGACAGTTTAATCAATTTATTTCCAGCAAAATAGGAAATAGAACTAATATTGACGAGTTTACACAATCAGTTAAACAATTTTATAAAGGTAATACTGGTTTAGATATTACTGATAATTTTTTTTAAAATCACATTATTGTTTTTTATTGCCTTATGAAAACTATAGATCTAATAAAGGAGGAATATTATCAGGATTTCAAACAAGTCCAACAAAATTTGACATTGTAAATGTAACTGACAACAGTGACACCACTTGTAGAGAAAAAACATTATTTATTAAAATTCTTGATATGTCTACACAATCACGCGGAAGTGTTTATGATTTATGTATATTTGATATATTATCTTCATTAATTTTTGAATATTTAATAGAAAATGATGAAAAATTTGGTTCAAATTATAGTAATTTTATTCCAAAATATAAGAATAGTTTTTTAACATATGTTAAGAATATAAATGAAAGAACAATTAATTGGGATTTAAATGAAATACATAATAATTTGTCAAAATCAAATTCATTAGAATTAGTAACATCTCATCAAAAATCTGTATTATTGATTTATGAAGCAATAACTAATTCTGTGTCCGTTTTTAGTGCATTTTATGATTCTCATATAAATAAAGAAAGAACAATAATTACAGAAATTTTAAATTGTGTTCCAAATTTTTATAATTTTCTTAAATATATTGGATTAAAATATGGGTATATGCATAATGATTTACATACTGATAATATAATTTATAATAAATCAACAAAAACACTAATGCTCATTGATTTTGGACGAAACAGTTTTGCATATTTTAAACATAATAATATTCCAGAAATTAAAAATAAAATTAATGATGAATTTAAAAAATTAAATTATGATGAGTTATATTCAATTTATGATCAAATATCTGTAGAAGAATTATATATGAAAACTCAACCTCGTTTATTTAAATCGTTTATATCTCCTTTAATAACCTTAAGTCATAATAATAAAAAATTTATTGGAGTTATTTATGATTTAATCACATTTTCTTTGAATATGTATTTGCGCGAATTACAATATTTAGATCTTGGTGAAAAAAAAAATAAATTGATAGCATTGTTTGATCAACTATTAAAATTAACACCAAAAATATCTACTAAACTACATTATTATAGTAGTGCTAATTATTTTTTTGATATAAATACAAATTTTACAAATTTTAATGTTATAGTTCAAAAATATAATGAAATTTATAATACTTTAACTTCTTTACGTGATATTGATGATAATGAACGTCAAAGATATATGATATATTTACATGGAATAACACATTTAGCATATTTATATTGTTATTGTGTTAATTCATATAAAGGTCTTAATTTAAGCACACCAGAACAAAGATTAAAATTTATATCAAATGATATAATTGCCAGTGATTTTCAAATAAAATTTGGTGATTTAGTTAGATTTGCCACATTTTTAATTCATAATATCTATGCTTCTGATGGTGAACTTTTACACATATTTCAAAAAGATTTAATATTAAGTGAATTTATTAACAGTCGAAGTGGTGGTTATAAATATTATCTAAATACTAATGGAGGTCAAAAAGATATTTGTCAAACACAATTATCTAAACAAGATATAAATACTGAAATTGATAAACAAATTGAAATTCAAGAAAGAAATCTTGAAAGACAAAAAGAAAAAATAATAATAACAAAACATGTAAATGAAAATGATATTATAGATATTTCTAGTATTTATAATAAACTCAAAGGTGGTTTATTTACCAAAAAAAAAATATTGAAAAAATATAAATAAATATTTTATATTATTATGAGCAGTTACAGTTCTGATAGAAGTAGTGATTATTCTAATGATGAAAGTGATTATTCTAATGATGAAAGTAAACGTTTACATGAAAGAAGAAATAATGTAAATGATGTTATTATTACAGATAAAAATTTACATTTAATATTATATAAAGCAAAATATAATAATGATTTAAAATGTGTAATAAATGAAAATAGACAATTATTTAAAGTATTGAATGATTCATATAAACCAATTTATTCATATTTTGAAAATGTTAAAAATATAATTAAAGAATTAAAAGAAATATCTGTAAATATTGATGTAGATTTTTTTATAAAATCATATTATACATTATTGTCATCATTTAAAAATTATGAAGGAGCAAATGATGGTAAATTAAGAACTGCTAATTCTAATAATCCTTTTACTATAGGTGATGTTACATATAATGATAATACTAAAAAAAGAATATTTTTTAAAATAATTGATTATGATCAACAATATATAAATAGTGATTCGGATATATGTATAATAGATATTCTTTGTGCAATTATATTTGAAACTATTTTCAAAGAATCTAAAAATTTTAAATATAGAGATTTTATTCCAGTATATACAGGTTCTTTTTTAAGTTATCTTAAATTTTCAAAAAAATATCATTCTTATTGGGTTTATAATGAAGTTATTAATATTGATGAAAAATATTTAACCCCTTATAATTTTGATTCGATATTAAATTTAAAAAAGTATCCACAATATGATGAAAAATGTATTGTTATATCATATGAGGCAATACATGAACCAATATCTATAATGGATATATTTATAAATTATAATAAAAAAAAAACAAGTGAAAATTTAAATTTAATCACCAAAGTTTTAAGTAAAATTTGTGATATTTATGATTTTTTAATTTATTTAGGAACACAATATGGGTTTATGCATAATGATTTACATTTTGGTAATATAATTTATAATTCAAGTAATGATAAATTAATGATTATTGATTTTGGTCGTTCAAGTTTTGGTTTTTTTATGTTATATAAATCAATAATTGTAGATAATTGTTTATTAACCGAATATTTAAAATTAAATTTCAATGAAATATTAAGGGATACTAATTTTACAAATATTTCTGATATAAATAATCATACTGTAAATAAAACTAGAAAAATATATGCAAATACTGAAATATTTCGTAGTCATTATACATTAATGATAAAAGATAAATTTTATGGTATTATGTATGATTTAATATCAATTGCTTTAAATATGTATTTTAGATTAATATATTATTTTAAAAATACTAATACTCAATATGCTGACATATTTGAACAAACATTTTCTTTAATAATTAAAGTTAATTATAGTAATAGTATTGATAATCTTATTATTACAACAAGAAATAATTTAAGTACTGAAAGAAATCTTGATAAACTTATGGATAATTATCTTAAGGTCAAAACTGAATTTGTTGATGTCATTAATGATGCTCCAACAAAAAGACTTTTTAAAATGTTATTAGAAGGATTATCATATGCTTCTTTTTATTTTCATGCAACAGATTTTGATTATTTTAGTATTTGGATGGCAAATCAAGTTCTTGCTCCATTTAATCATTCAGTAAAATTAGGTAAATTTTTAATCCAATTATTTAAAGTTGAAAAATATATGAAAATATTATCTGATGACACATTTTTAATGTATCTTGCAAATACTAATAATACTAATAATACTAATAATACTAATACTAACAATGATATAATTAGTGGTGGAACTAAAACTAATAATAATAATGAAATTTCAAATTTAGTTGTTTGTAAAGATGATTTAAAAACAAAAAAAATAAATAAAAAGGTTTCACTAGAAACAACATGTGATTTATATGAAAATATAAGTATAATTAAAATGATAAATTCACCGTCAATTATGCAAAAAAAAGAAAAAGAAGATGTTATGATGATGATGGGAGGAAATAAAAAAATGTTGAAAAATTATAAATAAATATAATCATATATAACATGTAAATATAATTTGGTATTTTTTTTTTATTTTCCTTTTCAAAATCAATTTTTAAATCATTTATTTTTTTATTTAATATATTATTAATATTATCTTCAAAGTTTTCTAATTTTAAATTCACATCATAATTAATGTCTTCTCTTATTTCTTTTAATAATTCTTCATTAATTTTATTAATTTCTGCATTATTTTTTTCAATTCTCAATTTATTAAAAATCATGGGAAATTGAGTTTTATAATACCAATTGATTTTATCATTATATGTATCTAAATGACATTGTGTTATTAATGCACGTAATTCTGCATAATAAAAATCATAATTAGGCGTTATATTATTTTTTGGATTTACTATTTTATTATATATATTTTCTTTATAATTACTTAATATTGTATTTAAATACTTATCTTTATCTAATTTAATATAAATTCCATATAACATTTCATGAAGTTCTTCTAAGATTGAAATGGTTCTATTAACTTCATAATCTAATTTTTTTATGTTATTATTAAAAAAACTAATGGACTTAATATTATTTTCAGTAATACTCATTATTATTATTACTGTTACTATTATTTTCTTTATTTATATTTATCAAAAAATGACATAATTATTATTCTTATTATAATAAATAAAAAATAATGAAAATTTACAGCAATAAAAAAACAATTAAAAAAGCAATAAATAAAATGGATAAAATTGATGAAAATAATATTTATATTGAAACAGTTATTGATAACAAACATAAATATAATTCATTTAATCAAATTAATATAATAGATAAATTATATGAATATTATGTATCATTTATCAAGTTTATTTTAAATTATAAAAATTGATTTATAAATTATAACTTATAATTATTATTAATAACCAATAATGAAATATATTGATTTATTTTGCGGTATTGGTGGATTTCATAAAGCACTTGATGAACTTAATTGTGAATGTGTATTTGCATGTGATATAGATCATCGTTGTTGTAATCTTTATAACAGAAATTTTAATATTGAACCTGAAAAAGACATAACTAAAATTGATGAAAAGTTGTTACCTGATTTTGATATAATATGTGCAGGATTTCCTTGTCAACCTTTTAGTAATGGTGGAAAAAAACAAACTTTTCAAGATAAACGAGGATTATTATTTGATGAAATTATTCGTATTGCTTCTCATAAAAAACCTAAATTTATGTTTTTAGAAAATGTTAAGCATATACTTAAAGTTTCAAATGGTAAGGTTTTTGAGTATATTAAAGATAAATTATCAAGTATCAATTATAATCTTCAAATATTTAATCTATCACCTCATAATTTTAATATTCCACAGCAGCGAGAAAGAATTTTCTTTATTTGTGTAAGAAATGATATATATACAAGTGATATTGAATTATATTTTAAAAATAAAAATATTTCAATTAATGACATCATAGATATCAATAATGATAATCCTAAATATAAGATCAGTAAAGAAATTGAAGATGTATTAGATGCTTGGAATGAAATGATTCATATATTTGAAGTTGGTGAAAAAATATCACCAACTATTTTAATTAATGACTATTATAAAAATTATGACGAAGAAACATTTAAAACTCTTCCCAAATGGAAACAGGATTATATGACCAAAAATAAACCTTTAATTAATAAATATAAAAATCAATTTGATGAATGGTATGCAAAACATAGAAACCTTTTATTAAAAAGAGAAATTTATGGTAAATTGGAATGGCAAACAGGAATTATTAAAAAGAATGATAGTATTTATAATCATTTCATTCAATTTCGTCAATCTGGTATTCGTGTAAAAAAAGGTAATTATTTTCCAACTTTAGTTGCAATAGTTCAAACACCCATTTATGGTAAATTAAAAAGATATATCACTCCTAGAGAATGTGCAAGATTGCAAAGTTTTCCAGATGATTTTATATTAGATGCAAATGATAGTTTTGCATATAAGCAATTAGGAAATTCCGTGAATGTTTTTAATGTATTCACTATTATCAATTCAACTTTCAAGCATTATGGTTTATCATATGTAAATATTGATTAGTTTTATTTATAAATCAGAAAAAAGACCTTTAAAGATGTTTTTTGGTTTAATTGTTGGTAGTTCATGTAATATAAAGGACTCGAACTTATCGTTTTGTGTCAATTTGATAGTTAATTCTGGATTATTACTAAGCATATGAGTAATTAGCGATCCTCTGTAACTTATATTTGCATCACTATTAATTATATATTTAGTATCCACAATTGAATGAGGTATTATAATAATTGTATTATTTTCAATAATGACTACTATTGTTATTAGATCAGATAAATCTCTTTCAATTTTACTTGTGTAATTATTTATTATGATAATATTACCATTTTTCTTTGATTTTGCTTTAATACTTAAATTAACTTTTGTTAATTCATCTAAATATAAACAACAATCATTTTTATATTCACTGCCAAATTCATGATCATCATCTAAATCAATACATTTATAGAAAGATTTATTTAAACATTCGATCAAAGACATTTGAACTAGAATACCAAATGCAAATTTATTTTCATTTTTAGCAGGAGGTATTTGTTTGTAAATTTTATGACATTTAATAAATAAGTCATTTAAATTATCAATATTTTTTGATAATTCACTCGTAATTCTGGTAGCAAACATAATAATAAGATTATAATGATGATTATTGCAATGATTATAATTATAAATCACTTTTTTAATTATATAAGGAATTTGAATTATTAAATAATAAAAGATGTCATCTGAAGGTATATATACTGCCGTAATTGTCGAAACTAGAGTAACAGATTTATTTGAACTAGTTCTTGATAATTTTTATAATCGTCTTGATAAACGATGGAATTTTATGATTTTTTGTTCAATAAATAATAAGGATTTTTTAATTAATCTAATAAGAGAAAAATTTTTATCAAATGCAAAAAGAACAACACTAGTAGTTTTATATATAGATAAACATATAAGTATTGATTTACATACCAGATGGTTTGTTGATTATGATTATAGTAAATTATTGACAGATGAAAAATTTTATAAATTGATTCCAACTGAAATTCATCTAATTTTTCAATTAGATACTTTATTATCTGATAAATATTATGATAAAATATATGATTTTATGGAATATGATTATGTGGGTGCACCATGGGATTTAAATAAAACAGGAGCAAATGGAGGTTTATCTTTGAGACGCACAAGTAAAATGATTGAAGTTATAAATGATAAATCATTTGAACAAAATAAACCTAATTTTTTCTATCACGAAGACGGTTATTTTTGCGGACATCCTAATCTAAATATTCCTATTGGAGAAATATCAAAAAAGTTTTCAGTTGAAACATGTTATTATGATAAACCTGTAGGAATGCACAAAGCATTTCGATATATAACACCTGAACAGTTAAATGAATTAGAAACACATTTTCCAAAAATAAAGGAATTATATATGAAATGGATTCAATTATCAAATGAAACACCTATATCACCAATTAATGAAGATCTTTCATATAAAACAAATTTCTTTGATAAATATGAATTTATTACATTTGTAGGTTAATAAAATTAAAAAATGAATTTATTTTTATAGATAACAATTATTATAATGTCATCTGCTATTATTGCAAAAAACTTAACATCTGATATTACTTTTATGTTGCATAATCGCGATATATTTGGAGATTATAGTATGAGTTATTGGTATGATGAGACTGATTTTGATATTAATGAAGTTGCCAAAAATGTGGCAAAACAATTTCCAAATTCTAGGGTAATTGAAGTATATGAAAATGGTTTTAAAATTAACTGGAATGGAACTATTATGAATATAAGCAATAGTGAAGAATATAATTAATTAAAAATCATTTTTAAAATGATTCTTTTATATATACTTCCAGTTGTTTTTGGATTTATGATAATGATTAATATTTATGTTTATATACATGATAGCAATAATCAAACAGTTAAAGATATTGATAGTTTTAGTGAAAAATTAAATATATGTAAAAAGAAAATTAAAGATTTTATAATTAAAAGCAATAGTGAAAGACTTCATTTAAAAAATTCTATTTTTGATATTGAAGAAACTATTAGTAATAATCAAGAATTTTTTTTGATTAATTTAGCAATGTTAAAGTTTCCTTCTTCTCATAATAATATTAAAATCAATAAAATTAATTTAAATACAATTAATGTTAATTATTATAATTTTTCTGTTTTTTTAACAACTAATTTAATTAATGGTATGTCTAATTTATATGATAAATATCCAATTTATAATCATTTATCATCACATATATCTTATGAAAATATTAATAAATTGAATAATAGCAATGATAGCAATGATTTTAATATATTATATAAAATAAATAGTCATGAAGAAATATGTAATTTTATGAATATTAATTTTAATAAAAATTCTAGATTTATTTATATCAAAATAGATATAATTAATATTGATATAAATAAATATTTAAAAACTTATAAAACAATTAAAACAACTTTTTATATTAAAAAAGGAATAAAAGACAATGATAATAAATTTGTAAATTTTTATAAATTTTTACATAATAAAAATAATGATTATGAATTTAAAGATAATAAAAAATTAACTTTTTATAATGATTCCGATTTATATGAAATTAATGATTTTTATAATAATAAAGAATCTTTGTTTTTGATAAATGATACATTAGAATACACTCATTATACCATAGATGAATATAATAATACTTATTATTAAAAAATGATTTTATTTTTATTATCATAATTATCTTAAAAATGGACAAGGATAATTTGATTTCATTATTAGTTTATGGTATCAATAAAACATTTGAATCAGAAACACCAATGTATTCATATTTATCTTTTAATGAATGTTATTATGGGTGTCATAATGATATTAAAAAAATTGGTAAAGGTGTTTTAAAAAAATTAAATATTGACTATAATGATCCAACCTTAGATAAAATGATTTCAAGTGATTATTTCGTATTTAATTATAAAAATATGTATATAATTATTAATTTTACATGTGATATATGGGAAATTGCCAAATATCAAGTTATTATTGTTAAAAATAGACGCGAAGCATTAATTCATAGATATGGTGAATAATTTATCGAATTCGAACATCTTGATATTCGCGATAAATAAATTTTGGCATTATACTACCAACTTGTGTTTGGGCAAATGCTTTATCTAATTCTGTTCCTTGAAATAATAATTTTGATTCTGTGAATATAGGTGTTGTTAATTGTGGTTGACCTAAAGAAGTGCATATTGGTGGTTTATAAATTTGTTTGGAAAAATCATTTGGTCCTCTATATGTCTGTTTATAATTTATTGGATCATAAATGCGAAGATATAGTTCACTGTCTTTTGGTAAATTTTTAATTACATCATCTTTAAGTTTTTGTTCTGGTTCTGGTTCTCTTACTTTCAAGAGTTTACTTAATTCCTTTTTAAGATCATCTGTATTTTTTTCACCACAATTATTATTTTTACAAGTATTATCTTTCATATCGGTATTATATGTTTCTTGTAATTGTAAATTATTCATATTAGGATTATTTATATATGAATTTAATTCATTGACATTAAGTTTATTTTCTTCTTTATTTTTATTACTATCATTATTTCCTGATCGTTTTTCTATTTTAATTCTATTTTCTGCTAATAATTTTAATTCTAATAAATTAAAATGTTTATTAAAGAGTTCCAATAAGACTTTTTTAGTTAAAACAATAGTAGATAATACTGCTTGTTCAAATTTTGAATAATTCTTACTTTCAACCATTACTAAAAATAAATAATAATTACTTGCTAAATGAACATAACAATCTCGTAAGGGTAATATCATTTTCTCAGGAACATTTTTTTTATAAGTTTTTTTATAAATATCCATTATTTTAAGAATTAAATTTCTTTTGGCAATAGCACCTTCGATTTGATTATTAGCATTATTATTTTGAAGTTTCAATAATTTATCATATTCAAATGAATTATATAAATCTTCCATTAATTTATTTTTTGGTGTTTTCATAGATGTCTTAATTTCATTTGCATTAGGTGATCGATCCAATATTTTTTTATATATATCAATTACTTCATATTCATTTAATTCTTGTTTTTCATATGGATTATCTGGAATATAACATGGAATAATTACATCTTCTATTGTGTTTTGATTATAACTACTTTCTTTATTACAAAATTCTTCAGTAAAATAAATATTTCTATTTAAAATTAGAAAAGACATAATAACAATTGTTAATAATACAATACCGGTTATTAAGAATTTCATTCTATTTAATATATAGATTGTTTAAAATTATTATGAAAGATTATGAAAATTACTCTAAAGATATACTTAAAATAACTCCTACATTAAGATTTTTTTTTGGAAAAAAAGATAAGAGTTCATTATCACAATATGAAAATAGTTTAAGTGACGATTATATTTTATCAATTAAGAAAATTTTAGATAAATATAGAGACACCAAAGATATTGAATTACAATATGAAATTAGAATAAATGATTTAGAATTAAATAATAAATTATATCTATTATTATTTGCATCTCAAGAAAATATTATAATTATGTTTAATCATATTAATAATGATATATATCCTAAAAATGAAGTTTTTAAAGAAATGAGATCAAAAGATTTTGACAATTATGTAAATACAATGATTATACGTGCTAAAGAAGGATTAAAATTAAAAATTACATATCCAAAAATAATAATTGCTAAATTCATGAATCAAATTAAAAAAGAAACTCATTATAGTCATTTATATAAATTTCTAAAAAAAGATTATTATCCTTATTGCAGATCTGAAATTGGTTTATGTTATATTCCAAATGGCAAAGAATTATATAAAGAAATAATTAAGGAATATATTGGATTTTTAGATTTAACACCAGAAGAAATTCATGAAAAAGGTTTGAGTTTAATCAAAAAAAAAGTTTCAAAATCGGAATTATATCAATCAGAAGAAAAATTATTTCATGATTGTTTATATTATGCACAATATATATATGAAAATATAATTGATAAATTTTTTCACTATAAAATGAAAAAACCTTTTGTTGTTGAAAAGGTTGCAGATGAACTTAAATCAGTAGTTCCATTAGCATATTATGATACAATAGAAGAAAAGGTATTTATTAATACATCTTATTATTCTGAAATAAGTAAAAGTGAAATATATTCATTACTTATGCATGAATGTTTTCATTATTATCATTTTGATTTTATGAATCATTATAAAATTCCCAAATATAAAATGCATATGTATTCAAATTATGCTTTAGTTGAAGGTTTTGCACATTATATGGAAACTTATTGTGAAGATTATGATGATGATAATAATTTATTTGCATTATTGCGAAAATTGAGATTAGTCGTAGACACTGGTATCAATTATTATGGTTGGACATATAAACAAGCATATGATTATATGAGTAAATATTTGCCCAATAAAAAAACAGATATTATATCAGAAATAGACAGATATATATGTACACCTGGACAATCGTTAAGTTATGTAATAGGTAAATTGCATATAATTAAAATGAGGGATGATTATTTAAAATCAGGAGGTAATATTAAAGATTTTCATCATAAATTATTAATGGAAGGACTTGCAACTTTTAAGACTTATGAAAAAATTTTTAGCGTCCATTCCAGCATTTAATTATTTGTAAATTTTGAATTTTAGAATTTTCATTTTTATTGTTAATGTCCTTTTTATACATTTCATATGTGTAACCTGAAAAATGAGGTACACTTATTATACTTCCTAATAAAGAAAATTTAAATTTATGTTCAACATTCCATTTTAATTCATTAAAACAAATTATTGCTAAAATTCTTTCTAATGTACATCTTAAAATTCTAAATTTATCGTTTCCTGTTTCATCATTAAAATAATTCAATAAATTTAAAAATAAATATTTTTCTTGAATTTTTTCCAGAAATTTTAATGTTATTATACTCGAAAGACCTGCACAACCCTCCCATTTATTTTCATTTTTATATAATTCTATTAATTCCTGATCATGATTTAAATTAGTTAACATCGATAAAACCAAACGATAATATTCTGTTTTATGAAATTCAAAATGCCATAAAAATTTAATATCATTGACTTCATTTATTTCTTTTTCATCAAAAGGTTTTTGAATAAAAATAGAATCTTGAATTATAATTGCTTTTGATGATGGTTTTAATAATAAATAATAATAATATGGTAATAATTCACCGGCACCATTGAATTCAGATTTAATAAACATTATATTATGATCATTTAAATATGATTCTAAAGAATATTCTAAATTTAAATCTTCAATATCACAATTATCAATAATTATAATTATTTTATTTGAATAAAATTTTCGAATACAACGAACACATTCTTTCCATAAAATACTGTGTTTTGGTTTTTTTATACATACGGGAAAAATAAAAACAATATCATCCATTCTTTTTTAATAAATATTAACCTTAATTTTAAATAGATAAAGAAAAAGAAAAAATGAAGGGTAATGATAGTCAAGTAATTTTAAATCAAATTATGGATAATCCTGAAATATTATCAGTTATTCCTCCTGATGTTTTTATATTGAAGTTTTTATCTTTAACAGGACATAAAGATGTTAGAAAATTTTTATTAGCAAATGAAAATATATTGTCTATGCCCGTTGGTTATATCTCAAATATTCTTAAATCTGCTGATATGAAAGTACTTCATTTATTAAAAATAAATAAAAATTATTATATTAATAATGATTGTTATGATTATTATATAAAAGATAATAAAATATCTGGTAGTATAAGAGATGATTTTTCTAAATTAAGTAATGATGATAAATTTAAAAAAAATCTTGATATAATTATATATAATCCTGATATTATTATTGTTCAAGATGAATCTGCATGTGAACTTGATACATCGATGATTAAATATTTATTAACAAAAAGAGATATGGGACTATTATTAAATTTAAAAACATATGATAAAAGTGAAATCAATAGAATCAATGGAAATAAATATAAAATAAATGTATTAGTTAATTCACAAAAAGAAGTTTATTTTAATTCTAATAATAAACAATATATATATAAGGACGAAGAAGTAATTAAAACTTCATGGAATAAATCAGATATTAGACCTATTTTAACTATTTATACTAGAGATGAAGATATTGCTTCTAAAATAGGTGCTGTGCCTGTATATGATGGTTTTGATTATGAATTATCATAAATATTAATGAATATTCGTAAATATATAAGTAATAATTCCTTTATGTTTTATTAAATGGAAGGAATTAATAATTTAGGTTCAACATGTGCTATTAATAGTTTAATACAAATGATTTGTAGATGTGATAAATTAAGAAATGTTATTTTAAATGCAAATGTAAATGAAGGAACATTTACACATGAATTAAAAGAAATAATTGATTTAATTCATAATCAAAAACAGTCAATTAATCCCATGAAATTTATAAATAATTTTTATATAACTTTTAAAGGTATTTTTAATAGATTTGAACAAATAGATATTAATGAATTATGGTTTTATATGATAGATAAGATAAATGAAGAAACATGTGTAACTATAAACATTCATCCAAATATGAATCAATATGAATTATCTTTAATGCGACATAATAATAATAAATTAAGTGAAATTTTAAATTTAGTTCAGGGAATATATATAAATGTCATAAGTTGTGAAAATTGCAACCATAAATCACAATCAATAGAACCTTTTATTACTATTGCACTTGATATAGATAATGAGAATAAATCTATTGCTGATTTAATAGTATCAGCAATTACAGATGAATTAAGAGAAAAAGATGAATGGAAATGTGAAAATTGCAAAGAAAATCATAATTATTTAAAAATGAAAAGAATTTTAAAATTACCGCAAATATTAGTGGTTTCTTTAAATCGTTTTAAAGATGTTTATAATAAGAATAATACAGATGTATATGTAAATGAAATTTTAAATTTTAAAATTCAAAATAATGAAGTTATTTATAAATTAAAATCAATTGGTTTACATTATGGTAATTTACAAGGTGGTCATTATATGTCTGTTTGTAATATAAATGATGAAACATTTAATTTATATAATGATGAAATTGTGAAATCAATTAAAAAGGAAGATTTTATTCTAAATAATTTGAAAAACAACACAGCATATTTAATTATATATGAAATAAATAGAACTTAATTTTTATGGATAAATGTTTAAATTTATCTGTTATTCCACAATTCGGAGGAACTTGTTGGTTTAATGCTATTTTAATGATTGCACTTTATAGTCAAAATACTAGAAAAGCAGTATTAAGAGCAGCAAAATATTGGGATAAGTCAAATACATTTTTAATGATACTTAAATCAATCTTAATTAAATATTATAAAGAACCTGAAAATGTTCAAAGTTTTTTCAAAAAAATAAAACCTGAAATAATTCTTTTTAAAATGTTAAAAAAATATAATCAAGATGTTATTATAGATAAATTTAAACACAATTTATTATTTGATTCAAGTAATTTTGCTTGGTTTGAAATATTTATAATTAAGTTTTTTAAATTATTGGAAGTAAACTCTTTAGATATCATTTATATGAATGGTAATTATTATTTAAATTATGATGAAGAAGTTAATTATATATTGGATAATACTGACAATAAAATTAAAGTAATTAATAATCATATATATGAAAATAGTGTTATTAAAAAAAATAGAGTAACTACAAATATTAAAAAAGCTATTAAAAAAGTTCCTGATATTATTATTGTATCTCATGAAGATATAAATGAATTTGTTAAAATTATTTATCAACCTGTTATGACTAATGAAGAAAAGGAATTATTCAATGCTCGCAATTATGACTGTAAAATTAAAGGCGTTAATACATATGATGATATTATTTATGTAAATGGTTATAAATATAAATTAGATGCATGTACATTAAGTAATTATAATACATATAATAGAGGTATTCATGCTATAGCAGGTATTACTTGTAATAATAAACATTATGTATATAATGGATGGCAAGAAGGAACTACGGATCCTGTATTTGCTTATTATGGAAATTCCTTAACTACTACTCCATGTTCATTGATGCGTTTTGATTGGGATTTAAAAAAAGATGTTGAATTTTGTTTGAATTTGAATAAATGTAAATTAGATAGAATTAGACATCAAATTACTAAAGATGATTTATGTTTTTCTTTTGGTAAAAAAATAAATGTTGGTAGACGAATGTTAGTATATGTAAGAGTAAAAAAGGAAGAACTTGTTACAGAAGATCTTGAAAACAAATTAACTGTTCCTAAAGAAATAAATATTTCCAATATATCAAATATTATTAATGAAATGCATGATATTAAAAATATGCATATATTAACAATCAGAAAAAAATTGGCAGATTTTGGAATACATTTAATTGATGGTTATCAATATTCACGAGAAACATTGGAAGCATTATTATCAGATGCTTTAAAACAAAAATATGACGTAAGAAATAAAATAACACAGGATTATAAAAAGAAAAAAATAGAAAAAAAACCAGAGAAAAAACCAGAGAAAAAACCAGAGAAAAAATCAGAAAAAACAAAAGATGAATTAATTAAAAAGATTTTGTATATGTATCCAACATTAAAAAATCTTAAATCAAAAACAAAATCAGAACTTAAAGAAATTCTCAAAGGTAATTATAATTTTAATAAAACAAAACCTAAAGATATAACAAAAGATATACCGAAACATAAAACAAAAGATGAACTAATGTCTTTTTTATTACGCAAACTACCTAAAATGAATAAAACCGAACTCGAGCATTTAATTAAATGTTCTAAAAAAGAACACTCAACGAACTTTTAAAGCAATCATATATAATTTGACTTGAGTAGAAACACAGACAAGTTCTACCAACACTCATTCCTAAACCCAATTGCTTAAAACGAAAATCCTTAATTATGTTTCTATAAGAAGCACCATCTGCATACTTTCTATTTCGCACCAAATTTATGGGGGATGTAATAAGAACTGCTGCACATATGACACTGAGATTGTGAAGGTGATTATCTTTGATTTTTCCAGAGAGATACACATAATTAAACGTGAAATCTCGGATAATCAATGGCACAATACCAATTGACATAGCACGATGACCACCTGATGCAATAATTGACTGATATGCATAAGTATTACTGCAATTCAAAAACCATGACCGATATTTCACCAACTGTAAAGGATTGGTAACCGAACAAAGAAGAGCAGTAACTGCTGCGATAGTAATCTTACAATCAGTGTTATGTGAAAGTGAATCGATATATGAAAAATAGAGTCCAGAGGTAATCAAACGCGTGCCGATGTTATTCAAAGAACCCTTGAAAAGATCCTTATAGGTATTCGCTGATAAGAGAGATTGTCCTTGAATACATGATGCAAAGATAATCTTGTCAATTGGATTAAAGATACAAGCAGATGTAATACCAGCAAATAATCCACAGATGAACTCGTTTGAACTCATGATATAGGTTTATAACCAAAAATCATAATAAAAATTATAAAATCATTTTTTTAATATTTCCACTTGTGACCGCAACAAATGCAGTTGAAATACTGGGTAATTGCCTCGTCACCACTTCGAGTCTGTAATTCATAATAAGTGATCTTATTATTTTTACATTTGCCACATTTAATGGCATCTGTCATTGATACCTGCTTAATTTCATAAGCACCCTTAATTTTCTTTTGATGCTTTTCCATGAGATCTTTCCAAACTTCAGGGAAAACTTCATCAGCACTCATATAAGGTAATTTATGAGGTAAAAATTCACGTTTCTTTAATCTATCTAATAAATTTTCATTTTTAATATAACTAGTTTTATCTAAATTTGCATAATTACTCATAGCAATATTTAAATAGGTTTCAGCAAATAAATCACATGACCAAGAAGTAGGTATCTTAAGAGAATTTGCATAATCAATAGATGCATTAAAAATACCTATTTCAAGATCCTTTGCTTCAATTTCAGATAATTCTAGGTCATTTTGAAACATGGATATTAGTTTTGTTCTAACTTGATGTTTATTATTGATATTAGAATTACTATTCATTATTAATTTTAATGATAATTCTTTTTAAATAAAGAATCATTTTTTTATTTGATTATCTTTCATTAGATTAATCCAAATTTTATTTACTTTAAATTAAAATAAAAAATGATTATTTTATTTAAAGATAATTTTATATTAATATATCAAACCAAATGTCTACACCTATTCTTCCTAAGAACATTAATACTGCTCATTTTAAATACTCTGAAGTAAAAACTCTAACATCAGGTGCTAAATCAGTTTATATTAATTATGCCACAGGAAAACTTCGTATTCAAACACCTGTTATGTATCTTCCTTATGGAGTAAATGAAGGTGGATTTGAAGATAAAAATGCAAAAGTAGATCCCAAGAAAGGGGAGAAAAAAGAGAAGAAATTCGATTTGACTCTATCTTTCAAAGGTCACGAAAGCAATCCTAAAGTTGAAGCGTTTCTATCCAAACTTAAGGAAATCGAAGCAAAGATCATTGATGATGCATTTGAAAACAGAGAACCATGGTTCAAAGATGATTATGATGGTCAAAAGATCATTGTAACTAAGATGTTTTCTCCAATCATCAAAATCGACAAGGATAAGAATACAGGTAAACCTGTTGGAAAATATCCACCCACTATTCGTTTCAAACTACCTTATGACAATGAAAATGACAGATTCAATTTCAGTAGTTATAATATGAATGGTGAATTGATCGATCTTTATGATGTTCTTGCCAAACTCAAAGGTGGTAAAGCACAATTGATTGTAGAATTGAATAGTATCTGGTTTGCTGGTGGTAAATTTGGTTGCACATGGAAAGTTATCACTGGTAAGTTCCAACGTTCAATTAGTAATGATGTTACATTCCTTGATGATAGTGACACTGAGAAGGTTGAAAAGGATGATGAAGATGAGGAAGAAGAAGAAACTCTTGAAACTGAAGTAGTAGATGACACAGTTGTTGAAAATAGTGATAATGAGAATTATGTTGAAGATGGTAAGGGTGAGGAAACACAAGAACCTCAACAAGTTCCTGTTGTCGAAAAAAAGAAAGGTGAACGTAAACCTAGAAAATAAATAAAAGTAAACCTGTTATTATACTCATAATTAATCTAGCAAAAAATGTTGGTTCTTTTTTTTCATTAATAATTTCAAAAATTTCGAAATTGTTAATCATTGATGACATTATTACATTTAGGACTTTATATGCTGTCATACTAGATAAAATTAAAAAAGATAATAAACCTATTAAGGCAGTTCGTAATTTTAATGTATAATAAAAATCTTTTTTTTTTAATTCATTATCTTGAAGTTCTTTCATATTTCTAACTTTCTATGATATTAATTAAATATACTAATTCTCTTGAATGATAATTATTTATTATTATTGGACTTTCTATATCAGATAACCAATCAGGCAAACTATTATAAAAATCATTACTATATACACCTATTGATTTCATAAAATTACAACATAATAGAAAGTTAGCATTTCCATTTTCAAATAATCTGATTATTTCTTTAGCAAAATAATAATAAATTTGATTATTACTAGTATCTTCATTATTTATAATCATCAAATCCATAAAAAAATTATATATTTGATTATGATTATTTCTACTTGAAATAACATGAAATAGTCTAATTATATTTCTGATTTGTTTATGTGTCAATGCAATAAACCATTGAGTATTTGTATAAAACCCTATTTTTTCAATTGCAATTGAAACATCAGTAAATGCTTGTAATAATGTTTTCCATTGATTATTATATTCTTTTTGTAATTTAAAATAATCAATAAATTTATCTAAATTAGACATTACTTCATAATTTATTTGTTTTTTTGTATATGGATTCCAATTACCATTATTTCTTATGAAATATTTAAATTCTAATGCTCTGAAACAATAATAATTATTATCTTCAACAAATATAAATTTTTCTGTTAATGGTATTTCTTCCAAAAGATCAAATGTAAAAGGATCACTTTCATTTATATATTTTATTGTATGATCATATCTATGTTTTTTTATAACAGTAAAATTTAAAAATCTTTTTATTATTAATAATTGTTTATTATTAATTTTTTTTTCAATTTTATATGTATTTAAATTTAATTTAAAAATTATATCAATTAATGTATCATAATTACAATAATTAGTTAAATAATAATATTTACTTCTTAATGTCCATTGTTTTATAAACAAAGTTTTCAGTATTTTTTTAAAAATTAATTCTTTTACATATATATCAGGTGTATCATATATATATTTAAAAATTTCATATATATCATAAGTGTTTTTTATTTGTCTTATTCCAATTGCTTTATTTATAATTTCATAAATAATATTTCTATTATTGATATGAATACTGCAATATTTGTTATATTTGGTTTTAAAAAAACAATTTTTACAATCATTTACATTTCTAAATATGCAAAAATTATTCATTATTTAATGAATTTTTAAATACCTATAAATATATATCATAAATAACTTTATATTTCTTCTGGTATTAATATTCCTGCATTTACATAACTATAATAATTATAAATCTTGCCATTCATAATTACATATTTAATTCCATTTTTAATTAATACCTTACCTTTATTTTTCTTTAATATTTGTGTTGCTTTATGTTTCATAATTCTATGATCATCTTTAATATCATATGTATATGATAAATCTTTATTATTTACACCTAATGCCCAATTATAACATTTATATCCATTTTTTAAAGGTTTATTTTGATGTGAATTTATTATACAATCAAATGAACTTGCTTTTAACATTTGAAGAAATTGATTTACTAAATTCATCTTTTTTGTTGCCATCATTGCAATATGTTCATCTGTAGAAATACCTTTATCTAATGATTCTAATGTAAAATTTTTACTTAATTGTTTTTTAGTAATTTTCATTATATATCTATAAACAGTAACATTTCTATCATTTAATGGTAATTTTTCATGAGAACATGAACGAATAGCACGTCCTATAACTTGATCAGTTCTAATATTATTCCAATAAGGTTCTGCTATTAAAACTCTTCTTACATTTTTAAGAGATAAACCTTCAGCACCACTTGCTGTAATACAAAAAACCTTAACTAATTTTCCATATAATTGATTTCTATCTCTTGGTAATGCTTCAACAATTTTAGGTGGTAAATTTTCAAAATCACCATTAAAAAGATTCATTAAATATCTAGTTTTTTCTTTATCAGAACTAAAAATAATATATCGTTTATTATCATACATTCGATTGAAAACGTTTGGATTTGTCAAATAATATTGTCCATCTATTTTTTTAAAATCAACCTCAATAAAACCATTTTTATTTAAAAATTCACTGAATAATCCTAATCCTTCAACTGTTCTGAATTGTGAATAAACTAAAACTGATCCTGGAGACTCTTTTATATCTATATACATTTGTGCAAATTTAGGACTTAATTGTTTTTTTACCTTATCAAATGTTAAATAATTACCATCTTTTAGTTCATTTATGGCATCATTTAATTTGACTTGATATAAATCTACTGTTGTATTTTCTTTTATTCCTAATCGTTTTTCTCTCATTTCTTTTTCATCATCATCTTCATCTATTTCTTTTTTCAATTCTTTTTTAATATCATTAGGATAAACTCTATCAATATTTTCAGGAAAACTAAAATTACATACCATACGACTAAAAGCACGATAAACTGAAGTTTTATTATCCAACACATTTCCTTTTTTCATTTCCATTTTTCTTTCAATATCACGTGCTTCTGCATATTTTTTAAATTGATTATCAGTCATATCTAATATTTGTAATACATCATCATTTCTTTTTGGAAATAAATCACTTCCACTTATACTATAATAACTTACTGTACCTAATATACGTCTCATGAATAAATCTTGATTTTTAATTTTAGGATCTTCATCATCTGTCATATCTAAGAAATAATTGTTAAATTCATCAATTGAAGATGGTAATGCACTTAATTGATGTTTATTTGGTGATTTATTATCTAATTCAAGAACAGTTATTATATCAGATAAAATTTGATTTTCATCTCTTGTCCATTTTTGTTTTTGTATCATTATTGAATCACTTTCTGTTTTTTTATAATTTTTAGGTAATAATGATAACAATAAATTATTTTTTTCATGATCAATATAATATTCATCAATCAATGACATTAAATCAGATGTTATTAATCGTTTTTTAATTTCATCTTCAGTCATATTTTTTAATGGAAATTCATATACAGTCATTGTTCCTCTTATTAGATTTATAATGGTTGCAATTTCATAAGGGTTATTAATTATAGGGGTTCCTGATAATAAAATTAGTTTACAATCTTGGGCATCCATTAATTTTCTGAAAACTTCTCTTGCTAATTTACTTCCATTAACTATTCTTGATGCAAAATTATGAACTTCGTCTATTATTACAAATGAATTATTAAATCTATTTGTGGTTTTTCCACCCAATTTACTCTCAATTAATTTTTGATTTAAACCATTATAACTTATGAATGTATATCTATTTCTAATTATATGTGATATCATTGCATCAATTAAAGGTTTGTCTGTATCATTTGCAACTGTTTTTATTACTATTGCATTTGGTATATCGTCATCATATAAAGGAATCCATACTAAACCATCTTTTTTAATTGCATCTTTTGCATTTATTGCATATTTTTTCAATAATAAATCAGTTACAGTAGCATCAGATTTATTTACTTGGACTAATTTCCAATCCTTTTTAAGATTGAGTCCAATTGAACTTATTTTTAAAATTTCCATTTCATAATTAACTGCTAAAGAAGCAGGAGATAAAACAAACATCTTCTTTTTATTTATATATCCCTCTGCAGCAGCAATAGATGCACCTGATTTACCTGAACCTAATTCGTGATATAAAAGAGCACCTCTATAAGGACTATCATATTGAACATAATCTTTAATTAATCTTTGTTGAGGATATAAATTTACTGAATTTGTTGAAACATCACAAATATTACCATCACAAACACATGATAATTTAGAAGTTGGTTGATAATTTTCTGGTCTAAAATTTTTAAAAACATTTTCACCATAACCAATTCTATTAGGAAGAACCCAATTCATATTAGATATACTTTCAGAATCAATTGATTGATCAGATAAACTACTTATATCAGTTGAAGAACTTATTGATGAAGATTTTCTCGATTTTTGTTCTATCATATCAATAACAATTCTATGTAAATCACTTCCTTCATTAAAGAAATCTGTTGCTATTTTTCCAGTGTTAGTTATTTTATTTCTATCAATTATTTCTATTTCTAATTCATAATCAATTTCATCTTTTAATATATCAGAAACTGAAAAAGTTTTATTTGATTTTTCTTCTGCTGGATTAGCATTTCTATATTTATTTACTTCTGTAAAATCGTATCTAAATAAACCATTTTTTGAAATAAATGAATATCTTGTTTTATAACGATATGATTTATTTGATTTTGATAATGATGCCAATAACTTTTTTATTAATGCTTCATCAGTTACTTGTTTTTCTTCTTTCATATTAATTCTTAAATTTAATTCTTTGATGTCTATTGGTTTTATGCCTTTTATTGTTTGTTTTACTAAAAATTCTTTAATCATCTGAGGAGTTATTTTATTTTTACTAGCATATTCCTCCATATTTGAATCATCAATTGTTATACGATAATTAATTTTATTATTTGTAAAACCAATGTCTAATGATTTACTTTTTATTTCACGTAATTGTTTTTTTTGATTAAATAAATTTAAAATTTTATTAAAAGTTTTTTCAGATATTTTATCTGTATATCTTAATTCCAATTCATATTCATCATTTGATTTAAATTTTTTTACAAATTCTTCTATTTTAGATGTAGTTGTATTCATTCTATCTATAATAATATAATTTTTTGTTATTCTATTATGAAAAAATAATTGCAGTTGAATTATTATGACTTTTTAATTTCATATAATGACTCGAATATAAATATTTTGATGTATAAAATGGAACTTCTCCCATTCTTAATGGCAATAATGAAACATCAGTATTCATATATTTATCATAAATACTAACAATAGGAGTTATCATTGTTATTATACCCAAATAAATAATTAAATATGATTTCAGTTTCATTATTAATAATAATAATAGAATCTTTATATATTTATGTTAATGATCTGTTTTTTAATTCATTCCATTTATATCTATAATAACTTACACTTCCTTTAGGTGGCAATCTAGGATAATATAAATAGTAAGTAATTAATGCCATTGCTATTAAAACACCACCTATTATCATCTATTTTATTATTATTAAATAGTAATTCTTTATATATATATATATGAATATTTAATTAACCTGTTTCCATTTTGCTCGTTCTTGTGTTAAATCTCGTTTGCGCATATAAACTATAAATTTTAATGCCTCTTCTCTATTTTCTTCTGTAAAAAAAGCATTCATTGCTTGGGTATATGTGGGATTTGATTTTGCAAATGTTAAATCTCTCATTTGGGTTTTATAAATATCTGATATAAACATAGGTTGTTCTTTTAACCATGCATTATATAAATTTCTATATCCATCCATGTTCTTTTCAACAACTTCTGTTTTATCATTGTCATATGTAACAGTAAAAGATTCTGGTGTAAATACTATATTTACAATTTCGTTTTCTAAATATTCCATTTTTCTAATAGATGATTTATAAAATAATTATAGCGGAATTTACATAAATGTGGAAGGTGTGGGGTTCGAACCCACGCGTACTTACGTACAAATGATCTTAAGTCATTCCCCTTAGACCGCTCGGGCAACCTTCCGCTATAATTTGAAAAAATAAACAATAAGTTTTTTATACTAAACACTTGTTATTTATTAATAATAAATAATCCTTATATAGTTTTTATTATTAATAAAAGCTTTATATAAATATTATAATATTAATAAAGATAATAGATAATTATAAAATATGTCTATTTATGTAGGGAATTTTCCAAATGAACAAATTACTGATAACAGATTAAATTTTAATTCTTATATAAATTCGAATGTTATGTTTCTTAATACTAATTTTGATAGTCACCCTAATGCTATGATTAATTTTAAAAATGATTATTATTTTGGGTTATCAAATTCAAGTATAAATATAAATAAAAATTTGACAAATCTTTTTAATATTAATGCTACAAGAACTACTTTAAATACAGATATTAATATCAAAACCCTTTTTAATACATTGAATGTAACTACAACTATAAATTCAAATTTTATTATTAATTTAAGTAATACCAGTAATTCATTTATTGTTAATAATAATAGAAATTCTAATTTACTTAATATTAATTCAAATAGTATTCAATTAAATATTAATAATAGTAATAAAATTACAGTTACCAATAGTAACATAAGATTTAATGAAAATTTAATTTTTAATTCAAATAACAGTATTTCTGTTAATTTCATTAGATCAACTGCAAATGATCTTCCCGTTATTATTGATAATGTTCGTTATAATACACTTGATATTTTAGATAATGTTGCCAAAAGTTCTTTTACAATTAATAATGATATCGTTTATAATAAACCTTCATTACTAATAAATCGTTTATTTGTTAACAGTAATATAGTTGAAATTTATAATTCTAATTTATCATCATCTAATAAAACCAAGGTTTTTTCCATAAATTCAAATGGTTTCATAAATATCGGTTCATCAAATATTAATAATCCTATTGATATTCAATTTTCAAATACATCAAATATCCCCATTATTTTTAATTATTTATCATCAAATGATAATTTTACAATAAATAATCGTGGTTATATTGGTATAGGAACAATAAATCCAAATAATTTTATTGATTTAGTTATCAAAGATGACACACGAAATGTTATAAATCCACCTATTTTAAATTTTGAATTTAATTATAACAGTAATTTAAATTATAGAACAAATAATTTAATTACTCTTCAATATATTGCTACAAGCAATTTATTGCCTATTTATAATGATATTGATGCAATTATTGATTATGTTCCTAACATAAAAAATAACTTTTTTTTAAATTTTACATCTCAAATTAATATAACACCTTCTTCTATTAATCCACCTTTACCAGAAATCAGAAGAATTTCTGTGGTTAATACATTAAATAATGATTATATTATTAATTATGGTATAAGTAATATTGTTTCATATGCATCTAGCAAATATAATGATTTTGAAGATTTACGTATCAATAATGTTTTATATAGAATTGAATTTTTTTTAAGATATCCTAGATTTTTAACAGTAGATTTAAATGAAATCGGTAATTCTGCGAATCGTATAAATCCTATTGCATCTTTTATAAACGCCAATACTTATCAAATTGAATTTACTAATTATGTAAAAAAACCTTTTACATTTTCTCCATATAATCTTGATAATTTCTTATTAAAAGAAGAAATAATAACCATCTATAATGGATCTCTTTATAATGATCAAATAAGTATTAGATTAAAAGAACGTTTATATATTGAAAAAAATATATATGAACTCAATAATTTTGTTGATTCAATCACTTATGTTTATCAACCTCCATCTGATATAATTTATATTTCTTCAAATCAAAATTTTACTGCATCTTTATCAAGTGATGGGCGTTTAAATTTGGGAGATTTAGCACCATCCAAAGAATATCAATTATATGTAAATAAAAAATCAAGAATTAATAATTTGGAATGTTTGAATATTTCTAGCATTCCAGAAAGAAAAAATATTAATTTTAGTTATTGTAATATATCTAATATAAATAAAAGTTTTGCAAATTCAAATATTATCAATCATTTAAATGCACAAAATGCTTTTATTAATAATTTAAATATTTCAAATTTAACAATCCCTTTTGTTAATATTCCTACTATAAATACCTCAAATATCAGTTTTAATTTTTTGACAACATCAAATTTATTGATAACATCAAATATTTTTAATTCACGTTTGCGAATGATTATTGGTTCAGGTGATTATAATTCAAATATTACATCAAATTATATTTTGAATATAAATCAAAATTCTAATAATAATAGTGGTTTAGGTATTTTGAGTTTTCATAGTAATACTAATCCATCAATTAATATAATAGGATACAGTAATAATAATTTTCCATTCATTAATTTGGCAAACTTGAATGCATTATATTCAATTAACATGAATAATAATAATTTAAATTTTACTAATAATAACAATAATTTTATTTATAAACATAATAATATTAATAATTTATTAATTTTTGGTAATTCTAATAATGTTATTTTTGATTTAAAACCTGTAAGTTTACCTACTAACTCTACTAATAAAATTTCATTTGGATATCCATATCGTTTTTTGACTCAAAATTCAATTTATAATATCAATAATTGGGATAATATTTTTAACGATAATTCATTAAATTCACATGCAATGTTTAATGTTTATGGTAATGTTAATTTATCTTCTATAAATAACACTCCTTTTATTTCATGTATTGCAAATGATCAACCATCACCTAATGAAGTCATTAATGTTTGTATTGGTAGCAATAATACTCGCTCTGGATATTTATTAAATGTTGAAGGAAATGCTTATTTTTCAAGTAATATATTTGTTCAAAGTAATGTTTTCGCATTTGGTACTATTGGTAATGTTTCTGATATCAGAATTAAAGATAATTTAAATATTATTGAAAACCCAATTCATAAAATAAATAGAATTAATGGTTATACATATACACGTAAAGATACTGGTAAAATTGAAAGTGGTTTAGTTGCACAAGAAGTTTTGAAAGTTATGCCTGAAGTTGTGAATTTAAATAATGATTATTATAATATTTCTTATGGTAATCTTAGTGGTTTATTAGTGGAAGGTATTAAGGAATTAAATATGCGACTCAAAAATATTGAAGATTTATTGAAATACTCTAATTTTAGTAATAACCCATAAATCATTACATAATTCCTTATCAGTGATATATTCATATGGTAAATAAAAATAACCATTATCACCCCAATAAGAACCCCATGAATTTCTTAAAATAAATTCTCTTGTATTATCATTATAACCACATAAAACTATGGCATGACCACCTATGAATTTATCATTATTATTAGGAAGTCCTATTTTTCCTGTTCTTGCTGATGAAAAATTCATAAAATTACTATAAATAGCAATTGATAATGCTATTGGTTCATTTTTATTTAACCAATATTTAATAATTGGTATTTCATTTGGAATATTTATTCCATCTATTAAATAATTATTTTTTGCTTTTTCATATGCCTCTTTTGAAGGTTCCTTAAATAAATTTTCCATTGTATATTTCCAATATTTTTCTTCACATATTCCATAAGTTTTTAAACAATAAATACCATCTTTAATATATGCACCACTATCAGTATCTGTTTGATTTATAAGTAATCTTTCATTATAATATAAAAATAGTTTAGAACCAATAAAATTTGTTGTGTCATATTCATATATTGAACATAAAGCAATTGCTGTACAACTTCCTATTTTACCTTGATCATATACATTCGGAAATTTTGATTTTAAATTAACTATTTTATTTTCATTTGTTTCTTCTAATAATTCTTTTGATAACTCATTATTATTGTCATTATTATTGTCATTAATATTAAAATTAATAAATGATCTCATCATAAATATATATGGTGTTGATGAATATTCATTTGATAATATATATAAAAATGGTATTTCATAATATTTATTTAATAGTTGAATTATAAAAACTTGTTTTGAAATATTGAAACCGCAAATTATAATTGTGATACCACCTTGATGTTTATCTGAACTATCCGGAATATTTATTGTTGAATTGGTAATTTCAAAATTATCATAAATTTTTATAGATATTATAATTGGTTCATTATTAATAAGAGACGAACATAATGTATTTAAATTTTTTTTTAATTTCATCATTTCAAATTTATATCTCATTTCATTTGCCTTTTCATAAATTTCTTTTGGTGGTTCATAATTTATTTTATTAGCATCATATTTATAATCATCTAAACTACAAAAACCATATTTCAATAAATTTTTTATTGAACTATTTAAATTATAACTATCTGTATTTAGTCTTTCATTATAATAAATAAACATTCTTGAACATTTATAATTAGGTATATCATATTCAATTAAACTTGCTATACAATTAGCAGTACTTCCTAATAATTCATATCTATTTAAAGGTGTTAATTTTTTTCGTAAATCAATAAATATTATATTATTTTTAAATGAAATATTAAAATCGTTTTTTTCTAATAAATAGTCTAGATTATCATCTGAATCTAAACTTACATCAAAAAAAGTCATAAATATCTATTATATTTATAAGATGGAAAAATTAAAGGAATGTCCACCTGATAAAATTTTAAATCCTAAAACAAATAGATGTGTATCTAAAACAGGAATTATTGGAAAGAAATTATTAAATAATAAAAATAATAATAAAAATCCAAATTGTCCATCTGATAAAATTTTAAATCCTAAAACAAATAGATGTGTATCTAAAACAGGAATTATTGGAAAGAAATTATTGAATGATAAAAATAATAAAAAACCAAAATTAAGTGATTTATTAGGAAATACATTTATTCATTATCCATTGGATCATAGTTTTGATAAAGACGCTATTAAAAATTTTTTGAATGAATGCGATCCTTCTGTAAAAGATATTGCTAAAAAAATTATTGATAATACTGATCATATATCATTTGAACAATTATTAATAAGAATAAATAAAATTATTAAAGAATTAATTATAAAAATAAATGATAACAATAATTTATATATTTACATTAGTAATGATTTAAAAAAATATAAATATAAATCAAATTATTGGTTATATACATATATATCGAATTATATTAAATATTTATTTAATATTGAAAATAAAAAAATAAATTTAATATTAACAGAAGATTTGAATACAATAAATGAAAATAATGCCAATATTATTTTAATAGATGATTGTGTTTATTCTGGATTACAAATGAGCACTACTATTAAAAATATTGAATATAAAACGAAAAAACAAATAAATTTTTATATTATTGTTCCATACATATCTGATAAAGGAAAAAATAAAATCAAAAAAATGTTTAATGATAATGTATATTTAATGCAAAATAAATGTATATTAACTTTTTTCAAAAATACTTATATGATTAAATCAATCAATTCTATTTTAACTCAACAAGAATTATATAAAATTCAAATATTTTATGTTAATTTATTTACATTTAGTAATAAATATCTTATTTATTTTGATCATAAAGTAGCAGATATAATTTCTACTATAACTGCGTTTTATATGGGTATTGTTCCTTGTAATGAAAATTTTAATTTACATAATTATTATAGTCAAGAAAAACATGAAGCAAAAATTCAAATACCTGATAAATATCTAAAAAAATTTAAAATTATTCCCATAATTAAAAATTGTAGTCATTATATAAATAATATTGATTTATTAAGTCCGAAATGTCCATCACCTCCTTATAAAAAAGGGTTTTATAAATTTATAAAAATAATTAAAAAAAATAAAAAAAAAGCATTGTCAATATAATTATTATTTTTGTTTATTTATTTATAGTAAAATGAATAAAATGAATACAATAATAAAAGAATGTCCTGATGATAAAATCTTAAATCCTGATACAAATAGATGTGTATCTAAATTTGGTGCTGTTGGTAAAAAAATATTATCGCAACTTCAAAATGTAAAAAATACAAAAAAGGTTGATGAAATTAATATAAAAGAGTGTCCTCCTGACAAAATTTTAAATCCAGAAACATATAGATGTGTATCTAAAACTGGTGCTATTGGTAAAAAAATATTACTTGAATCAAAATTATTGTTATTAAAAAAATCAAAGAAAGAAGTTAAAAAACCTAAAAAAGAAGTTAAAAAACCTAAAAAAGAAGTTAAAGAACCCAAAAAAGAAGTTAAAGAACCCAAAAAAGTAGTTAAAGAACCCAAAAAAGAAGTTAAGGAACCCAAAAAAGAAGTTAAGGAACCTAAAAAAGAAGTTAAAGAACCCAAAAAAGAAGTTAAGGAACCTAAAAAAGAAGTTAAGGAACCTAAAAAAGAAGTTAAGGAACCTAAAAAAGAAGTTAAGGAACCCAAGAAAGAAGTTAAAGAACCTAAAAAAGATTTATTAGAAACATATAAAGCAAATTGTGAAAGTAAATTTGGTAAAGCAAATAATAATGATATTGAATTTTTAAATAAAAGTTTACATTTTTGTATGAAAGAAAAACATGAATTCTTAAAAGATAATTTTAAAAATTTTATAGAAAAATCTGATAAATCTATACGTAAATATTTAGAAATAATTTTAAATGAAACAATATATGTGTCATTAGATACATTTCTTGAAAAATTAACTTTTAATATTTATAGTTTTATTAATAATTATGTTATAAAAAATGATGACAAAAACAGAATAATTTGCTTATGTACATTAAATTTAAATAATAAAAACAGATGGATTTTTAATTATGTCATATATATGATTAAATTCATAACAAATGATATTATTAAAGTTCAAACATCTAACTCAGAATATAGTATTTTAGATAAACTTAAGAAAAAAGATATTCTTATGTTCATAGATGATTGTTATTATAATGAATTTAATTTTACATTAACATTGACTGCTAAATATTGGAAACAACTAATTAATTGTAATGATATTATTTTTTATTTTATGGTTCCTTATATGTCTACTGATGCAATGGCATCTATTAAATATATTTATGATTTTCGTGTAAAACCTAATGCTGGTTCTATTGTTTTTAATGAAAATATTACAATTATTAATGAAATAAATACATATATTGATATGGCAGGTATTAAATTATTAAATTTATATTATAGTCACAGAAATAGTTTTACTTTTGGTAATAAATATATGATATATTTTCAACATAATATTGAAGATGAAAAACATGTTATTAAACCTGTTTATTTGGGTATTATTGCAAACGCAAAAAATGGAAAATTAATAAAAGATTCAGATTACTTTAATCTTTCAACAAATAGAAAAAAAATTGTATTTGATATTTTAGATAAAATTACAATTATTAATAATTGCAATACTGTTGATTATAGTGGTTCAATTAAAAGTGATTGTGAATTTAAATTATATCAAAAAATAAATGATCTTGATCTTTATAAAAATAAATCTGATGAAAAATCTTATTTTTTAAATGAAAATATTGATGAAAAAACTAAAGATAAAGAACTAGAGAAAATTTATCAAGAAAATAAAATATTGGTCGAAAGCACTTTTGGAAAACCAGATAAAAAACTTTTTGACAGTTTGAAACAACAAACATTTAATTTATTTCCGTTAGATCATAGTTTAGATGAAAATGCTATTAAAAAATTTATAAGTAAATCTAATAATGATATGAAAGAAATTGCTAAAAAAATTTTTGCAAATACTAAACATATATCATTTGAAAATTTTATTGTAATAATCAATAAAATAATTTATGAATTATTAGTTATGTATATCAAGAAAAAATATCTTTTAGCAAATAGACCTATACATATATATTTAAATAGTTCAAAACGATTAAGTGTAATAGAACAGAAATCAAATTATTGGTTATATAAATATGTAAAACAATTTATAATGTTTTTAACAAATAATCAAGTAAAAACACAAATTATTAATTCATTTGATGATATAACTGTATATAATTCAGATACTGTTATTTTAATAGATGATTGTATCTATTCCGGAGAACAAATGGGAAATACTATTTCAAATATTATAAATAAAAATTTTAAAGGTTTATTTATTTTTTTAATTGTACCATTTATTTCTAAAATTGGAAATATGAGAATTCATCGCAATTTTAAGGAAAATATGTTTTTGAAAAAATCAGGATTAATTATTTCCAAATATACAAAAAATCCATTATTATTAAAAAATGTGTTATCTCATTATGAATTATTAACATTTTTTAAATATTATGGTAAATATTATACTAATGATTTAGATTATATTAAAGGTTTATCATTAATTTATTTTGATCATAAGTTAGCAGATATTGTTTCAACATTAACCCCTTTTTATGTAGGAGTTGTTCCTTCACAAAAAAATTATGATATCATAAGTAAATATATTTCATTCTCTAATACTGATGTTAATAGTGAAGATGATATGAAAATAAATCCAAATGATAGAATTGATGTAATACCTATAATTAAAAATTGTGATCATTATACTGATAAAATAGATTTGATGAGACCAACATGTCCAGCACCTCCTTATAAAAAATCTTTTAAGAAATTTATTGAAAATATTAAAAAAATCAAAAAATATAATTCATTGACATTAAATAAGAATGTTAATAAAAATAAGAAAAATAAAACAAATTCTATATAATAATTTTTATTTTTATTAATTTATATATAGTAATAATGGTTGTCAAAAAAGAATGTCCTCCTGATAAAATTTTAAATCCTCAAACAGATAGATGTGTCTCTAAAACAGGTGCTATAGGTAAAAAAATATTATTAGAATTATTGAATAAAAATAAGAATAAACCTAAATCTAAAAAAGAAATAAAAGGAAATGAATGTCCTGATGATAAAATTTTAAATCCTCAAACACATAAATGTGTTTCTAAAACAGGTGCTATAGGTAAAAAAATATTATTAGAATTATTGAATAAAAATAAGAATAAACCTAAATCAAAAAAAGAAATAAAAGGAAATGAATGTCCTGATGATAAAATTTTAAATCCTCAAACAAATAGATGTGTTTCTAAAACAGGTGCTATCGGTAAAAAAATTTTATTAGAATTATTAAATGAAAATAAAAATAAACCTAAAAAAGAAACTCCTGTAAGTAAATCTAAAAATGATTATATTATATATGATGACGATTTAGTTTTTAAAAAATTAAATAATGAAGTACAGATATTATATGGAATTCCACATGTAACTGGTATAAATGAAATTAATCAACAAGTTAAAGATTGTTTTGATATGAATAGTGTTGAATTTATATCTAAAAATTTAGATAAATTCATCAAAAGTTCAAATGAAAGAATACGATATATTTTGAAAAAAATATTTGATGATACTATTGCTATTTCATTATCTCAATTTTTAAAACGATTAATAATGATTATATATCAATTTATTTGTGATTTCAAAAATTCAAAAATATTTTTATATGCTGGTAATATTAATGATAATAATAAATGGATTATCAGATATGTTAATTGTATGTTTAAATGTATAACAAATGGTAAATTTAAAGTTAATGTTATAAATAAACAAGAAGATTTAGTAAATATAAATATTAATGATACAGTTATAATTGTTGATGATTGTTATTATACAGGTAATGAATTAAATAAAATTATTGAAAATGATTTCAAATTTAATATAAAAACTAAACAATTTAATCTATTTTTAATGGTTCCTTTTATGTCAAATATTGCAATCAATAATATTAAAAGTATTTTTTATCACATTTTCAGTTATTCCAAACTTATATTTGCTAAACATACATTTAATAAATTATATAAATTAGGTGATTTATATCAAACAAGAGATCTTAGATATTTAGATTATTATTATGGTCTAGATGTATTTAAGATGAAATTTGATGATAAATACCCAATATTTTTTCAACATAATATTGCAAGTGATAAATCCGTAATAACTCCCATATATTCGGGTATAGTTGGTAATTCCTCTAATGCAAAAATATTAATAAAATATAAATTTTATGATTTATTTGAATCAGATAAAGAAAAAATTTATAAAAAATTGGAAGTTGTTCCTATTGTTAAAGGTTGTACTAAATATAAATTTATTCATAATATTCAAGGTAAATGTGAAACCATTTTATATTCTAAAATTTCAAAAATGGCATTATTTCATAAAGAACAAAAGGATCAAAAGGAACTAAAAGAACAAAAAGAATATAGATTAAAAACTTTTGATGTAAATAAAAATAATGATTTTGTTAAAGCAAATAAAAAAATAATTGAAAGGGTTTTTGGCAAACCTTATAAATTTAAATTGAGTAATTTATTAAAAAATAATTTTGTTGCTTATCCTTTAGATCATAGTCTTAATAAATATGCTATTAATAAATTTTTGAGAGCATGTGATTCAGAAGTTCGTGATATATGTTATAAACTTATTGTTAATACAGAACATATATCTTTTGAATTATTTTTAAATAAAATTAATGAATGTATTTATGAATTATTAGTATATTATATAAATCAAAATCCTAAGATTGGTAAATATACAAGACCGTTAATTATATATAATTCTAATTATAAATTATTTGGTAAATCCAATTATTGGATTTATACATATGTTTTTCAATTTATTAAATATATTACAAATGATAATGTTAGAGTAGAATTATGGAATGGTTTTGATGATAATGGTCTTGTAAAAAACGATTTTATTGTAATGATTGATGATTGTATTTATTCAGGTAGTCAAATGGGTGGTGATATTATGTCATTATATAACCCAAAAAAAATTAAAATTAATTTATATTTATTGGTTCCATTTATTAGTGAAGTTGGAGAAAAACGTGTAATAAATGATTTTAAACATAATTCATATTTATATGAATCAAGATCAAAATTGATTTTTCCAAAAAAATTTCATAAACCAAAAATAATAGATAATGTTTTAACAGAAAAAGAATATATTATTTTTAATGATTATTATAAAGCATTTATTTATTTAAAAGGAAAATCTCTTATTTATTTTGATCATAAATTGGCAGATATTGTTTCAACAATAACCCCTTTTTATTTAGGAATAGTTCCTTCAAAACAAAATTTAGAGATTTTAAAACATAATTTTAATATAATAACTGATATAAATCAAGCACAAAATGTTACCAAAACAGATGAGATTTATGAATATTTAAATATTATACCTATTATAAACAATTGTAATCATTATACAACTAAATTAAATTTAATGTCTCCTGGTTGTCCAGCAACACCATATAAAACTACATTTAAAGATTTTATGAAACAATTGATTAAACAAAAAAAACATAAATCATTAGATAATAATAATGAAAAAAAAAAGAAATTTATTAAAAATTCTTATTAACATTCATATCCAAACATTTCCTCTATGAAATCATAATTGTGATTTAATAGATATTTATTTATTCTTTTAGGATGCATAACTTCCTTAATTATTTCTTCTGCTAATGGTTCAAAATTAATTTTAATTTTTTCATAATCTAATTTAAATATATTTGGATTATTTGATAATTGACACCAATATAAATATGAAAATTTATTTTTATTTATTGATAAATAGTCAGTTATAATTGGATTTTTATTTCTACATAAATTACATAAATCTACTTTATCCAAATTTTTTAATATGAAATCAACAATGATATCATTTGAATTATTTGAAATTACATACCAATTTATATATGAACTATTTTTAATTAAATATTTGGCAACTTCATCATTATTAACACTACATAAATTAGACCAAACAATTTTATTTTTATTTTCTTTCAATAAATTAAATATTTTTGGATTTTTATTTTTTGATAAATGATACCAATTAATCTTATCTTTATTTTCAATTAATAAATTTGCTATTTTATCATTATCATTTAATGATAATTCTGACCAATCAATTTTATTCTGATTTTTTAGTAAATGTTCAACTGCAATATCTGTATTATTACTACTCAAATAATACCATGTAAATGGAAATATATTTTCAGGATGTTCAAATAAAAATTCCAACATTTTTGGATTTTCATTATATGCTATATTTTGCCAACAAACTTTATCTAAATTTTCTTTCATTATTGATATTACTGCTTCATTTGGATTTAATGATAAATAATACCAACTTATTTTATCTTGATTTATTTTTAATAATTTTACTTGATGTGGGTTTGCAGATAAACCACACCATGATATATTATTAAAATTTTTCAATAAAAATTGTTCATCTTTTGCTATTTTTGAATACATACTCCATATTATTTTTTCAGGATGTTTTTGTAAATAATTTTCTGCTAATGGATTATCTGATAATTCACCAAAATCTAATTTATCTTCATCAACCCAATCACATAATTTATAAAAAACCATTATTTTAAAATTAAATTAACCAAAATAATGAAATTAATTAAAATCATTTTTTATATTAAAGATGAAAGATTGTCCAATTGGTAAAATTTATAATCCTCATACAAAAAGATGTATATTAATGAATGGTTCAACAGCAAAAAAATTAGAAAAATTAAAAATGATTATTGATAAAAAAAATGAAAATATCAAAGAAAATATGGTAATTAAAGAATGTCCTAAAAATAAAATTTATAATCCCAAAACAAAAAGATGTGTTTTACAAAATGGTATTATAGGAAAACAACTTTTAACTGAAAAAATAATTAAAAATACTAAAAGAGTTAATGGTCATGAATATCTTAAATGGGAAAATAATAGTTGTTATATGGACAGTTTATTTATTGCCTTGTTTTATAAAAGATCTAAATTTATTGAAGAGATTTTATTGAAAGCAAAAGTTAATGATTATGGTAATTATGAATTAAAAAAAATTGGTGAAAATATTAAATTGCAATTGATATCTATTTATAAAAAAATAAGTGGTATTAATAAAAATGATGTTAAAAGTTGTTCAATGCTTAGAATTTTACTTGATAGATATTATAGTATTCTTAAAAGAATCAATCCTAAAATAAAAATTATAAGTTTATATGATAATTGGACTACTACTCAATTAGATGTATTTGAATTTCTTGAATATTTAACTGTAATTTTTAACATTAAAAATACTACTAAAATAATTGATGCAGGTAATCAACCTATATATACCAACTTTGTTAATATGATTCCTATTGATTTTCTTATGACTAACCAACTTTATATTGGTGATTATTATCCTTCTTATGAAACTAGTTATAACCTTGATAGAAATAATCCTTATATAGATAGCAAAGGCATCAAACATTATTCATATACAAAAAAAACAGAAATTAAAAAAGCACCGTTTTTAATGATTCGTATATCAAGAAATATAGGAAGAACTAAATTAAGCACTAAAGTTATTCCAAAATCTTCACTTAAAATAAGTGAAAATAAATCAAAATTATATTTAACTTCAATGATTATTCATTATGGTAGTAATACAGGGGGACACTATACATGTTTAATTAATCCAATTGATGATTTATGGTATGAATATGATGATTTAAGTTCAAAATTAAAGAAAATAGGAACTCTTGATGATGTTAAGGAAAATAGAGATTATACAAAAAATATTGTTGGTTTGATATACATGCCCAAATAACAAAAACATTAATGTTCTCGCTATTTTTTAAAATTAAACACATCTCAATTTTCTAAGATTTGCCTAATGTCATCGAGATTGAACACTGCCCATACAACTGCCCCTCTGAACCCTCGCTTAAACAAACTCTCAACTACCGTTTTGAATGCAAACTTTCCCTCAAGTGAAACAATCTCATTAACACAGTCATTAATATAATTTTCAATTGAGTTATTATTAGATGCATCGAGATCTTCAAGATGAGGTATGAGTGCATTGAAAAGAGCAGATGATTTAATTTCAACTACCCTCAAAAATTCCACACCAGCACTCGAAAAATCGAATTGCAAATTTGTAATCAGTTCCTCTGACATTTTGTTATTTTAATTTTACATTAAAAATCATCTTTTCTTTTTTATTTAAAAGTTATAATACAATTATATACAATTATATGTATGTTGATTGTTGGTGTTCCAAAAGAAGTCAAAACTAATGAATATAGAGTATCTATGACACCTACTGACGTTGATAAATTAACTAATTTAGGAATTCAAGTTTATGTACAATCAAATGCTGGTGTTGGTGCAAATTTTACAAATATTGAATATCAAAATGCAGGTGCAATTATTTGTAATACAATTCAAGAATTATATAATAAGGCATCATTAATTGTTAAAGTTAAAGAACCGCAACCAGAAGAATATGATCTTATAAATGAAAAACATACAATTTTTACATTTTTTCATTTTGCAAGTTCATCTGAATTATTAAAAAAAATGATTGAGAAAAAAGCAACATGTATTGCATATGAAACTTTAAAAACTAATGATGGTAAATTTCCAATTCTCGCTGAAATGTCTAAAATTGCAGGAGAACAAGCAATATTAGAAGCAAGTAAATTTAGATATTATTTTGCTAATGCAAATTCTAATAATAATCCTAATATTAATATAATTGATACTGATGAAGTTACTATTATTGGTGTTGGTAATGTAGGAAAGGCATCTGCATATAAAGCAAAGGAAATGAATTATAAAAAAATTAATTTAATTGATAAAGATTTTGAAAAATTGAAAGAATTTGAAAAAGATGGTTTTATTATTCATGAAATGAATGAATTGAATTTGAGTAAACTTTTAATGAGATCAAATATAGTTGTTGGTTCTATTTATAATAATGGAGAAAAAGCAAAAAAACTAATTATTAATGATCTTTTAGTATTAATGCCCAAAGACTCCCTTTTTATGGATGTCGCAATTGATCAGGGTGGTATGACTGAAAAATCTAAACCTACTACTGTAACAAATCCATTAATTAAATATCATAACACTTATATTTATTGTGTTCCTAATATTCCAAGTAATGTCCCTCATCGAGCATCTATTAATTTATCAAATGTTATTTGTCCATATGTTATTTCATTAGCACAAGAAAAAATAAGCGATGATTTAGAATCAGGAATTAATCTTAAAAATGGAGAAGTTATTCATCCTAGTTTAAGATTGCTGTTGCTCCCGTTCTTTATTTAATTTAAGATTAGTTAAACATCTTTTTATAGAATCTTTTATTTTTGGCACATTTGGATATAATCTTTCTAATTTATCTGTATTTAAATGATTATTGCTTCTTTTTGATTTGAGGATACTGTCTTGCTCTTCAATTGTAAAATTATTCCATGTAAATGAAGGATCAACAATCTCTTTATACATTTCTAAAATTTCATTATGACTAATTAAATCAGGATTAACTAAATTTAAAGTTCCTGTTTCTTTTTTCTTTATCATATCAACAATGATTGGATAAAAATCTGGTAAAACTGTCATACTGTTAGGCATTGAACATATCTTATCATAACTTGTGATTTTTGTTATAAAATTACGTGGATGATCATAATCAACAATGGGCATTCTAATTCTTAAATTAAGTGTTGTTGGATAAAATCTCATCAATCTATCAGTGAATCCTTTTACAATCGAATATGATGAACCGAAAAAATCAGGATCATCACCTTCCAAATATTTCTTAGTTGTTGGATCTTCTTGACTGAAAATACATCCAGTGCCTAAATAAGTATAATGAATATTGTATTTAGCAGAAACATTAGCAAGAACTAATGGTGCATAAAGATTATCTCTCACATTATCTTTTAATTTTCCTGGTTGTTCTAAATAATCAATTGTATTATAACCCTCACCATATGTTCTTCCAATAAAACTTATGATATGAGTTGGACTATGTGCAATTATTATATCATTTATTAATCTTTCATTGTCTGCTCTAATATTTGTTTCTAAATAAGAAAAATTATCATTATCTTTTTCAGTTTCATTTAAGTAATCAATAAATTGATTTCCAATCCATCCTTTTGAACCAAATATGAGCAGTTTGACTTTTGTCATAAATAATTATAACTATAATTAATTTATTTCTCTTTATATTTATTTTTTTTAATTATTCATAATTTCACTGACATCTATCCATTTATCAAAAGCACGTGAATGATATTCATAATATAAATATATAACCTCATTTTTATTATAATAACCTGCAAGATGACTAAATGAACTTAAACCTAATACTAATACATCTGCTTTACATAAATGATGGAATGTATTAAAATTATCCATATCTAAATGAAATGTTAAGAAATCTAGTGATTTCAAATCTTTGAATTTTACATCAAAATACTTTGCCTGTGAAAATATATGTATCGCTGAATTTTTATATTTATCTTTCAATTTATTTATCAAATTAATATAAAAATTACAATCTAAATAAAATCTGGTTGTTGTTCCTTTACAATAATTACTTAAATAATCAACATTATCTCCGCACATATCTAACTCATTATATACACGAATATGAATTGCAATATTTATTTTATTTTTAAATTTGTCTAAATTATAAATTAATGGTCTATCTTTATTTGACATATCATATCTTTCAATTATCTCATCCTGAATAATAGAATAATACTCATTTGGATTATTATAAGTTATTAAATATGGATTTCTGATATTAATTATATATTTTTCATTTTTATTATCTAATATTTGTTTTAATATATCAGGTGTTAATATATAAACATTAATTTCTTTATAACTGTTCTTTTCTTCTTCTGATAATTCGATTGTTTTGATATTAAAAAAAATATTCCATAAATCATCGTATAATTTAAAATCCATATTGGTATCATTATGACCAATATTAACTTTTTTATGTATAAAAGGTATTCCTAATTTCTTTGATAATGCCAATAATGAAACTATTCTTTGATATATTGCACCTGCACCTTCAATTTGATTTATATTATTTTCATTTCTGATTAATGCATCATATGATAATAATAACATTTATCGGATTAATATTATAAAATAATAAAAACTTTAAATAGATATGAATAGAACATCAATTTATAAATCTTATAAAAATTTAAAAGATTTTAAAGAAACTAAAGGAAAATTATTAAAACAACAAGTTTTTTTATCTTCTTATATCACTGACAATTATAAAAATATTGATAAAATGCTTTTGTTTCATGGTATAGGAACCGGCAAAACATGCACATCAATAACAATTGCTGAAACAATTATGAAAATTGATAAAAAGATGAAGGTACTTGTTATTTTGCCTGCCAGATTAAAAACAAATTTTATTGATGAATTAATTTCAGAAACATGTATTATTAATGAAGAAGACAGATATATATCAAAAATAGATTTTGATAATTTTAATAACCCCAATATTTCATCATCTGAAAAAGATAAAATTAGACAAAGATTCAATAAAAAAATTGCGGAAAATTATGAAATAATCTCATATGAACGTCTTCGTATGAAATTATTAGGATCATTAGATTATAAAAAAACAATAACTGAAATGACTAAAAATAGAGTTATTATTGTAGATGAAGTACATAATTTAATAACAACTAAAATTAAAACAGATGAATTCGATAATATTCTCAAACAAAAAATAATAGATAAAAAATCAGATTTTATTAATGCATTATTATTACGTTTAATTACTAAACTTGCTTATAAAAATTGCAAAATATTCTTATTAACTGCTACACCTGTTTTTGATAATTATGGTCAATTTATGCAATTAGTTTTAAATTTAAATCCTGATACTATTCCTGATAAAAAAGATTTAGGTTATCTTATAAATCAAATTAAAGGAAAGGTCAGTTTTTATAAACTTAAAGATAGAAGTGATTTTCCCAGTGTTGAAATTCAAAATCATTTAGTATTATTAAGTCAAAAACAATTTGATGCTATAAATAAAAATAAAAATAATGATAATGAAGATGATAATGAAAATGATAATGAAGATGATAATGGAATTATATTTGATAAGTTTTGTATGAAAGAACGTCAATTATCAATATCACTTTTAGACAAATCATTTAAAAATAAAATTTTTAAAAATTTAGAGGAATATGCACCCAAATTAAAATTATTATTTGATTTAATAAAAAATGAACATGGTAAACATGTTATTTATTCTAATTTTATTCAATATTGTTTAGAATTAATTGCAGAATATTTAAAAGCAAATGGTTGGACTAATTATCTTGAATCTGGTTCTAAGAAATATAAAAGTTTTATTATTTGGGATGGAAAATTAAAAGACAAACAAAAACAAGAAGTTAAATCAGTTTTAAATTCAAAAGCAAATATGAATGGTGAGATTATACGTGTTATTTTAGGATCTCCTTCAATAAAAGAAGGTATTTCATTTAAACATATTCAACATCTTCATCAAATTGATCCTGTTTGGAATAGTTCCGCTAAAGATCAAATTGAAGGTCGCTGTATTCGCTTTAAATCACATGAAGATATACCCAAAAATCATAAAACTCTTAAACGTTCTGTTATTATTCACAATTATATTGGAACATTTGATAATGAAATTAATGAAACATGTGATGAAAATATTTATTTTCGTATTATCAAAAAAAAACAACAAATCATAAGTGTAATTGAATATTTATTAAGTAAGGTTTCTATTGATTATTATCTTTGGACTAATACAGATAATATACCTGAAAGTAATGATAATTTATCTGATGATATAAGTGTATTATCAGCACAAAGAAAACTTAGAGGAATTAAAATGAATTTTAATGCTAAAACTGATAAAAATAAAGATAAAAGAAGTTGTCCTAAAAAAAGAACACCAATAAAAGGTAAATGTAAAAATCCACAATATCCATTTTTGCGTAAAAATAAAAAAGGTATTAATTGTTGTTTTGTTAAAGACAGTAATAATAATAATAATGATAATAATGATAATAATGATAATCAAAAAAAGAAAAATACATGTCCTGTTCCAAGGAGAACTATTAATGGTGAATGTAAAAATCCTAAATATCCATTTATAGGTAAAAATAAACAAGGAATTGAATGTTGTTTTGCCAAATTACAAAAATAAATAAATTTTATAAATAGAAACTACTATGGAAAGTCATAAAAAAAATTTGATAAGTATTTATAAAATACATAAAAATAGATTAAATTTGCAAACTAAATTTATTGCCTATTTAAATACTTTTAAAGATCCTGTTTTAGAAAAATCTTTTTATGATACATTTTATTATATCAATAAATATAGCGAACCTGTCGCAGATAAAGAAGGACAAGAAAATTATTTTATTAAATTTTTAGAAAAAAATAAAATAATCCAAATTAAATTTATGCAATTATTACGAACTTTTGTTACTCTTCTAAATAAAATGAATATTTATACTGAAGTTAAAACTATTAAAAAAGTAGATATTTCACAATTAAAGATTTTATTAAGAAAAAGAACTCGAGATTATGTTTATTTTAGAGACATTATGAATTTATATATATCAATTTATAAAAAAGTTCGTTATTTTATTTCAAATATGTTTATGAGTAGCAATTTCTTTTTTACTGTTTCAACAATTAAATATAAATATTATTATAATTCTAAAAATAATTCAAAAAAACAAAAATGTCAAGTTAATAATTGTAATGATTCAACTGATAAAGAACTTGAAGAAAAATTTAATGAATTTATAGAACAAAAAAAAATATTAATGAAAGAATCTGAAAATAAAAACAATAAAATTAAAATGAAATCTGTAAAAACATTTATTAATTCTGATGCATTTAAAAATTATTATAAATGTTTTTATGATAGTTGTAATAGAACATTTTTATCTTATTTAAGAAGTAAAGTTAAGTATTATTATGCAATAGAATCTTTAAGATCACCTGTCTATGATTATAGATATAAAAAAGAATTTGAAAAAGTTATAAAAGTCTTTAAATATTCAAATGTAAAATCTTATGAAGATTTTTTAAATGCAATTGAGGAATATTGGAAATTTGTCGTTAAGTTAAATATTTATATATAATTAAATTAATAGAGATGTTTTTATTAAGTGAAGATCTTGTAAATGAAACTTGTAATAATTCACAAAATAGTTTTTATTTTGGCATGACTATGTCAATTTTATTATTAGTATTAATATTGATTAGTGTTCGTAATCTTGAAAAAAGTAAATGTAAATGTGCTGATATTCCAGAAAAAATATTTTTAAAAGAATGGTTTACTTTTTCATTATTATTTCAAGCAATTTTAATATTTTTCTTTATGATAAGTGAAGAACCATGTTATGTAAGATTTGCAAATAATTACTTTATATATCCAATAACCTTATTATTCGGAATTATTAATTTTGTTATGGTTATTAGACTTCTTATTTATATACAAAAATTACGTCATGGATGTCCATGTGGTTATGGTAATTTAGAAAAATTCATATTTTGGTATTTTGTCAGTGTCTTTTCTATTGCTGCATTTTTTATTGTTATAGTATTAATATTATCCGTTTCTACTTTTTTTGTATTTCTTAATAAAAAATCTAAATCAAAATAATTTATAAATCTAAGATAAATATAGAATGTCCAGTAAATCAAAATCTAAAATAATTAATGATATTGATATAAAAAAAATGATTGAAACTGAAATATGTCCTTATTATAATAAAATATTATATGGTGTCTATATATTCATTATTATTTTTCAAAGTTTGATTGTTATTAGTTTAGTTAATATTGAAAAAAATGCGTGCGAGTGTGCAAACATTCCAGAAAAAAAATTTATTAAAGAATGGTTTATTTTCAATATAATTTTTAATGTAATTATATTGATTTTATTTATTGTTAGTGATATGGCATGTTTCTTTTATATAACTAAAGAAACTATACCATATATAATAGTTTCTTTATTTTCAGTAATTTCATTTATTATGTCAATAAGACTTATTTATTATTTAAATATTTTAAGAAAAAATTGTAAATGTGGTTATGGTAAATTAGAAAAATTTTTATTTTGGTATTTAGTTATTGGTTTTTCACTTTTATTTGTTATTATTTTATCAGTCGTTTTAATTTTTGTTTATAGTTATGTTAAATTATTAATGAAAAGTAATTAATAAAAATTAAAAATTATTGTCTTTAGTTCCACCTTCATATATATACCCATGACCTTCATTTATCATTTGTGCATTTATTGATAAATCAAATTGTTCTTTATCATTCAAATTTTCAAAAACAGTATTTTCATTAAAAGCAATTATCAGCAAACGACCATATTTATCAAACTCGCAACATTTAATTTTAATTAAGGTTGAATGGTTTTCTTTCAAATCATTTGAGTTTGTGCATAAAAACCACAATCGTTCTTTTGCTTCATATGCTCTTTTTTTCTTTTCATTTCTTTTTGGATCTTTTAGAGATGGTTTTATTTCACATGTATCATAACCATAAAATCTTGCTTTCAATCTCATTGGTTTTTGATTATATATAAATAATATATCACCAGTGTCTCCATCATAATTTGATAATAATTTAGCATATGTCACCAATCCTTTTAATGAAAATAATTCATAATCATTGACTTTTGCATTTTTTAATAATTCTTTATCATGTGAATCAATTATTAGCGATGTCATTTATTAATAATAATTATAATTAATTATTTATATAATTTTAAAGTTTTAAATTTTTTAAATAATTATCAAATTTTCTAATAAAATTATTATTTAGTTTTTGTTCTATGTATTTATCTATCATTTCCATTATACTTGAAGGTAAAATAGATTTTATTATATATTTTATTTTTACATTCGATGAATTGTCATTTATTTTTTCTATTGTAGCAAATATTTTTAAATTAATTAATTTAAAAATAAGATTTGCTATTCTATTTACTAAATTTGCTTTTATTTTTATTATTATTGATTCATCATCATTTTTTAGTAATTTTATTTTTATTTTTAAAGGTATTACATTATCAGATATTAAACCACTAGTAAATGATTTAAATAACTCAGGTATATCATTTATTTTAAAATCTATTAAATCTTTTCGTTTATTACCTTTCCATACTCCTTGTTTATAATCGTTCAATTCATCTATTATTTTTAATATTTCTACATTATTATTAGTAGTTATATCAAATAAATATTTATAGTTTAAGTTATAATTAAATAATAATTCTTTTTCTATCATTTAATTATAAAATTATCATCTTATTATAAGTTTTATAATTTTTATTTAGTTATTTACGTATTATAACTAAAAATGAAAATAAAAGACATTTATGAAAGTTTTGATTCAATGTCAAGTAGTTTTGAATAAACCATTTGAAGTGTCACTGGATGGTTTAGCATTCGTTGATATTGACGTTTCTTCTTATTTGCTTGATATACTTGAATATCTTGAGTAGTAATTTTATATCTTGATGCAGCATCATCTAGAGTAATTGAATGGTCTTCATCAACAAGTGCTAGTGCCTTTACAATTAGACGTGTTTTAATACTTCCTTCTGTTCTTTGAAGTTGTTTTGCAACTTCAGTAAAACTCACACCCTCATTAATTTTATCAACAAGTGCATTATCTTCTTCAGTTTCCCATTTTAAACCAGCACGGGATGTTTCGGGATTTTCACGCTGTTTGCGTAGTTTCTCTTGAAATTGATAATTGGATGTCATTTTATCTATAGGATTTTTCCTGTTTTATTAATAATAAATAATTCTTATATCATTTTTATGAAATAATGTTCTAAAATTTTATTTATAATTTTACGTGGATAATCAATATTATTTTTTTCTGCCAAGAAAATAATAGTTAATGCAAACGCATAATAATCTGATAATTTTAAATAATAATCAGCGTTCTCTTTTATATGATCAAAACTTAATGGTTTAATTTTTTTGTTTTTTTTATTAATTATACTTGTGTTTTCACTTGGTATTTTAGAAAGTTTTGAATTATATGATATTACATCATTCATTGTCGCATCAACTAATTTATAAATTAAACTAGGTGTTTTAAGTTTTGTTAGCATTGAATATGTAAGTACTTCATTATTATAAATGAATTTGTAAAATACAAATGGAACACCTACACGATAAAATTTAATGGGATGATTATAAGTCAAATTACCATTTTTTGTATTTATAAATGTTGTAGATTGATCTTTAATATAATTTGATGATTCCCAATCAATTATTTTGAATCTTTTGCGACATAAAATAATATTATCCGGTTTTAAGTCATTATGAATATAATCATGAGCATTTAATATATCCAATGCTTCCATTATTTCTTTTACACATTTCTTTAAAGTTTTTTCTGTAAAATTAATATTATCTAATGTTTTATAACACTTTTCTAAAAATATATAATAATTATTATGAAAAGAAATACCATATACATCTTTATTTTTATAAGTAATTCCTTTCATTATTGTTGTATATTTACTAACATCACCTTTGAATATTTCTATTAATTGTTTATAACCATCAAATTCATTATTGAAATTTTTTGAATTACTACCAAACATAATACTTGTTGCATCAAATTTTTTAACTAAAACTTTTTTTGATCGTTTTTTTATTTGTTTAAGTATTGATTCATATTCTTCTTTTGAATTTATTTTTATTTCTTCTTTTTCTGTTATCAATGTAATATCACTTGGTGTTTTTACTTGTTCCAATAAATGATTATATAATGTTTGTTTGTCTTCTGAATTTTTACTATACATATCTAAAACAACACCTTTGAAACCTCTATTTATTATTTTACCACCTCTCATTATTATAGTCATGATTCTAAATTATAATAATTTTAAAAATAATTTAAGATTATATTAACATTATATTAATATTATATTAATATTATATTAATGAATGCATATATTGCACCACAAACATTCAGAGAATGGCATCCAATAGGAATTGATAAATCCATTAATAAACATAAACCATTTGTTTTTAATATTGGAACTTTACCCATGATTTTATGGATTGGTAATAATCATTATTATAATCCTCTTATTAATGTTTGTAAACATCTTGGTAACAGTTTAAAAGATAGTAAAATTAAAAATAATTCTTTAATTACACCTTTTCATAATCAAATTTATAATCAATCTGATAATTTTGGTTCAATTATCAAAAGTAATGGTTTATGTTGGTGGAGTTATAAATCCTATTCTAAATCACCTTATATTACTCAAATAATTAAAACAAAAGATTTGCCACATAATTTTCAAATTGATATTGATATTGATCTATTAACTTTCATACTCAATTTTATTTCATTTTTTAATAATGATATTAATGATAATGATAATTCTAATAATCATAAAAATCATAAAAATTATTATCATAATAAAAATAAAAAATTAATTGTAATTGATAATGATAATTTTAAAATTTTATTTAAATATCCATATTCGATTATAATTAAAACTAAAAAATTTAAGGGATCATTTATCATTTCTATTTTACCATTGCGATTTAATAAACTTCGGATTTTTGTAACTACTTATAATCCATTCAATAATTTATTATCTTTTATGTTTATGAATTATATTAAATATGTATTTGAAAAATTTATTACAACTGATAATCTTTATATAAAAAACTTCTTTTTATTTAAAAAAGGAATGACTAATAAAAATAAATATTTAGAATTAATTTATGAATCTTATAAAGATTATATGTTCCTAACTGAATATACAACTAATCAATTTTTAATTAATAAAAATTACTATTAAAAAATGATTTATTTTTATCAATTATTTCATTATAAAATAATGACTAAAGCAGATGATATTTATAATGAAATTATAAAAGAATATAGCAAAGATCCTTTTTATTATAGTGGTGAATATTTGTGTATTAGGGATGATAGAGTTGCTAGTGTAGTTTGTTTTCGATTATATATCGAAAATGACAAACTTAAAGTTAATTTTCGAGAAAATAAAAGAATCAGAAATCAAATCATTTATTCGTATAATGATTTTAAAGAAAAATGGTCGCTTTTTTATAGTGATTTAAGTTAAATATCATTAATAAAAAATTCATAAACTTTTGCAAGTTTTTGTATTTCTAAATTTCCATGACTTTTAAGTTGATCTATACTAGTTTGATTTAAATTATTTAATAATGGTAAAACAACTGTGGACATGTCTTCAACACTAATATCATCTTCATTTATCATTTTTCTTACATCACTTAATTGATCCTTGTTTTCAGAATATTCAGATGTTTCTGCATTATAAAGAATAGAGTCAAAATATCTTATGTCATTTATTACATTTGTAGTATAAGGAAATGATTTAGTATCTTCGTGTATTGCTTTTTCCATCATTAAAAAGTTTGGTCTTATATTTGTTTGTATATCATGTAATAATTCTTCAGTTGTTTGTTTGAAAAACTTTTTCTTTGATTCTGTTATTGCAAGTATTCTACGTTGTCTACCTGTAACAATTGATAATTGAGTATTACTTTCAAATGATCTTATGGTATGTTCTGCTTTTAGTTGTATTAATGATATTATTTCATCAATAAAAAGATTGAATTTATTGAGTAATGTTACCTCATCATGAACTTCTAAATATGAATATTTATATATTTTTTTTATTTGTTTGATTAAATTTGATAACTCGGGAGTAACAATTGATACTAATTTTTCTCCTAATATTTCAATTTCATCATATTTATTCAACTCTTTATATAATAAATTAAAAACAATAACATAATTTAAATTATTTAAGTTTTTAAATAAACTATTAGTTAATGTTTTGCATTTATTACCAATATTTACATCATCAAACTGTGTTTGATCAATTGGTGTAATTAAACTCTCTAATAATCTATTAGTCTTATCCATTTTTAAATCTTTATATGTGAATTTAAAACGATCAGCATGTGCATTTCTTGATTTTATAGTTAATAAGTCGTATATGTAATATTTTAATTTTTCCATACAATGATGAATATTGTCTTCATTTATCATAATTATATTTTGATCATTTATATCTATAAATAAAAATACCTCTATTATTTTTAAAAATTTATTTATATTTATTAATAATCCACGTAATATTTCTGTATCTGATAATAAATTAGTTGAACTTTGTAAAATTTTATTTTTGATAGCATCTATTATTGATTCTATTAATTTTGATATTTTTAACAAAAATTGTCTTACAATTGTTTTAAATAATTCTTTAAGAATTGGTGTATGTGTATTTAATACAAAATCAAAATTTATTCTGTAAAAAATAACATCTGTTAAATAATATTCAATAACTTTTTCATTAGTTAAATTTTTTATTATATTTTGTTTTACATGATCCAAATAAGTGAATATCATGGTTTTTATATAATTATTTATATTTAAACTTTGAACATCAGTTGTATATATTATTGATATAGAATATAACATTGAAAAATATCTTATGATTTTTAAATATTCGATCTTTGATTGTATACCATTTATTAAATGTGATCCTGCTAAATTTAAATGACCATTTACAAACATAAGTTCTTCTCTTTCTTTTATTAATCCATTTATCACAGGTGCATGAGTTTGATTAAATAATTCATAATTTGTTTTAAATTTAGTAACATAATAATATAAATTATTTTTTTGTAAATTTGTTACAGGCATTGTTTGATTTATTGGTCTTAAAAAGTTGTTAAAATGTTGTAATAATTCAGGATTAGTTACAATATCATTTGTTAATTGATAATTATCACATATTTGTTGAATATTATCACGCAAATCACTTAAATTTGTAAATGGGAAATCTATTAAATTTGATTTTTTCAATTCATTTTCAACATTTTTATATAAATTTATTATTATCTCTTTATGTGTTCTAATTTTTCCATCATATTTAAAGAAAATCTTTTCATGATCTACGTTTCTAAATATATAATTCAATATTTTTAATCCTTCAATAAATGATAAATTACGTTGAGTAAAATTATAAAAAATTGGTGTTGTTTTTTCCTCTGTTAATCTTGAATTTATTTCAGTGAAAATATCATAATCATTATCTATAAATTTTGGTATTAAATACATATTTAATAATCCCATTAATGTTAAAAAGGTAAAGTTTTTATTATTTATGTTATATACTGAAAATGCATAATTTGTTGCATCTGGATATATAACACTATTACCTTGTCTAACTATTGAATTTAATAATGCCAATTTATCATTACCAATATAACAAGGATCAGTCGTAATCATAAATGAAGGTATATTTTTTAAACAATTGTAAAAATAAGTAAATAAAATTTTACCCATATCACCTGCTCTCTTTAAATCGAAAAAACAATGAGCAATTGTCATTTTATTTGAAGGAGAAATTAAAGTTCTGTTATTATGATTTCTATCTTCAGTTAATGATATAAATTTTGATATATAAATCAAAAATAATAAATTATAGGTTCTTCCATCTAAATTTGGAGGATTTCCTCTTAAATTTAATAATGTTATCATTTCTTGTATTGTATTTTTTTCATTTAATGTTTTTATTATACTTACTATATTTTTGATTGTATTTAATGTTTTATTATCACTATAACTATTTCGCATATTTGTCAAATTTATAGCAAAATAATTATCAGATTTTTTCTGAGATTCTAATTTATATATTTGAGTTTGATTTGATAAATTTAATGTTGTTGTTAAAGTAGGATCTAATTTTAAATATATTAATTTTGATATCATTATTGGTATATTATTTTCAATTATTGTTGAATTATTAAAAATTATTGCAGTTTCTATTGTTTTCTTTCTTTCATCATAATAATAGACATTACTAAACATTTTTCTTAAATTAGGTGTATATGCTTTAAAACTTTCAGTATATCTATCTAATGATGATACATTATGATCTGATGCAAATGATACATCATTAAAAATTAAATTTGTTATATATGCATATTTATTTATTTCATTTGGATTTAATTTTTGTATTTCACTTAATACAACATCTGATGTTATTGGATAACTATCAAATATATCCTCATATGTATAAAATCTATTTTCTTTTACAAAATTCTTTATATCATCTTTAATTGATTTCCATGAATTATATTCAGAAACTATTTTATCAATTTGACTATTTTGTATTATTCCTGCCATATTTAATTTTCGTGAATATTCTCTGATTCCAGTAAATTTTCCCATATTTAAATTGCCATCTGAAACAAATTTTAATGTATCTGAAACCAATATATCTTTTAAAAATTTTCTTGTATTTTCTTTTATTAATTTTAATTGATCATCATTATTTATTATTATTCTGCCTGAAATATTTGGATTGTTTTTTTTATATTCAACTAAATTATAAATACTAAAATATAATATATTATCTATAATTTGATTTGACTTTTTTAATAATTCATTAAATAATACTCTTTCTTCTAATTTGAATAACGGTTTTAATTCATTGTCCTCTATTTTATCTTCCTTATATAACCATGAATCAGGTATTTCACTTGAATGTATATTGAAATCATGTTTATTATCGAATACAAATTGAAATTTTAAAAAACTATTTTGATATGTATCTACTGGTATATATACACATGAACCACCATATTGATTATAAAATAATTTTTCATTATCATTATTACTTATTTTATTTAAAAGCATAAAACAACATTTTAATAATCCATCCATATAATATTCATCTTTTGTTTTCTTATCAAAATCATTTATATTATTTACTATTTCTTCTTTTAATATGTCAAATATATATAAATATTTTAAATCACTTCCTGTTTTTACTGCTGATATATATGATGGTTTAAAATTATAATTATTTACATTTATTTTATTTATTTTTAAATTACGAAAAATAACCTTTTTTACTTTTGGTGTTCTTAAAGATAATCCTTCTTTTTTCTTTTTTTTATTAGTTGTTGGTAATGACGCATATTTTACTTCATTTATTCTCTTATTTAAATTTATTCTTGAAAAATCTGTTGTAAATATTATTTGCTTTCTTTTCATATTGTTTTCCATTTCTAAATCTACTGTTGATGCATCACTCAATTGTGAACCATTATTTTCTTCTGGTTCTTTTTGTTGATTGGATTCCCTTTTTGCGTTAATACTAGTCTTCGTTTTTTCTCGTGGTAATGTTAAAGATTTTGTTTTTTGATCAGTTTCATTTTTTGATGACTTTTTATTTCCCAAACTATAAGTTTTTAATGGTTTAGATAATGTCATTTATATTCTAATAAAATGATACATATAAAAAATGATTTATTATTACATAATTAATTTTAAGAATTAAAATGACTACAGATATTGAAGATTTGATTATTATTAAAAAAGAATTATCTAATGTTGATAAAACTTCTTTTGATTCAATCAATTTTATTAAAAAAATTAAAAAAGATTTTAAAATTAATTGTTCTAAAATTAATTTAATTAATGCTTATAATGAATTAGGTATTGATGATTTTGAATTTAAATCTAAAATTGTTAAAAAAATTCAAAAATCTCAATCTGGTATTGTTAGTATTACTGTTCTTACAAGTGGCACTCCTGAATATACTAATAAAGAAGGTGTTCGTATTAAAGGAACTTTTAGTTGTCTCCATAAATGTTCTTTCTGTCCTGATGAAAAACCTAGTGCTGATAATGGTTGGGTTCAACAACCCAAAAGTTATCTTTATACTGAACCTGCTGTCCTTAGAGCAAATCAAAATGATTTCGATCCTATCAAGCAAATGAATTCTAGAATTTCTTCTCTTATTCGTATGGGTCATGTTGTTGATAAAATTGAATTACTTGTTTTAGGTGGCACTTGGAGCGAATATCCAAAGGAATATCAGGAAGAATTTATTACTGCCCTTTATTATAGTGCTAATGTTTATTATGATGATGAACCTAAAAGATTTATCAAAAATCTTGAAGAAGAAATTGAATTGAATGAAAGTGCAAAAATTCATATTATTGGATTAACACTTGAAATGAGAAGTGATAGTATTAATATTAATGAAATTAAAAGACTTAGACGGTTTAATTGCACAAGAGTTCAATTAGGAGTGCAACATACTAATAATGATATTTTACGTATGAATAATCGCGGCGAATCAGTTCAAACAACTATTAGAGCATTGAAATTATTGAAAAATAATTGTTATAAAATTGATGCTCATTTAATGCTTAATTTATATGGTAGTTCTCCTGAATTAGATAGAGAAATGCTCAATGAAATTCTGGAAAATGAACATTTGCAAGTAGATCAGTTAAAGATTTATCCATGTGCTGTTGTTCCTTTTACAAAAATTAAGGAGTTATATGACGCAGGTATTTATAAACCATATGATGACAACTTTCTATTTGAAATTATTAAAGAATTCAAAATTAAAATTAAAAAATATTTTAGAATTAATAGAATCATCAGAGATATTTCAGGTCATTATATAATTGCTGGATATGATCAGAAATTTACTAATCTTCGGCAAGTTTTAAATGCTGATATGATCAAAAATAATTGGTCTTGTAAATGTATCAGATGCAGAGAAGTTAAAGGTAATAAAATTAATCACAATGATGTTAAATTGGAAATTATTAAATATAAAGGTAATTCAGGTGATGAATATTTCATTTCACATGAAACTGATAAATTTCTCATTGGTTTTATTCGATTGCGCTTAAATTATGATTATTCAGATGGTAAAATTATTGATGATTTAATTGGTTGTGCATTGATCAGAGAATTACATGTTTATTCAACATTATCTGATGTTGGCAATGATTTAGGTTGTCATTCATTACAACACAAGGGTTATGGTAAATCTTTAATTGCAAAAGCAGAAGAAATAGCAAAAAATGAAGGTTATAAAAAAATGGCAATTATTGCAGGAACTGGTGTAAGAAATTATTATAGAAAACAAGGATATCAATTAATCAATACTTATATGATTAAAGATATTAGTTAAACATACCATAATAAATAGAAATGAAATGTAAAATATTTTAAATTCTAAATCTTTTATTTTTTCTTTATTTGTTTTATTTGATAAATAAACATAATATTCTAAATTAGATAAGTCTCTTAAATTTTTATTTAGATTATCCTTAAAATCATCATCATAAAACCAATGTTCTAATTCTTTAAGTCCATAAGTTTTATATCTATTCATTGAATGTTCATCTGTTATTATTTTATTTCTAACATATTTAATAAATTCATCTTCTAATGACTGTTTAATATCCTCATAATTATCATAATAATTGTCAATTTCATTTGATATTTTTTCAGATGGAATATATGAAGATCTATTTTTATCTATTATTTTTACACAATCATCTAATAATCTAATTTCATTAATACCATCCATTATTTTTGTGAAAATAATTAACAAAAATAAAAATCATTTTTTTAAATTTAACATAAATTATAGATATCATTATGACTCCTATTTATTTTTTTATAACTTTCTTTAAATCTTACAATTCTTCTATTAAAATCCTGTTCTTTTTTATTTATATATGATATTTGATTTAAAATTATTTTTAGATATTTATCCTCTATTTTTGTATGAGATGTTTCAACATCTATTTTTTTTGAAAGATCATAAAATAATGTAAAATTATCTATTTGAATTAAAATTAATAAACTTATTATTATATTTTCATAATAATCTAATGTTAAATAATAAATTATTACAGGTTTAATATTATTATTATATATTATAGATATTATATATATCACACTTAACAATAGAAATTCTTTTATCATTAATGGTTAATGATAAGATAAATAATAATCATTTTTTTTTAAATCCATTCTTGTAATAATAATTCTAATTCTTTTAATTCAGATTGGTTATTTTTGTAATTTTCATAAAATGGAAATGATAATTTGGTAATTCCTATTAATATTAATTGTAAATCATTAAAAGCAAAATAAGGTATTCTATTACAATAAAAATCTTGATTATTATTAACTAATGTTAAAAAATTACAACATAAAAAATGATTCCAATAAAAATTAAAGAATACTTTAAAAAACATTTCCAAATACATTATATATAAATTCATTCTAAACATCAATATAAATGGATGCAAATATCCAAATAACCATAATTTTAAAATTGTTAATATTGATACCATTTAAATAAGGGTTTAAATTATAATTTAAAATACTCTTTAAGTATAGGATTTATTACTGTTTCATTTTTTATTATACAACCTCTTATATTTTTGCTTATTATTTTATCATTAATTTCTTTATTTAAAATTAAATTATTGTATTTTACATATACATCCCATTTTATTTTTGTTTTTGATATGTTAAATGATTTTATTAATATTAAATACTTATGTGTTTCATCATAAACATTGAAATTATATTTTATTAAATATGTTTCCTTATTTCTTAATAAATATTTATATGAATAATTATAATCTTCTAAATATGAATATGTATTATAATTAAATAAAATAGATTTATTGTTATTATAATAACTTATCATTAAATTATTTTTCTTTTCATTATTATTTAAAATTTTATTTAAATTCATAAATGAAATTGCAGGATTATGGTTTGTTGGTTTAATCATTAATTGAAATTTTGTCACATAAGGATAATAAGACGTAATAATGGTTATTGAGTTAGTTATGAATATTAATGATATTAATATTAGTTTTTTAACTATTTTCATATAAATTGTATTATTTCTAATAATTATAATATAAAAATATGATTATATGATTTATCATTTTAATTGCTAAATTAGCAAAAAAATGTTTTCATATGATTTTATTGACGGAAGTGCTTCTTATCGTTTGGTATCTGTCATTAATAATAACGTAATTCATTGCGGTAGTTATGATAATGTTGATGGGCAGGAGGCGATTACTTGTTTAAGATCTGGTGAAAAGTTTTATAGTATTCCTGATTTTATGAGGCATCATTATGGATTGAGAAGTTTTAATGAAAATTATGATTTCGCTATTTATGATGATGATGAAGAAATATGGTTACCTTTGATGATGTGGACGAAGGATTAATTTGTTTATTATTCTTAAAAGGACTGATTTTTTTTGGTTTTTGTATTAATTTGGTTATTTATTATAAAAAACTGATTTTAATGGAATGTTGAATATTTGTCTTTGTACCAAAAATGACTGAAGTTCTCACTGTTTTAATGCTTGTTTTCGCAATTTGTCTCTTTTTTATTGAGTTGATTTGTCGGAAGTTTTTGAAAAACTACAGAGTTTCATTGGTTATTTATGTTCAGAGATCCTTTAGGAGGATTCGTTTTAATAAGTCGATTCCCAGGTTACAGTCGGTTTTGAGGTCTAACTGTGCAAGACATATATTTCTTCGGAAGAGAAATGCATCTATTCAGATTCAGAGGATTGTTCGTGGATATAATCAGCGTAAAGAGTTTAAGCGCAAATTTGGCAATATTGTCGCATTCAAATCATTCGCTCGTAAGGTTCACTATTCCAAGTATGTTGTATTTGCTCGTGCGGTTTTTAGTTGGTGTTTGTTTATTGGTAGGTTTATTTTGAGGCGTTGTGTTGTTAGGTGTTTTCAATTTCTGATGAAGTTTCTTAGGTCTTATGGTTTTCGTATTTGTCGGATTATTATTCATATTGAATATTTGATTGGTACTTTATGTATTAGGGGTGTTTGTATGTTGTTTAGGTTATTGACGTGCTAAGGTTGTATTGAGTTTTTATATAAGAACCATCTTTTTGGTTCTTTGTTTATTGATATTTTTTCATTTGTTTTCGTTTCTTTTTATATCCTCCTCTTGTAATAGATCGTTCTTTATTAGCTATTTCAAGTTTTAGTTGTTCAATTTGTAATATTAATTCTTTCAATGAGACCTTATCATTCTCATTATCATTTAAAAGGTTTTCTTTGTTAATTCTTTTTTTTACTTTTTAAAAATTGTAATTCTAATTTTAAATTTCTTAAATGAAATTCTAGGTTTTCTTTTTCACGAACAGTCATTTTATTTGGTTGTTCATAAACTGTGGTAGATGGTTTTTGCAATTTTTCATAGTTTGTATGAAATGATTCTATCTCTTTTTCTATTTTTTTATTTATTTCTTCAATTTTTTCATCTATTAAAGTAATATAATCATTTTTATCAAATGTTTTATTGTTTGAAAATGCATTTTTAATTTTTTGATAAATTTTATTGCGATTATTTAAATATAAAATCAATTATAATTTTAATAGTATCTAAAAAAACGAGTTTAAAATAATCATATTTAATATTAAAATTTGATATGTTAATATCACTTTCAATAATAACGTTTATATTTTTATATAATCCATTTGATTTTATATTTAATATAGTTTTAATCTCTGTATAGATATTTATAAAACTATCATATAATTTATTTTTATTATTATTATCACTCGTTTGTTTTTTATAATTATAATAATTATTAAATAATGGGTCTCTATATATAATTTTATTATAATCAACATCAGCAATTTTTTTTTAAATTAAACATTGAATCATCTTTTAAAAAATTTTTAATATTTTCATTATAGGGCATATAATCAATATCATTTTTTCTTTTTATGAATTCATCGGAAAATTGTATTCCAAAAATACATTGTAAAACTTCTGTAAATTTTTTTCGATATGATTCATTATCAATAATGCTATCACGATTATTTAAAATTTTTAAATCAATTAATAATTGTGTATTTTGACTCATTATTAATTTTAAGATAGATATTTTATTAACAATAAGAAAAAGAAAATAAAAATGTATTAATTTTTATCTTTATTCATAAAAACTGATTTTTCTAATCAATTATTTTTATTGTCGACGAGACGTTAAATCTAACTGCGATTTTTATTGTGATGAACTCTACTGACCGCAAAGCGATTTCTCTGAAAACTACTCTTCCTTCTGATTTCGTGCCTTGGGGTATGACTCCTGAGGAATGGAAGCGAAGATGCGATGAAGGCGAGAAGCGTGCTGCTCAGCGTCGTCGTGAGGAAGATGAGTTTGCAGCAGAAAGAATTCGATTGGGATGGTGAAATCCTTTCGGGAACCATTAAGTGCTTTGCACTTTTTGGTTCTTAAAATTGAGAAAAATAAAAATGTATTAATTTTTATCTTTATTCATAAAAACTGATTTTTCTAATCAATTATTTTAATTGTCTAGGAGACGTTAAATCCAAAAGCGAACTTATTATGGTCAAGAACTATTGTGAGAGCAACGCGATTTGTGTTAACGCTAAATGTCGGAAGAACCATTACTTTCCCTTTGCCCAGCGCCAACTTTGTGCCAGTCTCATGACTGATGCGATGTTTCTCTGTGTGGAGGAAGTGAGAGTTGGACAACCCACCTGTCAGTATCATATGAAGTGCTACGAGGTTGAGTGTCCATTCAATCACGGTGGTGTCAATCCTGATGGACGTCGGATGTTTCGAAAAGCACTCAAAACTCATGATAATCGTGAGAAGGCGAAGGCAAAGATCGAAGCGGACATGGACAAACATCGGAATGGTACCAGTGAGCGGTGGGAGGACATGACTAGGTGCTGAAAGGCACTGATTAGCGGAGAACATAAGGATCGGAAGATAGATTGAGAGATCTATCTTTTGGTTCTTTGATTATATTTACGTAGAGGTTTGTTCTTATTTTTCTTACTTGAGGAAAGGATACAATTATATAATAAATCCTGATTTATATTGAGAGAAGGACGTTGTTTTTTAAATGATTGAATAATGAGATCAATAGAATGACGTAGATTATGAGATCCACCAGCTTGACCTGTAGAGACTAACTTTTTTTCTTCACGTAAAAGTTCTTTATAATTAGTATTTAAATCTTTAAGTTGATCAATATCATTTTTTGATAATTCAAAATGATATGTTGTATTATTTATTTTGATGATACTATTATATTTAATATAAATATCACCACTACTACTTGATAATATACTATCATATTTAGTTGTAATTGTTTCAATTAAACCATCATAAAGAGTAATATTTGGTATGCCTATAATTTCACTGAATCTATTATTTAATTCTTGTTTTTTAGTTTCAATTTTATTTAAAGAATCACCTATTATATCGCCTTGTTCTTTTCTTTGTTTATCTATTTGTTGTAACTTTATATTTGTTATATATTCATCAATTTCTCTATTATTACTATCAATATTATTTATTATATTTCCTAGAGGTGGTATATTATTTTTCATTAGGTATTGATCAGATTTGTCTTTATATAATAAAGACATTGAATATAAATGATAGTTATGATTATAGTTTATTATAAAGTTTTCAAATATTATTGTTATATTATTAAAACCATTTTTTATGGTATATCTTTCATTTTTTGAAAAAAAATTGTTAAATATATAACTTAAATCTAATAAATAATAAAATGTAAATGTATATACATTATTTACTTTTATTTTACTTTTAAAATCTTCAACATATTCGCTCTTAATATAATTAATTATTCCGTTTTGGTCAAATACTGAAAAAAGGTAATTATTCATATCTGTTGATAATATATCTTGTTGATTATTATTAATTATTTGATCAAAAATATTTTTATTTAAATTAATTATATCACTTTTAGTTATAATTGTAGGTATAGAAGATATTGGTTTTTTAATACGATTATATCTGTCATAAATATCTTTTAAAATATCTACTAGTTCATCAATTTTTGTTTTTTCAAAGAAACCTATTTTTTTCCAGTAGCAATTGCAGCATTTTGCATTTTATTTAATCCTGTTCTTAAAAGAGACGTCATGAATAAACAAAAAGAGAAGTTTCTATTTATAATGAAAGAACAAAAACTTTTTCACTGTTAATGTCCTTATATACAACCTTTAAAGATTACTTCTTTGCGGCACCATAGAACCCGCCCTTAGACCCGCCCTTAGACTTATCATCCTTAGACCCGTC